CAGACGAATCCAGTTCTTCCATGTGTTTTGTATAGATCTCGATATCATTTTGAATATTTCCGAGTGTACGATGTTTTTCACTCAGAATGTTTTCTTTGTGGTCTACTTCCACTCTGAGTTTTGTACATTCTTCTTGATGTTCTTTCTCTGATTTTGACCGATCTACATCTTTAAGATCGACGATGTATTTGATCAGTTTTGTTTTGCAGAATCTGGGGATATCTTCTAATTCGATAGATCGTTGATATACTGGTTCGACCAATTCGGAGAGATTTCTCTGAATGTCTTCTTTGAGTGCATTTAGGTGGAACAATTCACTTGTCAATGTAGTCAATTGTTCGGATTGTTGTTTTCTACGATTCTCCAGATCTTCTCTCACACTGTCAGGAAGAAGACTGGTTTGAATTTCTTGTGATTTCTTGTAGAGTAAGGTAATGTTGTTTTTACATTCTTTGATCTTCGAAAGAATAAGTTTGAACTTCTCAAGTACAAGAGAAAGATCTACAGGATTGATATTGATGAGTAGCTGCTTTCTTTCTGCTTTACCCATCTGACACATCTTGTAGTTCATGTGTGTTATACCGTGAACCAGTGAAGTATACCCAAGGTAATGTTCGACTAGTTCATTTTGGACACCAGACGTCCCACTAGTATTCAGTTCTTCGTCATCTCTGATGAATGAGTGCGCATGTCCACTTTTTCCAAAATCAGAAGATAACGTATATATCGATCCTTTATGATCGAGTACTATTCGTTTTTCTCCATTTTTCTCATACATTGGTTTGATTGCCGCAAATGGATGAAGTTCATTCAAGAGAGAACTTTTTCCACTTCCATTGTCACCTATGAATATTTGAATCGGAGAAGTAATCTCCATACTCAGAGTAGTAATGTCTGCAAATTTAAATGGAATGAATTTGTGGAAAAGAGAAGAAATGATGCGCATGTAAATCCTCCAGCTAATGTATAAAATTCCAGTATTGTGTACTAATTGATGCGCTAATTCTATGTGTTCTCAAAAATAACAATACTACTCTATTCAAATGGAGGAGTCAATGGCTATCCAGTACAAGAACGTTCAGACATTCGTCAAGAACACGATACACCCATATATCGTGAACCTGAGGGATCTCTGGAAGAAAGATGTGGCATGGCTGAAGGCACTCATCGATGATCTCGATGCGAGACTTACGCAAAATGTCGCAGCGCTCAATGCGCGAATTGACGCACTTCGTCAGGAACTTTCCGATCGAATTGATGCTCTCGCTGATTCGTTTGGTGTACACGAACAACGTAGAGACAATCCACACGAAGTGAAGATGATTCAAACCGTGTACGGGAAGACGACATTCGCTACTCCTCCATCAGAGTCACAGGGTGAAGTCGGAGACGTGTACATCGAGCATATCGATAACTAGAGGTTCACATGAAAATCGAAGAAGCAGTCGTTGCGTTCAAGTTTGAAGTTGGCGGAAATGCACATCTCGTCATCACTGGACTCGGTACATGTGTACTGTCTGGTTTTGATGTGAATGATCTTCCGTTCCATCCCGGAAAGACAATACAGTTCGAACGCGATCGAGAACAGTGTGTCTATGGTGACAAATGGGACAAACGGATGTCCGATGTCCAATATGACACCATGAAGGCATTCGTGCAGATTCTCCCTGAACTCGTAGGTATCGAATTTTCTACCTATGATCCCAACAGATACAATGTGTATTCTGGTGAGTTTTCTATCGCAGATGCAAGAACAAAGCAATTTGTTCCTGTACTGAAGAAACCGGATCTTCCGGTATCCAAATACAATACCGACTCGGATACATGGGAAAAAGTCGCGGCAATCATCACTGACGATGGTTCACTCATTCTCGATCCAGGTAGCTACTGCGACCGGTGTGTGATTTTTCTGACTGAAGCCGAATGGGCGGCATTTCCTCAGCCGAACGAGGATCTCCTGCTTCAGGACGCACTTCGGTATGATACGGAACTTGGTGAGTGGGTAGACATCAGAGGACTGGATACAATCATCCAGTCGGTGTATTCTCAACTGCATTTCCGTATCGATCGTCTGATCGCGGACAAACTCGAATCGTACGGACTTCAGTATGTGATTCATATTGATGGCGCATACATGTTGCCACAGTTGGAGTTCATTCTCAGCTGCGATTACTGGGAAAACAACACCAATCTCATTTCGTTCACCGACGACTACCGAACGATCATGCGAAAGAAGTTCGACATTCTTGCAAGATTCTTTGAGATCGAGCAGACTCGTCGTAACTTCGAAGACAAGCTTCAGGCGAAAGAAGATATTGAAGCGTACGCACAAACAGCGTATGCTGAGATCGAAAATCTGCTCAAGTAATCGAAAAAGATCAATCAGGAGGGATGCTTCGGCATCCTTCCTGGTTGTACTTTTATAAAACTAAGTATTTGTAGTTTTTTATAGATTTCACGAATGGTATACGAGGGGCATTCGCAAATCAAGAGGCATCATCAATGCAATACGTTGAAACTATCGACAAGGATCTTCACGAAGAAGCTCTTGTTGGAGATATCTCCGTTCATGACGTCGGATATGTTACTGACCAGAATGGAAATATCTCAATCAGGATTCAAGTGTTCGATCCTTACTATCGTCAGGTTCGATTTGATCGGAGAGACAAACCAATTGTCCAATTTGCAAATGTCAGAGAGATGAGTACTGGAGATATCTTTCAAGTATACCTTATCGAGTGCGATACACAATACGAAGAATACTGGATCTTTCGTAGACATGGTGCGACTGACAATCGGATCCACCATGCAATACCACTTGACACAACCCCAGACAGATGCCCATGCTGTGATTCAGTTCCAGTGATCGACGAGTTCGGTGTACACTGTCTGAATGCAAGATGTTCTGCTCAGTTGTACGTATCAATCGATAAGTATCTCGATGCTGCTATTCCGGAAATATTTGAGTGTACCGACGTGATCGTAATCGTCCGTGCGCTTATCGGATACGGAATACTTAAGAGTGTACCTGGACTTTACACCATCAACCAATCGACTCTTACTAGTCTTGGAGTTCATGAAAACATCGCAGCAGATTTTGTCGAGACGATACAAGCGTCTCGGGGAAAGATTCCTCTCTCAGTCTATTTGAAATCCATCAATATCAACTACTCGACATATTCGACATATTTCGATGGAACTCCTCCATACATGGATGAACAACGAATTGATTCATTTGATTCGGTAGAAAGTTTTCTCGATTGGGTATCTGAAATAGGTACTCGTGGGGAAGACCCCATGCCCTACATGAATGACTCGATGTTCTACCCAATGATGTGTTTCTTTCGAGACTGTCAGGATAACGTACAGGACTTCTACAGAATGCAATCAAAAGGAATTCTTCGATGGTAGATATAATTCTGAGTAGGAGGGGAATTCCCCTCCTACTCAGGATCCATTGAATTGTGAATTATATATTACTTTTTTGAATTATGCATGTAATTTAAAACACATACACACGAATACTGTGCACAACTTCCAAAATATTCGTGTGTACATCCATCAACCCTTAACCAAAATTCACAAGCGCTTGTGGAGGAATCACATGTCTGAAGTTACCGGGACCATCGCGAACATCGAAGATGCCATCAAGTTCATCCAGGAACGTGCCTCCGTCAATGACAAGGGCGTCATGACCCTGAAGCGTGCCGATACTCGCGCATTCTTCGGTCAGGCCGGCATCCCGATGAAGGCCCTCGAACAGATGCACAACGCCAACGACCTGCTCGCCAAGGGCGCCGTCGAAGTCGTTACCCGTGCGACCGAATCGCGCATCGCCGATGCCAAGAAAGCCGGCACGGATCTGAACGAAACACCCTTCACCACCGTCATGAAGGTGGACGTGGAAGACGGCCGTATGGTCGTTTCCCAGATCAGCACCAAGCTGCGCAAGGACAACATCACCGGGAACGAAATTCGTTCCTATGGCCGTACCAAGCTGGACATGCGTACTTCGCGTCTGTTCTCGAAGGCCGATCGTACCGCCATCAGCGACCGCATCAAGGCGGCCATGGGCGGTTAATAGATCGCTCATAACACGCCACGATTCCCAGAGATCTGAGACATCCCTTTCGGGGTGTCTCAGATCTTTATGCTTTATGCAGAATAATGTCATTCGTCTGAAATGACGTATACATTACAGTTTTGATGAATTAGAAAATTCCTTCCTTCACGTTAGTACCATCGTGGGAAAACGTACAGTCAATTCAGGGAAGGATGCGGGAGATTTCATCGGGAGATCTCCCGTAACTTGTGGTTTGGATCGGAGGATGCTTCCATTGTGGAGCATCCTCCTACGAACTAAATATCAAAGCCGCAAGTTCTTTTTAGTCTTCCACCAGGATGAACAAAATCAATCGAAAGGAGCCTTATCATGAAGATCACCGTAACCACCCCCGAAGCGTCCAAGACCCCCACCGGCATTTTCGCCAAGATGCGCGAAGCCGATGCGAAGAAGAACGTCGATCATCTCGGGACCTCGGTCATGCTGTCCGGGGAATACGCCACGGACTGCCGTGGCGAAAAGACGTCCATGAAGGTGGGCGAAACCGTCTATCTGAACAACTCGATATTCAACGAGTTGTTCGGCAACCGTCTGATGGTGCATGCCGACACCATCGTCGTCGATGGCTGGTACCCGTACCAGGAGTCCCTCGACCTCGTCGCCAAGAAAGTCGTCGTGAACAGTAAGCTGCGCGGCAGGGTCATCAACATCACCGCGCAGGAAGTCGTACTCACCGAGCAGGTCTGCGCGCAGACCTGCGTCATCGTGACGATGGCGGTGCCTGGTGAGGCCGAATCCTCGCACAAGCTGAATGCGTCGATGGTCAAGTCGGAAAACTTCAACCATCTCAAGGTGGGTGAAGTTCCCGAAGAGGAACTCGCCGAACTGGCGGAACTGATCAGCCAGCCGCAGACGGTCAACCGCAACGCAGCCATAGTCAAGTGGCTGACGAAGCGGCTTTCGGCGCAGGCCAAGAAACTCAACCTTGAAGCCGACTTTGTCGGCAACAAGATCAGCGAGGCTCTCGAGAGCCTCGCTGACGAGCTCGTCAGCTCGGAGCAGGTCAACGACGTTGACGTTGACACGTCCGACGTCAACATCGAAGACATCTTCGCGAAGCCTTCCGTACCCGGCACCGATCCGAATGCTCCCCAGGTGCAAGCGACCGAAGCGGCTGAAGAACAGGCCGCTGCGGTTTCTTCCGGTGCCGAGAAGCCCGAAGAAGCGGTTCAGCAGGCTGCCGCTCCTCGCGCACGGCGTGGGCGCCGCGTGATCTTGAACGGCGAAGAGACCATCACCACGCCGAGCGCGGTTTCCGTACCCGCAGCCGGTGGCCAGACGCCGGTGATCATCCCCGCCATCAAGGTCGAGCTCGACGAATCCGACGGCGGCGGCATGCCGTCATCGAATTCCCCCGAGAAGAACCTGCAGTAATGAATGCCAGGTGGCACCCCGATGAGGGTGCCACCTGGTACTTCTCTAACTAAGACTTTCTTTTCTTTTTTGTCTCGAGCATTGCTTGTACAAGAGACGTATCCGTGACAACCTGTTCAACTGATTTGTTTCTTTCAGTTTCCAAGTCATTGATCAGGATTTGTTCCATCTCCGTCTTTGCAAAGCTGTATCCAGCGCAGATCGCATCTGCAGCATGTTCACTGAGAAGAATACCACCACTCAAAAGATACTCTTCTTTGAGTACTGGACGATCGGAAAATGTCACTTCAGGATTCTCAAGAAGAGAAGTCATGATCATGTTTTTATCGCTCGTACTCTTGTTTGTCGCGATCAGTTTGATCGTCGATGGTGCAAGCTTGTAGAGTCGACCAGCTGATTCATATTTAAGCTCATCTCTACGGTACAATCCAAGAAGAGTACGATGGATTACGTGTATGCAGAGAAGAAGTGCAGCATACGCCTGAGGCGTACGAGAATTAAAATAAGTATCCTCAGTCACGACATACCGTGGCTGAAATTTCTTTATTAGTTTGATGATTTCTTGTTCCACGATATCGAGCGCTATGAGTCTCTGTCCGTGAAATAGAACATCTTCTTTTTGTTTCTTTGCCGCTTTTGTTGCTTGTAATACATCGTACGCAAGTACGTTGTAATTAGTCGGTTGGAATGTGTACTCACCTATCGCCCATCCCAAGTTTGTTGTACCAGGATCAATAGAAAGTACACGAGTAGTAGGAAGTTGGATTCCGGGCATGTGAGTAAAACCTTTGAACTAAAGATGACTGTCTCTAAGGATGAAAGAATTCCTTTTGAGCAATTTCAGCCATCTCTTCGTAGTTGGGCAAACCAAAGTAATCGTGTCCAATCCAAACTGCATTTACCTCGGGATTTGCAATCCCCCCGAACAGAGGTTCAATGAGTTCTTTATCGACACCTTCGATTGCCACAGTAGTCGCAATTTTGGTTTCTTTGGATATTCCATATCCCGACTTAAATGATGGATAGATCGCCTTGTAGTCAAGGTCAGATGCACCAACCAAGATCATGGATTCAAATCCAGGTCGTTCCTTGATGCATCTCGCACCAATATCTGAACATAAGTCCGCTCGAAGAACAGCACCACCAACTTTACCAAGAAGATGATCGTACGGTCCAGTCATGTCATCACCGGTAGTGGCAAAGACTCGACCATTTTCGAGACCGAACTTATAGTATCCATCACGCAGCATGACAGACTGCTTGGAAAAAGCACTCAGAGGACTATCTCCGGTGAGGTTCCACATAGCAGTCGTATCATGGTTCTTCTCTTCCATGAGTACCATCAGGAGAGCATCCTGAATGTTGTAAACGACATACTCACAAAAGTGATATTTCTGCATATAGTGGTGGTCATGTGCATAGCAACTGATCTCATCGTCACCGAATGTCATCTTACCAAAACCAAGTTCGATCTTAGAGATAGCATCCAGCCGATAGGTAGGCTGCTTTCTCTTGGTCTTTCTGATTCTGGAATAGAGTAACATTGAGTCGATGAACTGCGACATAGCAGTACAATAAAACCAGTGCCACTTATCGTTCACATGTTGAGTCTTTTTCTTATCCTGTCGGTAATCCACCAACTTCCATCTATCTGGAACTGAAGGATGACAAAACAGATTTTTCGGATCTACTCCATAGTAATTAAGACGACTGATGATTTTCGGGATATCGTAGTCAATGTTCCAGATCCCGATAAAGTCAGTTTCTTCTCTATGAATTTGTTCGAATATCCAGAAAAGACATTCAAGTTCAGTATCGCATACTTGCAACTGAAATGCGTAATCTTTCTGTACTGGCTTTGGATTACCGTTCTTATCTTTGTAGGGAAGATTGATCCGAATGTGATTCGGACTTGCCATAGGTCCAAGATACTTTTCAATGCAATCGTAGATGTCGTCTTCTGTGGCGACTTTTTTCTTCTTATTAGCTTGTTTAGATAGAAAATTGTCTCCACCAAATTCTTCAGTAGACTTATTTTCATTTTGCACATATTTGTGCATAAAGTCACGAAGAACTGTGGTATAGATCGTATCGTTCGTAATGTAAGTAATGATGTTAATTCTACCACACCCGAGCACACTTGCTTCGATGTCAAACCCACCAAAAGACAGTGGTGTGATGGGATGTGCACGAACCTTGTTATAGTGCATCCTGACGAGAGCTTCCATGCTAACGTCAGCGTTGTAAACATAAGGAGAATTACAAATCTTCCGAAGATTGATTCTTGAGTATTCGGGAATATCTAGAATCTTTTTAAGGTCATCTTTCAAGTACTTATCTTCACAGATGTACATGTCGACCTTACTTAATTCTTCTGTCTCTTTCTTGTACTGATGATTTCGAAATTGTGGCTTTGTGACAAATATTCTTCTCTTCGGATTAAGAAGAGCTTTATCATCGAACGTCAATCTATTTTTGACTGACAGAATTTCTCGTGTATCTTCGTCGATAGTTACGACTTTCTCTTTGACGACCATGTTGTTACCAAAATCATTTCTGACGTAACAACCATGAATCCATTGTCTGGCGGTAAGTTCACCCATTTCACTTAATCCTTTCTTCAGTAGTCTGACAGGGAACTATACCATTAGTGTCTGGCATCAGAAATAAAACATACAGTAAAAAAGGCGGAAGGCCCCGAAGGGCCCTCCGCCTTAAGTTTACCGTACTAGTCTGTTAGGACTAGGGGGTGACGGGTGCGGGCTGTTCGTATGCACCGGTGATATCGGGGAGAACTTCCTCGAGACCGATGACGTTCAGCAGCAGACCGCAGGGGCACAGCGGCACAGCCCATTCGCGCGAGTTCATGTACATGCGCTTGTTGACCTGGTTGCCGTCGACCGGGGTGTAGTTGGCCACGAACTGACCGGAATCCCAGTTGTGCGCGAAGGACAGTTCCGAAGAAGGATCCGCCGCGTGGAACGGGATGATCATGATCTTGTCGGCCATGTAGGAGAAGGTCGTCGTGATGCACTCGAGGCGCACGCCAGACGCGAGAATACGCACGAATTCCACCGGTTCACCGGGGGTCTTCTCAGCGTAGATCTTTTCCTTGTCCATGCCGTTCGGCATCATGTGGTTGTGGATGTGCGGGATCGAGAACAGGTTCTCGATGATCGGACCGGAGGTGAGCACCTTGTAGGTGGGCACTTCGCCGTTGTTCAGCTGCTGCACGTACAGCGACTTCACGTGCAGGATGGAGATCGCCTTCAGGAGGTACGAGTCCATGTACTGACGGATGTCACCGAACATGTCGCTCGAACGCCAGTTGACGATCTTGCGCAGGTCGATCGAACCCATGATGACAGTGGGGTTCACGCGCTGACCCGACACGAAGGCGGTGTTCAGCGTGGCGCCACCATTGCGTTCACGGTAGTTGGGATCAGCGGCTTCCAGCTTACCCTGGTCATGCACCATGCGCATCAGCTTCAGGAAGGCCTGAATGTTGCGATGGTCGATACCCAGAGCCTGGACTTCCTGACCGGTGTTCAGGATGTGCTCAGCGACGGTCTGCTGCATGGAGAAGTCGACGACGATGGCCTTACCCTGCGGCATTTCGTAATGCGCGGTGTAGGTCTGCGTGCGAACGGCCATGTTGACCTTACGCATGTTTTCGTCGGAGAACTTCGCGTCAAGCGAGTAGCCGACGAGAGTAGCGGTCAGGCCAGCAGCCAAGTCCTTGGTCGCCTGCAGAGGAGTGCCACCCTTGACGGTGGTAGCGGCTTCCAGGTAGATCTGACCAAGAGCGTGAGCGATACCGGTCTTCAGGTTGATCTGAGGAGCCACAGTGATCACGGCGTCGACCAGTTCGGTACCGGATTCAGACAGCGACTCGAAGATCTCGGTAGCGTGGTCGTTGAACAGCTTCGAGGCCTTGTTCATCCGAGCGCGGATGGTCAGGTTGGTCGCACGTTCACCAGAGTCATCGACCTGGGTGGGCATCACGAGACGGGCCTTCTTCTGCGTGTCCACTTCCGCGACGTAGCGTTCCACCACGGCAGGATCGGAACCGGCAGCTGGCTTCGTGATTTCGAAGACGATCTTCTGGAGCAGCACGCCTTCGGACACGAGGTCGGTGTAGTTCAGGGCATTGTAGCCGACCTTGCCGGGATCCAGAGTCAGGTCCATCATGTTGATGGTCTTGCCGAACACCATCACACCATCTTCGATGAGCTGGCCCTTGGTGTCCTTGGACTTCTGGGGAACGATCGGCTGCAGCAGCATGTTCACCGGCTCAGGATTCCGGTACAGCGACACGATGGGCAGACGATGTTCGTAGCTGTTGCGCACGTCGCCGGAGGGGTTCTGCGACTTGGTGAGGTCGTAGAATTCGTCGGCGTGAATGACGTACTGGATGACCGAGCCCACCAGGGTGTGGCGGTGGAGCAGACGGCTCATCACGCCCTTGTGGGGCTTCAGCAGGTTGATGGTCATGGCGAGACGCACGTCGGGGAGCACGGTGTCCATCGAGGAACCGAAAGCTTCCTTACCGGGCATGTATTCACCGAAGGTCACGTTGTTCAGCGCACCGGAGGGGTACATGGTTTCCATGCCGACGAACTTGGTGTCCTTTTCGGAGATCCAGTGTTCCACACCGACCTTGCGGCTCAGGTAGTCATGCAGGGTCTTGTGCAGAGCGCGCATGGTTTCGATGCGACGGGAATTCGGCACCTTCGCCTTCACGCACAGTTCGCCGAGCTGGGTCACGATGTCGTTGGAGAGAGTGGCGTCACTGAAGTTGGTGACGTTCATGTTCTCCAGAGCCGCATCGGTGGTAGGGCAGAATGTGGTGGTCCACATTTCCGACCCGTACATGTTGTTGTTGTTCAGGAAGTTGACCACAGCCGAATAGGCCTGACCAACCATGGTACGGTCGGAAACAGACACGCTCTTGTCGAACACGGGCTTGCCGACGTAAACGAGCTTTTCGCCTTCGTTTCTTTCGGCGTATGCGCGCAGATCTTTTTCGAACGCAGCGAGAATAGCATTACTCATCGATGAGGCTCCTCTACAGGGAGGTTGATGTTAATGAAGTGCACTTCTTATACATCGATTTCAACTGCAAACTGGCGGAGGACGGATCGCGTGGTATCAGTATCCACGATATCAATCCAGTCCGTAAACCACATTTTCAAGAAGGCGACAGTTTCACTGGACATGTTCGGCGGGGGACTCTCGATCAGAGCGCTGAGAGCAGCGTTAGCCGATTTTCGGAACAGGTAGTCCGAGAAGGTTTCTGCATTCACGATACGGAATACGATTGCCAGTGGATCTTCGGGTTCTTTCACTGTGTCTGTCAGTTGAGGGGCGACATCGCCCGAACCAGAAGAGTCTGAACTTTCGTCATCTCCCATACCGAGATCATCACCACCAAGGTCATCACCTGCACTGTCGTCGGTACCATCGCCGGGATCTTCCGCATCATCACCTTCGGTATCCGGATCTGTCTCCGGATCATCCTCCAAAGGATCTTTGTCTGCATCAGAATCGGCGGTACTCTCATCCTGCGTCTCTTCAGGATCGTCTTCGTCTTTATCCTGTTCGTCTGCCTCCATTGCAGCCTGCAGCTTATGAGGTTTGATAAATGCGAGTTCAGCATATTGCTCGAACCCTGCCACGTCTTTGTTTGACGGAATGGCGGTAGTGAGAAACCCAGTAGATTCATATCCGAAACCGGACAGAATAAAACCAAGTGACTCAAAAGCGTCCATTCTTATACGATAACGTGTTTCGAGCGTTTTCAGTGAACGCACAAACAGGTTTCGCACACCAGATTTGACCATCGAAGGATGCGCACTTCTGTGCGTGATAGCACGAAGAGTTCCAGCCATCGACTTAAAAGAATCGAACCCGATTCTTGGTTCAATGAAGAAGTTCTGCAGAGTTCCAGTAAAACCGATCCAGTTCGAACCAGTCCAATCGAGTCGATGGAAGAATTCGAGTGATGGGTTTACTGAGAAGTCTGAGGTTGCTTCGAGATCGCAGGTCGCAAATGTCTTCGGGACAAATACGACAGAATGACCCCCAGAGCACTTCTGGAGGTAGGGTACAAGGAGGATTGCTCCTGAGTAGAACCCTCTGCGTTTATGTCCTTTGGAGAGCACCTGAAGAAGCGGTTCATAGAACCCCCTTGGGAGCTGATTCACCGAAGGATTGCACGTGATGCAGTCATCGAACAGCATACGTATCCCATTCAGATCAGACACCTTATCTTCAAGAATATCGGACAATACAGATCTGTATCTCTCATAGAGAGACGCGTCCATACTATCACATTTTTGAGGAATGCACGTCGCGAACAATCTTTGCAATTGTTCACGATATTCATTCATCGACGGACAGTGTGATTCACACATACCGCTGACGTAGTTCGCAAGGAATGCTTGAGATGCAAGCATTTTGATGCGATCTTGTGGTGTGAATTTGGTACTGTTCGCAAACTCGGATATGCTGTGCATTTCTCCGGGAAGAGAACCAGGACCATTCACCTGGGAAATTTTGTTCACACAAAGAAATTGAATCATCCGTGGGACCTCCCGAAAAAGGAAGATATGAGTAAAGTAGTGCATAACATATATTTAGTGGACTGCATATACTGGATGTTTTCTTTTTCTACCTCGGATTGAATAGTATGTCGCGCCCTCCCATGCCTAACCTGGAGTCACTCGCAATGTCGGCGATCACCACAGAAATTCTTCTCGATGCAGTAGCACTTCTTGCAAATTCTGGTACACCAGAAGATGTAGCTATCATCGATGAACTCATCGTCATCTATACCGATGAGATGAAAAATAATACTGCGATGGACAATGGTCTGTCAAGAAAGTTCGTTACTCTTCTCGATAAGCTCAAAACTATTCCTAATACCGATAAAGGTAAGTTGGAAAAATCTACTCTCATTCTTGGATTTTTTGCTGATCCTATCGTAAAGGCAGACGATCTCTTTTACAAAGCGATGAAGGATGTCTTCGATACAATCAGCAATAGCAACGAAGAAACCAAACTAGACATACTCAGTGATTCCAGAAGAAAACTCATTCATACGACTCTCTGGAATAAAGCTAACCGTATGGTCAAGAGAATGTACGGAAAGCTTAGTGCGTGTAACTTAACCACAGATATAGAAACTCAAGAACAGCATCTTAATGATGTCATCAATATCGCAAGGGAACTCGTTGAAATTACCAAAGGTACAGACAGACTGGCAAAGGGATGTGTCGAACGAGTCGATATGTCTGACCCAGAATCAGTTCAGCAAGCTCTTGCACGATATCGTGCACGTAAAGTTTTCGGTATTCTCAAGACCGGTCTTAAAGGACTGGATAAAGCTTGTGGTCGTAGAGGTGGACTTGCCAGAGGAGAGTCTGTATGTATTTACGCACTTCTCCACAACTTCAAATCTGGTCTACTCATGACGATTGCTCGAGGTATTGTCTGTTTTAATGATCCTCCGACAGGATGTAAGGGTAAACCTACAGTACTCTTCATCAGTCTCGAGAACGAAGCCAACGAAAACATGATGTGGTTTTACAAAACCATGTATGAAGGCATCTATCGAGAATCGTCACGAGGAAAGACAGAAGAAGAAATTATCGCAAAGGTACAGAACCTTTACGCAGATAGAGGATGGAACCTTTTTGTCGAAAGATGGGAAGGTACCAAATTTGATGCACAGAAGTTCATCGATACGGTTGAAGCATACGAAGCACAAGGGTTTGAGATCGTCGTTGCGCTCGTCGACTATGCTTCCAAGATGAAGAAAGGAACTCCTGGTTCAAAAGAAAACAAACGTGATGACCTTCTCATCACTGATCTTTTCAATGAACTTTGTACATTTACCAAGACTCGTGGTATCCTGTTCATAACTGCACATCAGCTCAACCGAGAAGCAATGAAAGCTGTTGCAGGACCAGGTAATAATCACGTTAAAAAGTTTACTGCAGGATTTGCTGGAAACAGTATTGGTGCGTCACAAGAAATCGACCTCGAATTGTTTGTACATCTCGAGACAAATCATCTTGGTACCAAGTATCTGACAGTTCAGCGAGGCAAACATCGATACGTCGATGACACTCCAGAAGCTTGGAAGTATTTTGCATATCCATTCACTGAGTTCGGAATTGTTAGTGATGAGGATATAGAAGAGCAGCTGTATGTCACAGACATTTACGCTGTTCAGGGTCAGACAGAACAAATCGGAAATGAACTCGAATTCAGTGCTTTGCTTTAGATGAACAAAGATCTACTGGCCTGACAAGGGCCAGTAGATCATGCGAAATACTATGCTTTGTGATATTTTTGAAACCTATAGGGGGTTCCCCGTGAATGCAGCAAAGGTTCTTCAGCTTCTTCCTCGTCCGGGTGCCACCTTGTCTGGCGCAGGCATCAGTGCCGGTAAAGCCGATATAGATCGGATGGTACTCAATGGTTCAGTGGAGATTGATCTGATCTCTACTGATGAGGTAGAAGGTAAGCTCAGTGAACTTGTATCTGGGGCAGCACACAAAAAGACCCAACAAGATCTCGAGCGAGCAATCAATGAAATAGATCCCAATAACAACTTCTTCCTCGACAATACAGTTCTGTCTCTTCCTCTCATTGCTCAATCGTTTACCGAAAACGATGATGAATGGGAAATTGCGAACTGGCAAATTGTTGATGGTCACGCGTACTTCACAGGAACGAGGAATCTCAACGAACCGAACTATCTTGGACTTCCCGGAGAAGCATTTGCCTTTGCAGGATATTACTTTCTCCATGTGATTGTCCCGAGACTTGATTCTGGGGTACTCAAGATCTACAATACCGGTGGGGATATTCTCGCCGAGATTGATTCATATGGAACAGCGTCATTTGAAATCACTGTCACTGATCCCACTATCGCTGGGCTGAAGATAGTAGCTGAAGGAGTATTTCCTGGGGAGATCATTCGAGTATCCTCAGTTTGGCTCCATCGCGTTACTCCGAGACTTAAAGAGTACATGAAGTTCCTCTTCCTTGATGGTGGAGGAATGGGGATCAGCAGACAAGAACTTGAAACAGCAATTGCTGAGTCGAATGAGCTGACTCAACAGCTTATCACTGATCTCATCTTCCCTATTTCGGACAATCTGCAGATTCATCTTGAATCGACAAACCCACACGGAATCAACTGCGATCTCATTGGTGCATCCAAAGTAGGACATACTCATACACCAGACGAAGTTGGTCTTGGTGATGTACCTACAGATATTTCCGATGCGATCAATCTTGATAGCAGTACGACCATCGCATCATCAAAAGCAGTGCACGATCTTCTCATGCTTCTGACGAATGAACTCGATCATAAGTCGGAAGTAGGCCATACGCACACTGCGGTCGAAGTGAGTGCGGCTCCTATCGATCATACACATACGCTGAATTCTCTCAATGCCGCAGCAAAAGATCACTCCCATCTCCCCGAAGATATCGGAGCAGCAGATAGAATTCATACCCACGACGAATATACGACAGAAGAAGAAGTCAATTCGATCATTGCGACAGCTCTCAATGATCTTGAAAATCTGACTACTCCTTCTCTCAGTCCTTTGACAATTTCTGCGTACGAACAGGGAAGTCTCCCGATAGGAATGGAAGAAAGTAGTTTGACTCCTCCAATCTGTCCAGTCATTTTCCCATACATCGTGCATCAATCTTCAGGGGAATATGACTATTACGAGGGTCAGGCTTCTACCAATATTCCTACCATCGATGGACATGCGATCCAATACGCTTTCAAGAAACACCTTACTGAAGCAGATCATACTGCAAACGTAGCAGCATTCTTGTCAGCAAATGAAATACTCTCTCCTGAAGTACTAGTCGAATACTACTTCCACACCGAAAGAGAGATTGATGCTTATACCTTCTTTAAGGATAGTACCTCCGCTATTGGTGGTGTACCTGAAGAGTGGATACTCATTGTAGATGGTGTGGTTGTTCGTACGACCGGTGCGGACTTTGCTGGATGGTACAGTTCAGCAGATTTTGTAAAAGATACTCTCACTTCCCCTATACGTGGGCGTAGATTTTCGTTCGTGATTTCGAAAGTGCATCTCGATGCTAGCATGCATTGGGGTATGAGGATAGAGTTCTCTTTCTCTGATGTATCTGCAGGAAAGATTGCTACTACCTCGCCAATCTCGATCGCCTCAGCAACACATGCTGGTGTACGTACACTCGATATCGAAGCTATCCCAGAAATAGATCCAGGAATAAGCGAAATCAATACTCCACTCTATTTGTTCATTCAGTACAACGGAGCTACTGATGCTGAATACATCGTCAGTCCTCTTCGTGCCGAGTTCAGTGAAATCCAATCGGGTATTCCTGGACTCATGGATAAATTCAGTGGAAAGACGAATGTTCACTGGGGAACTGTTTCGGTGACATCCGAAGATCCTACTCATCCGGTAGAAAATCTGTATAAAGAGAACATGGATTTCTTTTTGTCAGAAAATGCCACTGAAGTCACGATTACTCACGAGTTCGTTACTTCCATGGTACTTGTGGGACATCGGATTGTTTTCTCTGATGATGTCATTGCCGAAAATGCAGTACCTGACGAGTGGGAATTCAAAGTCGAATATTCTGATGGAACTCAGGTCATAGTTGAAACGGTCAATGGATATCTCCCAGCTATTGGTGATGGTACCAAAGATCGTGCATGGTGGATCAAAAAATATCCCACGTATCACCGGAATGTTGTAAAGTACATCCTGACGATGCGTGGAACAAAGGGACAGGCCAAACTTGGGATGTGGAAACTCATCCCCATGTTCGAAAGTGCGTTCTACAACATTCGGACGTGTTCGATGGAACCTGAAAATCTTTTCCCTCTTGGAAAGATTGAATACGTGAAAGCGTACGATAATTCCTGGGAAGGATTCATTCATAGTGGAGTAGTCCTCGGCGACTATTGTCACGTACCTATCGACCATTTCAATGCTCAGCCACAGGGAATAAAAACACACTACATTCCCAATCCTTTCAATACGAAGAGAATTGACTTCACTGTCTTCTCTTTGTCTGTGAATGGATCGAATCCTGTCGGAAGCGTCGAGCAAATTGATGAAGACTACATCAAGTTTGTATCGATGTCAGCTGGCAGATATTCTCTGCGCATTTCAAGAATCTGGTAGATAAAGAAGAAGGGGCGGTTTCCCGCCCCTTCTTCTCCGTACTTTTTGATGTAACTATTTACTAGTATAGTGCGCTCAGAATTATTCGACAAAATTGGAGGTATACATTACCTCCATGATCGATCGTTACTCTAATCTACAACACACAAATTCCCGGGAGGAACAATGTACGATCGTAAGAATGGGGCACCCAAGAAATGGAGAGAGGCTCTGCACTCCGGCTACTTCCACTCCTTTCGATTTCTGACGGAAAAGCATCCGAAGTTTCCGCAGGAAATCGAGATCAATACCGGTGGGCGTGGCGGTCTCTTCGAGATGGGTGGTCAACGTGACAACAGCGGATTCGCCATCGTGGTAACCGGACCTGGTGGCCATCCGTCGCACGCGAAGATTCTTCCGTTCCGAAATTTCAACTCACTCCACGCTTCCGTGGATATCTGGCCCGGCTGCATGGTGCTCGTGGGTTACCACCGCATGGGCTCGGCCAGATTCGCCGTCTACCGCATCGAGTCGACCGAACCCTGCAAGAAAGAACAACAGTTCGGTACCGCAAAGCTGTCCCTGGTTAAGGGGCATGTCGCTGGCAAGCGCGGTCTCGACTCTTCGTGGCTGGATTCTCTGATAGCGGTGCATCCTGCGCTCAAGAATGCGTTCGATGCCCTCTACAAGAAACTGTTCACCTTCAACTGCACGGAGGCGATGTACGTGGAACAATTCCACGACGTAACTCGCGACGAAGCTCGTGACGTGTACGCCAACGTATACGGCGCGGACGATTCGAAGCATACCCTCGAAAAATCGGGGATCGGTGACGAATACGTGGATGTCGTGTACGATTGCGCGAACTTCTCCGTGTTCATGACCCAGATCGCCAATGATGCCAATGACCTGCACATGAACGGGAATCAATTCGTCTGGATGCAGTTCGGCTTCCACCAGGCGCGCCCCGGCGAATTCCTGTGCCAGGCAAGGCTGCTCTACAACAACTACGGCAAGAATGCGCCCATCTCCATCGATGTGCAGCGTTTCTACGAATGCTGGATCCTGTCGAACGACGACGTGACCGCCATGTCCGAATTCTTCGCCAGGTACCTGAATCAATTCACACGGACCATTTTCGGCAAGGCCATTCTCCCGGGTGACCTGCTGAAGATGATCTACAAGAAGGATCAGGAACGTGGGGAAGTCGGTCAGACGACCATCACGAACATCTGCCGTTTCGCCAAGTCGACAAATCGTCAGTTGTCGGCAGATGAAGTCGCCGACATTCCGGCAGAAGAGCTGATTCCTGACCATCTGGTCAATAAGGAATCCAAGCCGAAGAAGCAGAAGGAAGTGAAGAAACCCGCACCCGCCAAAGAAGCTCCCATTCCTGCCGAAAAGGAACCCGAAGTTCCTGCGCAGGAGCTGTCGAACATCACCGAACAGGTGCAGACCCTTCCGACTGAAGATCGTCCGCAGGTCATCGCGTCGGAAGAAGTTACGACCGCACAAACCGAAGCGGTCGAAGAACAGCCCACGATCGAAGTACCGCTTTCGACGATCACCGAAACGGTCGTGAAGCATGCTGCTGATGTCACTCCGACGGAATCGACCGATGAACCCTATCAGGACGAATATGTCCCCACCGGGCTCGAAGTCGTGGACAACGGGGATCAGTCCATTTCAATCGTCTACACTGATCCGGATCAGGTGACGATTTCCACCGAAGACGAAGGTTCCGTCTGCGACTGCGAAACTCCGTGCGACAACTGCACCTGCAAGGATCAGGAAGCTTCCGAGCCTTCCCCCATTCAGGACTCGGAACAGTCCGAACCTGTGCAGATGGATACCAGTCTGCCGCTGGATGACGCATTCGTTCAAGACATCGTCGATGACCAGTCGTTCGCTGACCCTGCCCCGGCAGTCGTGGATGCGATGATGCAGGAACCTGCGGACGATCCGGAAAGTGACAGCGATCCGATCGAGCTGGAAGCAGACGACATCGTCGTGGAAGAAGCGGAAGTTCCGACCAAGGAAGAAACCCGAGCCCCGATCAACGTAGTGACCCAGTACGAAAACCAGGACAAGAAGTCCAACTGGATTTCGACCACGCTGCAGGATCTCAATGGGGTCATCAGCGTCGAAGCCGTGAGTCTCGTCAACATGGTGATCGTTGATCGCGAAACTGACGAAGAACTCACCATCGAACCGTCCGGTGACCAGCGCAACACCAAGCTGTTCCGGATCGACCAGGATAAGAACTACGAAATCTGCGTGGACCTGAACGATTCGCTCACGCTGATCTCTCGTTCGTCCAATGAACGGTACTACGTGAAGAACGTGGGCATCGCCATTCGTGAATCCTCCGTCTAACTGACGGCACCGCATTAACGATCAATCCGAGAGGGGTGGGATATCCCACCCCTCTCGTTTCTAAAGGAGGTGTGATGGAATTTTTAGAAATGATGTCAATGCACCCATTACTGGAAGCTATCGTCATTTGTACGGTAGCACTAGTTGTGTCGGTGTGGTTATTCGTGTGGGGAATGTCCAAACATCACAAGTCAACAAATTCCCTAGATGCGGATCTGGAATTTCATCGTATTCATGCATGGAATACGATTGTTAAAACACTCGAAGATCCCTACAAAATTCAGACGTACTCGGATGATGTATATCACGCGACCACAAAAGAAAAAATCGATGCGATTGTACGTGGTGCAATCGCGAGTAGTATATCAATCGATTTACCGGACTCGGAAGAATCTCTATCATCTGACGAATTGGAGATATACCGATGTGAAGCGTATAATGAGATTCTCGAGAAACGTGGTTACCACGAATTGTTCCTGCGTGCACCTGCAATCAGAAATGCAACGTCTATTGAAGAAATTCAAAAACTTCGCAACAACGGAGCCTTCAAATGAAAATTTCCACAGAAATCACTGCTGAACAATTTCCTTTCGTGGTGGACATTCATGACGATGTCATCAGGGAAGCTATCGATCAATTCAATGATCAGGGAATCTTCAACAGCAACTACGAACAGCTCGGAGTGTGGATTTCGTCATTCACCCACGACGAAGAAGTGGTAATCGTCGGTATCGGTACTGCACATGGGTACTATTTCACCAAGGAATTCGCCGAGATGATCTCTGACAACTCCGTAGCTTGCGGCGGGAACATCAAGATCCTCGAATCGAAAAATCCGAAATACTGCCAATTTCTGACAGTCGATCTCCGTGCGATGAACACCTATCGAGAAAACAAACTCGATCTGATGATGCCTGATACGAAGGTTGATGACATCATGCAGTTCATCGATCTCGAAATGAACCTTCACCGCAATGCCGTAGATAAGGATATTCCTCTGGAAGGAAACTACTTCACGATGATCGGGGATGACGAAATCTTCGAAACGATCTACGTAACCAAATCGGCATACGAACACAAAAAATTCGTGATGCCGTTCGTGAAGCATCTGATGGAAAACGCAAGTTCCTAGATAACCCTCGATACCGGAGGTAACGATGTTTACTACGATCGATAATCTGAACACAACGATATCGTTTCCACTGAAAGTCGAAGGTCTCACCAAAGATCACGTTGGTCCGATTTTTGACAAAATCGCGGGGTCGGAACTTCTTACGGTAAGTGCACAGCATGCTCCGTGCAGTCCGGTATACGTCATTCACGATGAACCCATCCTGGTTCTTGGAGTGATCAGCGAAACAGTCAATCATCAGTTCCATTTTCAACGTGGTCTCGAAGGAATATTCATAGCGAACGAACTTCCGATCGTGAAAGGATCGGATTTTCGTAAACAAGGGAACATGTTCCATCTCCAGTACCTTTATCAACAATGTCATCGTCTTCGGCAGCTAGGGATGCTGAACAATAGCGTCGAAGAAAAAGCGATGGAATTGGCTGCATCTACTGATTCCGGACATCCGAATGCATACATCACCATCTTCGACTATTTCCACATCGAAGCAATTATCACTGCTCCGGTGAGAAATATCGGGGAACACATCATGGAACTCGCAGCAATCATCAAAGTCACCGTTTCACCTGAAAGGGGTTAAATCGGTAATGGATAACTACGGATCGATCAAGCTCACGACATTTGAGTTTCCGGTATCTTTCGATAAGGAATTTACGGAGAACGACGTCGAGAAGATATTCGAGCAGATCGCATCACAACCACATATTTGTGGGGAATATTCGCACAAAGATACCCTACAAACAGTGATGATCGACTCTGTTCCAATTGTTTGTCTCGGAATTCTCGAAACCAAATGCGACGAAATCAAGAATTTTCGCTTCTCGCATCTGGTGACAACGAAGTTCTCCGAGCACTGCATCGACTACTCGTATGGTCTTGGTAACGACGAATACTGCGGCATGATTACGACTGGAAGTGTGTTGCACGAATTTTGTCGTTCCGATTGGAACAGACCATCAGGACTGATTCAGCGTGTCACGAAGGAAATCATCTACACGTTCGGGTTGATGAAATTTTATCGTACTGTCGAAAACGACGATCATGTTCTTGTCTGCGACGATACTCGAGTAGCTGGAACACTTTTCGCAAAGGAATCGGAATACGTACAAGCGATTGATGAACTCGTCCAAGTCATCGCTAACTACACCCGATAGCACCCAACGACGAATCTCGGAGGATTCTCATGAACGAACCCAAAATCAATCTGTCGTGTACCATTTTCGCTTTCCCCAAGAAACTGGAAGTGGAAGTGGATCCCTTCATCAAACTGATTGAATCTCTGGAAGATCACGGAATCTATTTCGTGGACTCACCGGAACCTTCGGTCGGACCTGGTGTATTCCACGACGATGACATCGTTTTCGTCGGGGCGGAAATGGATCAGCTGTATGATGACTCGAATGCCGGTATCCGGTTCACTGAAGCATTCGCGAAACGTCTGAATAATTACGGCATCGAATTCACCAAGCCGCAGAACTTCTACGTGTCGGTACCTGTGGCACATGTGAGCTCCAAAGACATGGAGTCGTTCGAGTTCACGGTTCATTCGAATACCCTCCTTCCTGGTAATGTGAGAGACTTCTTCGGTGGTGTCACGGATTGTGTCATCAAGACGTACCGGACAATAGCGGAAGAGGAGCATATTTCGCTCGATGAAGGGAAACCGTTTCCGTATTCACAGGAAGGAAAGTGGTTCAGCTGCGCGGTAAACAAATCTGTGAAAAAGCTGATCTACATGACCAAGTTGGCATTCGATTCCGACGAATTCGCAGAACTTCTTGCCGACAAGATCCTTGAACTTCAACGCGGATAAGTCGAAATAGAGTGAGGGCTCTCCCATTGCGGGGAGCCCTCATTTTCAGATAATATGCCCTAAATTTTTTATTCGAGAGGCATATTTCCCATGAGCGATACCGATCAGAACATCCCTGGATCGACTCTTACTCCTACGGCAATTGCGACTTCCAAGGTCGTGACTAACGAAACACATACTGGTAAGTTTGTCATGTCCGGTGCAGAGATGTCAGGTATCACCCAAGATCCTGAATGCAATGCTCCTGACAAACTTGTATCGAGCGCTGCGATGAATTCTGCAATGCTCGGAGTACGACGAGATCTGCAAAATGTACAGAACTCACTCGATCAAATCCATCTTTCTCCGGTATTGTCCGATCCTATTCTGAATCCATTCTTCGTGGATCAGAAGTGGGGAATGGATGAATTCTACATCGATCTCGATACTCTTCTTTATGTCAATAGAAAACCAGTATCATTGGAACAAGCTCGACTGAGAGTTCTCTCAGAAGCATTCAAATCTACTGGTACACATTTCGTGTATCTCATTGTGTCTGCGCTTCCTTCAGGAAAAATCAGAGTCATGAACGAGAAGAGTGAACTTATCAAAGAGATCACTCTTCCTGGACAGTACTCATTCGAATTTGATGTAGATCAACCGTCGATTGCATTTCTTGACTTTGTCGTAGACAACATGAGCCCCAACGAAACATGTGGGATTGTGTGTATCTACGTACATTACGTTAAGACTGCATTTGAACGATACATGGATTACGTGGCATCAAAAATGTTGTCGGGTGGTTCAGGGTTCGCATCTGAAGAATTCGTGACAACTACAGCGACCACCACGTTGTCCCGTGCTCAACAGTATACCGATACGCAGTTGACTGCATCCAACGAACAGTTCATCAATCACATGAACAATCGTACGGACAATGTGCATGGTGTTACTCCAGAAATGATTCATGCCGCAGAAGAAGAACATACTCACTCTGCGGCAGACATCATCGATTTGAATCTTCCGACTAACGTCTCAGACGAAATCAATCTGAACTCAAGTAATAGTCTCGCGTCATCGAAAGCAGTAAATTCACTGCGACTCGATACAGAGACAAAACTCGCAGATAAAGCGAACAAAACGCATACTCATATACCCGGCGATTGTGGTGCAGCACCTGTCAATCACAATCACGTACTTTCGGATATATCCGATCTGAATTTACTCGATCAGCAGTTCACTGACGTATATGCAGCAATCCAGAGTGCACGTCAGGAAACTTTGCTGGTGAATAGTGCGTTAAGTACGCATGTCGATGATCAGACCAACAGCCACAATGTCACCAAACAGCAAGTAGGTCTTGCTGATGTGGTGAATGGTCCGATGGCGACAGAACAAGAAGCCATCGATGGTGTACGATCTGACTGTTACATGAATCCGGTAAACAATCGTGCCGTTCTCATCAATCTTCTTGGTGGCGGCGGATATACAAACGTCCAAGTGGCTCCAGTACATAGAGCCAAAATTCTTTTTGAAGGTACATCTGAGGATCAGTCGATAATCGTCTATCCTGACAGAATTTACCAGATCATGGTGAATTTTGAAATGGGTAAAGATCTGAAGAATCTTGGAATGGCGATCAACACGAAGACGTCTGATCTTGCCATAAGAAACAATACTCTCACAGCCAAAACTTTGGATATTTCTGGACAGTCCATCCAACTTATGGGCTGGGACAAGTCCAAAGATAACCACTATAAATTCATGCTCTCATCAATGGGAATGAATAGTGGTAATGGACAATTCACATTCGACTCATCCACATTCTCGCTGTCGGGTACTCTTCATGGAAGAATCCTTGATGAGAATTACGAAGAAGTCGTCGACTCTGCATATCCATCCGTGATTTCTTCTTGCCCTGAATATCCGATTCCGGAATCTACCATACTCGAGAGTCTGGTATTCTTCTCTATCGATGGAAATCCCATCGAAGTAGAGATCACCGTATTTGAACTTGTACAGACGACCCAGTCGCCTGCACTTGTCATAGATGCAACACCTGTCGGAATGGTAGTTACCAGATACACCATGGATACAGTTCCTGGGTGGATCAGGTACGATGGATCTGAACTTCTCCGGACGAGTTATCCTGAGCTTTACAATTACGCAGTAGAGTCAGGAAAGATTGTCAGTGATCTTACTTGGCAGGATGAGAATACTACCAATGGATACACTGACAACTATTCACACGGAGATGATTCTACTACATTCCGTGTTCCGAAACAGCTCATAGATGAAAACACTGTAGAGTACAAGTATGTAAAGGCGAAGTACCTGCAGATTCCTGAAGGAAACGAAATCCTCCATCGCTACGTGTGGGAGTAAACAATGACTGAAAATTTTGAAATGATAGTCGTGGCAAAACCAGGCACCTGTACCTGGGGACGAGTGATGTTTGAATCCGACATTCCTTCAGGATACGTGAAGATGTCCGGACTTCCTCCGAATAACGGAGATACCGTAATGGTGGCTACCGAAGCAGGTGAGTGGGAAATCCCTGCCGACAATTACACTGAACTTTATAACGAAGAAGTTCGGCGTCAGAGAAAAGCGGAATATCTCCGAATAGCTCCTATCGAGGCACAACTTGAAGCTTTGGTCGAGTACTACCAAGGCAAAGATACGAAGCTTCGGACCATCTCGGAGAAGATGCTCGAAGTTCGAGAAAAGTACAAGAAGATCTAATAGAAAAGCATATCCGAGAGGAGAGCCCTAGGGCTCTCCTCATCGGTATGTTCATGTCTACAAATTGAGCTCTTTTCTGATGCTTTTCAGTACTTCAACGAAGTTATGTTCGATTCTCGCCATATCTTGGATGGCTACTCCGAACATATCGAAAACCTTCGCGTAGTACATTGCCATTTCGGATAGACGTACGATTGTTTCTTTCGGAAGTTCCGCTCCATCTTTCTCCATGAACGACAGAATGGTTTTCAGAAGATTCGTACATTTATCCATATTCGAAACAATTCGTTCTACGGAATAGTGAAATTCGGCAGCACCTACAAGAGTTCGGTGTACGCTACGGAATTCATCCATTGTCCGGAACATCTTGGTGAATGGATATGTTTGTTTCTTGGGTCCCTTAAAATACGAGTCGAACTTTTTGAAGCTCTTCACTATCGCAGGGAGCCTATCGGGTACTCGAAGAACTAGTGTAGGTGTAGTTGCACCCATCACTTTTTCAAGAACTTCCTCGAGATCCTTGACAAACATGTTTGTCGTATTCTTCATGTCGAGCAGTGTCAGAAGTCCATACCCCTGATCCGCCGCATCGAAGTAAGGGACAGACATCTTGTCTGGTACAGGGATCTCGAGATTTCTGACTAGTTCGTACTGGGTATTCAGTATCCGTGGAAGCGTCGCGACATTCGCCTCACCGTAATAGATGAGTTCTGTTCTCTTGAGTACCCGATAGGATCTGAAGAGATTGGTTTTGAATGTGTTCGCGATATGCCCGAATGTGTTGAGTACCCCAGCAAGAAGCCTCGTCAATCCATTGGGACTGTAAAACTCCTTACCGTACATCGATTGCAGATACTTCTCGAGATAAACAAGATCTCTCTCTGCCTGTTTCTCGAGATCCATAAAGGAAACGCAATCTCCTTCAGGTATCTCATCGTAATCGGGGTATGTCGTAGCGAGAGTATATTGCATTCGACAGTCCTATTTCTTTTTGACGACAATGCGTGCGCGAATCGGAGTGGTGACCGTCTGGAAATTTGCACCAAATGCAGATCCAGATTCTCGACCGCACGCAAGAAATCCCATCAACCCAGCCTGAAGAATGATTCGTTCTTCAGGACCAGTCTGATGAGGTCTTGCTGCTACACCGATCTGGTCGTTCCATCCAGGTTCTCCCCATGTCGAATTGTATTCGACTTCGACTTGCGTCGTTACAGGAGACATGAATGGATTGTAGTAAAGATCGCGTCCTCCGAGCATCAGAGGAATCGTTGCGGGAATGGTTACTGTGTTTCCAAGAGGAACACAGATGATCTGTGCGATGATACCACCAATGACAATGACCTTTGCAAGGTATACACGTCTGATCGTGTTATTGTCTTGGTCATACATCACGCACTTCGCGGTATCAAAGAAGTCGCCGTAATGTCCATCACGGTAAGGCGCTTCTTTGTATCCGACATTCGAGATAGCGAAATCTGCGAATGCTGCTTTGTCAGTCAGATTGCCGTACACGTAGTACATGCCGTCTGCAACATTATTCGGAAGAACCAGTTCAACTGCTTGCGTCAGTTCGAAGCTTTCCCGTACTTTCCCAAGATCGGCAAATGCGACCATGAGACCAGAATTGACGATCAGTCTGGTATCATTCACCTTTTCGACAGGAATGGATGGTTGAGTACAATCGATATTGGACCAACCGGAAGGTCTCGGTCCCATCTTGCACTTGATGATCGATTGAGGCGACATTGCCATATTCACCGGAATCCACGCACGAACTGCATCATACGTGGCTTTTGGTGTCATGTAAAGATCATCTCTGGTCTGATCTGACCCAGTCTCCACAGTAGCTGGAGAATAATTTTCCACATTCGAAAGACCCACGTCAGCCTTGGTAACACCATGCGGATTACCTTCGACTGTCTGAATATGAGTCGTCAGAACTTCGAGGATGAGATGAGTAAGAGCGGTCGTTGCGAGAGTCTGCCCATCGTTAGTTTCAGGATCATCCGAAATCGAATTCGGAATATCCGAAAGACCGACCTGTTCTTTCGTCACATCGTGCGGATCGTTTCTGTTAGCCAAGTGATCATTCACAGTCACGACGATTGCGTCGAGCAACTGCGAAAGATACGTGATGTCTTCTGATGGATCGATAGATCCGAATGGTCGAATGGTAATTGATGCTTGACTATCCCCAGCTTTTGCGAAAGCGAAGGGATATGCTTCCGAAGTACTTACTTCGAAAATATGTCCACCAATTTCCATGGGATTGATTCCGAGCTCGGCGAGTCCTGCGTCAGTAGGAACTTCATCGACATCGGACAGAACGATACTGACGGGATGTCCGGAACGATTACGAATCGTGAATGATCCGTCGATTCCTTCGAGTTTGATCCAGACACCTTCCACGAGATCTATGGTCGTGACAGCCATTGGCTATTCTCCCAAGAAGAAGTTGACGTTTTTCAGAGTGCAGATTCCGGGATAGTACCAGACTCTTCTCAGCCATCCGTAGAATGGATATTTTCCGAGACGGTCGGTTCCAAGATACAGGTATGCCGGAGATTGGAAAACCTTCTTATTCGTCACGATTTCTGATGCATTTCCGTCAAAACCACCGATAAGGTGTTTCTGTTCGGAATAACCATGAATGAATGTAACTAGTTCTCTCGCACTCGTAGGACTCCACTGACCATACATGGAGATACTTCTTTCATCGTAACCGTTGAAGAAGAATCTTCTGTTGTGATTGGTGGGGTACTGACCAGTTACAGTCATTCCATTTGCGCCATCACCGATGGAGTAGAGTACTCTTGGTCCTGAAGGAAGAAGAGGATTTGAGTTATTACACTCTACGATAAGAGTACCTTCGTCTTTGTTGTACCACGCTCCAGTAGGCATCCTGAAGGTATGTTGTCCACAGATACCTGGAGTATCTTCACTCTTCACGTAAGGAACAATCGGACCTTCATTGAATTCGATTGCATCGATACCAATACCGTATCCATCCGTTCCCACGTAGTTCGAGTCACCGTCATAGATGTCGAGTACGTAGATCTCAGGAACAACGAGACCAGCCGAACCAGGACGGAACGTTACAGCTACACGGTAATATCCAGAATGGAGTTCGTGGAGTTCCCCATACAGTTTGGTCTTATCCGCGTTGGCATTGATGAATATCGCTTTTTCTTCGAGATTGAAATGTACCTGAGGATATGATCCTACGAATCCTCCAGGTATACGAATCCCGATACTGTGTCTTTCTCGTGCCGATACGAACAACGAAATCGTGTAGAGTTTGTTTGCTTCTACTTCGATACCATTGTCGCACTTGAGAATATGTTCAATGGGATTCTCTGAGCTATGCTCAACAAGAACAAACATCGGGCCAATTTTTCTCAAGTTATCTCGAGTATTGTCAATTACAACTTCCGCATTTTCACAAATCCAGTACGGATTGTCGAATGCTTCGGTATGGAGAAATTCGTTTGTGAATTCTCCAGTCAAAGGAAAAGTAGGTTCACCAAACTGGTAGTCGATGGGAATGACTCCAGCTGGAGCATCTTTGAGTCGTCCATGTTCGTCGATGAACGAGATAGATGTATCCGCAACAATTTCCATGTCTCTCGGAAGCCCGACCATCGCATCGATGACGAAGGTCGGAGTCATGGAAACTTCCTCTCCAGGAAAGAGCGTCTGGAAAAGAGCATCGTGCGCATCTGCGCTGGTATTGTGCGCAGAAATCATTGCTGCAGCTGATTTCACCGAAGGTACTTGATCGAGCGCTTTACCTTCGAGTGATGTGATCACATCGGCAATCTTCACATACTGGAAAAGTACTCTCAAGAATTCTTCACGTTCTCCAGTATTTCCTTCGGAAAGCCAAAGATTGTAAAGTTCCTGAAGAACACTTGTTCCGAGTTTGCTAAGATCGTCAAGATGTGGGTTATTGAAATCGTGGATGTGTCTGGTAATCAGTCCTTCGATATACGTCAGACGATCAAGATCCAGATAATCTCGCAGTTTCTTCAACTGGAGATAGAGATCCTCGAGAGTGTACTCGTGTTCTGATTGTGGAGTGGTATTTTCTTCGAGATCATTCGTGGTGATGAGCTCGAATCCGGTAATGGTACCTATCGGTCTCTTTGGGGGCATCAGAATATCTCCCTAATCGAGGATTTCAAAAACGTGAACTATTTGATCCAGAGTCAGTGCTTCCGGATAGACAACGAACGAATGAAGTGCGTCGAAGGTAATGACATCACACGTAAGAGCATCGCTTGCTGTCAATGGGATATTTCCCATATTGACAAAAGTATCTCCAACATGTACTGTCAAATATCCTGCGTACACAGAAAGAGCTATATCGAGTTTTGTGGGAATTTCGTCAAGAGTGATTACAAATGACGTTACACCATTTCGAATATTCACTTGTGAGGTAGTAGGAGAAAATGATACTTCGACAGTATCTGTATCTGCCCACTTAAGTACGAGAATCGATTCTTCGACAAAATCGCACGCTATTGCTACAGTAAATTCATCTGATTTACTACCGACATCAAGAAGAATTCCTGCGAACTTCTTTGAGTCGCTAGTGAGATTACTTGCTATATCTCTGGGTGCTCCAACCAAAGATGAGAGCACAAGTATCGGACTTACTATCTTTTCATTCCCAGGAAACATTGGATTGATGAGTTCTTCATGTGCACCAAGATCTTCATCGTGTCTATCAATGGCGTGCTGAAATACTGCGACTGATGGTACAGCTACTTCAGATGTACCTTCTTGCATTTTTGCATCGTCTGCAATTTCGATATACTGAAAAAGCAGATCGATGAAATTCTGCAGACTTCCCTGATATCCTTCAGAGAGCCATGTTTCATATATGACCTGAATGACTTTTGTCTTGAGTTGATCGACAGTTACTTCGTGTGGGTTATTCTGATCGATAAAATGAAGGTAGGCTTCTTCGTATGCTTCTGTCCATTCGACAAAAGTCTTATTCGTTCTGATTGAAGTTAAGATACTCAGGATATCTTGGACAGTCACACCATTCACACGAGTGTGATTGTTTGTGGAGATGTTGTGCCATCCAGAGAGAGTAGCAGTCTTCGTCATGATAAATCTCCTTTGTGTGCGAAATGCATAGCATGACGAGACTATGACAATGAACATTGTCGTGGATATATATCACTATAGTGATCTTAACAATTAACCCTTTTAAAAGGAGTAGATATGCCCATCAAACGCGACGGAAATCCTGGCGGTCAGATGATTCCCGGTGGTTTGCGTGGACTCGCAAAACCATACGCGCAGAAGCTCCAGCCTGAGAGGATTTCTTCTCTCGACTGGTTCATGCTGATCGCGCATGTGGTGAGCATGCGGTCCACCTGCACCCGCCGGAAAGTAGGTGCGATCGCAGTAAAGGATGGCCTCATCATCGCCGAAGGATACAATGGAGTGCTTCGTGATCATGAGCACTGCACTCCTGAAACTTGTCTCCGGACGATCAACAACATTCCGTCCGGTAAGAGTCTCGACATCTGCAAAGCGATGCACGCTGAACAGAACATCATCGCCAACTCCAGTAGACTCGGATTCAGTCTGGCAGGTGCAGATGTGTACTGCACAACGATGCCATGCCCCATCTGTCTGAAGATGCTATGCGCTTCTGGTGTAGCCAACGTGTACTTCACCGGAAGCTACTCGAAGGGTAATATGGAGTCCGTATACGGACAGATCTCTGAACTGGAACAGATGAATCTGGTGGAAGTTACCGGGTTCGATCCGAAGGAGATCTTCACTAAGTATATCTAATCTGGAGGAACCAAAATGAATCAGCTCGAGCAGACCATACGTGCGATGTGTGACGGAATGGCCCTTGAGCAGATCGATGAGGGTCGATGGTATCTTCCGGAAGATAGAGCAATTTGCTCTGTCTATCCTGACGGTATCTGCCTTCATTATACCCCAGGGGACATTTGTTCCAATGACGACGTTACTGCGATGATCAAAGACACCTACAACCAAGTCGTCATCGCGGTGGATATAAAACTGAGACGATACCACAAACCAATGCCACTTCGGATCGAAACGACATGGAAACTCCGTGCATTACGTGATACCATACTGGCATGGATCGCAGATGAGCGAAGGTACTCCTGTTCGTGGATGAATCCATCCCCAACGACGGTACTCGTAGTTCGTAGCGAGTGTAAAGAAAACGGACAATTGACATTGGTCTAACAATCACGGAGGGGTTTACCCTCTCCGTATGGAGGAAGATATGCGGAACATGTGCGATTATGTAATCACCGAAGATGAATTTTACGACATAATGGCATTCCAAGATTATCCAGACATTGGAAAAAGAATTGAAAATGCCATACAAGAGCGATTCTCAGCGGATCCATACGTACTGCTTCCAGTGTGGATTATGTTCGAAATGAATCGAGAATCCAACAAAGTACAAGTAAATGTTCACGTACTGCGAGAAAACACAAATAAGTTATTTTCGCAGTTATTCGATGTGGACATCGAAAAAGACACGGTTGTAATCGCGTGTGAAATATACGACGCGAATGCATACCCATTCGAAATCGATCAAACAATGCTTGACGCAGATCTGGAAGAAGACGTACGGAATGAATACTTCTGGGATCTGTGCAAAGACATACACAAGTTGATCTACACGAGAGGAAACTCGCATAACGGGATCTTTATGCTGTACACTGAACATAAAGATCCTAATGCCTAGATGCTAGAGGTGCTCCATATGGAGCACCTCTAGTGTACTGGGCTTTGTTATTTTTTTCCGATGATTTGAAGAATATCGTAAAGACTCATGTACTTGCGATCCTCTTTGGTTTCATCCAAAGACCAATGACCTCTGGAATTAAGGATATCCTCCACCGCAATAGAGTTCGAAGCATGAATCTTTTCGACGAACTCTGTAGCTGTTTCAGGAATATCCACAGGCTGAGCCTTAGTATTCCAGAACATCGCTACCCACTTCAGCTGTGCGAGAATCTCAAGACCACGACAAGCTTCGTAGTTATCGTGCAGCGATTCGATAATGGAATTTCTGTGGAGAAGAAGATCAGGAGAGAACAGAGAATATCTGTTATGTCCTTTCACTGCAAATCCATAATCCCCATTATTCTTGAGGAAATGGTAGTTGGTAAGAGGACCAAGAATCCCGAGATGCTGCGACATGACAAGAGGGATAATTGTCCCAGTTGCATTTGTCTTGCATCGAAGGATCTTTACGGAGAGTTCGTTGATATCGATGTTTGATTCGTTGCCGGTAGGATATTCAGGACCCTTCTTGGCGTCTACGATGGGAGTCGGGGAGGTACCCTGAAGGAGCACGTTTGTGAGGAATTCAAACTGAGAACCGACCCCTTTGAGTCTATCACCCTGACGAAGAAACTGCAACTGTTTTTGTGCCGGTCTACGTGGATCAATGTCGCACGTATCGTCAACATGTGCAGTCATCAGGAAGTAAATGCCGAACTTTGATGCCCAGCGCGATATGTCGAACATGAACTTGCGTTTGACTTTCCCGTCAAACATATCGTCCATGTTTCTTGCACCATCTTCGAGACCGACCTTTTCCGATTGTCCTTCTTCCTGTACAGTTCGCATACAAGTGAAGCTGTCGATATCGACGATAGTCGGAACCCAAGTATTGAGTCGATTTCCAGAAAGGTCGAGGAAAGGCGACGGAACGATGTAATCTTTTCGATTCTTTTCTTTGAATGCACACAGTTCCTGAAGACCTTCGATGACCTCAGCAAATGTGTGTGATGTAGCATTGGTCAGACGGAATCGAGTATTCACATCGATTTTACCATCAGCCATCTTCTCGAATCGTACGAGAGAGAATACGTTTTGCTCGGAGTCATGTTTCCAGCATTCGATTTGTGGATAGCGAAGAAGAATCTGGATAATGATACTGTCGACTACAGTCGACTTGTATGTTCCAGCTCGACCACAGACTCCAGTGATAGGGGCAATACCCCCATTCAGAATCCAGCGATCGTCATAGCTCTTTTCAAACTGACCGAGTGCGATATCGAAAAGAGTACCAGTATTGATGTACGGAGCGATTTGTGCATTCTTGATGCCAACGGAATCGAAAAGACTCATGTGAGGCTCCTTAGATGTATTACTCGTATAGACACATAATGAGTACCTGACATAAAAAAATAGGTACAAAGATGAGGACCCAAATGGGTCCTCATCTCGTTTATACTTGGAACCATTATCCCAGGATATATCGACCAATGAATCCATTCCCGCCTTTACCACCTCGAGCATAAGGAATAGATCCACCAGTAGATCCACCACCATTACCACCGGTAGCAGTGATTTTGGTGAGATCATTGATCGTACCTTTGTGGAAGATGTGGATGGCTCCGCCACCAGATCCTCCTCCACCAGCATTGTGTCCAGCACCACCTACAACACCATCTGAACTTATTTTTCCACTGGTACCAAGGATAATGTTCCCCTTAACAACGAGAATGATCAATCCTCCGGCACCAGTACCACCGTTCTGTGCAAGATATTCGACAGGAGCAGCTCGCTGAAATGCACCACCAGGATTTCCTGCGCCACCACCACACGCTCTACGTTTGGTCGAGGTATTTATTGTAGCTGCTCTGGCATTGCCGCCAGCCCCACCATCGAGTGCACCATTTTCTGCAGTAATGGTAACACCAGCAGAAGCTGCTCCACCACCTCCGGCTCCACCAGAGAAAGATGTACCAGCTGATCCAGATCCTGATGTACTTGAACCACTATTTTGATGGGCTACGCCGCCTCCACCACCGCCTCCACATGCGCCGTTGGTACCGACATATCCGGGATATCCATCTGCACCGTATGAAGTTTCACTTCCACTACCAATACTTCGACGTGATCCACCATTTCCACCATTGGGAGATATGACAACAAGATCGTGTTCGGTAAAGGTATCTTCAGAGTTTATGTAAACTCCAACTTCAGGATCGATCCCTACAAACATACCTGCACCAGCGGCACCGCGTGCAGTCATGGTCAATTGTCCATTTACGATGAGATCTCCTTCAACGTAAATGAACATCCCTTTACATCTATTTGTAGGTCGAACAATATGACCAGCGTTGATGGTCATATTTTTGAAAGAAAGAACAACTGGATCTCCATCTACAGTAGATTCAAATTCATCCGTAGTAGTTACACCAGTGGAAAAGAAATCTTCCATCGGAGTAGGAAATTTAAATTCAGTACCGGCGATTACTTCTTTATTGTAATTTTTACGCAACTTGCTACCGGCGTCTGCAAGTTCAATTGATATTGGCATTACGTCCTCCTAGTTTATTGGTATTTAGATGAACATAATATTTGCGCAATATTTGACAAATGCTGGAATTTCCAGCATTTGTCAGGTAGTTTATTTTTCGATAACGAATACTTTTTCTTTTGCGTCGAAGGTCAATCTGATCGTGGTATTCCGTTGCACTTTACCGTACACCGTGAAATATGACGATCCTCCGAGAGAGAACTTGTATCCAGCAAGCAGAAGACAACGATCCGCAAGAAGTCGCGAATGATCATCTTTCGGAGTTTCTCTGCCTATCTGGAAAGTTGTTGCTTTCTTGGCACGAATCTCAATAACATCACCAGACTCAAGTTCAGTGACATTGATAAGATCTTCGAGATAGTTTATCTTCGTGTTGGCGAACTCGATCTTTTTCGGTACAGGAAGGTACTTTGTCAGATCGATTTTCTTTTCCGAGATATTCGGTGGAATGATCTCTTCCCCAATATTCTTGGGATATTCCAGAAGATAGGGATTGTACTGGGTGTACAGCATTTGACTATCTGGAGGGGTGATGAATGGAACTTTGATGTTTTGACTGTATTTGGGGATACCGCGTACAATCATTCGCATGAGACCAAGTTCCATCTTGTCATGTGCACCTGGATACCACTCAGAGATGTCGACACGAATTCCAGAGTACTCAAAATCTTCATCTTCGTCTGGTGTGAAATTGAGTGCAACCGGACTCAAGAATTGCCAGTGTTCTGGCTGAAGAGTAAATTCGGTAGAAATAGGAATCCAGGTGGTTCCTTTTTTTCCGAATATCTGCATCGTCTTTGGTCTTGGGGTAAGTTGCGCAGGAGCATCTGGAGCACCAACTCTGGCAATGAATTCGATGGAACGAATACGGAAAGTATCCTTCTCAAATTCGTACCCAATGAATTCTTTAGATGTAAGGGATGTCGACCCAGTCAACCACTGTTCAAGGAAATTGATCTTGTTGATATTTCCAGGAACATTCAGACTAGGAAGTTCACCCTGAAATGCGTGACACACGAGACCTGCTCTTGTCTGTGCAGAAGTGATGATTCTACCTTTCGGTCCGATCATTTTTGACTGTACAGGAATGACTGAACAAAGTCCGTCCGAAGATATCTTTTCTCCGGAGATCAAGTTGATCGAATGACTCAAAATGTTCGGAGGAATCTTTTCGACAGGAAGATAGATTTCATTCCCATTGTAGACGAGCATGACTGGTTCTCGTTCACCAATCGAATGAATCGACATCAACGTGATGTGATGCAGTGTATGCTCGTCTGGAGCAATGAATCCAATGTGTTCACCTTCACCAGAATAGACCCAGTCATTCTGATCAAAAGAACGGTTCTGCGTGAATCGTATCTTTTCAGTGGGTCCCACTTCTTTGAAAATCTCAAACACACTTTTCTGAGTTTGTGAATCATTCAGATGTATATCGAAGATGACATCACGATTTTTTGAACGAAACTCCGAGATGAGTTTTGTCATGTACTCTGTATTGGTGGATTTCTCAAAACTCACACGATACAGAAATGATTGTGCGAATAATCTATTCGGAATGTGATTTTGCATTTATGATCTCCCAGTATAAAGTCTATATGGTAATTATCTCTTGTATGTATCTACACTGGTGTACGGCATATTTGAAATAGAGTAGTAGATTGCATAAGTACACCTTTAGTGTACAAATATCCGCCATATGTGTAAGATGTAGCACTTTGACTTATTTTTGCAAATGGAGAAGCTCCTCCCCAATAAAGCCACGACTGACCAGACGTAATAAACCAAGTATAGTTAGGGTCCATTCCAGAATATCTACACTCTGGAGCAGCACATGCTTGTGTATTGCAAGATTGTGAAGTTATTGGTTTTGTGGTAGTACATAATGCGTCATTTACGAGTTTGTTGTCATTTCTACGGCACTCGACAGTACGAGACTGCGTACCACCACCACACGAAACTGTACAAGTACTCCAACTACCAATACTCCAAGAAAAGGAATATGCTGGAGTCCAGATGTCGTTAGTTTTGACAAATATATTTTCAGATTCTTTCCAACTGTCATTTATCTTCACAAATATCTTGTCAGCCGTCTTCCACGTGCCGCCAATATTTACGAGAACGGACATGGTAAATCTCCACTGGTTAATGATTATGATACATTATATTTGGTAGAACATGTGCTTGCCTTTTCGGGCAAGCACATGCGGTTCACTTCACAGAGTTTCGGAATTGTGCACGAATGGTGTCAAGTTCGGAATTGGTTTTGGCTACTTTGATCTTATCGAGCCAATTCCACTGTTCTGAGTTTATTGGTGCCATCACCAATTTGAACTGGTGGTTGTTATTCACGATATCCAAACACAGTTCTTCTTTTGTAGGAGGAGTATCTCGTCCAGCCAAGAAGAGATCAATGTATGGCGTTTCTTCTGTGTTGTCTTTGAGCCATGCAGTAGCTTCCGTCAACTGTGACGCCCACGTAGCTTGGTCGTACTGAGGAACGTATTTATTCCACGCTTTCCAGCGAACCCCTTCAAAATGAGTACGAATTTCAAGTGAGAGTTCGTTCATATACGATTCAAGAGAACGAATATCTATCCATGCGGACGACGCAAAGTCGTACTTGCATTGATGCTCTGGTATATCCCAGTTTTCGAGAAATTCTTCTTCAGTACACAGAACCTTGTGAGATTCTTTCAGTACTCCAGGAAGGATCGAGTATGTACCATCGGCATCGATAGCGAGATATGCTCGATCAAATGTATCTGTACCTGGAATTATGATATCTGTCTCAGATGGTACCTTGGTGGTACGTATGGTTAGTGGAATTACTGACATTTCCGGATCGGTGACAGTATATTTTCGTGCGACATGAAGAAATCTTCGATTTTTGTCGAACAAGTATACTGAGTACTTTTCTTCATCGTACTTCTGTTGGAGAAATGTACGAACATCTTCAATATCTTGTTCAGTAAGACGAACGTCGATTCCCCCTGTGGTCACATTGCACCCACCAGATAAAACTACGCCATCTATTTCATCAAACTTCAAAAAATCATACTGGGAACCAATACTTCTCAGTACTGGTCGATCAGTAGGTTCGAGATTGAGTATTATTGAATCGTATACAGCAAGAGCTGTGTGCTGATTGTAGAACAGGCAAGTGGTTGACATGTGGACTCCTTTCTAAGCAATCAGCTTGATGTGTATCGTGTTATTGACACCACCCGTAGGATCGAGTGTAGAGTATTGGATATATGGAAGTCCAACCTGATCCGCAGTATGTGTATGTGCGGTATTTGCTTTTCCAGCAAGAGCGGTCGTAAGTTGATCATTCAAAAGCTTGACAGATTTTGCAGATGCAAAGATCGCAGAATTGTCAAGTGAGATTTCGTCAGACACGTTTTCACGAATGGATGTAAGTTCTGCATTTATTGCGTCCACTGCGGAAACGAAAGTATTTGTACTGACATAGTCACTGAATTGCTGAAGAAGTTCATCACGAATAGCCGCAAGATCTGCAGTAGTCGCAACTTCTTTCCATGAAGTCCAGACACTACCCTGACTCACTCTCCAGTACCGGAATTTGGAGACACCAAGTTCAATGTACTCTTGGTAAACGTATGATTCGCTTACCGCGAATACGATGAGAATTCCTCCAGCATTTGTAACAGGACCATCCACCATACCTACAGCGGATATCGGAAATGCTCCAGATTTGGTGAATGTATTGAGTTGTGCATTCTGAACAAACTCACCGAGTCGTGCTTTGAGTTGCCCGAGATCTTTTGCACTCGAACCATCTTCAAGTTGCACATCTGTGACTGGGTCAATTCCATTTGGAAGATGAAGTTCGGCGTGCGGACCAACCACACTTCCATAAGGACTGGAAGTAAGCTCTCTCCAGTGAGTTGTACCATCACCTATTTTGACTTCTCTGGTATCTGTGGAATATGCACCATATCCGGTAAGTATTACTGGATTTTCTGCATCCCATTCAGCGTGAGTTTTCGATCTCAGAATTACTGTTGATATGAGAGTGGGCATTTATGCTGCTCCTATCTGCGATTCAGGTAAGTAGTGACTTCTTCTAAGATATTGACTTCTTGTTCTGCAAGCGCAGTAAGACACCAGAACAGCATGTCGGGAATTGTAACATCAGCGGTAACGTCAACAGTCGGAATCTTTCCCTGTATCATTTGACACATACAGAGATTGATAACATCGATGAGTGTATTCTTATCGGTAGGAATCAAATCTTCATTGTATTTGTGAAGACTGATCGCGGTATATCGCGAAATCATTCCTACACCAGGAGTATCGAATTTTTCAAAGAATGTGACTTGCAGCATCTTCATGATGGCGGCAATCGCCTGAACTCGATCTCCATGCTGTTTCCGAGTTTCTGGTTCGGAAATATCGTTGTATGCGAGTTTGTAAAACCTCGGAATAAGAAAACTCTCACACATGGTGAGCATGTTGACGATTGGATGAAGTCTCGTCTTTCTATTCGAGAGGTACTCTACGAAACACAACTGCATTTCTGTGAGTACTCGATCCATAGTAAACGTAGGTACGTTTTCGTTCTCGAAAAGTTCAAGATACTCCGCATGGAGTGCATCTATTGCGATAACGATATCATTGAATTTTTGGAATATTTTCAACGTTTTGGGATTTGGTGCAAGTGGTTCTTCTCCAGATGCTTTGGAGATACCCACAAACTTTATTTCAAAGTCTGTGATTTTCGAAGAAGCTGGTTCTGGATTGGTCAATTCAATGATATCGGTATCTGCGGTCTGTTCGACAGGATTACTCGGATTATCATTTCCGAGATGAAAGAGCGCTGACATTATACCTTCATCGTTGGACATTATTTTACCCTCCTAAGGGTCTAACTTACATGATATGCGATTCATTTTCCATACATTCAGGTATTTTTGGAGGCCACAATGCCGGTCAGATATTCTCCGATTACCGAAATGACCGAACACATCCACGATGTTGTGGTCAAACAGATGGTGCATAAGATCCTGAACGACATCAATCCATTAACCCCGATGGACAATAAGCTGTACATCGATACATCGTACAGTGTCGCGCAACAAGCTACTGACAACGATCACAGTACAATTTTCCGCAATAACAAGATCATGGTCAAAGCACATCCCAATACAAACCCAGCGAATGTAAAGTGGGATGCTGCTGGTGTAGCTGTTCATACCGGGCAATACATCAATAAACATGATCTTGGAAACAAATACCCACCAGTATTTGTGGATCCCGTTTCATCCATCCGACTTCTCGAAATGGCAGTACCTGCGTATGTCGCGATGGAATTTGAAATAGAACTTGTGAGCCGCGATCAAGCATACGAAATACCAACATTACTGTACCGTAGATTTTCTGGTGGTCACGTATACACAGAAACTGTAAAGTACGATTATCCGATACCGCAAGACATTCTGGTGTCGCTATATGGTCTTTACAAATTGCGCAGATTCACTAAGAATCCGAATTTGTCATTTTGGGATTACCTTACAGCGGGATCACAAGGGATTATTCAGCGAAACGTGAGTCGATCCGAAGTGAATCGAAACGTTGAACTGATTATTCCCAAGACCAACATCTACTGTACAGTACAGCTTGAATATACTGAAGACAAACCAGAAGAAGTCAAGAACGGAAGATCTCCGAATGCATACCAGACTCGCTTTGTTCTGCACATGCAGTACAATCGAGTTGACTGTATGTGTTTGCAGTATCCTCACGTTGTTGACAACCAAATGATTCCTGAATTTCTGATCCTTAAAAGGGATACAGATATTCCCTTCAGAAATCTCGATGGAACTTTCCCGGAGAAAGAACAGGAAGAACAATTTCGAGTTCAGAACATTGGACCTCGTCCAACTCCTATCGTTCTTCCTTATTACGACGATTGGATGATTCCTAGAGGAATTGTTTACAAAAAGTCGTATCGGGAATTTCTTATCGCTGGATGTATCGTCAATGAAACTCCAGGCGAGATGACAGCAGAGAATCTATCTGGAATACTCGACACTGATGAAGGATACAGACTTCATCCGACTATCGTAGAAGTACTCAAACGGCAAGGACAAAAATCATTCAGAGATGATTGTCTCGTCCGTATTGAGGTTTTTGCGAACGATATTCCGATAGAAGTCGAACAACTCGAACTTACAGAGGACCTCACTCTTAAGTTTCCTGGATTCAATATCCACAAACAATACCGAATCGTTCTTTATGAAATCACGGACATTCGGTTTCTCAATCCTGAGTGGTACGATCTAATCCTTGACAAGTGGCCGTTCTTTACTGTGTCCAAACAGATTCAGAATCTACTGGATAATGGACTCGTGGATACTTCCACTGGTACAATCAAGGATCCGAAATTCAACGTCCTCGGAGGTCTCAATGACTCTTATCGGCCGCTCCGGCAACTCATCGGCGACATCGTCGCAAAATACAGAACTTAAAGAAACTGACCGGATCATTCCGAACAACGATAATGTCACCACCGACGGTGACTTAGCTGCACTTGCGCACATATCGAATACCTTCTCTACAAGGACTGCGCTCAACATAGATCAATACGAGAATACCTTTCGGGATCTCATGACGTATGTCGAGGGTATTCCTGTCACGGTCACGTATTACCACGTGAATCAGCCAGAGCAGGATATTCGCACTTCCCCAGCGGACATACAGCCCATGGGGAATCCTGTACATAAGGACTTTACCAAGATTCTGCACTTTGAAATGAGACTGCAGGATTCTCTTCAGCCGACATTCAATCCAGAAGACAATAGTTTCGATCTGAATGGTGAAGCTGTCGTTTATCCTGGATTTGAACCGAACGTCGGTGATCAGTTCTTGATGCAGCTCGATGATGGAAATGTCGGTGAGTTCAAGGTCAATGATAAGACCCCAATGACTTACAGACAGAATCGCTGTTACAAGATCGGTTTCGAGATCCTGAATCTTGCTACTGATCTGATCATCCGTCGGTTGGATTCTGGGGTAAGAGAAACATTCATCTTCGAAAAAGTATCCTACCCCGGAAACGACACATACACACTTCTCAAAGAGCAGACGTACCTCGACGTAATGTCGTTTGAGCAAATCAGAGCAGCTCTGATAAAACTCTATATTCGAAAGTTCTTCAATGAAGATTGGAGAGCATTTGTACGACCTGATGGAGTGTATGATCCTTACGTAGGCGAATTCATGAAGAAACTGCTTACGTACAAAGAAGTGAAGATGCGACCTCAACAAATCTTCCGTCGTCTGCAGGATTACGATGACTCCATTTGGTACCAGTTCAAAACGGATATACTCGAAACGTTTTCTCTAATTGTACCCAAATTCAAAAAGAAATATCTCGCTGCGAATGCACTGGCAGTTGACCATACCGCACTCATCAATCGATGGTATATCGCACTCGATCCAGAAGGCGAAGAATACTACGTACTGAGCAATGCATTCTACACGAGAAACAAAGACAGCATGACTCCTCTTGAAAGGATTCTCTATACCTACATCACCGATCGTGCAATCAATCCGACTGAAGTACTGACACTAGTCAAAGATACTCAGCATATGTCGGACATGATGATGTTTTACACATACCCAATCTATATTGAACTTGCAAATGTGGCGATCAATACACTCCGAGGAAAATCCAGATGTATTTCGCGTCCATAGTCGACCACGTCAATTATCGTGGGTACCTAATAGGAGATGTTCCTGCAAACTACGGAGTACTCTCTCCGTATTTTTTTGCTGAGAATACCGCAGGTCCTGTCTACAGTCCAATCGATGGTGAGACCTGTCGTGGACTTTACGCGATAGTTCATCTCGTCGATCTGCATTTCAATAAGATCCCGTTTACCATTCTCTATAATGGGGATATCGTCGACATCAAGAGAAATCTCAAGTGGTATCTTGAACACATGCACGAAGAGAAACCACGAGATCGAGCAATACTCGAATTCAACAAGAAAGCACACGAGCTCTACAAAGTCATGTGTACAAAGGCGGAGATATTGGCGAAGATGTATCCTGACCAGAAAAGGTTTGAGAAATCTCCATTTGCCACACTTCTTCAGCAGGCGCATAACGCATGATTACTCCGATGAGCCGCATCATGGAGAAGAATGTAGAGAGCGTACTAACTAAAGTAGAATCCAACTACTTTATCATGGACTGTACTCTATATTCTTCTTCAAATCCTTCAGTGAACATACAGTTGAGGTATGTTCCGACAATAGAGGTTCATCAGGATTTCGTCAGAAAGTTCGCAGATGAAATTCAGATGGTCCTAGAAATAACGGCGCCAGAAGCAATCCTTCTGTGTGAGAATTATCAAGATCTCTTGTGTACCGTAAAATACACAAGAGTCAATCTGGATCCATTTGAAATCATCGACGGTAGTCTTCCAATAAGTTTTACCTACAGAGTTGTCATCGCTAATGCTGGTGATTTGCTTAAGCAGTACACTAAATCAGCGATGCTCGAATCTGATGAACATTACACTCCAGAATCTGTACATGGACGAATGATATCCATGTCAGTTCAACTTATCGAAAAAGACTTGTACGATTTAAGGAAGAAACAGATCAATGCTCTTCTTAAGGATTGTACAGTACTCGATGTCATTTACTACGTACTCAACGCATTGGGAATAAAGAATATTTCGATGATTCCTCCTCACAACAAACAGAGAAGGAAGTCATTTCTTATTCCACCAATGCACGATCTTACCACGATCTTCGAGTATATTCAAGAGAACTTCGGAATCTATAGTAAGGGCGTAGCGCACTACTATACAGGTGGTGTATTCTACATCTATCCACCATACGAGACAAAACCAGACAAATCAATCAAGCCAGAAGTAACACACATCTACAACGTCCCTTCATCGAAATACTTAGGGATGAAAGGATATCACTACAAAGATGGCGACGTGATGCATCTCGTGAATAACGTAGATGTGCAGTCTGTAGATATGGCCACTAAAGGTGCAGAGATATTCGGTACTTACCGAGTAACCACTCGCACAGATATGGCTCTAGATATTGGTAGAACTACCAACGGAGCAAAAGGAACATTTTCAGATAAGAACATCTTAGGATGTGGACTTGCAGCAAACAGAAGCATGTCTGCACAATCTCAAGGTGCATTCTACGAATCATCGACAAACAACGCATACGTTCTAGCCAGTCAAATGGCAGAATACGATTGTACGATTCTTTCCTCTGGATGGCTGATGTCCGAACCGTTTACTTTCATTCCTGGTGAACGAGTTCATTATCACTTTGATAAAGACAGTCAGTACCAGACGACTGAAGGTGTAGTTGAATCCGTGAGATCGACTACACGCATCTTCGATAGAAAGAGTAAGTACATTTACACAGTTGACACAGCCTACGTACTTCGGCTCTCTCCGACCGACGATTAGTGTATCTAGATGGTCTCCTCACGGGGACCATCTAGAGATTGTTTGTAAGTATTAATCATACCTAGATTGAGTATATATTACCGAATTAGAACGTAAACTATTCATTCAGTAGGAGGAATGACATATGCGAATGAAAGTGACTTGCAAGACGGATACGGAAGAAAAGCAGAAGGCCCTTCAGGTGCTGATGAACTTCGCAGTTCCGACGAAGATCGAGTCCTTTTGTCCGACCATTACCAGAATGATCGGTATAAACATCTTCCGTGCTGCGATGGAGCAGCTGCGTAGAGGTACCGTCACGAATTACTGGTTCAATGCATTCGAATGGTTGGATGTGGATGTCTCCGTCATTGAACTCGGTGACGGTGATAAGGATCGTTACGATCAAATCACCGAATACTACCTCGAGGTCTATGTCGGCCGCGGGAATGATCTGGTCTGCATGATCACCGCAATGACCAAGACGAACATCCACATTCCTGAGTTCGTCGGATACGAAGGAATCACTTCCATGGAAGCAGTACGGGGGTAGTACATGTTCGTCCGCACGAAAGAGAGCCTCGCCTCTCTTGGTGAATTACAGTCGATAGAAATACTTGAACCGGACATGGCCAATCGGTCATGGGTGCACGATGCCCTACTCGCCACCAGGATGTACATGCGCCATCATGGAGAACTTCCTACTTTGTCACAGACCGCAAGGTTTGCATCCACAGTCGTGACCATCGACGCTGAAGGCGATGTTCTCATGGCGTACATCGAACGAGACAATCGACTGGTGGCAGCCGCAACTCTCAAGAAAAAATAAGGAGAATCTCATGGATGTCGCAGGTAGACGTATTTCCGTGTGTCCGCAGTGCGGTACGACAGATCTTTGTGGGCAGGTCGAGCAATTCACTTCAGTACTTCTGAATGATGAATACGAACGTATAACAATTCGCCGTCAAATGGAAGATGGTACAGTTGAATTAGTTCTCGACGAAATCATCGAATTTGTAAAGATGAAGATTGGAGCAATGAATCCTGAAATAATCAGTTGCACGCGTTGCGACTTCTTGTGCGGCCCCTACGAACTCGAACCAATCCTCGGGGTTGGTTTCATTCTGGATTTTCATTCGAGATACCCGTACAATGTGGGTGTTACCAATCACAATCGGGTACATCCTGAGTTCGTTCTGGTATTCTCGGATTTTTGTTCGGCATATCGTCACATCCGGGAACTCAAAGAAGATGATCCAAATTCCAAGAAGCTGATCATCATTCCGACGGAGGATTCCAAGTTTCCTCTTCGTACTATCCGAGTACACACATGGATGGAACCCGGTAATGTGGATCAGCAGATCGATACCTGCACGATTCGTATGCACCCCGACGACGTGACACAATTTCCCGAGCTTCTCATAAATGACGGATTCGTGCACGTGAAGGATACCGTCAATCCGAACTTCGTAAGGAAGGAGTTCTCTCGGGTAAGTGATATGGATCAGGGTCTCGTACTGGCAATAATAGTTGATGAACTTTCCGAACTCAACAATCCCGAAGTCGCTGAGTACATCAACAATGCGCTTAAGTCATGTACCCGAGAATCCTGGAATGGGAAAACTCTGAACACGATTCTCATGGAATATGCGGAGAAATAACATTTCATCTAGGGGAGACAGTGTCTCCCCTAGATTTCTCTACAGAATGAACTTTTGTATTTTTTTACAGAGACTATCTATATTTTGCGAACATTTCTCTTCGGAGAAAATGGGAGGCAGACGAAGTCTGCATATCTGTGAGACACTTCCTTATTTTGTATTTAGTATTTAAATAAGGAAACACCCTCTATAGGGTGGGTGGTGGGGAGGATAAAAGAAAGAGGAAAATGATAAACGAGATCCATCAAAGGATCTCGTAGATATACAGATAAACATAAAGTTTCTACTAAAGAGGATGGTCATTAGACCATCCTCTCTTCACATTTCAATTACTCGATTTTCTTTTGCGAATTTTCAATCCAATCTTCTACTTTCGTCCGTACGGACGAATCATAGATTCTCTGCCATATACGATTCATTTTCATTCTTCTCAGGTAAATATTGAGATCTCTTCTGAGAGATTGATAGATGGTGACGTCAGGTCTCCACGAGTGCATGGTTACCATGAGATCAATGATCGGCATGTCCCTCAAAAGAATCGCATGTTTGTATTGTACAGTATTCGGAATATCGAGATACTCATTGGCGTAATTCATTCTATCCACTATTGATCCACTCGGGAGCAATTTTGCACAGAAGATTGAATTCACGTTAATTGTACCATTTTTGACATCTTCCATCGCACTGTAAAGAGATTCCATTGCTTCTCCATACCTGCTTCCCACGTACCCGAATGCTCGATCGGATGATGGTGCTATATGGACTAAGTTGGCAGTGGAAGGTCCTTCAGTAACGAGATTTGCTATATGAGTTATTCTGTTGAATAACCATATTTCGAGTAGATCATCCATGATAAATGGATAGACGTGTTTATAGATGAATGTATGGAAGTTCTTTGTTCCTTCTTCTTGGGGTACATCCATCGTCAGATATTTGAAGTATTTGAAAAGAAGAGCAGTAGTATCGAGACAGATCATCGAGAAATTCGGATGTGTGTATTTCGTAACTACTTGTCCTTGAAATATGTCGAGAGTATACTCGTCAGTATCGTGATACCATATTTGCATAGGTTTGACCTTACTCCACTCTTCCCACGATCCTTCGAGAGGAAGAGTTTTGATGTGGTCAACATCGGATACCGGACAAATGTATTCGTTCGGTGCGAATAATCCTTTCTTGTAGAATGCTTTTCGATAGGCTTTACCAGATCGTGCAGGATCGAATATATCGTTAGCATTCGATGGAATTTCTTTGAAATAGTTGAGATATCTTGCAAAGTCATTTGACTGTAATGACAGATACTCTATATCTGGATCGAGAGTCTTAAGGATCTGCTTCAGTATGAAGAATCCTCTCGACTCAAATCCGTCAAGATTCAAGAAGCGTGTTTTGAGTATGCGCTTCTGAAGTTTCAAAAAATCCACGTACTGCTCCCATTTGGGCAGGACCTTAGGTGATGCCACACGGAAGTGGTGCGCGAGGTCTTGTAGCATGTATACCTTCCTCCTACATAATGAGGCGGGTCAAGCGACCATGTCATTTCGTACACGGGTTGCATATCATGTGCTCAAATCCCCAAGGGAAATGTGCATATATATCACTATTGTGAACCCTGCTTAGATTGTAATTGGTACGATCTAGGTAAAACTACTAATAAGTTCTGGCCAGGAACGTAAACCAACCAACTGCATCAAGGAGACTCCGATGCCCGTTGAATTCGCCATCGATGACAATGACAAGACCCAGGGTCATCCGATCGCATCCCCTGTGGGATCCGTTCATGACAACGTGTCGCCCGTTCAGGACGACACTCGCGCCGAACGTGCAGCTTCCTCCTCGTCTGGTTCGAGCGGTGCATCGCTCATCCACTACGTGCGCAGCAAGGCTCAGCACCAGGCACTGTCGCCGGAAGGTACGACCTTCCTGACGCAGCTGAAGGAATCCTTCACCAAGGCTCCGGAACTCGGCATCACGAGCGTGCGTATGCCCGCCGCCAGCGCCGAACTGTTCGTCAAGGACGGCATCGCCGTCGCGCTGATCTTCGAAGAACACATGCGCCCCGATGCTTATCGCGGCGGTACCGAAGACTACGTCTCCCGCGTGCATGACGAATTCCGCATCGCTCTGGAAATCGGCAATGCCGAATCGCTGCTGGACGTCTACGTCGTTCTGCGTGGCGACTACGAAAAGCCGACCCAGTGGTTCGACACGGTGAAGGAAGCACTCACCGGCGGTCTCTACAGCGACATCACCTACAAGATGGTGAAGGAATGCCGCTACGACATCGTCACCGATCCCAACCGTGTACACGACGTCATCGGCGCGCTGACCCCGCACAAGGTGCTCGGCCGCATCGACGTCGGCATCGTCATGAACATGCTGACGGACGATCGTGATCGCGATGTTCGCGACCGTGATCGTAATCGTGATGATCGTGATCGTCGCGACGAATACATCGAACTCGGCGCCATGGGCGGTTTCACGGACTTCTATGAAGTCTACGAAGGCCGCGACCTCATGTACCAGCCGATCCTGCACCTCACCGAATGGGCCTCCTACATCCGTCATTCTCGGATGTTCCCCGTTCTGCTGGCCAACTTCCTGGACTACGCCATCACCCATAAGGGCTGGCTGTCTCCGTTCCAATCCTTCGGCCCGAACAGCCCGAACCTCGGCAATCTGTGGTTCGATGAAGATGGTCGTCCCGAAGAACTTACCAACATCGATCAGCTCAATCGCTTCGTCCGTGACCGCATGTTCGAACCGATCGTCGTGGTCGACATCCAGCCCGGTCGCGTGACCCTGCCCGGCATGTATGCCATGGCCAACGAAAAGATGCAGGGCCCGATTCTCGAAGACTTCGCTGAATTCTTCGGAAGCAATCACATCACTGACGGTCCGGATACCATGTTCGACAAGCCGATCGGCATGCTCACCACTCTGGTGAACAAGGAAGGCCGCATGGTCGATTCCCGCGAAATCGACTACTTCGATGCCATTCAGGCTACCAGCGATCGTCGTCTGCTCGGGGACTTCCTCACCTACGACAACGATGCGCTGCGCCGGATCGACTCCATTCGTGACCTCGGCTACAAGAATGTCCAGCCGCTGTACATGACCTACATGTGCCCGCTGCGTGAAGATGCGCTCGAAGCCATCATGAAGGCCGCCGGCAGCTCGCTGCGCGTTCGTACCGACTACAACACCAATGCTCCCATCAGCATCGGCGCCTACTTCGACCGCGGTCGCAACATCTCTGCGATCATGGGTCGTACGTCCATCCACACTCGTCGTGGGCAGAGCATTCGCCAGGGCTCTGGCATCTGGGGTGGTCGCACCATCCGTCACAGATAGTCCACACACGAAAACGCCTTAAGGAAACGGTTCGAAGGGGAGGGGTCCTTCAAAGGGTCCCTCCCCTTGTTTCTTTAGACCAAAGGGTTTAATTTTTCGGTCTAGGAGGTAAGTATCTGTGAGTGGAAAGAAAAGTCCGTATCTCAAACGAAATAGGGTACGGCTAACAGATTTTGAGAAACTTCATTCTGAATCGATAGGAGCAAAAGCTCTTAACGATTCTGATCTTACAGGAAAGAAGCTTACTCAAGAAAGAATCTCACAGCTCTTCTACGATATTGAGCCTGAGCTTGGTTTCGTAGCTACTTGTGAGTGTAAGGAGTATCGGGGGAACTTCTACGCAGGATACGTTTGTCCGATCTGCAAAACTACTGTCTCAACAGAGTTTACGAGCAAACTCGGCTGCGTTAACTGGCTCATCTTCCCTGATCATCTCCCATCGATCATGCATCCAGTATTTTACGCAGTTCTTTCGAGATGGCTCGGCAAAGTAAAGTCCGAAAAACCCAAATCGAAAGTACGAAAAATTCCTCTTCTCCAAGCAATCCTTGATCCTACAGAAGAACTTCCTCACGGTGTGCGGTCACACATCCGTGCTCAAGGATTTCGCTATTTCGAGAAACATACAGACGAAATCATGGACTTCTTCTTCAACACATACAAGTTGACGAAGAGCAAGAAAGATTTATGCCACGTCAAAGACATGTATGAGCAATACAAACACTTGATGTGGATACGCAAATTTCCTTCACTTCATCCTGTACTTACGCCAATCGCGAAAGAGTGCAAGATGAAAGCTATTGACAACGCTGCAGGCCACATGATGTCAGCAGCATCTGACTTGTCCACACTCGCATACGAATCGAAGAGATGTCTGACTGACAAAACGTACGTCGACAGACAGTTGTGGAAAGTCTACGAAAGTCTCATCGCTTATACTGAAAACATCATCGAAAAGAAATTCGGTGACAAATTTGCACAGGCTCGTCGCCACAACATGGGCGCTAGAGTCCACTTCTCTGCACGTTCAGTCATTGTACCAATCGTCAGTCCACATGAAGGGGATGAAATCTATATCCCTATGAAAATTGCAATGGGAGCACTTAAAGGAGAGATCCTTAATGTTCTCATGAATCGATCTTTCATTCCTGTGGAAGAATCCCCAGGATACAAAGTTAAACGACCACATACACTCAACGAGGCACTCGCAAAGTACATGCGAGGACTTGTAGTGTTCGACGAAGATATTCACCGCATCATCATGAAACTGATCGAAGAGTGTCCTTATAAGGGACTACCTCTTTTGGTCGGACGAAATCCGACTCTGGTCCTAGGAGCCATTCAGCTCCTTTACATGACCAAAGTCAAAACAGATATGGCGGATGAAACAATCTCCATTTCTGCGCGTATCTGCAAAGCCCCGAATGCTGACTTTGATGGTGACGAAATGTACATCCTCTTCATCAAAGAAATGGGGATGGTGCCATTTCTTCAGAATCTTCATCCAAGGATGACTATTCTGTCGAAATCCGATTTGGCAGTTGGTGGACTCGTTATGCCTACAAACCAGGCGACAGTTCACATCAACTCATTCCTTTCGTGTGGTATGGATACGCCAAAACACGTTAGGTTCGAAATGTAATAACAGGAAGGAGGATCCCTTTGAGGGGATCCTCCTCTTTAAATAGGTAAAACGATATGATCAGAATTCCTCTCGATCTCGTGGATGAACTTTGTAAGTTGTACCACGCTGAAGATGACGACAAATTGACGAAGAAATTCTTGACGCTCGTGGATTATCCCAGTGACAAAATCGTCGAGTGTATTCGCGAATACTTGAATTCTCTTCGCACCAACGATGGCATCGATGAAGATATGGTTTACGAGGCAATGAAAAGGATGGTACTTGCCGTTATCTTGAGCGGTAAAGCAGTAAAGCTCATGCACCACAATCCTGATCAAAGTGACGCGATAAATTCTTTGTCAATGCGCGAAGCAGAAAAGTATTTCGAAGAACTTGATACACATTGCGCAACAAGGAAACTCCAATGAAAGATATTCCCATAGACATTCGAACCATTTATGCCGATGGTACTCGTTTGACTATGAAAAATGTCGACGATATGAAACAACCCTTACCGGAAATACTCACGACAGTGAAAACTCGTTACAAACAAAAAATCGTGTTAGATTCTCTTGCGTACTGCAATCCTAAAGAGGAGAAAGATTGTGATGAATGATGCACTTAAAGAGTCTGTGCAGGTTGCCTCACGATACATCAAAACGATACTCGGAGATCATGCAGCACAGACCGCAGAACATCAGATTCGTCTGGTTTGTAACACAGTCGAAGAAGTTCACGAATTCGCCGTGAATTTTATCAATCAGAACATTCCAGTTGCGGACACCTTCAACATAAATGAAGCTGCTCCTCTTCAGCGGATCTTGTCCAGACTCCGTGCGTTTCATCTGTAATTCAGGACAAAATCATGTACACCAAACAATTTCTCATCGGTAGAACAGAAGATGAATTCATAGATCTTTGTATCCATCTTTCTGATCTGTCAACGCGATTGCGTTCAAATGTACCGTACACTGAAGAATTCCTTCATCGACTGTGCCCAGTACTGAAATCCACAGAAGATCTCACTGGGACCGCTATTTCTGCGGCAATCAATATGACGATCGAATACGTCAGTAATGTCGTATCGATCGATACTTCACGAGTTTTGTATTTTCAAGGCGTAAAGCTAATGGAAGCATCGCCTGTAGGTACCAATGAATTCGTCGATTATTTCCGGGATTTGCTTTCTGCTGCAAACATTCGTATCGAAGGAGAATGAAAATGACCGCGTGGGAAGTTTACTGGATTCTGAAACTCGATGGAATTCGACTCATACTCGCTATTGCCGGGGTACTTACTCTAGTACTTGCTGTTTTCGGGATGTTCCACAATAACGAGATGAACGAAAAGATCAAAAAACATAACAACCACGCAGATAATCCGACCACCTCGGAACCCGAATACCACAGAAAACAGGCTCAAGAATTCAACGACGACAAGATATCTGACAAGACAATCATCCGATTCGCGGTGATCGGTGCATTATGCTGGATAGTGACTTGGGTACTCCCAAGCACCAATCAAATGATCGCTATTCGCGTGGTACCTACTGTGACGAATAGTGAGATTGTTCGAGAAATTCCTGATGCAGCAAAAGAACTGTTCAAGGAATATTTGAACGAAGAATTCAAAAAGAACTGATTCTGGAGAGCGAAATGTCTAAAAACATTACGTGCGAAGAAATAAGAGTGATGCATACTGATGTGTACTACACTACGAATGAATCTACTCTTAAGTACTTCTCTCCTCCGGAATGGTCAGTCATTATCGTCGGTGCACGAGATGATAATAACCAGATGACGTATGTCGCATATGTCAGAACGGAAGATGATTGGAAAATCTTAGGATATATCGAAGATCCTTCACGAATCATCGAGCTTCGTACTCGATACGTTTCCCCAGCATGGAAAATAGACCCAGGTCTACCATTACCTAGCGACAGCCATCGATTGAAAAAATATACCTCACCAGAGGGCGATTTTGTATACCTCCACGATGTCGAAGAATACTTATTCATCAATGTCGTAGGGTTCTACAATTCATGCATAATGCAAGAAGTAAAGGATCTTCGTAAGGAGAATTCTGAGCTTCTTACAAAACTCGAACAAAAGAATCGTGAATCATCACTCAAAGAGAATATTAAACAGCTGTTTGGGTGGTGGAAACCCTAGGAGTTTAGCTCGTGGAAATAAAAGTTATTGTATCCACAGGGTACATGTGCTCAGAACGAGAAACTACGATTGAAGTCGATGACGAAAAATGGAATGCCATGACTGAACAAGAAAAGCAGGACATGGCTGACCAGTGCGTCTGGGAATTTGCTGAATGCACATACAAAGAAAATTCGTGATTGTATCTGGTGGGAGGAAATTCCTCCCACCAGTAACAATATAAGCGTCATTAGGCCAGAAGCTTCATTAACCTCATTTGGCGGTCAATAGTCACCACAAAGGAGAAACCCATGTTTTCTGACAAGATTTCGTATCCCAAAATTTTCGAGTCGTACAAAACGACAATCGATTCTCTCGCTGATTCTACCGTCAGCGATGGTTTCAGGGAAGCTCTCGCGACATTCTTCAGTGACGCAGAATATTGCGTCAAATCTATTCGTACATTTTTCGCTGTACGGATGAATTCACCAATTGTCGGATGGTCAAAGACATCCGAAGTTCGTCAGGTCGAAGTCTCCGATCCGCAGACTGCGATCAAACGCATGCGCCCCAGTATCGATATCAAAGGCGGTATCGATTTTCGCATGCCTCCACTCTGCAGAAGAGCGCTTCTCAATGTGCTCATGGAAATCAAACCACAAGGTGTCGAACTCGTAGATCCTCTCAGCATGTGCGTAAGTCCTCCAGTCAAAAAGGACGCTACAGATAAAATCATCTCAGCAAGATGCGAATCCGATGTGTGCGAATTAAAGAAAATTCCACACACGGAACGCACGATGAAAGATCTTCTCAAGTATCCGTATGCGATATTTGATTTGTTCATTTGTCGTGCACACGTACTACATTCCATGCAATCATGCCTAGGGATTCCCGGAATAGATTGTTGGATTGAACAAACGTATCTGTTCCGTGGAGATACTGTGGAATACCGGTACTTTATTACTGGTATCGCCATGGACAAGAAAGAAGGTCAACTCGTAAATCACCTCGACGTGATGTTCCAATCGAGAATTCGTGGCTGGGAAGGACAGCAAAGAAACGTCTATCCGAAGCTGTCCAAGAAAGCTCTCGCAGGCCATCGCAGAGAAGCTATTGCTATCCGTGAGACTTTGGTTGATCTTTGGAGCCATCCTGGTAATGAAAAATACATCAAGGTGGCCAATGATCGTCTGATGAAATTGAATTCTCTAATAGAGGGTCTTGGTTATCACGACGAAAAGAAATAGTTCAATTTGGGGATCTCTATCTTAGGGTGGAGATCCCCAAACTCAATTATATCGATCGTGATTTGTTTTGCTGTCATAACACTCAGCATATGGAGAGCATCATGAGTTCACAGATTACTGAGTTTATTTTCGGTCCAATACGAGAAGAAGATAAGGCTGAAATAATGTCAGAGAAGTATCCAGCTTGGTTCAGAGAAGCTCTTCTCGATGGTGAAGTTCGAATCGGACTTGCTGGAAATAAGGGATATCTTAGCATTTACGCAGAAGATCCTTGTGTGCGATATTTGTCATGCAAAGTAGTAAAGACTCCTACTGGAGTAGCATTAATCGAAGTAGAGATCAATGTCGACGACGAGTTCATGTAGAAGAAGATAACACATAACCATTCTGTGCTCGTCAAAGGAATAGGAATATATTACTTTGATGAGTATCGGAACTTTAAAAGTTTGAGGAGAACTGATGTTGAGTAACCTCACCGAACTGAGCAGCATCCCACCGATGTCGAGTCTCCTTGGTACGAGAGGAGATGCTGCTCTTATTCAGCAGATCAACCGACTGACTGGTTCTACCTATTTCGGGTCGAAAGATGACCGATACGGTAGACAGTACGATTCATTTCTTTCGAAGTACATAGTGCCGATTCGTGAAGCGAGTCGTGCTGTCAATCTCGTAGCAAGAAAGCTTCTGCGTACGGACGATATCATCTGGATCGACGATATCGAGGAACTCAGGGAACTTCCTCCCTGCATGATCATCCCGACAATCACCACGGATCCCGTATTCTCTCTACTGAAGCAAGGTCGAATCAGTGGGTATGGATATACTGCTGATGAGTTAGTGCAGAAGAAAGAAATGTACGATCGACTCATCGATCGCAACGGAGTCGTTCATTTGGATGACCCTGACAAATTCCTGAACGAAGAAGATAAAGAACTGCGCAAAGAACTTGCGGAACTTCGTGGAGTTCCTGAAGAAGATATTCTCATATTCGTCGATACGGAAGATCACGATGACGTGGATCTTACGCCAGACGAAGTCATCTCACTGGATCGTGCTCGTAGACTCATGGAAGAGGTCGTTGAAACGACGTACCTCGATCCCACTGATCTCGATAACATCCGGGGCTAATGAATCGAGGGGATACCCGTCTAGGGTCCCCTCGATTCTATACCTCACGTTTATATTCATTTTTCTTTGAGGAGAAAGCCCATGAGCCAGACGACTGATCCTATTCCATGCATTCCGACTCTTAGTGCATCTGTTGGAATAATCACTTCCATACAGGATGTTACTGCGTATGTCATCAGACATACCACCGCACAACCAGGAAAAGATACCGATCTCTATCCTGGAATCAAGTTGTCGCTTCGCGAATTGCAGGCGCAATATGGCGATAACCCAGACGCGCTCTGTTCTGCGTACCAGAACCAGCTCGGTGATATTCTTACCAGATATTTTCCAAATGGAAATATTCGGGTAGAAGTAACCTCTACCGAAAAAGAAACTGATGGGTCGTACAATCTCGAAGTACGTGTAACGGTCACTGATTCGAGTAATGTCGATTCTTTGGTTCTTACTGACGCAATGATCAAAGTCAATCAAAACTCAATACTTGAACTCTCGCTCAAAGGAACGAAGATATGAGCTACGAAGAAAACCGTCGAGAATTTCAGGAGATGCTCAAGACAATTCAAGAAGTCGAACTTGAAAAGTCGAGAGTATATCTTTCGGAGTTCGCAAGATTCGCTCCGCTTTTCCGAAACAAGGAATCTATTCCTGAAGCGGAAATGCAGAGTATGCGGATCCTCCGAGCAGAATACGAGGAAAGATTCGACATCACTAAGTTCATCACCGTCTATCATGACGGATCTCCGATGGATCCGACCAATCAGGATAACGTGGTATTTACCATTCCTCCTGAAAGAATGCCGACATCGCTCATCGACTCGATGAAGTCTGGCAGTCTCGAATATCTCCACAACAAGAACGAGAATGAAACGCATGACGATAACACGAAAGCGTACTACATTCTCGCACGAGAATTCGTACAATCCCAGGGGCATAACCCGCGGAAGCTGGCAGCTGCACAATCTGCTGTCATCAAACTGTCTCTTGGGGTTCTGAAGAAGACGAATCCTGAAAAATATGCGGAACTCGTCAAGAATCTTCCGGAAGAATCGGAAGCACAAATTGATTCACCTGAACAGTCGGTAGAGGATTTCTTCGAATCCTCTGACGAATAGTGATGGAAAAAATCTACGACGCTGTAGTGATCTCGGATGTTCATTTTGGGCATCCGAAGATCACTGCAGGAAAAATACGCTACGATTTGCGTGACGTACACGAAGATATCAAACAAGCAAAACTGCTGATATTTGCTGGTGATCTTTTTGATAAGCTACTTCTTCTCGATCATGTTCAAACACAGGAAGCACTTCTTGCGATAGGCGAACTACTTCGCATTGCTCGAGAGTATTCTGTAAAGGTCAGAATTCTTCGTGGTACATGGAGCCACGATAGAGGTCAACTTGCCACAGTAAATACTCTCAATTTGACATACGCAGACATGATGGCAGATCTCAAATACTACGATCATGTCGCGATCGAATACATTCCTGATATGGATCTTCGATTGCTGTTCATTCCAGACGATCTTCCATACAAGACAAGTGAAGAGATTTTGGATCTTGTACACGAAACGATGGAAAAGTCCGGATGGACGTATGTTGATCTAGTCATAGCTCATGGATATTTTGATCATGTCCTTCCCAAAGGCATACCTAAAGAACCTGCTCGTACTTATCGAGCGAAACAGTTCGAAGGATGGGTCAAGGGGAAGGTACTAGTGGGTCATGTTCATACGCATTCAGTACACAAAAATGTTGTGTATGTGGGGAGCTTTGAACGATTAAATCATGGAGAAGAGGAAAAGAAAGGTTATCTAACACTTACTCGGTTAGCTGATGATAAGTGGAAAATGACTTTCAAAGAAAATACTGAAGCGATGTACTTCTTTACGATTTATCCTAAATCGAATAACGGAGACATCGATGAACTTCTTCTTGACATGCATGATCAGATTAAGAAGAAGTTTGGAGAAAATCCATACGGACATTTGAGAATAGCACACGAAGATACGGAAAAGAGAATGATCCTTATTCAGTGCGCTAATCAAACGTATGGAACCAATCTCTCGATTACTGGTTTATCCACAAAGAAAGACGATATACAAAGAAAGATCATCAGTACAGATTTTGATCTGCAGTTATCTACAGAAGAATTTGTAGTTGATGAATCCAATATTCATGAACATGTGTTTCTTCATCTCCAGACGGTATATGGTACATCACCTATAACCGCGGAAAGAATACGCGAAATTCTAAGTGAGTAATCCCATGATGTTCGAAAATTCGCAACCAGATAAAATTCGAGGTACTGGAACCTTCAAAATTCTGGATACTTTGAAATCTCTGGCATTTGGAAGAAATCCTCCAGTGTGGGATGTTATTCTGGTAAATCTCGATACCCTCATCAGGAACAATCTCGGTAAGGGTACGCGAGACGATGAAGTTGCAAAATGGACATTCGAGGATATCGATAACATCATAGCCGCATTCCATGAATACTTAGAGGTACTTAGCGTATCCTCACCATATCCGCACTTTGTGCTGTATGTTCCACACTACGATGCGCTTCCTAATGTACATCGAAGAATTCCGAACAAAGAACAACTCAGGATCCTTAAGATTCAACAAGATATAGAAAAAGCGCACTTTCCTCGCACGATGAAACCGGATGTTGCCACACAATTCGGCAATATGACATGTGTGACTATGCATGCCGGAACCAATAGAACTTTTCCACATCAGGATATTTTCTCTTTTGTGATGAATAGCATCAAAGAGAAAATGACTTTAGGTAAAATCAAAAGTACGCTAGGTCTCCTCGATTTAAGAATTGGGATGATCAGCAGACAAGCCGTCGACCTTCATCTTGCACGGTATGTCAAAAAGTTTACACTAATCGAGAGTTTTACCGGAGAAATCAAATCTCTGGAAAGCTTTGGGAAAAAGGTATTTAAGGTCGATACCGTCCCATTTAACTCAGCTACACATTTGCTATTCGGTGACAATATCCTCGTGGAACCAATGGCAAAAAGAAAGACTAAGGCACTGCTATTAGAGAGAGCAGAATCCCACCGATGGATTTCTCGATCTGAAGCATCAATAATCGAGGATGCTGTTGCATCTGGTCTTGTCATGAGACCTATGCTTACTACGGTCAAATTCTAAGGAGTACGTCATGGCCAATGTCGGAGATTTCAATCCGAATGGTGTCCGTAAGTTCCGCAGCGCGAGTGGGCAGTCTGAACTCCACTTCGGCGCATGGAATGGAAATACCACTCTCACGATCTTTCAGGGAAAAGGCCGTGGTGAACGTCCGAAGAGCATTGTCATCGCGAATGAAACTCGTCTCGCTATGGGCGAAGTCATGCAAGCTCTTCTGACTGCAGCACCCGGTGCCAAGACGTCTATCATTCTGTCGAAGTGGGATGCTCAGGCTCAGCCGCGTCCTACGTACAAGAGAGACTGTACCATCATCCTCGGTAAGGATGAACACGGCATCATCTTCATCGAAGTTGTTTTCGAAGGACAGGCTCCTGAACTGTTTCCGATCAAGGGTAACAGTGCTGTCGAGATCTCATCCGAAGACAACAGTCCCACGGTACGCAGCCGCAGATCCGCGAAGGAACTGTGCCGATTCATCATGTCGTCGTGGGAAATCGTCGCGATCAAGTGCCGTACGGTTCAGCCGCCTCGTGGTGGATCCAATGCATCGAAGAATTCTGGTGGTTCTTCTGCTCCATCTGCTCCTCCCGCGCAACAGACAGCCGCGGATGACAGTCTTGATGACATGATCTACTAGTTACCAGAAGAAACTCCGCATCCTAGGGTCCCGTAAGGGCCCTAGGATGTATCGAAAAATATATTGTAAGTTTACTATAACCTTTAACTGACAGGAGTTTAGCATGATTGACGTGACTTTTCTTATCGAGCCCATTCACACCATGGGTATTGTAATTTTCATCATTGGTGCCATCGTGGAATTGTGGTACCAGACCACGCACAAAGACAGTTCCAATTATACCAGATTCTGGGTAAGTGGTGTACTCGGATACCTGTGTATTGTCGGATCGGGTATGATGAGTGGTAAATATATCGTCAATGCGTCAACAACACTCCTTTACATATTTGCAATGGCTACGGGAATTGTTTCCGTAATTGAATACGTGAACGATGACTTTGAACGAAGTGATCCAGTGGATCTCATGAATACGATCGCCTTTGTCTGTCTGGCGATTATCTCTGTATTTTACGAAATCTAAGATACGCTAGACACCCGAAGGAGCCGATATGAATGCAATAAACGTATATTCGGCATCACTCCTTTGTATTCCGTATGCAGTGATGCTGACTCTGGGATTGTTGGTGGAAGATCATTTTCAGCCAGTGACGATTCTTACCGGAATAGCACTCGGTACGTTCGCTGCTGGGGTATTGTCGATGATAACCCGACGGCTTAAGAAAGAAACAATCGAGATGCATGAAGCACGTGTTGTGTCTGGGATAGGTTCATGCATGCTTGGAATAATGACTGGGGTTGTTGCATTTTCACTGATCACCAAATGATGGAGATATACCAATGGTCAGAATCATATTTACGACCGTAGATGCGCAGAAAATTCTCGGACCGGTCAGTTTGGAGGAAGCCTACAACGGAACGTACGAGAGTAAATATCTCAAATCGGTTTCAGTAGATTCTGAAAATACTCAGGTCATTTCTGTAATCGATGAAAATGGTCGTGTAGTCGCAGATCCCATGAACACGGACGATGTTACGGTAATCCGACAATGTGGGAAGTCTGGGATCATCAACACGATGCTTATGATCAAATTCATGCACACTGCGATAGTACACGACATCTGCGACGAAGTCGTTATTCTCACTGAAGATGAGTTTGATCGAGTTGCCAAAGAAATGGAAAATCAGTACAAATCTAGCGATCATGAAACCGACGAGTGTAATGAGCTGTACCAATTCCCAAATGGTGGAGTCCTGGTTATTGGAAATTCTGACATGGGTATGTCCATATCCAAACTCAGAGGAAGCTCTATTGTTTCGACGCTAGACCAAGCGCAGGTCTTTCGCTGTCCGAAATGTGAAGAGCCTGCGTATGATCCTCTCGAAGAAGAGAAACGGATCAATCGATTGAAATCGATGCATAATCGTAGGTATAAACGAATCAACAAATGGTAAGGAGGAATACCAATGAAACTTCAAGTCAAAGATGTGATAGCAATAGAGGGAGAGTATGTACCTTCGAATGGAGAACCGACGATAGTTGTCGGAGAGGACGAAGTATTTTTCTGCGTTGGAGATGGAAAGACAAAATATCTGGACTTAGAAGTTAAGACACGTGGCGATATGGTCGAGTATCTTAAGACTCTATCTCCTGTCGATGCAGATATCGTAAAATGTAGTCTTGTGATGGCAGTACCGAGAACGACGCTGCCCAATTACGCACGAGTTCTTGATGCGGTCATAGAAGTTACCTCATCGTCTTGTTGCAACGGCAAATCACGCACGAAATAGCTGTACAGGAGATTGGTCATGAGAGATCAAATGAGTCGACCAAGTGTGTTGGTAAGCACAACGCAAGAATGGAAAATACTGGACCCAGTAGTCCTAAACCAATTGATCTGCGTTGAGTTACTGGATGAAGTGTGTGCGTTCAAATTCGGAGATGGGATAACCAAATATCGCGATCTTGCGTTGTTGTCCATCGATGGGTTATTGGCTGAATTGGAAAAACTATCTCTCGACGATCTGCACCGAATCCGTAATGGAATAAGTGTATCATTGAATTTTTATTACGATATCTCCAAAGGAGTTGAGACGATTTCTGCGGTTCATGAAGTCGGTGCTGCCATAGCTAAAGTCATGCATACCAGACGTAGGTGTGATCCTAATGAACTTTCAACTGAATTTTTGGGAGAACGTACGTCGTCGACGAACCTTCTCCAAACCATTCGCGAAAAATTCATTTCTCAGATCATGGAAAATTTCGAGTATCTTGAAAAAGAACTCGGACTGTCGAAAGAGGATACTCTTCGTGAGTTGAAAAAGAGAATACGTACCGAACCCAACAATGAGTAAGGTATATATTACCTACTTGGAGTGATCATGTAAATTCCGACATGCTTTGAATATGACATGAGCGCGACACGGTCCATGTAGGATCGACAGATAAGACAGGAGTGGTCATGCTGCATTTTGAACCTGTGGATGGGTTTAGCTCACAAAACCCATACATCCGGATGGTGTGTGGTGGGTTTGAAATACCGGATCTTCCTGGTATTGAAGAACTCATGCTCTTCAACATTCGGACGTTTTCTGCATTCACCACACGCAGAAGGGAATATGATCCTGAGTCCGGAGATATAGGGACTGGTCCAGAAGTCGCCTACGACCCAGTGAATCATTTCCTGAGATCATTCACAGTCGAAGAACATGAGAAGATTGCCTATGCATTTCTCGAATCGCATCTACTCATTCGCAATGGTGCAGATGATGCATCAGACATCGAAGAAGTTGAAGATAAAGTAGGAGATATTCTCGATCGGTTGGATCGAGAAATCAACCTCTGCAAAAGAACTGAGACTTACGTCAAAGACTGCATTCCTGTCGCTAAGATGGATGATGCAGGTTCTCGCCCTCAAGATACTCCGGAGATGACATTTCACCACGATGAAGCAGTACTTGTGACTGCTATTGCGGTATTCATGAAACTCATCTCTCCTATCATGGGAGCGTTCATTTTCAAGTACAGCAAAGTCATCGACAACGAATATAAAGAATCACACGCACGTGCGATTCTGACGAAACTTCATTCTCGTACGTATCAGCAGCTTCTGCTGAAGCTTCATCGCTATCTCACCAAACTCGTCAGTGGCTATCACAAAGGTGATGCCACTGCAATGTACAACGGCAACACGTTGGCACGTGCAGCCAGACATGCAGTGGATACAGCAGTCGTAAAACGGCTCGTGTGTGTCTCTCTTCACAAAGAAGATGGGAATATCATCAAGTATCTCGCATGCTGTGGTACAGGTGCAGCTGATTCACAACAAAAGAACATTGCTGCGAATAACGCAGCAAAGATTATCACTGACCCAGTCGATCAAGAAAAAGATGAAGGGAATACTTCCAGAATGGAAGCAGAATCCAGACAGTCAGCAAAGACTGCGGATACTCCTATCATCATTTCAGTCGTGGCAAATAACGTGTGGAAGAAAGTAGCAAGGGATGAAGAAATTGATCCTGAAATGCTTGAATCTGCTCGTGCGTATTATCGAAGAAATCCGGTGATCATCCACGACATTTCTCTCTATCTTCTCTCGATGTACTACGGACCTATGATCGGGGGAGGATCAGGAATTTCGATGCTAAATGCTGCTGTGGTAAGTGATATGGCTGCCACTTTCCAGTTCATTTTGGCATCCTCGGGTAGTGCTACACTGGCACACATTCTGACAGCAAACCTGACAGAGACCCCGAGAGAATCTCAACCATCGGATCTGATTTTCAATAACGCATGGCAAAACGCATTTGAGTATACTGAGTGCAAGAAACTTCTCCCTGCCGGATTCGGCGAGAAGGAGTGGAATGCCAAACTCAAAAATATTGCATCGACTCTGGTTCAACGAACCATGACGTACAATACTGCACCTGCCGTGTGGGAGATGATAGGAACTGAAGGAAAGAATGGGGTAGCGATTCATGATTTCCAGAAGATCATGATCGACCTCATGAAATTTGTCTCATTCACCTACGTTAAGGGAAAAATCGAATGATCCTTGTTCGAAAAACCCCAATCTTTCATGCTGGTGGTTTATCTCTGGAAACCCTCACCGGGATCTGGAGAGAGCAAAACCACTTTCTCAGCTTTCTTCGGCATGCTGCAGAATACATGATCGGAGGAAGATTCGAGACGGAAGTCGATCTCGATAAGTATGTGTTTACGCACATCGTCGATGATCTACTCGTGAGGCATATCGCAATTGCAGAATCTACGGAGCGTTTCGCTGACAGGATTTATCCTGTGATGACCTTGGTATACCCAAGGACGGCCTCGGATACAGGGGCATTGCCGTACCTGAATATCCATGGCATCAACGCAGTGAGACGGCTATACGGCAAGCCCGGAACACGTAAAGTGATTCCCAGAGCAAAGCATATTTTTCGAAAGGTACGCGAAGGTATTCTCGAATATCATCCTACCGCAGAATTGACAAGATTTCCACGAATCACATCGATACTGGAAAATTCCGGGATGTGCGATTCAGTAATAGTTCCATACGAAATCGAAGATCGTGCACACCTCATGAATGTGAGGTTGCGAGATGGTATATTCGATAGTGAAGATCATCTCGACGAGTTGCTGGACAAAATCGTGGAAACCCCTGCGATTGATCTGAGTCACAATCTCATCTTCTCGGAATTTACCAAGAAAGCATCTATCTCTCCGAAAGAAATCGAAGAAAAGATTTGTCCGGAAATTCGTACGGACAATGAATGGATCGATTTGCGAGAGACGATGCAGGTCAAAAAGAATCTCGCACAAATTCCTTCGAGTGGTATTACCGAGATCAGCGGATTCATGGATCTGTACGAAATTCTTATTTCGTCGGGATACGACGTGATCAAGATTGCGTTCAGATTCGATGGATATGCATGGAACGAGGTTCAGGATGAGACAGTTCTCTCGAATCTTTATCAGAAAATTCAGACCACGGAAGCCAAAGAAATCAGCTTCCTGATGAAAGTCGAAGAGTTTCTACTTAACAGCGAATTCGTCGAAGGTGTCATTCAGGATACATTTGACGAAATCAATGCTTCTGCTGGTATAGGGGAACTTCTCGATCATTCTGACGAAGAAGCCAGTGAAGTGCTCCGTATCGAACTCCTTGTCATTGATGGGGAACTTCTGATTACGATGCGCACGAATGTATTCGAATTCATCTACCACGCGGATTTCGCGATCGTTCCGCTGGTATCCAAATCTCTCGTTGAACAATAACCCACGGAGGCCTTCTGCATGTTTGGAATCGAAGACCGTATGAGACCTAGCCGTACTGTAGGACGTACGACCTGGTCGACAAGTAAGAGCAACGCAGTTCTCTACTTGTTTCCTGCGCAGCAGTTGCCGGAAGTAGCAATACGTCCGTCTCTGTTCAACTTCGATCATGACTACATCTCGAAAGTTGCCGACTATCTCGATGGAGATCCGAGAAGTATCGGTGATGCAGCTCCCAGAGGAATTCTCGGAGTGGAGGAAACGCCTCACGTGATTCTCCCTTCCAGCAGATCCATTCGTGTGTCCCAACGACATTACGAAGAACTCTGGTCGTTCATGCTGACCATCGACAATGCACCGATTCGTAGTCGCCGAGGTGAACGTGGGACAAACTCTCGGCTGGTTTATATCGGATACGTTCTTCCCATCAATGGGGATGCGTCTCCTTACACAGAAAACTTCGGCAGAAGAACGTTCAACGATGAAGCGCTTCTGCTGATCACTCACATGACGCATGGTTCGGTAAACTCCATTGCTCGTCCTGCTGGGAGCATTGACGTCTTGCGTACTGCGCAAGATACCGATGTGATTCTTCCTTCCAGTGTGTCGCAGCTCGGTGGTAATCGAGATTATCTCCTCACTCCGAAAACCCTTCTCAATGGGAAGGTATCTGCTGGTGATGGGACGATCATGGATACGGATTTCTATTCCAGAATAGATTCCGGAATTCATCCCGGTGCACATCTCATCGATACGAGTGTTCGAAGTCCTGTCAGACAGCTCGACACAGTGTACAAGGGTCTTCGTGCTCTGCACAATTCGAATATCGGTGGAGTATCCGGACTTCATTCGCATCACCGATTCGATACTGCGGATCTTGACCGAAGCGTCGTTCTGCGAAACATCGATGATGGCGTACCTACGCTACAGTTCGGGCTCGATGTCAACAAGCAGGTCACACTCGGTGAACTGTTCAGGGAATATCCTTCCTTGCGCAACAACATCCATACATTCGAGATCCCATTCGATGCTCCGCTTGAAGTGGATGATGGAGTTCATAATCCATCGCTGCGTCAGGTTTGGTCGTCGTTCCTCCAAGCAAACATGCCTTCGGCATTTTCGTATTACGGATTGTGTGACGTAGCGTTCCGTTACTGCTCATGCAATCCTGTCTCAACTTCACGGTTGGATGACCAACCTATCGTCGAAGTTCAGATGCTCGGTACGATGATTCAGGAATCCCCTGATGCAGTACGTGCGAAGTGGGAAGCTTGTCTTACTCATATCGAAAAAGATCTCTTCAGTCTCGTCTTGCATCACTGCGGGCATTTTGACTTGACTGTGAGTTTCACCATGAACAACTACACCGTCATGCAGCTGCAGTTGCTCGACTACGACGACGATGCAGATGGATGGCTGGTTCATCATGGGGCAATGGCTCCGCTCATCACTCCGATGGTGGGAAGCTTGGAGCACAAAGAACACAACGCAGAAAGTTTGGATACCCTCGTAAGTTACGTGGGGACCATGGACGACATGGCCAACTCATATCGCATTTAAGTACATCTGGAGAAGGAGAACCAGCACATGGCTGAATTTACCCACAAGGATGTCCAGTCCTTCATCACTGGCATTCTTGAACTTGGCGGTCACCTCGTCGTCGACGCCACCGGAAAAGTCCATTGGGTCCAATCACAGAGTGACCCCATCCAGGTACAGATCGCCGGAGATGCTACAGGCATTCTCTACACCTATACGGTGAATCCGGATCATCCGGATGCAGTGATCATCAACCCGTTCGCGGAAGGCGTTACTGCGTCTGCGGACAGAAACTGGTTCTATCGTGTGCTCAGCGTCATCCTGAGCGAAAATCTCGGGTCAGTCATCAAGACCATCCTCAAGTTCGCAAGCACCGAAGAGCCGTGCCCGTATCCGGATCTCGTGAAGTACACGAAAGCGGTCGCTGGTCGAGCTGATGCGAAGATGATCGTCGAACTCGATTACATCCTCGACAAGTGCAACGACGGGTTCTGCTCGCTGTACTACAATCCCACCACCAAGACTACCAAACTGATCCTTGGGATCGAAGATCCTTCCGAGGATTATCAGAAAGCGATTCCGTCCACCAAGGTCCGCAAGAAGACCTGGGCAGTACTGAAGGATCTCGTACGTGCTCTGTTCGATACGGACAAGCCGGTACCTGAGGTCTATCAGGCTACGACAACTGAACTCGTCTGCCCGCAACTGCGTACCTATCTGGACGTGTGGTTCAGAGCGTGGTCTGCTCTGGCAGTCGCAGTCGAAATTACCACCGAGGATGCGGTGAGTGATCGAGATCTGGATATTTCCGGTGATCTGAAACTCATCGAACCGCATCTTTCGAGGATCGACATCTATCACAAGATGTGTCAATGGTCATCTTCGATCAGCCTCGGAAAGTCCGTCAAGGACAAGATGGAAAAGCCTGTCGCTACCAGAAAGGTTGCTCCTCCGAGAGAATCGCTGAGGGATCCTCTAGATGATCGTGACAGAGATCGCGACCGCGATCCACGTGAGCGTGATCGCGATTACCGCGATGATCGAAGAGAACCCCGGCGAGAAGCATCGTGGGAACGGCGGGACTACCGCGATGACCGTGATGATCGAGATTACCGAGATCGTGACCGTGGTCGTAGAGACTACCGCGATCGACGTGATTACAGAGATGATCGGGACTACGATCGTCGTAGGAGTTACAGCAGATCGAGCGAATCGTGGGCACGCGATTCTCGCGAAGATTACGACGATCGCGATTATCGTCGTGGTTATCGCAGCAGAGCCGCATTTTAGTCTGACCACAATGGAGAGAGATCCCCTTACCGGGATCTCTCTCCTTTCTTTATTGTGTGTATTTATTTTTCAGTGTTCGATCATTCTTTGAAGGAGATACCATCATGCCTGATTATTCTTCAACGAATGGAAATCAATTCTCGCAATTTGTGGGTATTGTGTTAGAAGATAAAGAATCCGATTCTCGTGTCATCAAAGTGTATCTTAAGGAAATGCTTCCTTTTGTCACTGGAGATGTCCGGTCGGTAGACGATCCACGAGAAATAGGGAACGAACTCACGGGATATAAGGGAAGTGCCACTACTACCAATACAGTAGAGGCTACCTATATCGGGAATCCCAATAGAGCGTATCCTCCAGATATCAGGAAGAACGAACAAGTCTGGGTATGGAAGTATGCCGATGCGGATGATTACTACTGGGACGCGATAGGTCGCGATGATAATCTTCGTGGACCTGAACGACTCAATTTCCGTATCAGTGGAGCCCCAGGACCAATTGCTGCACTGACTGACGAAAATACATATTGCATTGAATTGGATACAAAACATCATAAACGTGTTCTTCTTCGTACAAGCAAGGCTAATGGAGAAGAATATGCGTACTTCCTGGCACTTGATCCGGAGAATAATAGATTCGTCGTATGTGACGACTCTAACAATGAAATACTCATAGACTCGGAACTTCCTCGAGTACGGATGAGAAACCGAGATGGATCGATAATAGATCTAGCACAGAAAAGTATCATACAGATCGCACCTGAAGATATCTTGATGAAAGCTGGCAGACAGCTAGTGCTGGATATTCCAGTGATCACTACCAGTAATACAACTGGTGATGGTACTACTGTCTGGAAAGCAAACAATCTTCTCTTGAAGGCTGATGGTACTGCGATCATCGAGGCACAATGTGTAGGCATTAAGGGTGCCATGGAAGCAGATACCATCGTCGCTAAAAATGTACAAGCGGAGTCTTATTCTACAGGAGCAGGAGATAGCACATACGGATCTCCTTCTACAGATGTAGAAAATGGTCGAGGATCTACTCCTAATAACTCCCCAAATACTGGAGGAGGCGGAGCAGCCAACAGACATTGCTCTGCATGGGAGCAGGTAAGTCAAGCTCTAACGATCATTGCGTCGTGTATGGATCAGCTTGGATGTCCTCAGGCTGATGCAGTCAGAGCTTTGGCGCAAGAATCAATCATGAATAAGAATCGTGGAGAGTAAAGTAAATGTGGCACTCATCCGACAAATCACGAGACATTATTGTACGTCAACCACATTTTCTCAAGATTACCAAAGTAATCAAAGAACCCGACCACTGGTGGGAGAGTCGGAAAGAACTCAGTCTCATCCTTCCGATAAATACTGGTAAGATCACTCAGGAAAAATACCTCGAAGAGCTGACAAAGATCAAGTTCATTCTTACTGAGCATACCAAAAAAGAACTTGAACAGCTCAAATTAACTGGTGGGTTCGAGATTCATGACAAGTATCTCAAAGAACTTGTACCAGATCAGATGCTCAAGATCGAGAGTCTGGGAACTGTTCAGAAAACTCTTTCTCGTGACAGTGCTACAGGAATAGCGGATCGATTTATCGGAATGGAATGTCGATTGCATGCAGTGATCGACCCGATGGTTCTTCCTACTATCCGTGGCAGAATTCTTAATGCCATGGTGATTCGGTGTGAAGACCTTACAGAGTCCACACATACATTCAGTAAGGGTGGCGCACTGTTTACTGAAGTGTTTCATCCGATGCTTTTCGATACACTGACGAATGTGCCAGCCAGCTGGCTTCTTCTTGGATATCCGATCATCGTCGATGTTTGGGCATAACGCCCACATTTCTCTAGGGACGCTCATGCGTCCCTAGAGATTCGTTACCCAGTTACTGCTACCTTTTGAAGATCTGAAATGAATGTGCGGTACTCTTCACGGAGTGTACGTATTGTGTTTATACTCGGTACAATTAATGTCTTCTGTGGATGAAAATCATTCGCATTGCCAAAACCATTAAGCCAGAGCATGATCCATGTGATACTGCGCGGAAGCTTCAAATAGTCCATGTAATCTTCTGGTCTATTTTCGTACATGGCGATGATATCATCTGTAAGTTCAGTTTGCGTCGATTCGGAGATAATGAGGGTCCGATGATCTTCTATGAAAAGTCTCCACTCGATAGCAATATCTTCGAGTTCGGACATCGGGCGTTGAATAAGGTCGGTAACGATCATAACGAACTCCTAGATTCCCAAAAGAGGTGTGGGTATATATTACTTGTTTGCATCCTTGCCTCATTCAATAATCTGCAAACTCAGGAGATGTTTAAAAATGCGGAACTCCGAGTTTCCGATCCCAGAGTATTGGGATGAATTTGTTGAGAGATATCCACTCATGCGAGATCTCTCGACTGACATCCGATTACTCGGGACCAAAACGAACTTGGTCCCGTTCGTACAATTCATCACGTCTCAGCGTATGGGGATGTATTCCAGTAACATCGTCCAGGCGCCTATTCCTGCTGGTGCAGAGGTACCTGCAATTTGTACTGGATACGAAAGACATTTCGCAGATTACACATTCAACGACACTCGTATGGAACAGGCAGCTACCACAGTAGCAGTCATTCCGAAATATCGCACACAGATCGGAGCTGATCCGATTCTGTTCAATCCATCGATGGTCGTCGTTTATGTGGGTGACGAAGATGGACAAGTCCACTACAAAGAAGTTTCCAGATACACGAAATGCGCGGATGGCTTCGGCTATGCAAATCGGGTAAATGACAACTTCATACGAGCTGGTGTCGGTATTCCGAAAGGAATCACACTTACCAATTCACCTGCGGTTCAAAACTCCAAGTATTGTCTCGGCGTCAATGCCAACGTGTGCTACATGTCGGCAAAAGAAACAGTCGAAGATGCATTCTGCATTTCTGATGAACTTGCAAAGAGACTGGGGACTCTTGGGATCAGAACTCTCGTGATCGACATCGAAAAGAATATGGTTCCTCTGAACCTTTATTCGACTGGTGATGATTACAAGTTCATGCCGGATATCCACGAGCGAGTTCGTGACGATGGAATCATCTGTGGATTCCGTACAGTCAACGAATCTTCAATGATCAGCGACATGACCGATATGGCGCTCTGCGAACCGCAGTTCAGTCATGACGATATTCGATTTGCAGAACCGGGTGCAACTGTCATCGACATTGATGTCTACCGAAACTTCAATCGTCAGGTGAAGACACCCCAGAACATTTTCGCTCAGCTTGAAAAGTATATCGACAACGGACTTGCATTTCATCGCACGGTCGTTCAGGTATACGAAAACGAGTGCAAGAAGAAAAGCAGATCCCCTTCTCCTGAATTTTCATCACTCGTCGAACGTGCGAAACTGATTCTCGCTGCTAACAGAGAGCGAGTCAAAGAAATTCGCACTGTTCCGAAGTTCTCATTCAAGGGAGAACCAATTCAGTTCACACGTCTCGTTATCACCTACAAGTACGACAACGTCGTATCACTTGGGAACAAGTCATCAGGACGTGAAGGTGGTAAAGGCGTTATCAGTGAAATCAGAAAGAAAGAGCACATGCCCGTAGATGATTACGGGACTGTAGCAGATATCATCATTGCACCCGAAGCGGTGGTTAACCGCATGAACTTGGGACAGCTCTATGAGCAGTTCATCAATTTCGTTGCAGGGTGTGTCATGCGCAGATGGGAAGAGCGACAGTATGACGATGAACAGCAGTTTGAGGATCTCTTAGGGTTCTTCGCTGATGTTAACGAGGTATACGCAGATCTCGTTGCACGGACAGTGAATACGCCAAAGCGTATCAAACAGTACATGCGGGAAATCCGTAAACGGGGATACCCGATTCTGGTCATTCCTCCGACTCTCGAGACCATCACCCCTGAGTGGGTGGAGTACATGGTTAAGAAGTATGACGTGAAGCCTACACCTGTCGAGTTCAATCAGCTTGACAGTGATGGTAACGTAATTCGGAGAGTTCGTACGATCAGACCGATGTGGATAGCGCGAAAGTACATCTACATCCTCTGCAAAATTCCGCACGCTAGATCGTGCGGTATGACGTACGTCAACCAGCTCGGAGTACCAGTAAGAGCAAAGCATAAGAAAGCAAAATCTCAGTCTCCGATTGGTATGGTTCCGATCAGACTGGGTGAAGATGAATATCGTCTTCTGACGATGGCCATCGGTAAGCTGTCTTATCGGATCTTGACGATGTATGCCAACTCTCCGGAAGCAACCAACGCTCTCAACGAGCAGTTGTTGACTATGGATAGACCTACTCGTCTCGATTGGCTCGACTTTGATGAGGATCAACTCACGAAAAGCAATACGATGCTCGCTGTGACGAATCAACTTCTCACGGTTTGTGGTATCGAGATTGGTGGAGATGAAGCTATGGTACGAAGAGATGACCCTTGGGAGGCACGCGCATGTTAATCAGACAAGAAGACATGTCGTATGCATTTGCAAAGGAAATCATCTCCAAACACCGACATCCACAAGGATGGGTGGACGTAGAATTTGCCGATGGTGTAAGTGAACACCTTATTCAGCAAGTACTCGTCAATCTCCCTATTTGGGAAATCTACCGCAGCATGGGCATGCCTGTACTGAAAAGGCATATGCACGAATTCAAGGTGTTCAGCAAATCCGTTTGCCAGTCCATCTTGTCTGAAGTATACGGCGACATATATTTGGATCTCGACGAACGAGGTCTCGATGAATTTACTTGGAGACTCTGGCATTGCATCAACTATCTTGATGACTTCGGTACGATGGAACTTGCAGAACATCACTGCGGGATATCCATCGTCGATCTCGTTGAGATCGTGCAAGATCCAGTAATCAAACCCATCATCTCGGTTGATCTGGATAACAAGTACGGAACAAATGTCATTGAACAAACGATCTCTGATGCCAAAGAAAAGTTGTGCAAAGCTCTTGGTACAAGAGGTCTACTCAAAAATGAAGCACTTTTGCATTGGCAACAAGCAGACATTCTGAATGCTAACCAATTGCAGCAAGTGCTCATTGCTCTTGGGCTTCGTACTGAAGTCAACGACAAAGTCATTCCTCGTCCCGTGAAAGGTTCTGTCGTTTCCGGGATGCAGAACATAGTCGATCTCGCTATCGAATCTCAGGCAGGTAGAAAAGCTGCCATCATGAACCATAAGGCCATCCAGACGTCTCAGTATTGGGGCAGAAAGATGCACCTTATCACAGCGGAACTTCTCCGGGCATATATGCCGGATTGTGGAGCACACAAGACGATCAGGCGCACTATTCGCGCAAGCTTCGCAAAGAACTATGTCGGAAAATTCATCATTCTGGATGATGGTAGCATCATTCCTCTCACGAGCAGAAACATCAAGTCCTTCATCGACCATGAAGTAAACATGATCACTCCTGGTGGTTGTCGTCATACTGATGGCGTATGCATGGTCTGCGGTGGACTTCTTCTTCGTAACTTGTCGGTTCGAGGGATCTCTGAAGAGTATCCCAAGTTCCTTCAGGGATTCGAATTCAAGAACAGTAACGGGATTAACATCGGGATTAACTCGGCATCGGAAGTGGTGTCCCAGGTATCCCAGATGATTCTCTCAACAAAACACCTGATCAAGACTCTGTCACAACTGTACGTGATTCCGACACAAGCGACAGACTTTCTGGTTCGAAAAGAAGATGGTATTCATCTGACTCCTGAATTCAAAAATGTCAAAGAGCCGTGGTCCGTAGGGATTCTTTTCGATGACTTCTACGGAACACAGTCCGACCTTTTGGAATTGACAGAAGATGCTGCACTTCCAGAAGATCGATTCAGTAGCATATCCTCGATTCTGGTGAAAGATCCATCTGGTATCATGTCAGAATTTCCTCTCATTGTCGATGGTCAAAAGCCATTTCTGACGATGGAGTTTCTTCTGTACATGAAGGAAAAGTACATCGATCTCGTGGTCGATGAAAATGTTCTGTGGATTCCTATGCAGGATATCCCGACCATACCGATCTTTCGTGCAGCGATCGTCAACGACTCGACGTATGCCTATGTTCTCTCGGTTATCAAATTCCTCGAGAGCAATGGATTGTCGAAATACAAATCATTCGGACAAGCGCTCGATCACTTCTGCGACCTTGTCTGGTCGAAAGTTCCAAAGACGAACATTCTCCATCTCGAGATGATTTTGAAAGCACACATGATCACCGATAAGGATCGGTGGGATATTCCGATAGTGGAAGATCTGGATCATGTGATTTTCGGGAATACTCCAGATATCATCCATAACAGGACGTACTCTGGACAATTCTCGTACGAAGAACACAAGAAGAGATTCGCGGATCCGACGATGTATACCGTCTCCAGAGTTGTGGGTGCGTTTGACCGGAACTACGGTCTCTCCTACGATTGGATTCGGTAAGATATCGGGGCTCCGTATCCTTTGTGGGTACGGAGCCTTATTCTTTTTGTAACCACAAAACAAAGGAACATATATGTCTTCGGAAAAGAAATATCTGATCGGTATCAATCTCATCACTGCTGAACCTCAGGCACACTTCGAGACTGGTGAACCTGGTTACAAAGTTACATACATCGACGGATACGTATCCTGGGCACCTGCAAGTGTGATCGCTCAGCGGTACTTTGAGCTTGAAACTCGACCCGATGAAGTCGATGTAGAAAATCTCTCAATTCTCGAAACGGACGTCGAGAATTTCGTGTGTCTGGTCAGGGATACCGAAACGAACATGTATCACCCGACTGAAGGATACGAGAAGAAGATCTCTCTTCTCGAAGTCATGACCAGGCATGGTTACGTACATACTGAAGCATCCTCTTCCGTGAATATCAAGACTTTCTCTCACGAGATCGGAAAATCGGTTTGCGCAGGAAGAATTCGCCCGAAACTCTGGGAATTCCTCGGTGGTGTTCTTCAGTGGGCGATCAATGGCGTGAATCGGCCGAAGGTCGATAATCTCCCCGAATAAGTGAGTGGACAGTATGGCAAAACTTAACATTGTCTCCGAGGATGATTTTTCCTTGGAAGGTACAGATCGTAAGGATGATCCGATCTATGTGGATACCACCAAAGGTAAACTTGTCGTCACACACGAGGTTACCAAGGATGTCATCTACGTTGATATGCATCCTGCGGCCAAAGAAGATCTCTCCAAATCAGTAGGGCGCATGTCCGATGAAATCGAGGGGTTTGCTGGTGATAATGTCACTGACCCCAATATTCCTTCTTCATCCGTCGTCAAAGTCGGCGATAAAGAAGTATCGATTTGGGCAAATGAAATCTGCGCAACTCCTGAAGAGATAGCAGCTGCCAAAAAACGATACGCTGAGATTGTCCGAGGTATCGAAGAAAGAAATCGCGAGAATCGCGTATTGTTTACCGCAGAACTTAAAGGTGTATCCAACGAAGATGCATCAAAGCTCGTCGCTGAGGGTCTCGGAGTCTATCCTGTCATGCAGGAAACTATCTTTACCTATACAGCGGTCGTTCCTGCGGAACTGTACGACATACGTCACGAAGATCTCGACGAAGACGATGACGACGTAAATACGTTGTTTATCCATCTTTCGGTGTGGCATCAATACCTCACCAACAAGAAGGATAATCGTCCCATCAATTCTGACGTGATGGCAGCACAGATCATCAACTCTCTGGTCTATCTTTGTCAGGTGTTCTCTCTTCCTCTCAAGTGGAAGAAGACCGCTGATTCCGACTGGATCATCGTCGACTGATTCTTGCACCGGGAGAGAAATCTCCCGGTGTATCTCTACAAACAGTATGCAAATTTTATGTAACCTTTAACCGAGGATTATTAATGGATCCTGTGTGCATAACGGTATACCCCACATTTGTAGCAATCCGTTGCTCAAAAAACGGAGATGTTGCGAATGGAAAAGGGGATATACGCCGGGTACTTGATAAGTGCCGAGAAATGGAATTCGATAAGAATTCCAGAAAGTTTGTACTGCTGAACAGATATTACATTTACGATCGCGTAAATGGAGAAATGCGAGTTCCTAGACAGCTTCTTTCTTCTATTGAAGATTCCTTGACTTTCCAAAAAATACCCTACGAAGTGTTTGAAGGAGAAGTAGCTCCTCCAAGAAAAATATGCATCAAATTACGCAAAGGCTGGGAAGTTCGAGAATATCAAGTTCCTGTAGTGGATCATCTGGCAAATGAAAACCTACCTATGCGTGGGTCAGATTTGCAGACAGGAAAAGGAAAGACATTCAGTGCCAATGCCGCTATCGTAAAGATGGGTGTGGCATCTATGATCGTCTCGGATGGTCTACTTGATCAGTGGAAAAATGCCGTTCTTGAGCAATTAGATATCAAAGAAGATGACGTCTATGTTCTTAAAGGAGCAAACTCGGTCATCAGACTCATGGCATCTGAATTGATGCCAAAGATATTCATAGCGTCATTAGACACGCTTAAAGCATTTGCCCAGGGTCTTGGTAGCTATGAAGGAATGCCCACTTGGGAGGACTTTCAGAAGCACTATGGGATTGGCGCAAAATTCTTCGATGAATTTCATCTTTGTTTTCATACACTGGTCACAATCGATCTTTTGTCTATTATTCAGCACAATGGATATCTCTCTGCTACGCCTAAGAGAAGCAAGAGAAGTGAACGAGCAATATTCGATCTGATTTATCCCGACTCAATGCTCGTGAGTGGTGGGGAATACCACAAATACGTTAATGTGACAGGATATCAATATTTTCTGGACATTCCAAAAGAATCGATGTTCAATACATTTCACGGCTATTCTCATCCGAGATACGAAGGGTATATTCAGAATAACCCGAAAGTAAGACAAAGATTCTTACGGAATGTACTTATTCCAATAATCAATATACACTACATGCGAGTTAAAGAACCTGGAGAAAAGTTACTGATATTTGGGTTCACTCGTGCATTCGGTGAAATGATCAAGCGATATCTGGAATGTGAATTTCCTGATCTTAAAGTGAATACATTCTTTGGGGACGATCCCGAAGAGAATAAAGAGATTTCCGACATCATCATCGGGAATCCTAAAGCATGTGGTACAGGGACTGACATTGCCATGCTTCGCACGGTCATTCGTACGGATTCAGATGGTAGTGAACCTGGAGCAGAACAGAGACTCGGACGTTTACGTGTTCTTAAGAGTGGTAACATTCCAGAATTCGTAGATATCTACAATGGAAATCTTAGCAGACAAATAGCTCACTACCAATCGAGAGCTCGCGTATATAGACACAGAGCCTTGAAGTACAGTGCAGAAACGCTTCGTGCGTAGTGCAGATGGAGGGCGGAAACGCCCTCCATCTGTTTATTTTTTGTTCAAAATACTATGTTCTTAAATCAAAATCCACTGGAGAATTCTCATGCCCTTAGCGATTGAACTTCCTAATGCTGGTAGTGCATTACAGGCAAGATATGCTGGCGAATTGATCGCAGATCCTGGATTCAAATTTTCCATTCCTACTGAAGATTTTATTTCATCCGGAGTTACTACCACAGATGAATTTGAATCTACTGTAGATGGAGATCCAGTTGTTCTTTCTTTCAAAAATATGACCATCAATGCTGGTCATATTGTTCGACCCAAAAATCGATGCAAAGGAATGTTTATTTACATCGAAGGTGATCTTACCATCAATGGTCTATTGACTATGACCTCCAGAGGAGCGAATGCTCCGGGTAAGTTCGTGAATATTGATCCTGCTAACAAATTTTTTGCATTCACTGATCAAGACAAATATAGCGCAGTTCCCGAAGTATATGTCATTCCTGCCGTAGGTGGAGTAGGTGCGGTAGGAGTTGCTGCATCACGTCCTACCGCAGGAAATGCATATGCATTGGGTATTGCTGGCGGAATCAAATCCAGATGTTCTGGTGGTGGTGGATCGGGTGGTGCGATGGCAAGTGTTCCCAACCGTACCGGATATACTGCAGCATATGCAAAATCTGGTAATGGCGGTGCAGGTACCTCTTTCTCTGGTGGATCTGGGAGTGGTGGTGCGACTGGTTATGAAGCATCGGCCATCTGTGAAAATGCTGGAGAAAATGCTGGTAAGGGTGGAGATGGTAAATTTGTATACAACCCTGCAACATCACTCGGAATAACACTGACATCTGCTCCTGGTGGTGCAGGGAATCCCGGTGGAGCTACCGCTAGACCTGGATTGTGTGCTCCCGGTGAGACTGGTACAGGTGGGCTGATTGTCCTTATTGTTGGTGGAAAGATTATTTTTGGAGCTTCAGGAGAAATCAACTCCAATGGATCTGCTGGTGGAGCTGGTCGTCCTACTGGAACCAGTCATAATGGTCCTGGTGGAGGAGGCTCCGGAGGTGGATCAATTCACATCTTCCATAAAGGTACAATCAATGATCCGACAAAGATTAAAGCAATTGGTGGAAATGGTGGAACATCGCCATCTGCCCCTTCGATTGGAGGTAAAGGTGGGAATGGATCTGTCAATATAGTACAAATATAGCGGCACAGAGGAGATCCCATAGGGATCTCCTTTCAGGAATACTATGTCCATTAACTAAATCCACCGGAGAATATTCATGCCGATAGCTATTGAACTTACAGACGCCGGATATAAGTTGCGTAAAAAATACGCAGAGCCTCTTCTTCCTGCCGAACGTGCATTAAGTTTTCCAGAATCGGCAGGTAATTTCGTTTCTACTGGTGTCACTACTACTGACGAATTTGCATCCATTCTTGATGGAGATCCAGTTCTTCTTACATTTGACGATTTTACTGTCAATGCTGGTCATCTCGTGAGACCCTCGAACAGATGTATGGGGTTATACATTCACATCAGAGGAAATCTGACTGTGAATGGTCGCCTTTCGATGTCTGCGAGGGGTGCCAATGTTCCTGGAAAATTCGTAGGAATAGATCACGAAAACAAAGTAGTCTATTTCCACAGTAGTGATATCTTTACTCCAGAAAATATCCCCTTCATTGGTCCTACTGGTGGAGCTATTTCCGCATACCCTGCAAACTCATCGCGTGCCAATGGAAACATTGGTGTAAATGGTGCCTGTGGCGGTGGTGGCTCTGGTGGAAGAACTACTGGTGGTGGAGGATCTGGTAATGCTGGTCGCGGGAACGCAGGTACATCATTTTCCGGCGGCACTGGTGGTGGTGGAGTGAACCTCTATGGTAACTCAGGATCTGCACAAGATGGTGCAGTTGACGGTGGAAAAGGTGGGAATGGCGTAGCCAAAGATACTGATGGTGGTAGATACGGAAGAACTGCAGGGGGAGGTGCTGGGAATCCTGGTGGAACACACGGAAAGATTCTCGTAAGTGGTACTGGTGGTACTGCTGGAGGAACTGGTACCGGAGGGTTGATGATCCTTTTTGTCGATGGTGATATCATCATAGGACCTGCCGGAGCAATTGAAGCCAATGGTGTTGCTGGTGGTAATGGTTCTGGTGGGACACATAAAGTCGGTGGTGGTGGATCTGGTGGCGGAGCCATTCATATCTTCCACAAGGGAAGTATCAACGATATTTCCAAGATCGTTGCCAATGGCGGAAATGGTGGTACGGGAAATGTCGCCGGTGGTAAAGGTGGAAATGGTACCGTCAATATTGTTCAAATGTAGTAGAATCGTAGAGGGGACATCCGAAAGGATGTCCCCTCTTACAATGTATCCCTATGTCATGTCGGAGGCAAACCATGTTCCATAGCTTAATTTCTCAAGATATCTTTACCATGAAAACCGACGCAATTGTCAATCCCGTAAATTGTGTCGGAGTAATGGGCGCCGGATTAGCTAGACAATTTCGATTGAAATATCCTGAGATGTTTCGTGAATATGCTAAGGCCTGCATGAATAATACCTTACGTCCTGGAATTATGTATGTGTTCATTACTTCTACTAAACAAACTCCGAATTTTATCATTAACTTTCCAACGAAACTTCATTGGAAAGATCCTTCTGATGTGTCCTACATAACCAAAGGTTTAATAGCTCTCAGAGAAGAAATAGTATCTAGAGAGATACATTCTATCGCCATTCCCAAGCTAGGGTGTGGATATGGTGGATTGGATTGGAATGTAGTTAGACGAGAAATTATCAGGCATTTGAAAGATGCCTGTAACCATGTTTACCTCTTGGAGTAAGAGATGCATATTGACCCAGAATACTCAGTCTGTTTTACTGGACATCGCCCAGCTGCTCTTCAGGAGCTCGGTTTCACTGAACGAGACGTTGAGTTCAACATCAAAGAACTTTTGAGAACTGCTATCCTTACCATGTACCATACCTACAACATCAGAACCTTCATTACTGGTGGAGCATTGGGTGTGGATCAGTGGGCAGCAGAAGAAGTACACGATATACGTGAAACTTTTTCTGATATCAAGTCGATCATTGCTCGACCATTTCCTTCACAGCACATCAAGTGGCCTCCACATATTCAGAAAAAATTTCATCAGTTGTGTGAAGCTGCTGATGACATAGTTGACGTAAATCCTGATCCATATGCAGCATGGAAAATGCACGCACGTAATGCGTGGATGGTAAATAATTCATCCTTCGTAATTGCAGTACACATCGATGGTAAGAATACTGGAGGAACATACGCATGTCTTCAGTACGCTGAACGAAAAAATGTTCGAATTTACTACATCGATCCTATGAGGCCGGGGGCGGTCCGCATATCCGACTAATCAAAGGATCAGGTGGACAATGAATTACGTATTACTCATTCTGTTCTTCATGATAGATATCATTTTGCTTCAACCTGTGAAGGTAGTGATATCTGTCGTGAGTCGGTGTCTGTGGTTTCCATCCATCACTTATTCGCTGATGCGTTCAGCTAAAACGTATGGATTTAAACTCCAGAAGAATTCAGAATTCAATCACAGGATCTATAACTACGATTTTCTCAAACTGACTGACGATGGAGATTCGTTTAAGTGGCTCGGACTTTACGCATCGTCACTTATTCGATATTTTTCGACACAAAAGAAGATGGGCGCATTAGGTACATCCAAGATTGTCCCACCAGATATAGAAAACTACATATATCGACTACACAGACTACTTCTGTCGTATGTAGGTGATGATGGATATATCGGCAGATATCCAAACAATCATCCAGATAGATACACTACTGTGAATTTCTCTGGTGATATGGTTGTTGGTCTAATGGCATGGCTCACAGAAGTGATACGTAACGATCATCCTTCTGTAGAACTAACCAAATCCGATCTGGCGAAGCTAGTCAATCTTTTCGAACAGACTACATTTCGTCGTACCGATAGACATGGAAACAAAGGACATCTCCTTCATTTCGGAAACGCTGCATGTGAATTAGGTAGAGTCAAAGCTGACGATGATCGGGGGTATCTCTATCGTTGGTTTGGACTTGGACCAGATGTAATTCGACTTCTTACATGGTTCAGACTAGGATATGAAATCACATGGGAAAAGAAATACCTTTGGTTCTACCGAGTACTTCTGGTATGTTACTTCCCGCTACTCATCACTAGTCCAGGAGATCTTTCGATCTTTCTTGGACGAGTGTATCTTGTATCTTGGTTTACAGCGCACAGTAACTTCTTCAATGCTGCGACGTTGTACCGTTTGACTGGATCAGGTATAGCGGAGGATGCATGTAAAGATATTGCTCGAAAGTATCCAATGAACATGGCATTCGCCAGTGGCTGGAGTGCTATTATGGGTCCTGGGCATTTGAACAATAGATACTTTGTCGAAACTCTGATCTCGATGAGCTATGACAAAGGACGAACTATTTACCCAGAAGATCTGAAGAAGTCATACTTCTCACTTCGGTCATTCGTATTCAAACAGTTTGCATCGGATGTACCCACTCCGGATATGCTTGGTCACAAGTATTACACTGAGAACAATTATCTGGATCCGTCGGTATGTGATCAAACACGAAGAGATATTTACTGTATTGATTCACTGATCGACGATCTCAATATGCGACATTAACTCAAAGAGGATCCGCCTATCTGGCGGATTCCTCCTATATTTCTATTGACCATCATCTGTAACGATACACTACACGTACTTTCACACGAGGATCAAGATCCATGACAATGGATGATGTATTATTCATTACCATCGGCATCTTGTCAGGAGTAGTGGTAATATTGTTCCACTACATTTTTCCTAAATCAAAAAAGACTGCAGTTACACTTAGTCCAGAATTGCAGGATATGCATGAGAAACTAGTAAATCTCATGGTAGAAGAAGAACGACATATCGCTGAGTTACAAAAAGCGATAGTAAATGAATATACATTACCTGAACAGGATAAACTTGTTCAGACTACAGCAAAATACGTTGCGTATAGAGCGTGTTTTATGATTGAATATAATCGAAGATGTCAGCTATGTGGTCACCAGTCCATGTATGGTCCTCCTAGTAAGATACTAGGAGAACTTGATGACATTTTATCCAAAAGCATTCAATCGTGCGAGAGCTTTTCTAAGTTATTAGTAAAGCTCGAAACGGATGGAACTGATACACACAAAAAACAAGCAAGCATTCAGCTTAAATATGCGTCAGCGAAGAAACGAGTATATTGGGATGCCCGACTGGCAGTCCAGAAATATCTAAGATCACGAAGACACCAAATTTAAGGAGTGATCCCCTTGCGGGGATCCTCCTTAAAAATGTCATTCATCTTTAGTCGTTTATACATTACTCCTGTGAAGAAGCTTAAAAGGGCTTCTAAACTAACCAAAACAAACACAGGAGTCCATCATGATCCGCGCTCTTAACACTCTGTTCGGCCGCCTTGGCCGTCAGCTCATCGGTATGGTCAACACGGTCGAACGTGAGATCGAGTATACCGTGGAAATGCGTCGCATCGCCGCTAACAACAACAGTCTGTTCGCCGTTGCCGTCACCGTTGACGGACGTACCTGCGAAATGGAACTTCCGTATGAAGAAGCTGCGCGCATGCTCAGCTACACCAATAGCCGCCTTTCGCAGATCTGTGGTGCATACAATCGCGTGCGCAACGTGAACAACGATTCTGCCGCCATCGTGTGGAACGGTGCCCTGTCGTGGTAAGGGAAGAAGGGGAAACCCTTCTCCCTTCCACACAGAGTGCAGCATAAAGTTTATTTTTTTTTTGCAGATGGGTCCGAAGACCCACCTGCAGTTGGGAGGCTCCGACAACTTACCGGTCTGCAAAGAAGAAAGTACCTTACGCCAGGAACGTAAGGCGCTTCGAGAATGAAACCCTGAACACTCTCGAAACTAGTATAGTATTATTGTCATTCATGTAGCTCTTAGAAATATATTACTACTGTGAACCTTCTTAAACTTCTAACTTTCGAGGTCTTTATGAGCACCCTCAATGACATTTTGAGAGAGCTCAATGACTCGGTCATGGATGTCCGCAAACGGTATCCGAAAATCGAGCTTGAGCTCAAATTGGTGAAGAGTAATCTTCCCGGGTTTCTTCCGCATCTCGATCTGATGGATGGTGAGCATATTCTTGCTGCCATTGACGTCAGCCGGTGCCTCACCATCGAGGTACTCAGGACAGGAATGCGGAGTATGCGGTACACGGAACTGATTGGTATACCTGCCAGAGAATCCGTGTTCATGCATAAGAAGCCCCCGACCACGACAGACTACCGCTTACAGTGCCGGAATTAGTTTTAAGGTCACACAAAACACACTCTCAGTATTAGTCTGTCAGGACAATAAACTCCACGAATAGTGGACGCATCACGCGCTTCCTTCTCGCACGGTACGTTTACTCATGTACTCAGGAAGCAAAGAATTACTCGTATTAAGGAATCAGCTAGGAGAGAGATACAGGACGTATCTCTCTCCTAGTCTCCTTAAAATGGGTCAATTTCTTTTTTGTTCTGACTTCGATTTTATCTTCCTACTTAACAAGGTATGCTATGTTCCATCTGCCACTTATCTCCCATACCAACATTCATGGAGACTTACTCATGCTTCAGCCGACGACTGTGATGAAACGCGACGGAAAGACTGCAGTACCGTTCGATCGTAAGAAGATCGAAATCGCCATTTCGAAAGCAGCTGCTTCGTCTGGTGAATCAGTGGACGCAGTCAAGATCACTGACCTTGTTCTGTATGACATACAGAATGAGTTCGATTCGTCGAATGTCATTACCATCGAAGATATCCAGAATTTCGTCGAACGTGCGCTCATGTACGCACGACATTACGGTACAGCAAAAAAGTACATCATCTATCGTCAGCATCGTGAAGATGTACGTAATCTTTCCGATTCAGCACTCATCAACCTTGTCAAGGAATACCTTGGTAAGGAAGAATGGTCTATCAAGGAAAACTCCAATATGGGGTATTCCCTGCAGGGACTCAATCATTACGTTGCCGCTAAGGCGATGTCTCTCTACTGGCTGAACGAAATTTATTCTCCTGATGCCAGAGCTGCTCACGTCGATGGTTTCTTGCATATTCACGATCTCAATCTGCTTGCTCCCTACTGCTGTGGGTGGGACATCAAGCAGGTGCTTCTCGTAGGTTTCGGTGGTGTCGAAGGCGCCAATGATGCTGGACCTGCGAAGCATTTCGATGTGGCTCTCGGCCAGTGCTGGAACTTCCTCTTTACCATGCAAGGTGAAGCAGCTGGTGCTCAGGCATTCAGTAACTTCGATACCTATCTCGCACCATTCATTCGTTATGATGGTCTGACGTATAAAGAAGTGAAGCAGAAGCTTCAGCAATTCTTCCACAACATGACGACTAAGACCAGAGTAGGCTTCCAGTGCGTACCTGACACGTACACCTGTCTTACTCCAGAAGGGTGGAAAAGTCATGACGAACTTCGAATCGGAGATCCGATCTACGTGTTCGATAAAGATACCGGAGAAATTCGTCTTGATGTACTGACGCGAGTCAATGTTTATGATTACAGTGGAAAGATGATCAATTTCCATGGAAGAAAATTGAATATTCTTACCACACCCGATCACCGCACAATTCGACGTAAATTCAACTCGTCGAGTTACGTAATCGAAACTTCTGGAGATATTTATCAGAAGTATCGTACACCGATCGATATCCCTCTTGCCGGTCGTGTAAATCGTCGTGGTGTTGACATGACCAACGACGAAATCCGACTGCTTGGATGGGCACTTACTGACTGCCATATGGATCTTCGCAGCAGCAGACTTCGTATCTACCAGTCACCGAAAAAATATGCACACGAAGTCGCAAATCTTCTCATTCGTCTGGATGCGGACTGGTACGCAAATACCGCTGGCGGTGGTGGATACGGCGATGAAGTATATCGGTTCGATGTGAAGGGAGATTACGCCAAGAAAATCTTGGAATACACTGGCGGAAACCGAGAAGCCATTCCCTTGGATTTCATCAACCACGCTTCGGTGGAACAGATTGAAATTCTTCTCGAAACGATGATTCATGCAGATGGGCACATTGAGCCAAATGGTCGTATTCGTATCGGTAAGAAAAATGATTACATGGCGGAGTGTATTCAGTCTCTACTCGTGCTGTCAGGATACGGATCAAAGAGAAATCGTCAGCTGTCGTGTACTGACACTGTGACTGTGTACAAAAAGTCACATGCGTCAGTGACGTCCGATGTCGTTGATTTTGATGGGGTGGTCTGGTGCCCGACTACTGATACCGGTACGTTTATTTGCAAGGCAGAAAACGGTGTTCCTTTCATTACCGGAAATTGCCCCTTCACGAATGTTTCAATGGATCTTACGGTTCCTTCGTACATGAAGAATGAACCTGTGATTCATGGTGGACAATTCCATGATTCCGATACCTACGGGGATTTTCAGGAAGAAATGGATATGTTCAACCGAGCATTCTGTGAAGTCATGCTCAAGGGAGATGCATCCGGTCGCCAGTTCTCTTTCCCAATTCCGAACTACAACATCACCAAAGAGTTCAACTGGGATAACGAAAATCTCGATGCACTGTGGATGCTTGCAGCAAAATACGGTGCTCCCTATTTCACGAACTTCGTGAACTCAGATCTCAATCCTGAAGATATCAGATCCATGTGTCCGCTTCATCCTGACGAGAAGATCTCCATCAAGATGAATGGTAATTGGCTGATCATGGATATCAGTTCGATTCATCATCACCTGATAAATAGATGCGATCCTGATGGACATTACGTGAATGGTGATGGCTACTACGTCAGATTGAATGGAAAAGAAATTCCTGTCACTGGGGTCGTTGCGGTTTCTCCTGACGGATTTGTTACCGTAAAGACAGCGTATGATCCAGATGGAGTTACATTCGAGAACAACCATCAACAACCTCGAATGTATCTCAAGAAGAACACGGAAGGAAAACATGAGCTTACAGATATGCGCACGTATAGTGCGGATACTCTCGAAGTGGGTGCTTTCGTTCCGTACAGCATTACTGGAAGAGATCTCTCCACTCTCCCCAAGGGTGCATTCGTACATGGTGAGTTCATCATGGTTCCGATCACGAAAATCGAGAAGCAGAAGAAAACCGCACCTTACGCGTACTGCATCTCCGTCGGATCCGATGACCATCTCTTCGAGCTCAAAGAAGGTGGTATGGTCACGCATAACTGCCATCTTCAGCTTGACAACAACGAACTGCGTCAGAGAAGTGGTGGTATCTTCAATGCCAACCCCATGACTGGTTCCGTTGGGGTGGTTACTCAGAACCTTCCGCTGTTCGCATATCTTGCCAAGGGCGATGAATCCAAGTTCTTCGAATACCTTGACAAGTACATGCATATCGCGAAGGAACTTCTCGAAGACAAGCGGACTTTCGTCGAACAGCAGACAAAGCTTGGTCTTTACCCGTTCTCGAAGGTATACCTTCAGGACTCTTTTGCAAGACATGGAGAATACTTCCACAATCACTTCTCGACGATCGGCCTCGTCGGTGGTAATGAAGCATGCCTCAATCTCTTCGGTGAACCGATCACTACCGAAAGAGGCAAAGCATTTGCTGAGAAGGTTCTTCGGTTCATGCGTGACAAATGTGATCAGTTCAAGCAGGAAACAGGATACCTTTACAACCTGGAAGCAACTCCAGCTGAAGGTGTCTGCTATCGTCTTGCCAAACTGAACTCGAAGAAGTATCCTGACATCATCACAGCTTCTTCCAAGATTCTCGGTGCCGAGCCGTTTTACACCAACTCGACTCAGGTACCTGTCGATTACAGTGACGACATCATCGAAGTATTTGAACATCAGGATGGTCTGCAGACCATTTACACTGGTGGTACAGTACTTCATGTTCTTCTTGGTGAAGCGATCAAAGATCACAATGTCGTAAAGAACTTGGTCAAGAAGCTTTGCACGAATTACCACATTCCGTACATCACGATTTCTCCGGATTATTCTGTGTGTGCATCACATGGATATCTTCCTGGAAAAGTTGATGCTTGCCCGAAATGTGGCTGTGGTGCTGAGACTTACTCCAGAGTCGTCGGGTTCTATACTCCAGTGTCCAGATGGAATAAGGGTAAAGCGCAGGAATCGACCATGCGCAATACCTACGAGAGCATCGCCGACAAGATCAAGATTCCAGGAATCGACACTGAAGAATAGTTTGCACTGAAAATACCTAGGGTGCGGTAATCCGCACCCTAGGGTTCTCGTTAGAAATGCATCTATATATTACAAGTTTGGACTGTCAATCAAATCCCTGTGGGAGGAGATACCAATGGCGAAAATCGCCGGATTTGTCCCGAGTCAGTACTGTACTGAATTACAAGTATTGACTTCGAAAGTCTGCAACATTAAGTACGAAAGTTACTTATTGATTACTCTCTTTTCTGGAAAGTGTAGTGATACTGATGAAGAGTTCCTTGAAGATATTCGAAATTTCTGCCGAATGCTTTTTGGTACGGAATATCGTATTTTTGTGGAACTTGATGTACCAAAAAACATAATCAAATCATTTGGTGTATACGAAGGATTGCCTATTCATACTGACATTCCTCCGTGTAAACGCCAAGAATGGCTGCGAAAATTTACCAGGTACGAGATATTATCCAATCGCTGTGAGCTTGTGTACATTCGAAACTTCTAAGGGAGGAAAATGTATGGGACCTCTGAGTTTTATTTTCATCATCTACAAAGATACCTGGGAGCAGAAGATTCAGCAACTTCTGTGGCGTCTCGGGAAAGATTACAATATCACAAAATCCGAAAGTGAAAAAGGTACGGTCTGTCTCGATATCTCCATCACTTCGAGAAACTTCGATTATTCGTCGTTTCTCTTCGATATTCGCAGGCTGATGCAGTGTTTCTCTGGTATTGTTTGTGGTATGCCAGAAGAAGATTTCGCAATTCTCATTTCTCATAGCGGGATCATCAATTCGGTAGGAAAACTCTCATTCAGTACTGAAGAATTCCAAACTCCTACCCTTCCGAACATTCGAACTCTCGAATCGCTTCTGTCCGGAGAGATCGTGAAAATTACTGCCAATCCCTATCCATCTGGTGTACGACCGAAGATCGTTACTCTGTGTGGATCTTCGAAACACAAAGCAGTCTTTGATGACGTGGAGCACCAGCTCACGCTCGAAGGAAATATTACCATTTCGACTGGACGAGTATTCGGTCATTGTGGCGATATCGACATGTCTGGTCCGATCAAGAAACGTCTGGACAAACTCCACTTCTGGAAGATCGTCGCAAGTGATGCGATCTATGTCGTAAACCCTGTTGAACCAGGATATCCGAATGGTCGTATCGGTGTTTCGACATGTGACGAAATTTTCAAAGCTCTCTCACTTGGAAAGGAAGTCTATTTCCTGGTAGATCCAAAGTGTGATAGCTTCGTTCTTGACGAAGACTGATCTATCGAATCAATACACCGTAGGTACACAATTGTGTACCTACGGCTAATATAGTGAAACCATCAACTTTTTCAACAAGGAGCCTTTCATGTTCGATATGCTTTTGTTTCAGGAAAAAATTGAACAGACTTATCCGATTGTCATCTTTGTGACCAAAGATGGCGTCGAAGATACTTACGTATTTCCTGGTAGCACTGATGATGACTCAGGTGAAACCACTTCGGGATCTACGTCAGTACTCATCATCACCTACGATTCAGAAGATGCTGATGGGATTCTGAATTACGAAGCGATGATTGGTGTACTTGAAGGATCAGGGTACATCGTCTGCGAGCGTGAAGAAGAAGACAGTTACTGCATCGAATCTGACGACGACCGGTGAGAAGATTCGTGTGCATGTCAGGAATGACATCATCACGACATACGTATACACTAAGCTCAACTACATCTGTGGAGGATGGAAACCCATGAGTGAAAATACGTTCAGCATCAACGATGTTCTTGAACTCATCGAAAAAGATCTGCTGTCCAGGTTCTTTAGTACGGCGGAATATGGTGCCGAGATCATCGCAGAGGAACTGTGTAGAGGTGTGGGTCCGAAAGAGATCATGCCTAATAACAGTGTCATCTGGTGCCCTCTGATGCCCAACGTCATCGACGATACCAGTGTCGGTACATTCGCATGCGGTCTCGCATTCTTTCCTTCGGAAAAATACGGATGCATGCATCAGGTCATGATCGGTAACATCATACCTGGATTCATCCCGGCAGATCCGTGGATCTTCGCTGGTCTGACGAATCTATTCAATCCGAATTTCCAACTCTTCCAGAAACTGTTCCCTGAAGAATCTGTGGGATTCAGAATCGCCAAGAGTATGGCTACCGATACTCGTGACGATCTTCTGGATCTCATCTGCACGATCAGAACCGAAACGGATGCCAAACTCCGTAAAGAGTTGACTGGATCATCTGAACCGATTTCCAAGGAAGAGACTCCTTCGGCAGGACAATTGATCTTTTCTGCAGGCGAATCTCTGAAAAGTGCGATGAGCGATGCGAACAAGCCGCGCAAAGTACTTCGTCTCATCAAGAAAGCGGAAGAAGTGCTTACGGAAACCACGACTCCCGATACCACATCTCAGGTGTACGATGATTTGGTCAGTTTCGGATTCGTCACCGAAGAAATGAAGAAACTGATGCTGACCAATCGTCAAGAAAATGCAAAACTTGCAGAATTCCTGAAGATCGACGATTCAGGTATTCTTGACGTTATTGCATTTTTCGTGATATGCGCATACCTTGAATACAATACCGGAAGACTCGGTATACGCAATCAACAGTGGCTCACAAATGAGTTTTTCGATCTTGGTCACAACTTCTACGACAAGTATCGTGAGCTCGGTGGTAGCCTGCTGGTCGATCGGCTCGTAGAAATGCACCGGATCATCTGCCACAATATCGAGGAGCTGAACGAATTTCTTCCGAAAGATCGGCCTCTCGAACTGAAGACAATCCCGAAATTCGGGTATGGAAATATCCAGCAGATCCCAATCGTGACTTGGTGGATATACGCCATTTCTACTGTCTGGGGAAGGAATGATTCCACAAAATTCGCGACAGTGAAGACACTCGAATCGCATTTCTTTGGTGAACATTTCGTAGAGGACACTGACTACGACAAGGCGAGGATCGAGCGCTGCTTCGGGCGGATGCTGTCCTGTGGTACAGTGAAAGAACTCATCGATGAAATCAGGAGGACTGAACAGTATCTTCTTGAGACTCGCAAAGTCGATATCGGTGAGAAATGGAATATTCCGAATCTGTACATCGCTCCAGGTCTTATGTCGTTGTCACTACACGAAGAGATCTGGGATTCCAAAATTCTGCCTGTGGTCCTTCGTGCGTACATCATCGCAATCTCGTGTACGATTGACATGAATACGAAAGTACGCGTGTTCAGTCGTACGGTACGTGACCTTATTGACGGAAAAGACAACACGAGCGAGGACTTCGACCGACTTATCGGTTTCTTCAATGATCCGTCATCGAATATCATCGAAATCGGGGAGATAGGCATTTCGCTGGAAAGTCTGATTTGTTGTCAGCAGTTCATCACGGAGGATGTGACTGAATACCTGTACAACGTTAGTAAGGTCAACTCCGTCGTCTCATCCACGAATAAACGGAGATATCTGTGGGCGCAGATCATGACTGCTCTGCTGAAGATCGACAAATATCCAGCAAGCGCTCGTGCGTTCGACTATCACAGTACGGACAAACGAGTGTTCACTGATCTATTCCTGGCGGAACTAGAAGATCTCGAAAAAGCGGAAGCCGAAGGTACTCTCAGTACGGATGTTTCGGAGGATACCATTCTCGATGCCATTATCGAAATGATCCTCGAATTCCAGATGGGAAAAATCAGAGAGCGAAGAAATGTGGTGGAAACCTTCATCATTCCCATCATCCACACTGGCGCTACTCTGGTAGCAGATCTCGCTCCAGAAGAAATTCTTCCCGCATCGGACGTGCTGTCGACTGACCCGAGCAAAGAAGAAATTGAAGCTCGGCGGGAAAGCTACCGCGAAGATGCGATCGAACGATTCCGGAGTAAGGGATATCTCGATCTCGCGGATTTCGTGAACTCTACCGTGTTCGATGTGCGTGAAATGCACAGAGATATCGGATTCTATCCCCCGAATCATCACCTGCGGGAAATCGGATATCTCATATACGCATGGAAATACAATCCTCCTCAGGAAAAAGTAGAGTACATTCGGCTCGTTACTCGTACCATGAAATTCCTCGATGATCTCACGATTACCGAAGAATTCTTCAGTTACTTGTTTGACAACGCAACCACGCAGTTCGTCATCAGACAGGAAGAGCTCTACCGTCATCTCGGAATCTACGTCGATCTGGTCGGACCGAATCCGGCAGATAGGCTGACATCTTTTTCGAAAACCACGCACAAGCATCGGTTCATGCTCGCGATGATCCACCTCATGGTGGAAGCAGCTTCGAATTCGAACGATCCTGCGCTCAGTGGGTATCATCAGAAGGTTACCGCATGGCTGAAGTCGTGCATATCGTCAATCCCCGAATGCTCGACCTGCAGTCTCTGGGTAACCGGTTGCCGGTGGTGGTTCCATCACATCGTGGACGATTATGTTCTCGGTAGTTACAATTCCGTCATGCTCAGAGGAAGTGATCCGAACTTCGAGATCTATCTCGGTACGCGAGGAGAATACGCAGAAGAGCGTGATCGGATGACTCGCGCAGTAAAGCAGATCCCTTCAGCATACACGGCGCTCCATCGCGCGAATTTCGTACTCAAAGCAGATCTCTCGATCATGTACGGAATCATTCGTGATAAGTCGGAAAACTTCGAACGGAGTGATCTTGATTATATCGCGCTGCTTCTCTACTCTGGGACCTCTTTCGGGGATCTGCGACTCTTGGTATTCGACATCATGACGTACCTCCACGAGGAAGGGCATAGTCTTGATGAAGGATTCCTTGGTCAGACGTACGCAAAGCTCGTTCACACGGTATTCCGTGATATGTCCAACTCCCACTATTTCGGGAGCGACAAGATGCATGAGTTCTTCCATGACGACACTCGTAAAACCTCTCCGGATGAGAAGTACTTCATCGCGATGTTCTGTCTGATCGCGAAGCTGGTACGTCAACATTCTGATGATGAGACGTTCTACTGGGTGAAGACGTGGATTGATGAAGCATTCGAACAGATCGAAGCTGAATTCATTCTCGACTGGTGGGATGCACAAAAGAACAAGCTCATGGCTCACCTATCGAAATCGTCGGAAGTGGGACTTCCTGAATCGGTAGAAGAGTCCAAGGAAGAAGCTGCCAGTACAATGGAAGTCGAAATTCCAACGACAGAAACCACATACACGTGGGAACCGCTTGGCCGGAATTATCCAGGTACACAGGAGCACTATTCTGGCGATCTCAATCAGGACGAAATTCCTGAACCCATGGAAGGACAAGAAAATCTGACCATGGGAACTGATGACGATGGTACGCTTATCCGCGAGTACACTTTTCCCGATGCGCAAGTCCTTCCGAAGGACATTCGGGAAGTGGTCGAATCGGAACGAGTCTCCATCAAAGAAGAAGATCGGAAACTTCAGCCAGCCCTGACGACTCCTGGAATGGAAGAAACCTTCTTGACTGGTCTCGCTGAAAAGGGCGTCAAGCTTAATCCTACTCCTGTGAGGTTCTCAGGAATCGGGATTGCCATAACTCAGTTCAGTATCCAGTACCCATCGATCGCCAGAGATCTCGAAGACCTCAAACGTTCGATCGGTAGGAAGTTCGATGATCCGGAAGTATACAGATACGTGTCTCTCAGATGTGTCCGTCACTACTTCCCGCAGCTCGACTACCTCATGTATCTTCACATCGCAGGGAAGCGATCGACGGTCTCTCAGACTGGTACATCGCTGATGGCATTCTACGATATTGTCACAATGGAAGAATTCGAGAAACTCGATGGTTCCATTTCTGCTGGCAAACTCGTGGGTCTCATCGATGCGGTGTGGCCTGAAATATCCACCAGAGTTCCCGAATACTTCGGTAATAGGGAATACTCGGCATACGAGAAGTACCTGCTCTGTGCGATTGCGCTTTTCGAAGCGAATGCACGTGGTTGTACGGAATTCTCGGTGACGACTGGTGAGTGGTTCACCCGTTGCGTGCAGACCATCAAGGACTACCCGGTGAAAATCTGGTTCCTGTCCTGCATGCTCAGTTTCATGGAAATCTTCATTCCAGAAGAAACGACGAATGGATTCTTTGAGATCCGCAATCTCCTGAAGAAATTCGTTGAAAGCAAAAAGATTCAGGAACCGCACATCATTGCGGAGGATGTATCCACAAAGGAACAAGAACCTGAAGTGGTTACTACTGCAAGTGATGTCGATCTCGACGCTATTGCTAATGCGGTCGAAGAACTGCAGGAAGCGGAAAAGGCAGATAACCCTCTGTCTAACATCGAGATCAACTCCGAATCTGATGGATGGACTCACATTCAAAAGTACTACGAAACCAATCCCGATGGAACCCTCGCGAAGTTCTTTGCCTTGTGCAATATCAAGGTAAAGACCATGCAGAAAGATGGTACCTCTCGTGGTTGTCAGGCCGCTGTTCTCTCAGCTCTGCGGCCTCTCGGGATCAGTACGGTAAAAGCACTTCTTGACATCACCCCAGTGGTGTTTGATAAGTTGAATGCTTACCGTCCCCAGTATGCAGAAGCACTCGTCCGGGCTTTTGCTGAACAGGGGTACAAGTTCCCACAATCTCTGGCATAAGCTAGAAATCCATACACAGGAGAGGTACCGATCGGTACCTCTCCTGTAAAAAGGAATCGCTATGGGAAATATTTTGGATCTGTTCAATGACGTGGTAGAGGCAGAATTCCATTTTGGTGATTTGAAAACTTTAGCGGTAGCATCCTCAACAGCAGAAGCTGCTGACCTTCGGGTAGCGACAATAACTGGACAGTTGAGATATATTCCGTCTCGTTCAGTGATGATTGGCCGTTCTTTTTACAAGAGAAGCATTCCTAAGTTGATCATGCATTACGATCCATGCGATAGTAATGGTGGTGGACTTTTTGATGCTCTCCACTACGACAAACCTCGAGTCGCAACCATTCCGTACACTCCGCGAGTGCACAATACACTTAGACGTGCATTGCGTACATTGCGTCGACAGAATGCGCCAGAAATTGCCGAGGTCACCGAACTCAGACTTCATGGCAAAAAAGAATTGGTGACATTCTTTCCAGAGGTAGTGACCACTGGAAGAATTCATCCATTCGTAGTACTCCATGATAAAGAGGATACGATGAGTCCTTTACCAATTTTCCGACTGGCTCCGTATACGCTGGTCGTCAGATCAATCGACCATTTGTTGGATCGTTTCGGTACCGATGACGGATTTGTGTTAGGAAACTTCCGATTCATGCGAGCAGAAGGAGTCTAATCGTGGCCAAGCTCAATATTCCTCACAGCAAACTGATGGAAATTCTCATCAGGCATTTCTCCATCATGTATGAAACCGAAAGCAGACTCGCCAACATGTTGGCTGGTATGCATCACAAAAAATTGAAAGGTGAAGTATCTGGTCACTGGCCGGATACCATCTTTATCAATCATAATCAAACTGCAGAGACGATCAATACTGGCGATTGTGGGGTAGCAGCAGTCGCCATAGGTATCGCATTCTCCGAACTCACCGGAGAGCGTGTGGAATACTACGCTACCAGTGGTCATGGATTTATCGGGTGGAATGGTACGTATTTTGATATCGCCCATCCCACCGGGTATGTCTATACTTCGACCGAAGAATTCCGTCGTGAGTTTCTTCCGGATATTGCGGACGGGCTTCCGATCACTGGTTTCAATCTTTCCGATTTCTTGCTTCACTGGATGACGGATGATGAAGTTGGTACCAACATCGTCAATCGGTTTCTCACCAGTGTTGAGCAGAACCTTTCGAGACTGATGACAGATGCTCCGACTATCAAGAAACGTCTGAAAATTCTTCCCGCTCCCAGCAGGGAAGTCATCGTAGGAGAATTCGATGAGGAGACCGCAGGTTCTTAATAAGCATATTCACGGAATCCCGAAGAATGCTGTGTTTATCGGACGTCCCACGAAATGGGGAAATCCCTTTGCCCTCGGTCTAGACATGGATCGGGAAACTTCCGTGAAGCTTTACGAACTGCGTCTTCTGAATACCCCGGAGCTTATGTCATCACTGCATGAGCTCCGGGGAAAAGATCTCGTATGTTTCTGTGCACCAAAAGCATGTCACGGTGATGTACTTCTACGATACGCAAATCTCGTAGAATGTCCGAAGTGTTTATCCAAGATCATAAGTTGTCGATTACCAATTGAACATAAAGGAGCATTGTTCACGTATCCCGTGTTTCAGACTATCGATGGACAGTGGTATAATTCGTACCAAAAAGTACTTACAGGAGTAGAAGAAGTGATGAATGAAACCTTCTTTTGTTCTGGTTGTGGTAACTCCTTCACGTACGATGAATCATTGTATTTCGAATGATTTCACAATTTCGTGGAGAATACCGATTCTTAAGTAATTTCTACGAAAGTCCAATGTGTATACATGGGTTTTGGTGGAAAACAAACGAACATTTTTATCAAGCAAACAAAGCTCTTCACGATGAAGACTTTGAACGTATACTAAATTCAGACTCACCAAAAGATGCACGCCGATTAGGACGAATTATTACGATTCGTCCTACTTTCGACAGAGACAAAGATAGGATTATGATGATCGGTCTGATGGCTAAATTCTCTGATCCTTATCTGGCAGATAGACTTTATGCTACAGGAAATAGAACAATCATAGAAGGTAATTGGCACAATGACAAGTACTGGGGAGTATGTCTCAAAACTGGATTTGGTCTCAATAAACTAGGGAAAATGCTTATGGAAGTAAGAGAAATATTACCGTATCTTGTAAGAGTATAATAAACTCTTCAAAGTTTCAGACATACATTCCAATAGTGAACAACGCAATCGAATAAACGGAGTTTACTCGTGGATGAACCCACAGAATTCGTAAAGATGATCGGTGATCGTAATACGAATATCCTTATTGGTATTCTGCTGTGCATCGTCGTTCTTCTGGTAGTGGTAGGACAAATAGCGCAGCGATATACTGAAAACAAATTGCGCGATCTGAAGATCGTGGATATTTCATATCCTCAGTCCGATGCACTCAATGCGGACCTTGAAAAAGTGAATCCGGAATATACCGTGGTGCGTACTGGGACTCTTACCAGAATGAGATGTCCGGATAACCTCAAGGGGTACCCTGTTGTCACTACTCCAAAAGGTACGAACGGTACGATCTTGAAAGACAAGATCAAACTGTATACGTACTGCACAAATTTTGACGACGTTCATTTTCTTATTGAGGAGTAAGATATGGCATATATGGGTCACCATCTCTGGATTGCTTCTCCCCATATGACCAAACCGTATCAAGACGTCATGAGAAGCAGCGATTCAAAAGAAAAAGAATTCATCCAGGTCATGGAAACCTCCCGGGTATTCACTCCCGGGAGGATCGATCCAGTTCAAGTAATTTTTCTCATACTTGCGCTTACTGGTACTGCGATCACGTTCGTCTGTGGCTGGGTATGCTTCAATTCTGTGATGAGTTGGAAGTTCTGGTATTGTCTGGTCTTCTGGGGGCATGCTGCAATGTTCGGATTTTTCGTGGGTAGAATTCTACGGACGATCCACGCATCGGCGTACGAGAATGTCACCAAATCGGTTTACAAAGAAGTCTCAACAATCTTCGATGAATAAAGGAGCTGGGCATGTCCTGGATATGTAGAATGTGCAACTCGGTTATTTCTGATGTCAGTGCACAAAAAGTCTCTGGACTGTGCCCGATGTTCACTTGCGAAAGAATATACGAACCACTGAAGAAACTCATTCATGTGGATGACGCTCATGCACATCTCATCGCGACACTCTGGAAAAAGCACATTTTCACCTTGTTCAGCTGTGAAGGACATATCGCACACTCCGAAAAAGGTGATGTTAAGTCGTGTTCAACTCCTTACGTGACATTCGTATCTCATTCTGAAACGATAGTCACACTCATCAACAAAATCATATCCTCGGGGTATGACGACCTTCTCTGTGCATTCGATTCCAATTTCGCATTTCAAGGAATCGTAAAACTTACCCCAGAGACCGGAATACGAATCGACATTGGTCCATTTCACGATACGAGATTCGAGAACCGTCCGGTGTATCTCAAATCACCTGCAGGTAAGAAAAGTGCACCACATAAGTATCTCGGAAAGATGCGTGCAGGTACACACTACAACGATGCCAGCATAGCTCACATCCCGGATTACTATCACTTCACGGTGCGTGCGGATTTTGATAGACTTCCTACTACCGAAGAATTCTACGCAGCAAAAGGGAGAATGTGTTCTCTTCTGTGCGAACTGACCAAAGTCAAATGGAAAGAACCATTTTAGGAGAATCGCGATGATGGATGGATTCGTCGAGATCAGATGCATTATTCCGAATACTGATCTTAAGCTTATTCGAAATTTTGTCACCAGACTTGGCGGCATTGTGGAACTAATTTCACCGGAGTCTAACGAAAATCCACCCGTTCTGATTGATGATTTAAGACCGCATGAGCGGCTACGGGAATATCGTACATCGAGATATCTTTCACAGGCGGATGTCGCGAATGCAACGAAACTGAGCCAGTCGTTACTGTCTGCGATCGAAACTGGAACTCACAAGATCACGAAAAGAACTGCAGTTCGCCTCGGGAAGTTTTTTCAGGTTGCACCATCGATGTTCTTGGAGAAAGATGAAAAATAAGAGAGGACCACATGCTTAGTTTTCTGTTATTTCTGTCGGTAATCTTCGGAAATGGTTACCGGCTGTGGTTCTTTATTCTGTTCGTCGTCTCAATCTTCAGTGACAAAGAACGAATCATCTACCGTACATCTGACAAATCGGAGGAGTAGTCATGAACATCTTTTCTTTTCTCTGGCAGAAAATCTCCGGAAAATACGCTGCATGGAAATTCGAACGACTGCGCAAGGCACGCAAACTCGCGATCATGAATCATCGCGCAATCCAGACGTCTCAGTACTGGGGAAGAAAGATGCATCTGTATCCGCACGCAGTGGCACAATACGACGGACTGAGTTTCCGAGGTATGGTGTATCTCGGCATCGCCGTGGGCCTGTCGATGCTGCTGGCACTACTTTCCATCTGTGGTCCCAGTACCATGGATGTGACGTCCACGACCAAGATGGTATACGGATATATTGCTATCATGTGTGCGACTGGCATCGCCTCCGCGATAGTCGCGCTCATCTACGATAGCCTTCCGAAGAAAAACGTCGGAACGAGAAAGTTACAGCTTTCCTCATTCACCGATGACGAACTCATTGGTGAACTGGAAAGACGCCACCCGGACTGCGCGAGCAAAGGAGACTAGCAGATGCTTGTGAGCTTGAAGAAATTCGCAGAGCAAGTATACCAAATTGAAGGGGTTCATATCCTCATCAATTCGAATATCGAGAATTTGACAGTTCTCGAATATTCCGAACATCGTCTACACGGAACTTGCTCAGTCGAGACATTTCTGAAAAGGCTTCACACCTACCTTGATCCTGATAAGGTGTCAGTAACTATAGTTGTTCCGGGAAACAGATTGTTCGCCAGAGCGGCATGGCACTACAAAAGGATCAATGCAATCCGGATCATCACAGCATCAATTGAGGAGAAGTTCCCATACCGGATGTAAACAAAAACATACTCCGGGTATACTACACGGGAATTCATCATAGTCTAACTGGGAAGTGGTTATCCCAGGGTTGAGGGGCAGGAGCAATCCAGCTACGTAAACTTCAACTTGGTTCAGTCACATAGGCTCCGTGATTGAATCGTCCTCCGTGGAGGAAACCCGTACTCACCTAAGGACAATGACCGGTGGATTGGTTCGTCTTTGGGTGAGTACGTATTTTTACTATTTGAGGAGAAGATTTGGTGAATAAACGGATAATAAAAGATTCAGGATATGTATTAGTGTTATGCTCCAGAGCATCCTAGAGCAATCAGATCTGGAAGTTATAAGGGATATGTATACGAACACATTCTAGTAGCGGATTCCACAGTTCCTGAAGGATTGCGAAGTGACGAAGTAGTTCATCATCTTGATTGCAATAAAAGTAACAACGACCCAAGAAATTTACTGATTCTTCGTAACTCCCAGCATGCAAAATTACATAAATGGATGGATACCCGAGTAATACTTCCAAATCCCATACATGTAGCGAAAGAAGCATTACGGAATAAACATTGTCTGGAGTGTGGAAAATCTCTAGATATAGGACAGAAAAAATTTTGTTCATACTCGTGTGCACAGATGTCGTCACGAAAGGTGAATCGACCGGACGCTGATCAACTAGGAAGAGACCTTTCACAAATGCCAGTGACGAAAGTTGGTGAGAAATATGGCGTTAGTGATAACGCGGTTCGTAAATGGGCCAATTTTCTTGGTCTTCCTACCAAGAAACGCGAGTGTATGTGAGATGCGGGGTTAATTCAAAGGTAGAATACTGGGTCTCCGCCCCAGCTGTTGCGGGTTCAAATCCCGTACCCCGCTCCAAATTTCTTTCTCCTTATCGGAACGTAGATCAGCCTGGCAGCGCACCTGCTTTGGGAGCAGGGGTCGCTGGTTCAAATCCAGTCGTTCCGACCAAATTTTACAATTCATGCGCTCGTAGCTCAGTGGATAGAGCAGGAGTCTTCTAAACTCTTGGTCAGAAGTTCGACCCTTCTCGAGCGCGCCAAATTAAAGTGGGGCCGCCCTGGTTTCGATTGAGTTGGATAGGATACTGCTGCGTGTCGCGGTGGGCTGGCCGCGTTAAAAAGCCCAACGAAAGCAACTGCCAACGCTCTTGCTGCTCCCGCTCGTGACGACTTCGCTTACGCGAACGCCGCCTAGAGCCACTGCTCCCTAGAGGAGCACGTACTTCTCTGGACGTCAGATAAAGAAGAAGTGCGAAACTTATCTGGATCGATGCGAGTGGTGATCGCATTTAAATTGTCAACCCTAGGTGGTAGGAGTTCTCCGTACCCCACCTTTGAAAAATAGGAGCGACCAAGCCTCGGGTCAGAAAACACTGAGGATACACACGTAGATGCAATTCTGATTCCAGTTCAAGACGTGGGTTCGATTCCCACCGGCTCCACCAACTTTACAACTTCAGGAGATTAAGATATATGTGCGCAAGCATCGCTAGTGTTGGACGACATCGGGAACTCACATGCGAAGAACAGTTCACAATCGCGAAGACTGTCGTCGAAGAGATCTGCGCGAACATTCACGATATCAATGATCCTCTGGATTGGTTTCAGCTCGATGTATCCATCAGCTCTGATCAGACCGTATGGGTTGAACTGACCATGGACACGACGGATTTTAGTTGTGTTCTGTGGAGAAGCACCGATGGGTTTCAGTTCACAGATCGTATCAGATATGCAGCGTCTCCTACTGATGCTGACGTCTTCAAGGTCCGACTGATTCATGAACTTCTCGCGGGTGTAACGCGGATTATTAACAATCTGCGGAGATTCTCCAAGCTCGGATTCCGCACTCCCGAATAGATGCAATTTACGGAAGGATGGTAGAGTCTGGCTAATTGCATCGGTTTTGAAAACCGACGTAGGGAAACCTACCGGGGGTTCGAATCCCTCTCCTTCCGCCATTTTAATACATGAGAGACAGGAGGGAAACCTCCTGTCTCTCTAGTTATTTCAAGTATATATTACTTTTTTGATCGATCTGTCAATCACCAAAATCAATATACATGGAGACCACCATGTCCAAGTTCGGCGACTCGATCTCGAACGATTTCTCGCTCTTCTTAAAATAACACTTGACACCAAAAGAGGTCTGTCATGGAAATCATCAGGTCCAACTTTCAGCAAATGGTTGCGGCGAACAACGACAACTGGTACAACTTCGTCGTATCCGACGTCACGGGGCATCGGTACAATGCTCTGAAAATTTATGGCAGTGAGTTCACAAAGTTCGCTGCCATGATGCAAATTCTGGGGTACCTCGACAAAAAGTATTTCCAGATCGGCAACGCCATCCGGGGTGCATTCATCGCACCCAGGATCATGATCATTCCCAGAGAAGAATTGGATACGTCCATTTGGAAGCATCCTCAGATGACCATCGATGAGAACGGGCTTCCCAAGAATTCCGGAGCCGACCGCGACAGGATGCATCATCCTGAGGTGTACTGTGAAGATACGGTACACATCGCAATGTCGTATACCCTCCAGATACCGTTTTCGCATACGTCTGCGGAATTCCCCAGCGAAAACTGGGAAAAGATGGACTTCGATGAAATTCTCACATCGATGCTCCTGGTACTGAACTCCACCACCACATCGGTCGAGTTTGGTCCACAGTACGGTGCGCCTTCGGTTGATCTGGGGTTGAGCGGAAAGATAAATATCGCTCTTCTGCGGATCGACTCAACGATCCTGGTTCCTCTCGGTCGGTCCGAGATCGAAATCACGACCGCCAATTTCGGTGAAGGAATGAGTGAGGGCGTCGAAATCGACATCGAACTGACCATGTACAATGTACCGTACACCATGGATGCCGAAGGCGTCGATGTTCAAGGAATGGTGAAAGCATTCGTTGCTACGGCGTCCAGCATCGAACACTACGTGGATAAACTCGGCCCGGAAATCGAGCTCGAGTATGAGACTCCGGAGTTCTAGTAGGCATTCTTCACAGATATGAGAGGGAGAGCCCTAGGGCTCTCCCTCTCTTGTGGTGAGTGTATTTATTTTTTGTCATTTGTTTGTATGTCGATACATATAGTTCAAATCGCTCTTACGCTGGATAAGCATTCTGAGCAATTCTTTCAATTCCGTGTATCCGTCATCAGTGATGGTCATAGTTTTTGTAAGTACTGCGGAATTGATGGCATATGCTTCATCAATCCATTCTTGAAGTACCGCCAATCTTTTCTGAAATCTCTTGTTGGTCATAACGATAGGAATCTCGTTGCACCACCCAGGAAATGCACAAATATCATCAGGGTAAGGACCTACGTTGATGTAGTCTGGGGCTCTCTTAAGTATAGGGAAATCTTCCATCTCTTCGAGGTAATTCATGAACGTAATGATTACGTGCGTTGGTTCAATCGTGTAAATTGCGTCTTCGTATTGCTTTACTGAGAACGTAGCAACACGTCGCACCCGTTTTGTGACGGTGGTGAGTTCTTTATCTACTCCGATTTCTTCGAAGGATGTTTCTACTGAATCGTCCCAGAAAGGACCAGAGAATCCTACTTCTTTTCCGTCTCTTGTGGGATTGCCCACTCTGATAGGAAATGTCCGAAAACAGAGCATAATGTTCCCACAATACTTGGGATGTAGTGCGAGTTCCTCAAGAACCTTTGCTGGAAGTACAGATCTTGATGTACAATACGGATAGCTATATCCATGATTGATGTCGAGACCTAGACCTTGTCCTGTTTCGACGAGTACTTTACAGTCTTCGATTTCTCCGAAGTCTCGACGAATGTCGTATTTCTTGACATAGTCCTTAAGTCTTGGATCATTCTCAGCAAGAAGCCCTGTTCTCAAGATCTTTCTCGCACGAGCAGATCCTACTCCAGACTGTGTGGATGCGATCGTTTCGATTCCACCATGACGAGCTTCGATTTCTTTATCTTCATCAGTGATTACACATGCACGAGGATGGATGAACAATCGACCATCGTCTATGTTAAATTCGTCCATTTCTTTCATGAGTAGATCGTAGTCGATGACTGAGTCTGCGGACATGTAAATTCCACATCTGTCATGGATGATCGCAGCAGCCGGAATGAGATGCGTGATGTATTTGGTATTATTCCAATAGAACGTATGTCCTGCATTGGGGGATGTGGTACTGCACGCAAGATGGATGATATCTGTGTCCATGGCAATACGTGCAGCAACCGCACCTTTACCAGTGCTACCAAATGCACCATCGATCACCATATTGATTTTTCCAGGCTTGACAAAATTTTCAAACATGATTCCCTCCATGTATATCGTAGTTACTCGATGTTAAATATGATGGATCATTACCATCATGTACGAGTACAAATTTTACAACGGAGGAACATCATGATTTACAGATGCGCAACCTGCGGGCATTATTCAAGAGATGGCGAATGTGCAAATATCGTGTGTACTAATCCTAGCCTCAAGAAGATCGACGATGACTTCGTGGAGTTGGCGAAACTTTTGGAACAATTCAGTGAACTACGCATCGAAGAAGCATGTACTGGATTTGTTCCTCAAGATAGATGCTCTGCATACGGTAACATGCACATTACTCTTCGTGGTATTCCTGAAGATCTTCGAAATCTTCAAGCACTCACATATCGAGAATCTCAAAACACACACAAACTCAATGATACCATCAGAGTTTCGATCACTGGAAATACATGCCGTATTCACCCAGTGCACGAACCAATGATGAGTTTCCTGAAAAATTTACCAATCTCTGCGCCTTTCGATCACGTGGATGATGCTCGATTGCACTATCTTTCGGTGGAAACAGATGTATCGCAACTCACCGATGCTAACTTATCCAAGATCCAGGTGGATGCTGGTATCATGTACGGTGCAATTCACGACGAAGAACTTGTTCGTGTATTTGAAGTCTCTCAACCAAGTCAGACTGCTCTGTATTTTCCAAGATCTGCGAGTACTCCACTCGGCTACATTCTTCAGAAATACGGATCTGTGAAGCTCATACCTGTAGATTCGATTGAGTATCAGTTCTATCGAGATTACTTCACTACACTCGGAGTATCCAAATACTTCGAGTACAAGCGACAATACTCACGGTTTGTGGATGATATCCATCGACTCATCGAGATGTTTTTGAAATAATCTAACTCGTATAATCTAGAGTCACCCGACTGGGTGACTCTAGAGCTATTATATTTGGACAATATTAACAGACCCAGCTCCTCCAGCAAATCCAGGAGTACCATTATACCCACCAGTTGCAACTGGTGTACCTGGAGCACCTCCTGGACAAGAAATCTTTGCAGGTTCACCAAGACTACCCTTATGAAAGATATGGATGGCTCCGCCACCAGATCCTCCGCCAGAATCGTAACCTGCTCCACCTTGGGTGCCACCAGAGATTATTTTTCCGTTGGCACCAAATATGATATTTCCATGTACGAAAAGAATAATCAGACCGCCAGTGCCGTTACCACCAGCAGTTCCTCCCGTACCATTTCCGGCACCACCTGGATTTCCTGCTCCACCACCAGCAGACCACCATCGAGTACCTGAATACCACCCAACACCGGCACCGCCTGCGCCACCTTCTATCGCACCATCGCCAGCAGCAGCACGAGGAGAACCACCTCCACCTGGACCACCAGAAAATGAAGTACCTTCTCCACCTAGACCGCGACTTGCACCATATGCAGTTTCGACCGATCCACACCCACCACCACCACACGCTCCATTAACTCCAGGAGAACCCGGTGAGTTTGGTGAAGTTCGTCTGGCTCCACCAAGTCTATCGATGACTGTGAATCTTGGATTTTTAGGATAGATATCCGTAGGATTGAAGTAAATTATCTCGTCTTGATGAGCTATTCCTACAAATTTACCAGGGCCTTTTGCACCTCTGGCAGTCATAGTCAATTGACCATTGACAATCAAATTCCCGAGAACACGAATAAACATCCCTTTGCATCGATTTGTGGGACGTACGATATGACCAGCATTGATGGTCATATTGTCGAAACATTTAACTACTGGATCTCCATCCAGTACAGATACGAATTCATCAGTTGCGACTACTCCAGTAGATACGAAATTTCCAGCACTATCTGGAAATACGATTGTCTTTTCAGGAGGTCCCCATTGATACACATTCTTGAGTTTCGTAGCAGCTTCTTCGAGCAGGACACATATCGGCATTTGATCCTCCTATGATTACATATCATTTTCCATCAAAATGTAATCGATCGATTCTATGCAGATATATTACTGCTATGATTCTCTTGACAATTTAGTTAATTGAATCTAAACTAAACCATACCGTTACGACGGTAAACATCCTACTGGAGGGTATCTCATGAAAAAAGTTATTGTCTATGGAAGAATCATTTTGTTCGCACTTTCAATTCTATTAGCTTCATGTTCTACATCAATTACTGAAGTTGAGGGGTCATTTAACAGTACAACGAAAGATTTCTCTTTCAAGTACCATCACGAATCGAAGTAAATTGGATTATGGAGTGGGCCCCTATAAAGGGCTCCACTCCTATTTATTTTTTGTCACGACATTAAGATATTGTACACTACGTTAAGGAGATCATCATGAGTATAGTGAATACTATCAGAAATATGTTCCGAAAGTTTATCTTTGAAGTAGAGATTCCTGTGGAATACTTTGATGACATTTATCTTACACATCCACCTAGATACGAAACTGACGGTGCTGTCGGGTTTGATCTTCGTGCATGTTTCGATGAATCAGAACTTACCGTAATGCCCGGAGATACTTTCCGAATTCCATCCGGACTTGGTCTCGTTCTTCCGAAATATCATGCAGGACTCATGATCGTAAGATCAGGAATGAGTACACATGGTGGACTTAGAATTGTTAATCAGACTGGGGTGATCGATAGTGATTACCGTGGACAAATGAGTATCTGTGTAGGAGCCACCAAACCGGAGGGATGTAAAATCGTTCGACACGAACGAATTGCGCAATTATTGATCGTACCGACAGTACGTGCAAGATTTCTTCCCACGAAAGATATCGCCAACCAATATCCCACACATCGTGGAGGTAATGGATTTGGCCATACTGGATTGAGGTAACTGATGGGCACGTTCATCACTTTCGAAGGTGGAGAAGGATCAGGAAAGAGTAGTTGTATCGAACGATTCAAATCGTTACTTCCTTCAACTGATTCCCTTCCAGTCATGTTCACCAGAGAACCTGGGGCAAGTAGAATTGGTAAAGTGATTCGATCTGCCCTACTTGACATGGAGAGCACGGATCTTACTCCTACTACTGAGCTCTTCTTGTATCTTGCAGATAGAGCTCAACATGTCGGTGCCATGATCAAACCAGTACTTGAACAAGACGGTATAGTGATCAGTGACCGATTTGCGGATTCCGCAATAGTGTATCAGGGATATAGTCGTGGACTAGATGTTGGACATCTATTTCACCTGAACGATATCGCCGTCGAAAAAATCTGGCCTGACATGACGATCTACTTTGATGTCGATCCTGTAGTGGGTATCACACGTGCACGTAAAAGAAATATCACAGATGGTACAGCGACCGCAGAAGGACGATTTGAAGCTGAACAAATGGAATTTCATATAAAGGTACGAAATGGATATTTGGATTGGGCAAAGAAGAATCCAGATAGATTTCGTATCGTGGATGCCAACAAAACGAAAGATGAAGTATTTGATCAGGTATTTTCATTAATACAGAATCTCCTTCGAGAAAAACTTGGAGAAAGATCACCATTGTAATACATAGAGGAGAGAGCCATATGGCTCTCTCCTCTCGTTAATGATACAAATATACATTACTTTAGTAACTATACCAAAAGACCCAACTCCATGTAGCGAACAGGGTCTAAACCAAATGGAGGCTTTATGTCTAAGGTACATGTCTGTGCTAGCTGTGGTGGTGCGTTTTCTCCGAACACCTGGACGGAAAGAACGTGTCCTAACCTGAAGTGCACCAGCAAGATTTTTCATTCGATCCATTCCCAGTTTCTACCAATTGTTCTACTGATGGATACGTGGGAAAACGGCTGCCCGGTGAAGATCGTTGGTACCAAACTTCCGCACGCTCGACCGTTCTCGTGTTTCTCGTACAATACCGGACATTTCCCTAGCGTGACACTCGAGTTCGAATCCGCAGAATCCATGGTATCAGGGCTCACGTTCTTGAGAGATGTCGGATTCGGTATCAAAGTGCCGAAAACCCCCATGAAGAAAATTCGAAAAGTTCAGGATGTCGCCACGACAACCGCAATGTGTTGGTTCTTTTCGGAGACAAGGGACTTCGATGATGCGTGCATGAATCTGCTGAAAAATGCAGATACTGTCGTGGATGGATTCTCTGCTGATAGTGGGTATACCAACTATACGGCTCAAATCCGGCCAAAACTCGAAGTACAGAGCATTCAGGAAATCCTGTTCGACAAAGATGAACCGACGATTTACATCAAGTCGTCTTCTCCTGACGAATTTCTTCGAGTCATTCGTAATGGCGGTCGTCCGCACCCGCGATTCGTTCCGTCGGATACGCGTACGAAATTCTTCGTCTATGTCCCTGGTGAAAACTACACCGTGCGTGCAGTTTACCGAGTACACCAGGACGAAACGTCGGGGGATTACGAACTCATACGCGAACTTCGTGATGCGCATGTCGACAAGATGCGCGTATGGGATCGGTATGCCCAAGCAGCAATGGCAGAAATCGAATACTCGTTCATGTCGGCACTGACAAAAGTATTCGCCAACACCATCCAAAAACGCCCGGCTGATGAGCAATGGCATGCCAGTCGTCTCAGTGACGCAGTGGGTTCATCGTTCCATATCCACAGCGCAATTGCCAAGTATTTGAATCCCGAAGACTAATCACCAAATTCATAGGGGCTGAGAGAAATCTCAGCCCCAGAAAAGGATAGTTATGCTCACCTCGTGGAAACTCATCATTCTCTTGATTGCATTTCCTCCCACGGTACACACTTCTCCACAAATAACCCCAATCGAAATCGGTGTGTATAACTCACGCAAACAATGCATCGCTATCGCTGACGATATCGCAATGGGACATCAATCCTTTCTCTATCAAGTTCCTAACTCCCATGAAAATCGAGACAATCGTAGTACGATAGTCATTCGAGGAATGTGCGTCAAGATTAACCCAATCGGTGACTCATTGGACACATCCAAATAATCCAATCTCAGTCTGGTTAAATACCGATCAATAAGAGGGACATCTCATGGAAAGAATCTTTGGTTGGAACAACCTGGAAAAAATGTTGCTTGGTATGGACGTCGAAAACAAAAAGATGCAGATCTTCTCGACGGACAATCCGAAACTCTGTACCATCTTCTGCTGCGATTCGGGAAAAGTCGAGTACCTGGTGGATTTCTCGAGTGATTCCATTTCGCAAATGGTCGAAACCATCCACAATGCGTGGAATTACAAAAGTACTCCGGACGTGATCAAGATACACTCGATCACGAAGAGTATGATCATCGAAATCACCGATACGGAACTTCGCATTGCCGAAGGTTCATCCGAAGAGCCGTCGTACAAGTTTTCACTTCCTCTCGACATCGCGCGCTGTACGTTCTACAAAATCTCAGACAAACGCATCGATTCGTTGCTGTACGGCCACGCCGCGTTCACGCGACACGACTTCGTCAGTCGTACGTTGATCGACGTACTCGCGAATACGCTCAGAACCCCAATCGATGAAGGGAATCGGACATATCCGACGGCGATCAGGGTGCATTACGACTTCGTCTCTTTCCTCAATTCCCATAGCCCTGTCGGGGTGGAAGTGTGGAATGTGAATCATTCGGACGACATTTCGAAATTCTGTATGCGGACCAGATTCACCGACGTCTTCTCTGCAAGTACGAATGAAGAACTTCTCGTACTGGATCACGACGTCTGGGGTGACCGCAAACTCATCGTCGCAGTCGCCGAAGATTCCGTGTGTCCGATCTTCTCCGTACAGAATCTGACCATTCCTTCCAAGGATCCCGAACGATATGCTGAGCTGGTCAAGAAGATCGACTACGTGATCAAGATGCTGAAGAACGCATTCTGTTAAGAAATTATGACATTGAGGAAACTCCACATTTCCCGATGTTACTCGTCCTTTAGTCGGATATATATTCCAACATTGAGGTCTAACCAATCTCAATAAGGTCAGCTGAATAAGGAGAAGAGATGAGAAACATTTACAAGCGTGACAAGGTTCGGTGGATGCCGTATCTTGTAGTGATGGGTATGATCATGATCGGAATCATTTCCGGTCAGATCTACACTGTCATGGATCCGATTGGTGCACGTTGGTCCACCGATCGTATTCCCTACGCACATCTTAACCATCGGTAAGGGAGGAAGACCGATGAGACAATCACTGAAAGATGTGATCGCGAACATAAAAATCAAGGCCGAGAAAGCGCGCATAGCAGAAGAAGAGCGCAAAAAAGCAGAACGTCTGGCGCGGATACAGGCGATGCCTCCCAAGGATCGTCAGCGCTACATGTATCTGGAATTTCTCGAGCTGATGGATGACGAAAGTGAGAAAGCTCGCGAAAAAGTCGCGAACCTCATCACGGAAAGCTGGAAGCTTTACTTAGCAGCCAGAGTCGGGGCCCGGTTCTATCCGGAAATCAAAGAGAAACGTGATCGGCTGGCAATGATCAAGTCGATCGCGTCCAACTTCCACAACGGCCACCCTGAGCCGTACACGACGATCATCCATCACCGAAATTTCGGTGCAGTATAACTGACCGAGAATGAGGGGTTCCCAAACTAGGGAACCCCTCTGTATTTATTTTTTGCTATAACTAGATAGTGGTATAGGGAGGGTACATACTCATGATTTTAGCGAAAAATGTGATCATCTCTCATGTCGATTTTCCTGATGAAACTTGTAGTACCATATTCACTGTCGGGTGCAATATGCACTGCAACTATTGTCACAATGTAGATCTCGCCAGAGGTCGTGTGTTAACAGCAGATCTTGATGAGATCTTCAAGAAACTCAAAAAGAATAAGAAACTCTTTGATGCGGTCACAATTACTGGTGGTGAACCTACCATGCACAATTCTCTTCCTCAATTTATCCGTTTACTAAAAGAGGAAGGATTTTTGATCAAACTCGATACAAATGGATTTAATCCTGAAATGCTCGAAACCATACTCGATCAAGGATGTGTTTCGTACGTTGCAATGGATATCAAAACCAGCTTTTCAAATTACTTGAAACTATGTACCATTCCGAATATCGAAGAAAGAATCAAGAAATCGATTACATGTATCATACAAAAAGCACGTCGTTTTGAATTTCGTACTACGCCTACTACTGAACTCAATCCAGCTGAGTTTTTTGTAGAAGTTGGCGATTTTCTTCAATCAGTTCATGCAGCTCTCGTCAAAGACCATGGTCACTGGCCAGGATTTATCTGGTATCTTAACCAAACGAACAAAGTCGGGGATCTAACCGACCGGGACATCTATGGACCAGGATCTCTTCGATCAATTGAAAAGATGATGACATCCACATATTCCGCTTTCAGATTTGCAGTTCGATAACACTAGAAAGATGTGGGGGTATCCCACATCTTTCTACACAAATAGGACATTATACTACAGGGAGCATATTTTCCACTCATCGAAGGTGATACGAATATATATTACCTTCTAGATGAACTGTATTGACCTTAACAGGAGGATGTGTATGCCGTTGAGTAACTTCATCGCCGGTGTGCTTATGCTTTTCGTTATTCTCTTTCCGGTGTCCGGAAAAGAAGCGAATGGTATGGTCGCCGAACTGACTGCTACTCACGAAGTCCGTGGAAAAATCAGTCATGCTGTATTGTCCGATCCTCGGGCAGAAACTCTCAAACTTGTCCGTGAGGCTGCACAAGTCATCATGGTCCATGAGGGATTTTCCTCAAAACCCTACAAATGTAGCAAAGGCTACTGGACTCAAGGATACGGACGACGTATCGATTCTCCGAACAGAAAAGCAGTAGGTGAGAAGCAAGCATACGCGTGGCTACTCATCGACGTACAGAATGCTGTCAATCAGCTAGACGCAGAATTCCCGTGGTGGAGGGATATGTCTCCCGTACGAAAGCAGGTCATGATCAATATGGTCTACAATCTCGGGAGTAGTGGAATCTATAAATTCAAGAATTTCTTGGCTGCATCTGAGAAAGGGCAGTACAAGAAAGCAGCACGTGAAATTCTTTATACTGGAGCAAAGAAGACTAAGTATTGGAAAGAAGTTGGAACTCGAGCGGAACAACTTTCACAGGCTATGCGACACAACGAGTGGATTGATTTAGGAGAAGTGACAGTTCACAGCTAGTCTCTATAGAGGGGAGGTAAACTGCACCGAATATTTCACAGATACTCATTCGTGGGTATATTCGCATTGACAATCGTCAACTGAATTAAAGGGTTTCTGAGGTGACGTCCACGTAGACTCCCTCACGAACATCGGCCGCATCCGGTCGTCTGATTCTTCGCAACTTTACGTTGCCACATTTCGGAGGAGGGGCACGGGCGCCCCTCCTCCTGCTTTAAGATTATGCTGCATGTTGTTTATTTTTTGTTCATTTTATGCTTCATCTTTGAAAATACGAGAAGGAGAATCTCATGATCTACGGCTATATCGGAGACGAACTTTTCCGTACAGCACCAACTATCGAAGTTGGCGAAAGCTCGCTTCCCCCTGTGTGCTATCTCGATGATACGATCGAGAACTACTTCGAAACGCGTCTCACGGTCACTGACGTACGTGAGACAAGAATCAATCCAGCATATACCGGAAAAATTCGGTTGTACATGGATGCATCCAAATTGGCAGAAGATCATATCTTCACCAAACTCACCGAAGAAGAAAGAAATCTTCTTTTCGAAATCATCGAAAAAATCTATACCGCAGAAGATACTTCTCTTGCGGTACTCGAAGAAGAGTTGACTACCGATCCCAGATACAGTGTAGTATACATCCAGGAATCGCTGCGCCTTGGTACAAGGTTTACTGGTACTGGTATCCCTGCAGATGGAATTGGTCCGAAGACCATGCGGGACTATATCCAGTTTGAGATTGCTCTCGGTTCAGGTACCGAGCAATTCAAATTTTGGATGAGTCGTGTCACATTCGCGAGCGACTATCCTCTTTCGACCATATCTGAAGTAGTCATGCCGTGCAACGCTGCTACTTTGCTCAACCCGGGTCAAGTAAGCAATACTGTAGATGCCATCATTCAGAGTACTACTATCAGCCTCGGGATGCTCGATCCCAAAGTTGTGACTGGTGATCATAGCGGAGTTTTGGTGTACAACACAAAGTACATCATTAATTCAAATACGGTCAAGATGATGCCATTTGGTATCCTCTACAAGGGAGCCAAACCGAGCACTCTCGAGATACGAAAAGCTATCCGAGAGAAGATACTTTCGTATGGTTTGGCAACGAAAGAAGTGTGGGAAGCAATTCTCCCTGATCTTTTCGTTACTGGCCAATTTTACGTTATTCCGATCTGGCCGAACACAACTGTTCGTCCTGACCGAGTGATGTATCCTTCGGCACTCAAGCTGAAATCTATCGAGACTCTTCTTCCCACTATGTTCCCGAATGTCGATCCTGATTTCCTTACAAGAAACTGGACGATTGTCACGTGTGCGGCCAGCGAAATCTTTCTGATCTTCATTGCGGATCCTCTCAATGAAAGTGCATTCGACTTTCTGGCACTGCATCCCACGTATCAATTCTATCCGCCATCTGATGCGAAGAATGCGTACATGGAACAGAAAACCAGGGAGTTTGCACTGAAACTCTCTAGGTGCATGGGAGTTCTTCTTGGAGAAACTCTTCTCGACGAATTCGCTGAAAACGTTTTCGATGGAAGAACATACCTGTCGTTTGTGAGTACTGGCATCGAATACCATGTACTCAACAAATCTTCGTACCCGACACTCTGATCGATGAGGACTAAGCTATGTCTGATACCTCCACAAAAATCCTTTACGGTTGGAGCTCAACATACCCCCACGAATGTTTGGGCTCAGTGATGGTTCCTACTGATCACGTTCCGACACTTTATCAAACAGATGAAGTACCTCCTCCACCGAGAGAAGGATATGCAATCTGCAGGGATGTTCTGGATAATTCTTGGGTGTATGAAATAGACCATCGAGGAAAGACTTATTGGGAACCAGGAATGAGTTGGTGCTCTCCTGGTATTCCAGTGATTCTTCCAGGAGATATCCCTGAAGAATGTTCATTTGAACCACCGACAAAACCGACCACAATTCTTCGAGAAGAGCTACTGCTCAAGATCGAGAATTCTCGAAAAAGAAAGATCAATCATGGTGTTACTGTCGATGGCGTGAAATTCAACGCCAACGATATCGCACAGACGAGATATATGGCATTCATTCATGCGCACGAAGATAACAAAAACTATTCGTGCACATGGCAGGCTTCAAACGGGGCGTGGATTGTCATGACGTATGATTTGTGTGTACGTGTTCAGCGCGAAGCACAGATATACGCAGAACAATGCCACAAATGGGAGAGAGACAAGCGAGATGAGCTTGAGAATACTCCCGATGACCGTCTTTGTGATTTCAAGGTGTAATCTACTAAGAGAAGGATCCCGACTGGGGGTCCTTCTCTAGATGAATATTTATGCTTTTCGATATTCTATGTGTCATCATGTAGGGAGGATACATCATGCAGCTTAACGTAGGCTGGATCTACAAATTCAAATTCAATGTCGATTTCTCGTCATTGGATGGAATTTATACGGTTCTCAAAATTTATACGTACGACGAGCTCCTTGAAGATGGATTGAACCTCTTCGATGGGCTTTACACACATGTGAACAAAACCGAATCACAACTTGATACTGATTCAGAATACTACCGTACTCAGAGCATTTTCAAGTTGGTTTCCCCAACAGATTCCAGTATCGTGTACTACGTACCTGAAGGGATCTGTTCGTTCGTACCCGATCACAACGTCAAGAGATATCCAGTACTTGCACTAGCTTTTAAGTTTGGTGCATGTAAAGATGCCGAAGAGTTGACTCACATCAAATCGAATGTATCTGAACTTATCTCGAAGATGTTCGGAATAACTGATGCTCCTCTTACGATGACCGTTAACGATGTGTACTTAACTGATGAAGAATACTCTCAGGTTGTACAGGATCGACGACAGAACGGAATCGATATCGTCAACTACTTTGGCGAGAATGTTGAATTGAGAAAAGAAAATGCAAGGTTGGCTGGAATCATTGCAGCCTACCAAGCAAAACTCATGAGTCTTACTTCCAATCCGTAACTGAAGGAGTATGGAATGTATTTTGAATATGACCTCACCGGACAAAATGTTCTGTACAAAACAGACAATGATATCCGGTTGATTATCACGGCAGATCAGAAGATTGAATTCAGTCGTCCAGTATACGCTGATTCAATCCAGATGACTCTGCTCGGTACAATCAATCGCACCATGCTCGTGAACGTGGATTGGGCAGTTGCGGCGGATGACATTGACTATTCGTCGATGGCAGAGATGCAACTTATCGACGATACGTTCGACAAGATTCTTGTCAAGAGCATCACAATCATCAAGCCTTACGCAGGTTACAAGTACAAGATCGGAATGGTTTACCAGTCAAACCTTCCAGTCATTTCGAAGATCGTACTTGATCCGACTAAGGAACGGCTTGATGTTTCTCCTGAACTCATTCTCGACATGGTCGAAACCATTCGCAGACATGAGCTCTTGCTCTCCCCTGTGAAGGATATCCACACCATAGTCGAGACCAATCCACTTCTTCTTGAAGTGGACCTCACGATGGAGAACACCAGCAACTTCATTCAAAATGAAATACACTTGGTGAATGTCCCTGAAGGCATATCTTCGATTCACCCGATCGGAGGAGCTTACTATGGGGATAGCCTCAAAGTGTACAGCAACTCCACCGGAGCACTACTCGTCGAAGGTGAAGACTATGTCAAGTTTGGCAGCAATCTTCACAAGACAAAGCTTTGTTCTGTGACTTCTGGTGTATACGAATTTATTCTTTTGAAGAAAGCATTTGTCGGTGAAGTCAAGATCGACTACCATGCATTTGGTGGAGATCCTACCCTCAACGACATTCGCGCACTTTATGAAAATCAGGACAACATGCTTGACTATCTGGTCAACGCAGAAATCATGACTGCATCTACTGTCGGCGATGCTCCGTCGATCGTACTCATGCGAAACAAAATTCTTCAACTGGAGGAAGAAATGCGCAGACTCATCGCCACAGGTCGTCCTTCGTATGGCGATATGTCCAATGGCCGGTGCCTGAAGAAACGTATCGCTGCGGATGATACGGCTTTGCACTGGTGGACAATCGCAAAACTCTTCAAGGTAGAAGGATCTGATCAGGTCGTTCTGTCGGATACCATGAAGCTCAGGTTCACGTCACTGCTCACGCAGTTTGCATTCGACGCTATCGTCAATGTGAACATCACGAATCCGACAAACAAGCTGAATGTGACGTGTCTGTCTGCGACGTATCCAAAGGGATATGTTCCGTTCGAAGATTACTCTGAACTTGAAAACATCATTCGTCCTCAGTTCAGAATCATCTGGAATGAAAATACGGTCGAAGGTTCTGGGATTTATCTGCAGGTTGGTCTCAGATTGAAGACGGTACGTGAAGAAACCATCGCAGTCGAAGACTGGAGTGGTAACGAGTCGTGCTGGATTCTTATTCCTGACCCTGAAATCTCCGTACTTCCTGAAGATGACACGCTTACTCTTCCCAGTGGAAATCACGTCTGGGATACAATGAATCCTGATTCTCGTCAGGTGAGCTACATGACCCCATTCCCTGATGGACACATCGTCTGGGCTGGGTCAGAAGCACTCAACCGTCCGAACAGCGGATGGAAGAACTTCACACTCGTACATCTTCTTGAAGATGATACGGATATCAAGAATATCAGGAAGATTCGAATCGATCTCGAAGAAGTCGGTGCGAACAACTTCCCGATCACGCTTGATGTCGTCCCTGGTTCCGAGAATCTTGTTGGTTCCGGAGCATTCACGTACAACGGCAAGCCTGCGTATATCAACGCGATGCTTACCAGAAATCAGGTGACCAAGAAGCTCGAACTGTCGGTGAATGCAGACATCACTGCTGGTCCGACTTCGAATCAGCTGAACATGCGTCATGTTCTTATCTTCCTCTAAAGGAGGATAGTTACATGATTCTAGTCACTCTTCAGAAAGACATCAAAACACAGAAATTGTTCGTGAAATCCTGGAGTTTTGTTACGAAGGAACAGGCCAAATCCATCGCTCTGATAGATGGGGCACAAGTCATACTTGAGTCATCGAAGGTAATGGACGGGTTCTTCAAGAATCCTACCAGATTCTTCTACGATGAAGGGTATCTTCGCAACGGCTATGGGATCAACGAATAATTCAAGACTACGCCTACTCACTCATCTAGGGGGATATCCCTCCTAGATGAGCATGGTTTTGTGTATATATTACAAATCTGATATGTTTCACTAACCTAAACCAAAGGAAATTTCACATGTGTCATCTTTTCGCATCTGGTGTTGCCCACGGGTTCGATTCCCTGTACGAGACGATTACTCATCTCGACGGGAATGCCTGCGGAAAACATGTGGTACACATCTGCCCCAGAGGGAATGAAATTTTCATAACGGACCCGAAGGACGCTGCATCCGTATCAGTCAAGACCAGACTGGTCGTCGACCAATACGTGTCGGATGAAGTATTCGACATGTACAGACATGTTTCGTTTCTGACTTCCGAGCTTACCAAGAAAGGTAAGCCGATCACCAGGTTCTATACCCTGAGTCATATCGTGGTGTGGAACAACTTCTACAAAAAGCCTCTCGTCAAACTGTTTCTGACCAGACCGATCAATGGAAAGAAGTGGGGTCAATTGATTGTCGATTTGAAATCGACTCCTGTGAATCCCGTGGAAGATTTCCCTCATTGCTATTCCATCAAAATCCCCGAGCACCAGATGAACTTTTCGGAGATGAACTATGAACGGAAAAAGTAAGTCTCCGGAAACCATCGCCAACTTCCTCGCGGACCACTTTGGTCCGGACGGAGAATATGGTGCTGGATGTTACAAGTGCGGACAGATGGTGTCGCTCGCTTTATCTATGCTCGTAGCTGCAGGATTTGATCCATCACAAATGAGTGTACATGTGGCAACCATAGATGACGTCAGCCATACTTGGGTGGTCGCAGATTCTTGGTGGATCGATCCTACAATCGGACAGTTTGACAAAGTTCTTCCTGTCTGCGGGCAAGGACGCTATCCCCTTACCTACACCAAACATCGAGTGAGGAAAGTCACATGGTAGAAGAAGCATCGGTAGCCAAAGAATTCCCATTCGGGAACGATCTCTTCACGTACAAGGAAGATTCGAGAACCAGTAGCGGGCTGCTCGCTGGCCCGGTAAATCCGATGCTCGAATGGCTGGACTCGATGTACTCGCTGATCGCTGCACCGATTCGAGTGAGCATACGTCGTCGAAAGGATCTGGAACCTACTGAAGTGTGGGGTACGGAAACGATCAATGAAGTCTACATTCCCGTAACCAGACACGCCAATGTTCGGCTTACCGCGGCTGGACATTGCGAAAATCCGATATCCATCGAAGTCGACGTCGAGCAATTCGATCCGCTGCTCGAAGAAATGTGGAGAATCGAGAACAAGCTGTTCGTCGTAGAAACTCAGAGCCTGTACCAGACACCGGGTGGTGAAGTACGATCTGTCCCCATGTACACGACTTATTTTCCGCACGCACTCATTCTCTGCAATGCTGTCGGACTGAAAGGATACGACACCAAGCTCGTACTTCGTGCTGTGCATCTTCCCGGAAATGAGACCGACGACCTCCTGACCATCCGGCTTTCTCAGTGTGAGTTTTTCGAAGATTCGCACGACGACGACTTGTTTCAGGTACGGATACTCGAAAGCAAATGATCAATCATCGGGAGGGGAGAAATCCCCTCCCGACCACAAGGATATTCAAATGAAATACTCCAAAATCGAAGTTCAACCACCGTTGATGGCAATCCCCATATTCTGAGTACCTATGATCTTGGTGAGGTGGTGGAAAAAGAATACCACTATCATCAGCTTGATTTTCGCAACAACTGCATTTTGATATATCCTACTGCAAGGAAGGAAGAATGATCTTCGAACCCAAATTCACCAAGCATCATGTTCCGGAACTTATGACATTGCGTAGCTTGGTCGGGAAGAACATGAAGGATGTCAAACAGTACATCCTGAAGTCGTACGGAGACCTGAAAATGTCTCTGACACACAAGGGTCTTCCGGAATTTACCAAGTACGACGAAAACGCGAGCTTCACTATCCACACGGTGAAGTTGGAACTATCTGTCACAGGGTCGTACGCGAAAGCTTCCTATCTTTCTCCCGCATGCAAACTGGTGTGGAAGATCGACATGAAGAAAGATTCGATCAAGTATCTTCATCTACTCGGGTTCATTCACTCCGGTTGCGAACAAGAAGATTACGGCCACAGAATAGCCATCATTCCTGGCGTACTCGGGGAAATTGTCTTCACTCAATGTGGGCCGCATCTTCCCATCGATGAATTCGTGGTGGTACGGAATCTCGGAAATGGTACAACGTCGGCACAGATCTCAATCGATCGGTTGAAAGAATACCGATCAGGTCTGTATCTGATTGAAGATACTTCCGAATAAGGAGGAGCTAGTGCGAGAAGTTACCTTCATGAGTTTGCTAGAGCTTCCTGATAGGCTCAAACACATCGAAGAACTCATCGGAACAAGATCCGGTGACCACTTCGACTGCGAATACCCTGACGACAAAATCACGAGCGTGTGTATTGGTGGAGTGTTCAACTTCGGGCAAGTTACAGTCGAGACCAGAGAAAGACGCTCGCGTATATGTGTGCGTTCTTCTCATCCGGCTATTGCCGTACAGTCGATACTTACACCACTTGCGTACTCGACGGTACTGATTCCAGTCAGATACTGTTCGCCAGATCCATCGAATCCGCGACAAGACGAATACTCGGTAATATTTCGCCCAGCAGAAGTTGCAGAGATTCGTCTGGACCAAGTGACGGAATATTCCCATACCGGTACGGAGGTACAGATCACTCACCTCGAAGCAGTAGAACTCAGGCTTTCTCTGTCGTATCGGAATCACGTGGGATTTCGCAAAACGGTATTCCTGTACGATCTCACTGAACTTATCCCGGTTGACGGGGTATCGGGGGTGTATCATCTCCACAAAGACAATGTGAAATAATCCACCATCTCCAGGTAGGGATCCAATTGGATCCCTACCTGATAGCTAAAGGAACATTCATCATGTTGGAACTTACCAGTCTCATTTACGAAGTTGACTACTTTCGTCATTACATCGGGCATTCCGTAAATCTTCTCGTCAAGAATACCAATAAGACTGCGGACATTTCTTGTTTTAGATTCTGGGGTGTTCGTAAAAAATACTGCATCGAAATTCTTCTTGCCGACGGAATGTCGGTATTCACCAAAAGTCAGTGTCTCAGTGCATCACATATCTACGATGCTATCAGAGATGCGACAGTTCTCGTTCCGTTCAAACTGGATCATGGTGTATTTTATCAATTCTCTCCGTTGCAATATGTCGACTTGATAGAAACTCCTGAATCCACAATGATCGGTCTTTGTGAACACCGTAGTGGTATCGTAACCAAGTTCAAGCTTTCCGACCTCAAAGAAGTAGACGACTGTTTTGGGTGCTATAAAGTACCCGAGACATTTGCCGAATTTCCATATCCTGGCTAGGGCGTAGCATATAGGACAAACTACCGGTAGGGGATAAATCCCCTACCGGATAACTATTAGACCGACGAGGAATTTTTATGACCACTTCCGCACAAGAAACTATGGTCCAGATAATGTATAAACTGCTGTTCAATTACCCACTCAAGTCAATAGAAGATGACGATGAAGGGCTTCCGCCTATTCCAGAACAAATTCGAATTCATGGTGATCTTCAAGTATCGATTACCTCTACTCGATATCCTGAAAGTGGTGTGTTCATATCGAAAGATGATCTGGAACATTACTGCAAATCGAAATATCCCGAATTTGATATCGCAGTAATTCAGGAATATTACCAAAAAATCTTCAATACTCCAATATACTTAAGTATATCCACTAATGGAGATCCAGCATATCTTTGCGCAAATATTTTGGCAGTGTCGATCGATGATCGGTGCTACATGTACAACAATTACTATCAATTTCGACCGCATCGCGTAGGAATTGTAGGATACAAAGAACAATTCGACGTATTGTTGAAAGTTGGTGGCCTCAATAGGTGGATATCCATACCACGTGAATGCACAATACCGAGTATTTACAAATTCGACGGAGAACCAGCGTGTCTGATTTCTGCGGTACGCGACGATAAAGTATATACTTCGATCAACGATCTCTCGAGTCTGATACAGGAAAACGCATTGTCCAATTTCATCGACGATGCATTTACAGTTACCAAACCAGACGGCAAATCGACAGTACTTAATCGTCTTACGAGAATCATAGTTTACCCGAATCGTCCTCCCAATACAGATCATCCAGGTATACTCGCAAGAAAATCCGACGGAAAGACTTTCGATCCGGATACGTTATTCAGACAAATCACGAAGTCTCGTAACTTCATCGTGAGAAATATCGCTACCGGTGACGAATATCCAGGTATCGTGGATCGAGTAGTCATCGACCAAATACAGATTCGATTCTACGTCAAACCAGATCAGGTCCAGCTGATGTCGAAAGGGAGAAATATAGACAATCTTCCACAATACGTTGAAGTACCGATTGACCAAATCGAATTCTCGTCGGATCCTCTCACCAGGATCTACATTGATCCGAGTAACGAGATTTATACGACTGAACCTACCTATTCTTAAAGGAGAACGTCATGTTTCAAAAAGTACATCTCACTCAGCTCGAGGAATTGATCAATCTGACCGATTGTCTCGACAAGCTGTTTTCAACAAAACTTGTACTCGACACGACGGAAGAATTCGTTCCTACTGTTGCAAGAATCTATTGTGACAAAATAAAGGACATCAATACCCTTAAAATACAGGTGATCGACGATAAGAATTCCGACCACTACGCTATACTTGACCCGAAGAACGTATTCGATGAGATTTCTCTGAAATACATTGAGGGAAAATTTCTCAATGAATATCTCAGACGTGGTGCGACATACGACAGACTCAATCTCGCTGAACTGAATTACTTCAATACAAAAAAGAACCGAACGATCTACATTCCGCATAGACAGAATATCGCAGTTCATGCTGAACTTCACTATCTCAAATATGCGGATGCAGACGATGCATTTACCTCCAATGTCACATCCGTCATAGATGGATCGCAAATCCACAATGTTGGTGCTTACGGTGCACCACAAATGATCATCGCTGATGCGACAATTCCAGTTTTCCCCATAGACAAATATCTGGGTAAAACAGTAAGTGTCAATCATAAGGAAACATACGGAAAATTTACAGGGAAACTGCGCGGGATTGAAGTAGATATTACTAAGAATAATTCTTCAGTAAATCTGGTAGATTGTTTCGTGTGTGAAAAAGTTGTCGTGGATCCTTACACAGAGATCTATGACTATTTTCATTCGCAGGGAACAATAATTCACGACCTACGTACTGATACCATATATCAGGCAGACGTCGAAAAAGTTCAATTTTCCATCGATACACCACCCAAAATCACACTGAAGTTAGCGGAATCTGCGCCCTGCTACGAGTCAGTCATTAAGGAATTTTGGAGTCCATCCAAACAGATCAGTGCTGATTTTTCCAAAGTAGTAGTCAGCGCGACGTGTGTCAAATGTGTGGATGGCCATCTAATTTTCCATATCGATCACACGGCAGAATTTCTGAGAACTATTACCCCACGAGTAACGATGGATCTCGGTCGAGATTACCATCTCGAAGGTGACCACGAATAACCGAATCAACGATACATCTTGGAGGGGATCGAAAGGTCCCCTCCTACAAATGGAGCGACAATCATGCTGCGCATTCTTGTTCTCACTATCTCGCTTCTGTTCTCTGTATCTGCACATGCGAAAGAGTCGAATGTTTCAGTAATTCCTGTTCTCTCGGATTTCGCGAATAACGCACAAGTTGCAAGAATTCAAATCGACAATACCGACGACCAAGTTTCTCTCTACCTTGACTACTCTCCTGAGAATCTCTGTAACTACCCGATGATTTCTGTCTCTACTACGGAATTTTTGGGTACCTCGAAGGAATTTATCGAGGGTGGATTTTCTTGGGTCAAAATAGATGCAAACAACCCACACGTGAGTTACACTACGTATGGTTATCCTGAAGAAACCACCACGAAGTGGGAAATCGCATTTTCCGACGCAGATAAGATTCAAGAAGAAATGATTACCAAAAACGCACGTTCTATTCGTGTTTGGGTATGGCCTACAGTGTATCGTGACGTACCCTCCATCGAAGTGAATTTGCGAAGCATTCAGATACAAAAGAAATTCGAAGAAGCATATCGACTGTGCAAAACTTTCCGTAAGTAATCGTACACAAAGTCCAATAACTCTATACTCACACAAAGGAATACTCATCATGCTTCAGACTGCTCACAGCTTCGAAGATCAACTGGACTTCATTACCGCCAACTTCAATACCCTTCGTGTCGGGGATCGATCCATCTTCATCTCTGGTACCGCACTGAATCACATTTTCGAATCGAAGGAACTCTACGAAGTCGGGATCGTCAAACACCAGCAGGCGATCATCTCGCTCTACTGTGACTCCCACACGGTATACATCGTCAAGCATCCGGATCAAGCGACTGGAGTGTTCGACAAAGAACGCATCATGCGCACGATGCCGAAAGATGGAAGACCGAAAGTACGTGGGCATCGGTACCAGATCCGCGAAGATGTCGACTACCTCATCGATGCAGATTCTCTCGAACTGCGATTCATTCCTGCAGCAAACTCCAAGCATTACAATGATGAAGTTTCTGCCGTGGTCATGAACAAGATCTCTCCGAATGTCATCTGGGGACTTCGTGGGAACAACAGGAATCGGCCTCATCTCATCTACCCGAAGAAGAGACTGGCGGAATGGTCGATGAACAACGTCTACGTCCTCTACAAAAAGAAGGACGATTCCAGAATCGAAATTCCTTACGGGGAACAACTTCCTCAGTCCATTCTACTCGAACCGGGTGATCGGATTTTCCGGTTCAACGATGAAGAAATCGAACGTCTTTTCTACCATTTCATCTAACCCTTAACTGACGGAGTTTTCCAATGTGGATGCTGAGATTCAATGACAAGCTCATCACCATTCTGTCCAAGCAGGATCTCTATAAAAACTTCCTCGATGGGAGTTTTCCGTGCTTGCGCAGCATCGATGATCTTGCAATGATCATCGCGTATCCGACCAAAAACGTCGAAGGCGCGTACACTGGCGAAATCACCATGGTCAACTCCATGAATGTCGGGACGGATTTTGCAACGAGAAGTTCTGCTCTCAAGGGGATTATCTCGGCTGCAATCCATACCAACATGGAATCCCTCCCTCCGATGATCTACGACGTGGGCATTGCTCGTGCGACTCATGGAAAGGAGAATATCGACAACGTTCTTCGAAAGATCGAGTTCTTCATCCAGAATCCGGAATCTTCTACTCCGGAAGCGGTAGATACCATTCTGCTCGACGACCCGAATGAAGAAGGGTACATCGTGCTGTCAGAAATGCATTACCTGCAAAATGGTCGCAAGTACATGCTGCCAAGGTTCTGCTTGCACTACAAGAACGGAAACTTCGGAGTATCCGAGTGCATCTTTGAACACGGCGAAGATCGTCTCATCGAACAGAAAGAAGACGCCAAAGTCGAACTCTCCGAAAGAGAGCGGACGTACATCATGACTCGATTCCTTGCCAATGGGCAAACGAAGATGGGTCTTGAACGTCCGAATATTTCGGGGGCAGTCGACGTACAGGCTTACTGGAAATTCGATGAAAAAGACGAAGAGCCTGAAGTGACAGTTCGTCAATAAGACGAGCACGCATATCGTAAGATGAGGGAGGAGCCCAATTGGGCTCCTCTCCTCTTTTCTTTTTTTTTTGTCTAAGCTCTGGCATCTCTGGTCAAATTGAAGAAGGTCAATTCAGTAAGAGCGGTTTCTGCACTCTTGATGAATTTACCATCAGGAGAGATGAAGCTTTTCAAACTCTTAAGATATGTTCGACATTCTTCAATTGCTTCGGCTGACATGACACTGTTAAGAGAACCAGTATCGCCATCGTAGTCTGCACCGAGTCCAACAACCTGAGAAGGATGGACCACGACACTATCGAGATACATCTTTCCAAGAATCGGATATGCTGGCAGAAGAATGGCTTTGTCGTCATACTGCGACTTGAACATGACCTGACGATTGGGAATCGTCGATCCTACTTTGATCTTCGTCGGATATATTGAGCCAAGCTCAATTGCAGGATACCGCGTAAATGTGCAGTATTTATCTACCGTTGCACGGTATGTTGCAAGATACAGCATTTCAGTATACGTGAGCGGACGAATCTTTGATTTGTCAACTTCATGCCCATGATTGTCTTTCATGAACGTAACGAAGTCGTTCATATTTCGCAGAAGATAGATTTCATTCTGCGCGGAATCTTTTCCGCTTTCTCTGTCGTATACCAAGAACAGATAATAGAATTTATCTTTGATATCTCTGATGATTACCGGTCGTTCACGCATGTGGACATTTCGGAACATCGAGATAATGTCTTCCATTCCTTCGGCAGAAAGAGCTCGAGTTACTTCAGCATTTGAGACTTCGATATATGTCGTTTCATATGTCTTCGTATCGATACCGATTACTCGGTTACTGACTTGAGTAAAGATCTGGCTGTAAAAAAGCTCTCTCAATTGATGCACGACAAGTGGCTGGAATGCCTTTGCCAATTGGAAAAGAGGACCAATTGTCTCATCGTGTTTCTGATAGGAAGGATCTTCGATATTTTTACCCTTCATATCTGCACCAGAGATAACTCCTCGTGTACCGCACGCGAGTGCACGTCTGGCATATTTTCTCTGTGCAAATCCAGTCTTTCCACTGAGAAACTCTTTATGAGTAGCAAAGAGTTCGTAGACTTTGAGCTGAATATTGTATTTCACTCCATCATAGATCTTATCGAGGATAGGATCATTGAACTTGTGGTATACTTCACTTGCGAGAGAAAGAATAGCAGAATAGACCTTATTGATTTCTTCAGTAGCTACACGATCTCCTTCCATCTTGAGATCTCGAATACCTGCAGGAAGTACAGGAATTCTTTCAGCGATCGCAGCGTTCATCGTTTTCGATTTTTCGACTGCAGCAATTTTCATTGATCGTGTATGTGAATTGGTAGGGGTGAACTTCAATTCATCGAAATGCGAAAGAAAGAAGGAATATCCAGTATCGCATCCTGGCTGATCCTTTGGACAAGGATCGAATTCACCCGTCTTCTTATTGAAGGTGGCGTATGCTTTACCTTCCATGATGTCGGAATATATGGGTTTCAAATCGATCACGTTCTTATACACGTTAGGAACCATGATCTTCGTATTGAGTGAAATAAACCCCATTCTGTAGATACGTTCAGGTGATCCTACCTGTCCAAATATCCCTTCAGAGAAGAGACCGTCAGGATGGAGATTTGTGGTAGATGGTTCCCAAATGAGATGAGATTTCACTTCAAGGAGACCTTCACGACGAATGAGATCGTCGATATTGAGAGGCCATATGTTAAACGGCTGAGTAGGTTTCATCGGGATAACTCCTAGAATGTGAACTAGATGATTCATCGTATGATCAAGTACTGAATATTCCTGGGTCAAATAGACCCAGAGAATATAGTTTTTAGGAACAGCCGGATATAGAATGTAAGTAAATACCGTCTCTAAGGAGCATTTCCATGACCGGGATAGATCTGGACTTCATCAACAAAGCCGTAAATAAAGACTTTGTTCGTACGATCAAGAAGGTCTACATTGACCTTGCGTATATTCAAGATGTCTATCTCGGTGGTATTCTTCTCAAGAATCTCAATGAGCAAGCGTACAACCATATTTTCTCAAATCTCAATGCGTACAATAACCGAGTGACAATATCCAGAACCCAATTCTTTCCTGATTTGAACGAAACAGAAGAAAGCATTCTCGAATACATCACTGATCGAGAAAACGTCAGTCGTATTATTGCTGCATCTCCTACAACAGATATATTCGACAAGCTTCCCGAATTTCATAGAGAAAATGTCGAAAGAAATCGTATTCTTGCCGGAGATGATCACAAAGACGATACAATCGAATACGTGATCAATCATTATCCACTCGAGCTTACAACCGACGAAATGCTTCTTATCAAAACACGTATGTTTGAGGTCACTGAGAATCCGGTTGTCGGATTTATTAGTACACCATTGAAGCATCTTCCTGCTACAACTATTTCAAGATTCGATACATTCTTCATCGAAAATATTTCGCACGTAACAGATCAAGATGGACAGTGCTATAAGCATTTCTTTATCGACAATCTGTTTCGTGACAAAATTGTTTTTACTCCCAGAAGAATCAATTGTCCAAAACTTCTTGAGACTATTTCGGTAATGTCTCAAGAACAAATTGCAGAAGCTATTCAGAATGCTGGAGTTATCTGCAATCTACTTACCACGTATATCTACACCGACATCAAAATCGATACTGGCGAATCTACCTCGAATTAAGGTGAATCATGGCTAAGAACAAAGATCTCGACCTTGGATCGGAATTCGAAGATTTTGAAAGTGACTTCGGTGACTTCAATTTCGATGACACTACTGTCTCGAATTCTGATTCCAATCGCACACCTATCACCAAGGTGCGCGAAGGGCTCACATCTGGTCTTACTTCTACTGCGAAGAAGATCGGACCTCAGCTCGCAAGAAGTATCGACAATCATATTCCGTCGGTAGGTTCACTTGTCGGAGAAGGAATGCAGTTTGCATCTGGTGCAGAAGCTATGCGCCAGAAATTCCTTCGAGACGCAAATGCGAATATCACTACGATCAAACGCGCAACGCGAGTCATCGCACCGAAGTATACTAAATATCTTCCTGCAGGTCTTGAGAGAAAGATCAATAAGATCCTTGAAACTCCTGAGTCATTCAAATCTGCCTCAGTAGAAGAATCAAGAACTGCAGCAATCAACGAAACTCTTGCGCAAATTTTTGCAGTACAAGAAAAACGAGCACAAGGTCAACTTGACGAAGAGAGAGTCGAACGACTGGCGAACAAGACAGTCGAAACTACCCGGCATGAAAATCTCATCAAAGTAGTCGACTCAATTCGTCTTGCAACTGAATTTCAAAAATCGTTTACTGAAACTGTAGGTATCAGTTACCTTAAAAAGAGTCTGGAACTTAAGTACCATCACCTCTTCGTGGCCAAAGATACTCTGGCTGTCGTTCAGGGTATGGCAAAGGTACTTGAAACCAAACTTGAACAAATCAGACACAACTCAGCTCTCCCTGATATTCAGAAGCAGAAACTTTCTGAATCCTACAAAGACGTGATGAGAGCGTCCGTATCCCAGAGAATCAACACCAGTCTTGGTGAATGGGGTGGACGCATCCTTAAGAATATTCAGTCAAAGGTACTTGATCCTGTCGTTCAGGGACTACAAATGACTGCTGGCGGCCTCGACATGTACGCCAGCATCGAAGAGTCCATGAAAGACTTTGGAGTACAAGAAGAAACCGGCGCACAAAAAATAGGTGGAATAGCAGGAGCTCTTCTTGCGTCTAGATTGGGTAAAGCAGCATCAAAGAAACTCTTTGGTGATTACGATACTCCAGGTGTGCTTTCTCCGTATACTCGTGGAGTAGGAGATATAGCTAGTCAGTTCAAACTTCGAATGATGCTCAAAGCAAAAGAGCTTCAGGAGAATGCTGAACCAGGATCGATGACTGAGTTTCTTGCGGATATTCTTGCACCTGGTGTAACCAGAGGCGCAGGATCTATCGTCAACGATATGTCGAATCCGTATGAGCCGGTTCCATTTGACCGGGCAGTACGGCAGAGTATCGTTGAAGTGATGCCTGGATATCTTGCAAAGAGCGTTCAACTCCTTGAGAAACTTGCTACCGGAAAGGATACTGAAGAGCTCGTCTACGACCACACGAAACGAGATTTTCTTCGTCAATCTAGTTTCCGTAGAAAGGTCATAGACGAAGCATTTGGTACAGATGAAGCGAGAGGTCGTGCACTTGGTGAAGCAGTCGGTGCCTATCGTGGCGTAACTGCGCATATGGGTGGCGATGTACTCGCGTTCGACGAAGTCTCCGAAACTATTGCAAAAGTCATTACCAATCATGCACTCAAGAAGTACTACTTAAAGCCAGAAGCTCTTAAGAAGTACGCAGAAGGTGACGAGCTTTCCGATAAGGAAGAGCAGTACATCGTCAGAGTGTTTGAGGGTATCTCGAATAAACGAGATGTTGCGCGGATTATGGTCGAACCTTTGTTCGACGAATCTGGAAAGAAGAATATTGCATCTATCATTGAGATAGATCGTCACATCATTTCGATGATGGGCCGTGATGGGTATCTCGATGTTCTTCCACAGCATCTTAACACTCTTGGCCAAGCAAGACATCTTAAAGATCTCTTTGAGGCCAGAGGGTCTTCGTTTGAAATCAATCAGGATGCAGTAAGACGTATTGCCCAAGGTGGTACTTCTTACTCATTCGCAGAAGGTGTCACCACCACTTCCGATTACACTAAAAGTCGACTTGATCGCGAAATCGCTGATCGTAGAGCTACTAACGATGTAGTTAAGTCACTCACGAAGTTACTCGGCGATTCTGATGCGCGCGAAATCAACGAATCGGAACTTGCAAAATACGAACGAGATATTCAGATCTCTGATCAACTCGCAGATCTGGGTACAAGTTCAAGTATGGATGAGTACGCATCGTCTGGTCTCAAACTTCGTACACCAAGACGAAGAATTGCCAGACGTTCCGGATATCCTCAAGTAACTGTTCCTACTGTAGCATCAGCAGACACTAGCGGTCTCGTTGAACTACTCAAAACACATGCAGAAAGACAACACCCAGTTCCCGATCTTCTGGAGAAGATAGCAGCTTCGTCGTCGGAAATGAATGACAAAATGCTTTCTTTGATAGGAACTACCGGATCAGTATTCGGTAACCTTCTGCATCGAGGAAAGACATTCGGTCAATCTCAGCTTGAACGACTCATCAATGTAAAGAATCGTTTGACTGGAAAGTTCTCTGGATTTGGTGGAAAGGTCGCCGGATTTGGAGAAGACATGTATCTTCGTGCACTCTACGGAATGGACTACCTGAGAAAATTCGGTAGAGGTAGTGGAGGAGCCGGAGATAGCGGCGGTATCCTTGGTATGGGTAAACGCATGGCTGGTATGGCTATGGGTGGACTTTACGGTACCGCAGATATGCTCGGAGGAGTAGGAAGATCCGCATTCGGGAGACTGTCTGGAAAATACCAGAACATGCGAGAAAGTGTCGCATCTTGGAAAGACAGTATCAAGGATAAATACAGCGGAAAGTATAAGAGAGGATTGGTTAAGACTAGGCAGCTCGGTCGAAAGATCAAGAATCTCGTTGATGTCCGGTATGTCGATATCTATCGTAAGGATGAGGTCGATCCCGGTAATCCTCTTTTGACGAAGAAAAAACAAGTCAGTGGTGTGGTATTCCCGAGTGGACGAAAAGTCCAATCTTCATTTGACATCAAGCATCCAGTACTTGATCCCAAGTCTGGTGAAACTCTGATCTCAAAAGAAGATATCGATCACGGTCTCGTGGATGTCAATAACAAACCATTGACGACTGGTATTAGCGCACTAGGATTTGCCAAGAAGGGTCTCGGTAAGATGTTCGGAGGATTTGGGAAGATCAAAGATATCTTCAGCTCCGATAATCCACTGATGAAAATCCTTGCTGGTGGTCTTGGTACAGCATTCGATTTGACTAAGTTGGCTGGTAAGTTCTCGTACAACATGCTCGCAAAAGCGTTCAAGTTTGACGATACTTCGGTCAATAGAAAATCCCTCAAAGAACTTGTCGGAGATAAGCTCGACAAGATCTACGATTTTCTCGTGGATAGATTTGGAGAGGGAAAAGCAGCTAAGACAAAAGATCAATCATCCGATCCCACTGCTGGAGATCTCGATGCTGACGGTAAGAAAGATACCGTATTCGAGAGACTGGTTCGTGGTAGAAAAGACAAAGCAGAAAAAGCCGCAGCTCTCGACCAGAAATCTATCAAGGAATCCTTGAAGACGCTGGTCGATAATAGCAAGAAGCAGATAGATCTTGCTAAGGGTACTCTGAAAGCACAAAAAGAAGCTGCAGATAATGCCGATGGTGGGTGGATGGATAAGATCCTTACCTTCCTTGGTATTCGTTCTGCTGCTGGTGGCATCATGGGTGGCCTTAAAGGAGCAGCTGGTGGTCTCATGGCCAGAGTTGGTCTTGGGGGTCTAGCTACTAAACTTGGGATGGGTGCTGCTGCCAGTGCAGCTGCGGGTGGCGGAGCTGCTGCAGCAGGAGCAACTGCCGCTGGAGCGACAGCTGCTGGCGGTGGACTCATGGCTTCTTTGGGTGGACTTGCGTCTGCGACTGGAGGAGCACTCGCTGCTGGTGGTTCTGCGCTTGCAGGACTTATCGCATCTAACCCAATTGGGTGGCTTGTTGGTGGCACTATCGCTGCTACGTATCTTGGTTACAAATATCTGAATCCTTCAGGTGATGCAGGAATTGAGACCAGAGCAAAGACATACGGAGTCAATCTCGATACAAGTACAGGTATCTTTGGTGAATCCTACACCAAGAAACTGATTGCACTCGAAGAAAAGACTGCAGAGATATTCGAAAGATCTGCATCTCCCATGAACGATAGTGACATCAAGTACTGGGCAATGCGGTTCGGATTTAACGGTAAGTCGGAAGAAGAAGTTCGGTACTGGGCAACTTGGTACAGACAGAGATTCTACCCGGCATTCCGTATCTATATCGATCTTATCAAGAAGGCTGGATACAACTACGGGAATATCGATGATATCCCTGAAGACGTGTCCAAACAGATTGGTCAGATCTTTGTCGAACAAACAAAATCCCATGCTTCGCAGTATAGAGATCTTACTCCTGATAAGAAGGGATTTGATCTCTTTACCAAAACATACGCGAAGATGAAGAAAGATCAGGATGAGGGTAAAGACACTAAGTCACAGAAAGATCTCGATGCAGGGGAACAAGGCAGAGAAGCCAACTCCGACACAACGAGATATACGAAGAAATATGGAGCCTCTTCGGATTATGCAGCTGCATCTTCCAGAATGACGGATCAGAATAAGAAAGTCACAAAGTCTGATGTCACTGAAGCAAGAGGTTCTAGCTTTTGGGACAAGACCAAGAGTTTCTTCGGATTTGGTTCTGCACCAGGTCAGAAAGAAATTGAACCTATCGATACTTCAGGATATAAAGCAAGTCCGCCGAATTCCGACGAATTGGGTGCTCTCTCAGCGAAATTCGAATCGGCGAAAGCGGGTTCTGTCGCTATCGGGTGGGACAGTACTGGAGGTACTTCTTACGGTAAATACCAGATCGCAGCGCGTACTGGTACGTTCGAAAGATTCCTCACATTCGCCGATCGTGCTGGTGGCGATGGAGCCGAAGTAGCAAAACGTCTCAGAGATGCCGGACCGTACGATACGGGTAGCCGTAATGGCGCTGTACCGAATGAGTGGAAGCGTCTCGTTATGGAAGGTAAAATGGGTGATCTGGAACATCAGTTCATCCAAAAGACCCACTACGAACCAGCACTCGGTAGTCTGAATCCTGCTCTTCAGGATATGGTCAGCAAATCCAAGGCACTTCAGGATGTACTGTGGTCAACTGCAGTTCAACATGGTGCAGGAGGAGCTGCAAGGATCTTCAATGCAGCATACGCTCAAGCTGGTCCTCAGACTGATCCTGAAAATCTCATCAAACTTATCTACGGTAAGCGAAGTGGTAATTTCCCTTCATCTACCGCATCAGTGCAGGCATCGGTGAAGAGCAGATTCCGTGAAGAGTCAGCTATTGCACTTGCCATGCTTGCTAAAGAAAAAAGTTCTAGTGATGGTGCTAAAACGGAAGAAGGTATACCCACTGCAGGTACTCCTCTTCCTGACACTGGAGCTGTAGCAGAAAATACACCGAAACCACAAGCCCCGAATGTACCAAAGATCAATGCAGCAGCAGATGCTAGTGGGAATGCCCCGTCGTCGATGACCGAAAGAGCATCTACGACTACTCCTGCACAAACGGCATCGGTGACTGTACCTAATGGTGCACCCACTCCGACTGTATCAACTGAAACTCCTGCAGCCACAAAAACTGCCGGTGGAGATAGTGGAAACACAGAACTTCGTCAAATCAATACGAATCTTGTGCAAGTCATCAATCGACTCGATGCACTGGTTACGAGCCAGACAGTTCTCACGGAAATTCGTGATGGTATTTCCAGTGGGTTCTCTAGTGTCGCTTCAATGACTGCAAGTGGAGCACAATCTGCGGTTGCTACTCCAGCAAGTTCGAGTTCCCCGTCTCACGTATCCAAGTCTGCAGGAGCTCCTGCTATTTCTATGAATAGAAAGCTTCCTGCCGCTAGTGCGCGCAGCACTTAAGGATGGATGAGATATGCTTAAAACGCAAACAGAATTCAACGATAACGTATTGACATCACGATCGCCGTATGTCTTTCGTATCGGGAAGGATTTCGCTACATTTCAGGAGACCCTGAACTACATCACAAGTGCAGGTACAGGGGATGGAATTATCAAAACGAGTATGTCGGACTTCTCGACAAAACTCACATCGATAACACCAGAAATCTACATTCGTGCTAACGTACGATCTACGAGAGTTGGGGGTAACGATGCCATCAATTGTTACCCTCAGTTCTGTAGAAATGATGACATCATTCATCCTGTAACAGGGATCAATGGAAGTACTTACGATGGTCTGGGTCGTGTCTACAGTGAAACGTACGACATGACCCAGCAACTTCTTCACATGACATTCGGCTGTCCTCAACATGGGAATCTTTTGGATTTCTATAAGAACTTGATCAATACTGATGTAGCCGACCTCGTGAACAACGGGGAGCAATCGACAGTAAAGATCTTAAGTTCTCTTATCGCTAAAGTAGTTGCTGGTACAGCACTGATCGGGCTTGCGATAAACATTCCAACAATTCCGATTATTTACTTAGCGAAAAAGACAGCAGAAGTTATCGATACTGATAGAGTAACGAGGTATTACGATTTCAGATCAGCGATGCCTCTTTACTATCGGTATGTTAACGGTATTCTTGCTCACGTCGCGGTAAACTTGGGACTTGTTCCAAATGGTCCTGGTGGCCAGACTGACGGACAAATGAACGAGACGTACAAGAATCTGTATTCGAACAATGGTGCAGATCCTGATGCCGTACCAGAAATACTTCGGAATGGTGTAGACATCTACAAAATCCTCGCTACTCGAGATCGATATCTTGGGACTGATCGAGGGGATGTCTCATCTGAAGATTATCTCCTTGGAGATAAAAACGGAAAGTCGGATGGATGGTTCTCGGACGTTATATCCAGAATTGATTCATCCATGCATGGTGCGGATAAGTTTGTATCTTTCCGTATCGAAAAGTCCGTCGACAGTAGCGAATCTCTCAGTAACCAAGTGGGTGAATCTTCCGTAGCAGGTATGATTAACTCACAGTCACTCAGCATGAAGGATAAAGTATTCTCCATGATGGGTGGTAAGGTTGCAGATATCCCTGGACTTAACGTCATCGGTGATGCAGTCCAAGGACTATTCCAAGGAGCTTCAAGCGTACTTGGAATTATTGGTACAGGGGCCGGGATCATGACTGGTTCTGGTCTTGCCGATATTCCTAAAGTTTGGCAAGGAAGTAGCTTTTCAAAAAGCTACAACTTCCAGATGACGCTTAAAGCAGTGGATGGATCTCCTGGTTCATTCTTCCAGGATATCATGGTACCACTATCCCTTCTTCTTGCAGGAACGATGCCTAGATCTGTCGGAGAAAATGGATATACCCAACCATTTGTTCTTCGTGCGTTCAGTAAGGGTATCTTCTCTGTTCCTCTTGGGATGATCACGTCAATGACCATCAAACGAGGTGCGCAAGAATTTGGGTGGAACAATAGCATGCTTCCGACTACTGTGGAAGTATCCTTCACTATCGAGGATCTTGCTCCTGTCATGCATATGGCTCTTGCAGATGAAGGAGCTAAACTATTCAAAATCTTTGGGTCTAACTCAGCATTTCAGGAATACCTCCTGACTTTGTCTGGTCTTGGTCTCAATGAGCGACTTGTATGGACTGAGAAGTTTTTCCGAAAACTTAACACGTCCTTAAGAATTCTCAGATCGACATACGCAAACCCGCTCTATTGGGCAACCAATATCGGGCAGTCTACAGTCCCACGACTCATTGCAGCCTTTACTCCGTGGACAAGATACGGAAACAACTAAAGATGAGAGACAGCCCTGTGGGCTGTCTCTCATCTACTTTTTGTAAGTATATTACAAATTTGAACCAATCCTAAATCCAATGAATTTACATAGGAGCCTACCCATGTTCAAATTACGCAATTTTAATGTCAAGTTTCCTGTACCCGAAAAGAAGTACGCGCATTCGTGGGAAGATCTCGATGGCATTCCTCTCACATTTGCACAATACAGACGAATTATAGAAGTCGTTTCTGAGTCAAAAACAATTCGAGAACTCAGAGATGACCATCTTTCCTCAACGCTACAGAACGCACTCGACGTATATGAAGGTATCGTCGAGCACGCATTCGATACTACGGTATCTGGTGGAGGTAAGATTCGATTTTTCATGAAATACATATCGGACAATCAGCCGGTGAAAAAAGCATCGATACCAATACTCGATGGAACGTACTGCGGCATGCAATTCATCGAGGATGGTAGGGTAGTCCGAGGAATTGTGAGATCGGAATATGTCATCACCATAGATGGCATAGATCGATTTCATGATAATGTTGAACAGACTATGGACAAATTTCCACCATTCAAGTGGTACCATCGCGTAGTATTCGTTGCAGACAATTCCACAGCGCAGATGACGCTACTCAAAACAAATATAACGAAAATCGTACTGAAAGGAGATAAAGAAAAACTCGAAAGAAGAATCGTCGATCATTTCCGAAGCTTCTGCAATCTCAAGTCTCGTACTGAAATTACTCGGGACTACATTCTGAAAAAGCAGAAAGAGGTATACAGTCGAAGCATGCTAGCGGGATACGTCCCTATGCAGCGCTTTACCAAAGAAGAAAAAGCTGTACTTGCTAGAAAGTTACGAAAGACATTGAATGAGACCAAAGCGATGTCGTGGCTCATGTATGGTGACTATCAGTATGTAGGCATCATACCTGAAGAGTTTTGCTGACTAGAGTAGGACTCGTGGAATTCCACGAGTCCTACTCTCAAAATGACCATACTAAGTTATTTTTTGTACAATCACTTATCGTATAGACATTCAAGGAGGCTACTTCCATGTTCGATGATCCTATTCTTCCTGGCGAAGAACGACTCATTTTCAGCGCGTTCTTCAGAAAGATGTTCAATTTTCGCCAGTCGAATCTTGCACCGAAATTCTCTCCTATTCCCAAAGACATTCAACTTCCTATCGGAAGTATCATACACACATTTGACAACATGTACCAGCGGGATAACCATCTTCCGATGGCAGATATCCCGAATCTGAAAACGCCATTTTACGCAAATGAGACATATCGAAAATTTATCTTGTCCATGGATCACGTGGATAAAGACGGACCAATTCCTATCACGGAAAAATTCTTTTTCCGTAGTCAAAACCTCATGCGAGAACTTCTTACATTCAGAAAGAGTGTAGTGAAAGATCGCATGGTTCGTGTAATCACAAGTCCCAAGGATATTCCAAGTACTCAGAATACCTTGACGTTAATCAACCACAATCCTCTCTTTCACACTATCGTAAGAGATACTCTTCCGAACTATAGACAATTCAAAGTCATTCTCGGATCGATTCTCAACACTGCATGTAAAATGCCGATGGAAAAGGTACAATACATCATTGTTCCTTTGTCCAATCATATCTACGATCGATCGAAGTTCATGATGGCGCAGACGAGTGAAGCTCCTTCTGCAATCAGATCGCAGAATAGCTTCCACTACTTCTTCATGATGCATTGGCTCAATTTCATTACCAATAATGGAAAAGATACCATTTCTCTGTTCAATCAATATCCGAAAGAGAGATGGGCAAATACAGTCATCGTTTTCACTGTTGGAGTAGAAAACATAAATTACGCAATGTTCTGGACATTGCACGATGCCAAAGAGCTTAATCCGGAAAACCGGATGTACAACAAGTACGTGAACCAGCTCAATGCATTCGTCCTTGCTAACATGGGCGTAACTGTCAACGAAGATGAAAATCAGGCAGAACTCGATATCCTTAATGCAACAAAGACTGAAAAGGTAGTCACAACTACTGAAGATCAGGAAGTTGTTGCATCTGGACCTAAAGAAGAAGCAGAACTCGAACTGTCTGCGGATATTCAGAATACAGAAAAAGATATCGATCTGTCCAACAGAATAAAGAGTCTGTATGGGACACTCACTGGTATCGGTAAAGTCGAACCTGAACTCACTGCAGGAAAGCTCAGGATTCTCGATTACTCTGGATTTGATCAGTCTTCAGACGTAGTAACTCGTACGCCAATCGACGAGAAATCCGACGTCGAGGGGACTGCTTCACAGTCACAGAAAACTCAAGATATTCAACTCGATATTCCTCCACAGGGAGAGGATATTTCTACCGATTCTCTCGATGAAGAGATTCGTGAGCTTGAAGGACTATTGTCTCAAATGAAACCATTTGAGACTCCTGAGGAAGTTGCGAAAGAAGGTCAAACTTTCCTCGACGAAGTGGATGAACAGATCGAGAAAACTCTTCGAGAAAGTTCACTCACCATCAAACAAAAGGAAAGATTCAAGAATATCGCAAGTGCATCGAAGAAAGTTGTACTCAACGGAAAGACCATTGAGGAACACATCACTCAAGCAGTCGATCCAAAGTTGACATCGGATAAACTCGAGTTCCTTGAAGATCAACTTCCTGATCCTTCACAAGCATCATCGAGTATCCAAAGTTTTGACAAGATCTACATGGAGAAATTCTTCCACAAAGATCTCGCTGCAGTTGCACTCAGTCTCAACAAACACGGGATGTATCTGACTGGTATCGAAGAGACGATGCAGTCTGATGCACTTAATCGTCTTGTTAAATACAAGATGAAGTTTGAAGACATCAATGGAAAGAAACACACGATCAACTTTACTCTTCCGCACGTCGACGAAAATGGCAACTGTCTCGTCAATGGCGTAAAGTGTGCACTGCGAAAGCAGATGACAAACCTTCCCATCTGTAAAGTTTCTCCGACACGAGTTTCACTTGCGTCGTACTACAACAAAACTGTCGTAGAGAAAAACGAAGCAAAAGCTCATAGCTTTCTTCCATATTTCCAAAAGCTCATCAACAATGCGAACAAAGAAAATGATCGCATCGTTATTGAATTTGGTGGGATATCGATCAATGATCGAATCTCCTCGGAATATGCAGATATTGCATCGATCTATCGCAGGTTGAAGTTCAAGGATCATCGCAGTTGTCCTGTGCACATGTACTTCAATCTGAATGATCGTTTCGCACAACTCGGAAATGCTCTCGACGAGAAGACACTCAATCAATTGGAAAAATCACACGGTATTCTTTTTGGTGAAACGACCAGAGAGAATGTACTGTACAAAATGTTTATCAGTGCGAACAACCTCATCACACTGGTGAACCCAACTACCAAGAAGATTCTTTTCCGTACGACATTCATTGACATGTTCTCGACGATATTTGGTATGCCAAGTACTCGGTTGACCGAATGGACTGACATCAAAATTCTTGACAAGAAATTCCCTGTCGGATTTTTGCTGTGCTTCCAGTTTGGTTTGAGACATGTACTCGAATATCTCGGGATAAACTACCAACTCATCAACTACCGTCAGAGACAAAATATCAAACCATCAGACATCATCATCAGGTTCAAAGATTATGCACTGGTTATCCCAAGATACCCGATGCGAAATTCTTTGATCCTTGCCGGTCTGTCGATGTTCGATACGAAGAACTACCTCTTTGAGGATCTCGATACCAAAAACGTGTATTACGAGTTGCTCACTTCAAAGGGATTTAAGACAAACTATTTGAAGGGTATTGAAGATACCTTCACGTATTTTGTCGATGCAAAAACCAGAGGAACTCTCATCCAAATGGGAGAACCTACGACGTTCAAAGATCTACTCATTCGTGCAACAGATATGCTCGTGACACCGCAGCATCTCGAAGCATCCGCGATGGGTAATCATAGACTTCGGTCATACGAACGGTTCAACATGATCGTCTACAACGAGATCATGCGAGAACATGCGAGCTTCAAACGTCGTCCAGGTTCAGGTGCGATGTTCAGCATCAATCCTAATGCAGTTCTTCAGCGAATCCTGCAAGACCAATCGATGATTGGAATTGAGGATATCAATCCTATTCAGGAAATGAAAATTGCATCCAGTTTTACTTATACTGGTGCAGGTGGTCGTACAGCACAAGCATTCGTTGTCAACGATCGGCGGTATCCTGAAGATGGTGTCGGAACGGTATCTGAAGCTACTCCCGACTCAGGTAGCGTGGCAATCACTGCGATTGCTCCTCCTGATCCTACGATAGCAAACGTCTTCGGTATCATTCAACCGAAACCGATTGATGAATTGCAACCTGCACAGATCTTGAGTACACCTGCTCTTCTCCTTCCTGGAGCGACTCAAGATGACCCCAAGCGTGCAAACTTTATCTCTATTCAGCTTGCTCACCAACTGCCTACGAAAGACGCAGAGTGCATGCGTACTCGTACTGGTTACGAGAGAGTTATCGCGCATAAAGCGTCATCACAGTACGCGTATTCCGCAAAACAAGATGGCAAAGTCCTTGAAGTCGATGATGCACTCGGACTTTGTAAGATCCAGTACAAAGATGGTACAGTTCATGTGATCAAATTCGGTGAGACATATGGAGAGTGTGCTGATATGGTCACCACACTTAAGCTTAATCTCTCAGTCAAGAAGGGGGATAGCTTTAAGCGTGGGGAGATTTTGAGCTACAATCCAGAATACTTTGAATTTGATCCAATTACCAAACAAGCGGATTGGAAACACGGACTCGTCGCTACTGTAGCTCTTATCGACTGCAGTACAACATTCGAAGATAGTAACGCAATATCGCGTACCTTCGGAGAAAAACTCGAAATCCAACCAATCGAAATTCGCCAAATATCCATTCCTGCATCTACATTCATTCACGACCACAAACGTGTCGGTGATGAAGTAGACGTCAACGATTACCTCATGGTATTTGAAGATGCACAAATGCAGGACATGTCCACGATCTCTGAAGATCCTACTGCGCTCGACTATCTCGCAAAGCTTAACCGGAAAACTCCGAAAGCTCAGCACGCAGGAACGATTGTAAAGATCGAGACATTCTATTCGATCGACATCACAGAACAACACCCCACAGTCGCAAAATTCGTAAAGGAAGTTGCGAAAGAAAACGCGCAGAAGTATAAGTTTTCTCAGGGTACGTCCAACCATATGGAATATCCTGAAGCGAAACCTGTACCTGTCGGAACAAAGTTTAAGGGTGTAACATTTGAGAAGGACACCGTTCTTTTCAGATTCTACATCCAGGAAAGACTCACAAGTGGAATCGGGGATAAGATCGTTCTCGACTCATCACTGAAGTCTGTTACAGGTCGAGTATTTGAAGATGGTGAGATCTCTACTGAATCGAATATCCCTGTCGATATTTTGTTCAGTGGATCATCGATATCCAACCGTATCGTGAACTCTCCCATTGTCACTGGGATAAGTGAACGAGTACTCGAAGAGCTCGAACTGCAAGCAGTCGACATCTACGAAAAGAACAAATAGACTAATATCCGAGTAGGACCCATTTGGGTCCTACTCGTGATCGATAATTGAAACATATATTACTCATCAGATACGTCTAGTTAAACCAATATTCACTATCTGCGAGGGAAAAATGTATCCACAACTTTCTATCGAAGAGTTCTCGAGTATGGTCATGCATCACTTTCAGAAAATCAACGAACTGTCGGAAATTGATGCAAAAGATTCCGCTGTCGTTATTTCGGGGGTGCTCGAACACATTCGAGATCAAAACAATTTCATGACCACGACAGCTGAAGGTGCTCTTTATCCATCGTGCATCGAAATTGGCTACACTAAGATTGCTGGACCTCTCGTTCGTCCAGTGAGTGTAGCAGAAAACGCGACACATCATTCTGTTTACATTCGCATGGCCGGAAACAAAAATGCGATTACTCGAATTCTCGATTACCAGAAAAAGGAAGATGCGGATGAAGATCTTGCATTCTGGACATACCAAGTCATGCCCATGGCTGGTCTTCTCGCAAGATTCTTGAATGTACCGATCAAACTCGTGTAGAACTATGAGGACTCTCCTGTAAAAGGGAGAGTCCTCATTGATCGATATTCTACAGATTCTTTCTCAGTCTGATGCACAAGGTAGAAATGATGTACCACATTTTCATCATAAGTGTTCCACCGTCGTACAACATGTTGGTGACGGCAAGATATCTCAGACGATTTGATTTCGCCAGAAGAATCTGCTGTTCGGTAGGAGTCATTCCTTTGGGGAAGAGCGGGGTGCGGTCAATCAGTCCGTAATAAATCGACTTATTCGTTCGATTGGAAATATCTCTGGCCTTAAGACATGCATTGATGAGTATTTCGACATCTCGAATACCTTTGACGTCCTGAGAAATCCAAAGCGAAGCATCTTCTGCAAAGATGCGATCTTCGAATTTGGAATAGTCCCAATCGATATAGAATCTCTTGTCAAGGTCGATCCAGACGGAACAATCGACTTCCTTGAACAGTTTCTGAGTTTCCTTAATTTCAGGAATATCCATACCCTTCGATACTGGGTGTTTGAATACTTCGAGATAGCATTTGGCGTTGACCAACTGCTGCTGTATCTTATCGTACATCAAAATGATGTTCGAAATTTTTTCCATGTACCGAATGATTTCACTCTTGCGTACGTTGGGAGATCTTATTGGACGAAGAGCATTAGATATTTCTGCTTCGGTGTAGTGGTCAGTAAAGAACTTCAGAGAGTTCTGCATCGTCTGAATCATGCTTCCTGACTCATTGAGCCAAAGCTTGAATCTGTCGAATGGGCGAAAGCCTTCAACGCCGATTTCGTCGAGATCCGAAATACTCTTCATCTGGGACATATCGGGCTCCTGATTTTAAAATATGGTATTCATCAGTGCTATAAGTCTATATTACAATTTTGAAGATTAGTAATTTAAATATTGTCCCAATAAAGAGTAGCAATATGTCTTTATCAATCAGTGCATTCAAAGAGATCAAATTCAAGTATGCACGCGTTGCATATCAGGAACCACTCGAACAGGCTTCGGATGGGATTGATCAGGATAGCATCTACAAGACGGATGACGGATACACAATACAGCGGTTATGGACACATCGGGATCTCCGAAATGTGGCTCAGATTGGTGGTAGATGGGCATTAATAGATCCGACCGGAAAGGTCATCGACGTCGACAAATACCGCAATGATCTTTCGGAGAGATTCAACATCGAACTCAGGGGGTAACTCGTGCAACTGAGACAACTGACCGACGAAGAACTCGACCCGAAGAACTTCGATCCCAACGAGGAGACTCGAATCATATTCTCGCCGAAAGCCGCTACCAGTGTCCTCGCTGCGATCAAGGACGATGACGTATACCGGTGCACATTCAACTGGTATACGAGTGCGGAACATCGCATTCGTATGGACGCGGAACAGAAAGACGATCACGTGACCGCCAAACTCATGCACGTCTGGTGTAAGGAAGGAACGAAAAACAAGAAAATCGAAGTCATCCCCATTCCAGCATCAGTCGCGGGAATCCAGCAACTCATCGATTACGCGACGTCGTGTCTTGCTGGTGTACCACTCGAAAAGTTCATCTTCAAGATCCTCCACAGTCCATGGATACTGGATTCCGAGATGAGCTTCTGCCTGGAAGAACTTGAGTCTGGTACCATCACCATTCTTTCCGGAGAAACAGAACATCCGGAACCCTGGAAGGTACTGGACAAGTTTCGCAAACTTGGGGGTATCGCGCCGTTCGTCGATGACCATATCCGATGGACGCAGGCTAGTGTCCTTGAGATCATGAACCACTACGCCAACAACAACGATCCTTTCGAGTTCGATAAAGGAGACTTCTGATACAGCGCTACTGGATGAGAGGAGAGCCCTAGGGCTCTCCTCTCATCTGGGTGGTTCGGTGCAACGCGAACTTTATTTTTTCGCTCTATTGAGCGCCTTCAGCAGTCTGTACGTGGTGTACGTATCAGAAAGGACAGATTCGAGGAGAAGTTCACTTCTGATCCTCGAGAGCATCCCATATCTCGTACGACGCACATTGCACGCGGTTACGCGGTCCACCTTGTCTTCAGCGTTGCGAAGAGTCACAGCTTCTTCGATCATCGATTCCGTGACAGGAATGTTTCCATTCATGACAGGAAGCGGAGAAGTCAGAACTCTTTGCATGCTGTCAACAGCTTTCGCGAGTCTCAGGACTTCAGCCACTGTGTAACCAGCATCTGAGAGACTTCCACGATAGGTGGCGTCATTCGACGCAAATACTTCGCCTGGCTTTGAAGAGAAGTATGTTTCAGCATCGAACATCTCGAATCCGGAGATCATCGCAAGGTTCGTGTAGTTCTCGATTCCCTTACCATAATCCTTCTCATGAAGAACCGGACGATACAGTTCTGCGATGGACGTCGTGAAGTCTTGACGAATACCGTTGTAGAATGCAATCCTACGATGGATGTCTTCGTACTTCGGAATATTCCGCATGACAATATTGTCGAGATCTTGCTTACGCAAAGTGGTGCTCACCTTACGAAGTTCGCGACCAACGAGAATGCTGGTGTTTTCGAGACACTTCAAGAGATGTTCATTCTTCTTGATTCGCTTCTCGAACAGTGACAGCATCTTCTTGGCGATGGCTTTGTTGGTACGCATCTCATCCATGCGAAGAGATTCGAGCGCCACATTTTTGACACCTTCAGTCGGATAATTGAAGGTAAGCTTTTTCTGCGCATCAATCTTGAATTGTTCAACGGCAGATTCTGCTTCAGTGTATGATGCGATTTCGTCAGTGACGATAGGAGTTTCTTCTGCATCGATCTCGATAGCTTCATCGATGTTGTCCGTGACGGAAGCATCAAGAAGCAATTTGTTCGGATCAATAGACATGAAGTACAGTCGTTCCTGACCAGATTGCATTGAATTTATCATGCATCGAACCAACCGATCGATCATGGCAATATCTAAAGCCGCCTGAATATAGTGGTGATAAAGCGAGATTGCTTTGATCACGCCAATTCGATGGGTACGGACATGTATTCCATATACCCGATTGACTTCGTCGCCACTGGGTTTAAGAATGAGATTCTTGAGAATAGTCGTGCTGTACAAATTACTTTTGAGTGCAGTCCATATTGTTTGGAAGTACCCAGGACGATTGTTATTCGTCAGAGTACTTGCAAGTTCCCGAACTCTCTCTGGAGTATATCCAAGATTCTTGATCGTTTCTGTTTTCCAACTGTATTTATCCTTTTTGGTATCCGCAGCAGGAATTGGATCAAATACAGAATGGTGTACCAGATATGAGTTGATCACACCAGGATTACGATACACATATCCAGCAGATTCAATCTTCTTGATCAATGCCACCAATGGAGCACCGAGAGGTGCGCTCTTTTCGATTGGCGCATTAACCAAAGTACCGATATTTCTGAGCATGAAAGAAATGTCTGTGAACATTTGGGGATGTCTACGAAGATATTCGTAAGGAATAACATTCGTCACGGACATGCTCATGAATTTTTCTTTGTCGATAGAAATCCCAGACAAATCCTTTACTTTGGAAATCAATCGATTTCCTTGCTTCGTTGCGATAGCTGCAGCTTGAGATACTACATGTTCCGTACCAAGAATGGCACGAATCTTGGATTCGACAAATTGCTGTACCTTAGCTGGCAGAGTTTCACCATCGAGACTTTCTGTACCAAGTGCAGAAATTTCATCGAGCAGTGTTTGATCCGATTCCTCTGAATTGATCAACGCTTCTTCGAATCGTGCGACCAGCATGGAGAGCTGAAGTTCGTCGTAAGTGAGCATTTGTATTTCCTCTTCGTGAAGTTAAGCTTCGATGCACTGTTCTGCGATCTTGCAGATAGTGAGGACATCTTTAACGACATCCGTTGCCAGAACGTTAGCGGCTTTGATGAAGTGTGACAGCCACCAAAGTCTGGCTATCCGAATGTTCAGTACACTGAGTCTCTCTTGCCGCTCAAAGTCATCGAGATCAGTTTGTTCACGAAGAGACGTTTCATACTTCACGAGCTTGTCAGAGTAATCGACAAATCTCTTTGCAAGCGCTTTTGCCTGATTTGATTGAGCATAATGCGCAAGAGGTTTGATCAGTTCGATGAGTTCCTCGATATCCGATACAGTATACCCATGTGCATCAAGGGTACCTTTAGTACGAGCTTCATCGTAGACGGCGGAAGCTTTCTTCACGAGATCGAATCGGTTGGCATCGAAACCAATCTTCATCATGGCGTCATACGCCTGCATGAATTCTGGTGTACGCCAATCGACCGAATTGGATTTCACTGGTGCTTCACACACAAGTTCGACGTTATCGAGAACGTGGTGAAGTTTTTGTACAGCAGAGATACGAAGAAGGAGTTGCTCTTTGTCAACAATCGATGCCTTTCTTTCACTGAAACGATCGTTGTTGATCTTGGAAAGATTTGCGCTGATTCTTTTTTGCCACCGAAACACGATGGAGGAATACCTCAGAACAATGAGTTCCATGGAATTCCGAAGAGAGTGTACCAGTTTGACTGACAACTTTCCGAGTTTCTCAGAAATGTAGGACAGACTGGCGGAAGCTACCGTAAGTACGTCATCTCCGAACCCTTCCGTCCCTGCAGAAGTTATTTGGAGATCGTACTTCAGTTCTTCATACAGATTAGCGAAATCTTCGCTTCCGTCTGTCTGAAGAAGTTTCACACTGAAGCCAACCATGGGGTTCTCCTTTTGCCGGTAAAATAAACAGACACATAGGATTGTTACAACACCTACATACATTATGTCGTGATGCTATAGAGGTTGTGAATCTCCAACACATTAGAGAGGTAAATCATGTCCCAGCAGAAAGTCGTTCAGACTGCAGGCGGGATCATCACCAACGCTCTTGTTTACGTTGTGATGAAGACTGCCATCGAATCTCCCGCCACCAACCGACAGGTCGATCCTGCGACACTCACCAACATCATTGGTGAGGATATCAACCGCAATGCCACTGGCGTGGAGTAGATGAACTATGTACTCACTCGAAGAACTTAAGGCCCACGCGTGGCTCAACAAAGACGTCAGATTTCGTCCGGACACTGATCTGGGCATCATCGCCAGACGTATTGAAGAACGTCTGACTCTCTCGATTCCTCCGAACATTGGAGAGGAAGATCTCAACAACCTCGTCATCGACGCACTTGAAAACTATTTCAACAATACCCCAGAAGGTGAAGCCGATCTTTCGCGTCTGAAGGATTATGGCCTTGCCATGGCAGATACATTCCAGACAGCATTCGAGAAGTTGAGTGGCCCTGTCGCTGACACTGTGTCCACTCTCACCGAAAATGTCATCGCTACCGTGGATTCGATGATGTCGAAGATCGTCGGATTCTACAATCTCGAAGGGGAGATGAAGCCGGTTCAGCCCTCATACGTGATGCTGAAGGCACTTCCCATGGCAAAAGAACTTGGAGAACACCTGGGTTCTTTCTCGAAGAAATATAACCTGAATATCGATCAGGTGAATCTCGGCAATTTCCGTTTTCTGGTGGACAAAGTACTGACCACCGAAGAACCGGAAATCTCTGAAGAGTCGATCACCAGACTCATCGATGAACTCAAGGAGCAGTGCACGAAAGTTCAACCAGAATTTTCCGATGCACAAAAGTTCATCACCGCACTTCTGCATCCTCAAGCATATCACATGCTTACCAGGGACATGTTCAACAACGGGATTCGTTCAGGTAAAGTCGACGAAGCTACCATCATGGCAGCTCTCGGTTATATTGATGCATACCCGAAGTTCAAGAAGTGCGTCGCCAACTTCTCGTTCAATGTCATGGACAATGCACAAGAAGTCATTGATCGCAATCTCACGAAGCTTGAAGATGCATACCTGATGGCTGCATGTATCATCGAGCTTGCAAGAGAAAAGCACAAGCTCTCTCTGATTATCGGATGCAGCATGATCAATGCCGATCAGTTCGCAGCATTCGAAGAGAAGGGTGGTACACTTGCAGATATCACCAACTACATCCGGCTGCATCACAACAAGAATGAACAAGACATCCTGTATCATCGAGTCGGACGTGGTGACATCAGTCCTGTCGGTATTCCTACCAAGGAAGTTCTGATTTCGATTCCTTCGGATCGTGAACAGATCAGTACGCTGATGACTGAAGTCAATACGCAACTGCTTGCCACCAAACAGAGATGTACACGTGAAGCAGCCGAATCTGTTCTGAAGAACTTCGTGAAAGAAACTCTGGAAACTCCGGAATCGATTCCTGATCAGATGGATCGTACTGTGTTCCAGAGACACGCAGTGGATCAAATCAAACGTGCTGTGGAGTCCCTTGCAAGGAACGATCAAAGCAACGTGGAAGATGCGATCTACTCGTTCTATCTGGGCACCTTCTGGAAGAATTCCTTGGTATCCACTATCTACTACCGTATGGGAGCAGAAGTGATTTCCAAGTTGTCTTCGACCGAAGCTGCAGGTGAGAATGTCTTCAATACCGTACACGCTACGGTCATGTCCGACCTTCTCTCGAACTACCTCTCGCAGGTGTTTCTCGTTCGCTGCAAATAAGTTACCACACACTAGATGGGTACCTTCGGGTACCCATCTAGATTTATGTTATTCGTTCTAAATGGAGTATACATTACGTATTTGAACATAACGACCAATTGAAAGGAGGTCATCGAAATGTTCAAATACGAATTCATCAAGAATGACCTCTACGAGGTGGTCGTTCGACAGATGTCTGCAGTGGATGATACGGTACTCGAGTGCCGTATCGTGTTCCCTTACGGGAATGATCAAAGTGTTCAGTGCAACGTTACGTACACTGAGTTAATGTCAGCAATCGCTCGACGTGTTGTAGCTGAGAAGTCGCAGTACAACGAGCGAATGTCCTTCTATACGAAGGACGTCGACCTGATCGACAGGATCGAACACTTTCATACAAAGACAAAGAAGCTGATCCTGTACTTCAAGAACATCATTACTACCACGCATCGGGAGGAATCCCATGCGTGTGACGAGGTACATGTATGACGACTTACATCAGAAAAGAACGATTCTTTGATGGCGTCTTCGCAGAATGTCATCTACACCAAATCGAGGACGACATCGTCCTCGAAGGTAGACTCATCTTCTTCAAAGGAGATGATCCTTGTGTATCCATTGCCAAGATCAATCCAGATAATCCCGATGAACGGGAAATTCTGATGCTCGAGGCAAATGGGATTACGACAACTCTCACTGAAGATAAGAAGATCCTTGATCGGATTTTCGATCTCAAGATCGAATTGTGTCTGACTATCCACCCAAGGGATATAGGATACAATTGACTGGATGGGCCCCCGCAAAGGGGCCCATCCAGCTATCTTCACTGTACGATTTCTTTTTGTCTAAATCGAAACGAACTCAATATCGACAGCCTTTTGTACCGCAAGAGTACCTGACTCAGTCAGATAGAGTTCCTGCGAAATCGACGGCTGTACGCTATTGTCATCGATCGAGATGGTCTGAAGATCCACGGTATCGTTGATCCCGAGAACATCTATCGATTCGATCGAATCGATTTTTGCTTTAACCTGATTTGCAATGTCGGTCAAAGATATCGGCGATACCTTGATGAGAGGTTCAACGATAGCAATGATCGCTTCTTTGATCACTTGTTGCATTGCTGTATCTGCAACAATAGATCCAGCTACGTGACACTTGAACTTGAACTTCATGTTGAGCGCCATGTTAATCACAGCGCCATCACCGATATAGAACTTGGCATTACCCATCGTCCTGAGTGGTCGGAAATACATGAAGTCACGTTCGAGAAGTTTATCGATTGCAGTTCGTACCGTAGTAAAGTAAGACTCAAGTACTTTGGTCAGCTTTTCTCGGTACGTCTTTTGTGTGGGATGTTCACTAAGATACAGCCTTGCATCAACCATGAGTGCATTGATGTAGTACTGCTTTACTCGATCCGAGATGATGATAGGTTTTCCTTCCTGATCGTATCTGACGGATCCTTCAGCGTAGAGAATTCTTGGCTGGTTATAGTCATCGTAAATGACATCTCCAGCATCGTGCAGTTTGACCAGTTGAGGTACACCTTCTGCATCAGGAACAAGAACAGGAATTCCATTCTCGTCTGTCTGATACACATCAGTCGGATACGTCATGTAGACATTCTCCAACCATCTGGCATAGTCTTTACCAGTCCACGAAAGTTCTGTGTCGTTATAGACTACATCGTCAAGTGCGTGACCAAGTTCGATCGTACACGACTGACGAATCATGACAGCATACTTCGACTGGAGTTTCTGCGGAACACCAGTATACATGGATGGTTCCGTATACACTCCAGAGAAATAGTCTTTGTTGACCATGAATACCAGATGGAACTTACCCTTAAGACTGATGAGATGTTCCCATTCAGTTACACCGTCAGTAAGGGATGTTGCATTGATCAGGTGATCTCTTGAGATGTAGTAATCTGTTTCGATCACTCCATCGTAGAGGTATGCCTCACCAAGCATTCCGATATAGTTGAGTCTGAGTCCAACGAGCATTCCATCCGAGGATTCAGTATAGAGGTACACGTACAATTGATCTTCAGGAATTTGAAGAAGGTCCTGCGATTTGTTTACCAGAAACTGTACACGATACCCACCAGAACCATTATTCTGATGATGAATGGTGGCAGCACCAGTAACCATCTGCGCGAGAATATTCGAGTTTTCTTTTTCAAATACGATATCTTCCACATACGGATTCATCAAGTTATACGAACTCGCTTTCGAGTATCGTCCGTCTTGAATGAGACGAATGTGAAATGGCGATCTCATGTACTCCGTCGAGTTGAATTCACTGACCAATTCTTTTTTGGTCATTTGTGCAAGAAGAGTCATATCGGTATCAGTCACAGGAGCACATGCTTGATCGCTGGACGAATATCGATAGAGCGTGGTCGGAAGGATCGTGATCAATCCATCGAGATATTTCTTAATGCTGGATACAGTAGTTGGAGTAGATTCCACCAACTTGATCTGTCCTGTGGTAGCAGGAACAATCGTATTCGTATCGTCTTCAAGCGCACGATATACGAAGTAGATAAGATTGGTGAGATCATCCTTGTACTTAACTGCACGGAATCCTGAATCTTCAAAGAATGCCTGAAGATCCATGGGGGTAGTAAGAGATGTAGCGTAGAATGCGCTATTGACTACCCGCTGCCGTCTCTCTTCAAATGTAAGTCCATCAGAACCACCAGAGATACGACTCGTAGCCACAGCGAGGGTAGCATCTGGGTGAGTGTCCAGTACCTTTGAATACGGGTCATTTACGACCGATGTATTGAACTGACAGCGGATACTTTCAGGAGGGATTGTACTGATATCCATATCGATCTCTCCTTTCGTGACGAAGAGCTCGATAATGATTTTACTTCCTATTTGTCCATTGGAGAAATAGACTTGAGGAATGTTGACTGTAAACTTATTCTGCTCAGGATAAACCATGAGTCTCGCTGTCGGTTTGGTTGGGTCATAGGTATCGACCGCAAATGACTGTGACAGTTCTACTTTCTTGTCATTAAGAATCGTAAAAATTCTGACTGCGTAGAACTTGTCAATGTAAGAATACTGTTTTGCAAATCCTCGGCCAGGGATCGTATCTTCAGTCAGTACCTGACGGACGAACTGATAGACAGGAATCTTGATACCAAGAAATTTCGTATTGAGAAAAGTCTGTTCGGTGAAGTTCACGATGTTCTGATTGAGCTCCAGAAGAGGATTGGTTTCTTCTGTATCGTGAACCACAAGAACAGCACCTGTGGACTTATTGATTCTTATCTCGATTGGATAGTAGATTCCAAATGCCGTATCACCCACAACAAAGATCGTGTCCTTAGGGATAACGATCTTTTTGTAGACGTCATTGAAATCTTTACCGTAAGTGATGAGATGATTCTTCGAGAGAGTAAGAAGAAGTTGCGTCGTCGATGGGGTGGAATACATTCCCACGTAATCGTAGTCTGACATGTGCTTTGCCAGATCTTCCGACGTCTGAGCTCGAAGGCTATTCCCAGCAGCAAGTGCTCGTTCTGCGGAAGCAGAGAAATTTGCAGTAAGAGTAGATGCCATTTCGATAAGGTGCATTGCCACGTTGTTTGGATCAACCATGGTAAGCTTACCTTGCCACCGATCGAGAACGTCGTCAACAACGAGTTTCTGTACATTGATCGGATTCTTGAGAATATTGAGAGGAGTGTTCGTGTCAGCCAATGACATGTATCGTCTCCTTAAACGTAGACAATGTTAGGGTCAGAAGAAGTCTGATTCTGCTGATTTGAGTACTGTGCACGAAGTGCTTTGATTCGTGCTTCGTATTCAAGCTTCTTTTGTGCGATATTCTCAGAAGCTTGTTCGAGGTCCTGAATCACAGTATCTTCGAGTTCGTACTTAGGAGCATAGAAATCCAATCTCGGGCCGTATTGTGTAGTCGTGATGTACGGCAACCCAACGTAGTTGTGTTCTGGATTTGTCGTAAGTCTCACATAAGCTGAGGTATCGATGCTCCCGCAGAATTTCTTGACAAGCATGTTGAACTCCTTCAAGATAACTGGATCCTGAGGATATCCAACATGGTTGCATTTAAACGTTACGTTAATCTTTTTTGCTGCTTCTACAAATCCTTCTGCCGAGTTGTAGTCAAGTACTGATGCAGATGGGATACTTGTAGGAAAGCATCCTGTAAACTTACACCACTTGGTAATGTACTGTCTCGTCGGATCGAGCATGAATCGATAAATGGATGACGTCCATCCCATACGACGTTGTTCAAAATCTCTAGTGTACTGAACAACTTCCCCACGCTGGAGAAGATCCATGTACAAAAACCAGTACATCAAAATGGCATGACAAATACCACCCTGAATATCAGTAAATGCTAGTGACAGATCGATAGGTTTTGCGCTTCTATCCGATCCAACTGGCATTGACTGTGCTTCAGAGAACAAACCACCTTCAGTGGTATACGTCTCCATGGTAAGGTTTGGTGCACCACCGAGTGTATCACAGCAGTTTGAAAGAGGAGTAATGAAAGGAGAATTCCCATCGATAAGAGGAGATCTCCCGACAAGATCTTGAAAATATGGAGTTTGTGACAAATCGCTATCGAGCAGCATACGAATCATGAATTGAGTCGACTGGGGATCAAGTGTCTCCAGCATGTTGAGAATTCGGTGCTGTCTCAAGTTTGCTTCTGTAAAATTGATAGTCGGTCTTGTAAAAAACACCAAACCAGAATACTCGTGATTCTGGGTTATTGTTCTGTTACCAAATCTATCTATACGGGCAAGAGCCTTATGAAATTGTGCAAAGTGGGAACCGGCTGCGGAATACTTATATGAGTGTTCCAGCACCGATTCGAAGAAAAGTTTGAGTTCTGCTTCTATGGTAGCTTCAAGTTGCCGACGAAGAGCATCTTCCTGATCGGCATAATTGGCTTTTGTAGAATCGGCCATTGGAAATACCTCTCAAATCTGAGGATTTGTAAAAAATCATAGTATGGTCGACCACCTATTCTCGGCAAAATTCTTTTTCTGGAGGCCTCCACAAATGGCAAGTCTCATCGGATTCGACATCGATCTCCGTGACAAGAATGGGGATCTTAGCTTCAAGAACCTCATCGATCTTATCCGGACGGGTGAGGACAGGATTTCCAAAAGTCTTCCCCAACACATAAAGCGTTCGATGGTGGCCTCCCGTGTCTACATCCAGCGTGAATGTGCTGATGAACAGATCCTTGGTGATCTGCTTCTGACCATGCAAAACATGTACATCGGCTGGATTTTGACTGCGATGCAGCTTAACACCATGGTCGATTCATCTCGTACCGTGAAACAGGCTCTCGATATCATCGCCACAGAAATGCTTCAGTTCCAGGATTCCGCTGACCTTATCAAAGGTATGGAGAACTGGAATGGTGGCAAGATGAACGTCATCATCGGTGACAAGATCGAGGGACAACAAGGCGGAGCTCGTGCTATCGAGATTCCTGACAAGGTGAATCTGCCGAGCGGAAAGATCATCGAAATCAAGTTCAACATCGACGGAAATCCGAAGAATCAGTTGTCAGTGAACGTATTCGTGCAGCTCATGCCGATGTTCATTCCTGACAATGTTGCCGAGGCATTCTTCTCCGTCAACTTTAAGCCGTCCATGTTCAAGCGTTGGTTCCAGGCCTCTGTCGGTGAAATCCGATTCATTCAGGATTTCTTCTTCGAGCTTGATCTTCTGAAGAAGCGCAACAGAGCTCGTAAGGACGACAAGACTGGTATGCTCGATACCATGATGAACGAGCAGAGAAATGGCTTGTTCAACTTCCTGCTGAAGCTCGTCGGGTTCTATCCTGAAAAGCAGAACATCGCCAATGCGGTGCATATCTACCAGAAGCGGGAATTCGACGAGTGGTGCCATAAGAACGGCTGCAATTTCAAGAAGCCGGGAGATCGCAACAAGTACTTCTCCCGCACTTTCTCGATGATGGTAGCCGTCATCGACGCGTCGTACGAGGTCGTGGAAGTTTATATTCACGGTTCTGACAAGCACGGCGAATACAAGTTCGATCAGCTGAAGTCCCAGGCGAAAAATGAACGGTATGATCTGAAGTCGATCATGCAGGCTTACTATCAGTCCACAGCGCCGAAGTTTTAAGGAGCAGATCAATGAACATCTACAAAGCGCTCGAAACGTCGATTCTCGATCTGCTCAAGTCCAAGATCAAGATGAAGGCGTTGACAAAGGACCAGATCAACCAGATCGTCGCTTCGCAAATCAGTGATGTCGACAACATCGTGAAAACCATCAGTGCGTTTGACAAGACTGCAATGCATGGATTTTACGATAAGTACTATCAGCATCAGTTCGATAAGTCGAACAAGAACGATGTCGGGTACATCATCCCAAATATCGGTAAGCTCCTGACGAAGGGAGCACTCGTCGCTGAACGAGATCAGATGTTTGGAGCAACGAAGCTTGCTGGCATCACTCTTCTCAAGATCCTGAGCGAAGTTCGAAAAGGTATCGACAAGCTCGTACCTGGCGAAGCTATCAACATGTTCGATTGCAGCATCTCCAACGTGATGCTGCTTGGGATCTTGCGTGAAACTGATCTGTACATCAAGTACACTCAGTGCGTGTGGGATCATTTCCTGAAGACTTGTGTCAAGCAGGATTCCACCGTAATCGGATATCGCGCTGACTTCATGAAGAAGCATATGGACGAATACGCGAAGATCCTGAACAATGCAGTCAACAAGGATCGAAACTATTCTTTCCTGAAGGATGTCGCTGCGCTTAAGCAAAAGAATCAAGATCTTCTGCTTTATGCGAACAATCGATCCTTCCTTGACTTCTTTTCTCCATCGTCTTTGACTGGTACTGCATCACACTACCTCGAACAGGGTGTCATCGGGTTTAACTTCCTGACTGGCATTCTGTCTCTCTGGGACGACTGGATGCATTCCAGATACATCAAGAACAAAGACTTCAAAGAATGGCTCGAAACCAGCGTCACTCTTCTTCGCATGAACGCAAGTGGAGTCGATCCGAACAGCCCTGAATACCAGAAGCTGATGAAGATTATCGACGCTTACGACAAGGCTATCACCGATGTCGATCGTAAGATCGCCGCGTACGAAAAGGAATAGCCATGGAATTGCTGAGCACCAATGGAAAATCGATGATGGATATCCGCTATCAAGCGGGGATCTCTGCCATCAAAGGAAGCCCTGACGACCAAGCATTCGTGATGTATGGTCTTCGTCTTCTGCGTGAAATCAATACTGACTTCATCTCAGAAGAACATGCATACGCACATGCTCAAGTTTACCACAACGAAGTGACGAGTGTCCCGAGAACATCCTGGGGTAAATACGTTACCATGTACGGAAAAGAAATCCGTAAGGATATCGCATTCAACGCAATGATGGTCATTGCTGACTTTGCGAGAGCCTTCATGGAATTTAACGTACCGTCACAGAGATCGTTCGGCTTGCCTATGGATGTGTGCAACATCATCAGTGGGCTCGACGGCAATTTCAAAGGTTACGAAATCGGTCACGAATTCGAAGCTGCGGTGTTGTCACTCAGACACATTGAGTTGAAAGATCCCGAAGTCGATGTTCGTCCTGACAGATTCATCTATCAGGAATTACACGACAAGTTCATCTCATACTTGAGAGAGTTCACACGTCCCATCAGAGATGATGAAGATCTGTTTACTCGCACATCCAAAATCGCAAGAACTCAGGCAAGCTTTGTTCTGACGATACTATACAGCCTCTTCGCTAAGGGTGATCGCCCATACTGGAGGCAATGCGATATCGTCATGCAGCAGGACTACGTGAAGAAGCTGCGTCCTATGCTTGAGCGATTCCCTGTTCGTACACCTGAAGGGGTTTTTGTATTCGACCCCAGATTCAAGCTTCTTCCCCAATCGGTTGAACGTCCTATGCAGATCGATGGTGACGTTGATCGCTATCTGACATTGCTGCTCATGCAGACAAGTTGGAACCTCTAGGACTTTCAATATATCGGTGAACGATAAGTATCCATCGTGGAGAAAATCGTTTATGGTAGTATTATGTGTCTGTCAGACAATAACTTCTAACTCCGGAGTTTAGACAATGATGAGAGGTCTTGAAGGGCTGAACGCCCGCATGGACGATGCCGAATCGACCGCCGACGAAACCACCATCGACGTGGACATTCAGGTCGCCGATCGTACCGAAGAAGCTTCTTCGATCGTTGAAGAAGCCGCTTCCGTCGTGGCCGATGCCGATGCAGCCGATTCCGCTGCCGACGACATCGAAGCTCTGGAACACATGTACACGGTGCTGAAGGACCACGGTCTGCAGCCTGGTGTGCTCGCCATCATCAACCGTGGTGATGCCCTGGCCCGTTTCTCCGGTCGCCCCATTCCCGCCGTCGAAAGCCTGGACGCCACTGGCCGCAACCACAACGAAGCCCAGATGGCCATGGAAGCCATCAGCGACTCGATCCGCAAGGGTTGGGAAGCCGTGAAGAAGTTCTTCAAGAGCCTCTGGGAAAAGATCGTGGCTCTGGCTGCCAAGGTCCGGAACATGTTCACCTCCTTCGCTTCCGCCATCAAACGCGCGAAGGAAAGCCTGTCTGAAGTGAACTCGATCGACGACAAGAAGGCCAGCGACAAGAAGTTCAGCCTGCTGAAGAAGGGTCAGTTCATCTCGTTTGCCGGTGCAGTCTCTACCGGTATCGACGCGGTGAAGAGTGCTGACGCTGGCAAGGCCGAAGGTACCGACGGCTACGTGGCTTCGCTCCTGGGTTCCGACAAGATCGAACCCCTGGGTCTGAAGCGTGATGGTGATTCGATCACCACCGTGGAAAAGCCCCTGGCTACCGACAGCATGACCCTGAAGGATTCCGAATGGGATCTGGCTTTCGCCAAGGGCGATGGTTTCAAGACCGCGCAGCTGATCGTCGGCGGTCTTGCCGAATACCCCAGCTCGGTGAAGTCGTTCAAGAACCTGTGCGACATGGGCATCAAGCGCGCTTCCGCCCTGGAAAAGTCCGGCGAAGCCAAGAACGATGACGACAAGAAGGCCATCGATCGTCTGCGCAAGGCCGGTTCCGAACTGTCCAAGGTGGCCACCAAGGTGGCTTCGCGTGGTTCGCTCGTGCCCCGCGCGTACATCTCCGCCTGCGCCGCTCTGCGCGCCTGCAAGGCCTAGGACTCGTTCCTGCGACCTCTAGTCGCAAAAAGCCTAGCATGAACAACCGGGGGAGGGTTTCGACCCTTCCCCGGTCACTATATGCTTATTAACTATTTTTTGTTGGAGGATCGATCATGGTTCAAGCTATCGCTCTGGACAGCGTATTCGATACCGCAAGTATTGAAGACGTCGTCGACAGTACGGTATCGCTGTCAAATACATGTTCCATGGGCATAGACTTGTCCGACATTGGAGCTCAGTATGCTGAAGTTCTGATGGTACTCAAGAAGGATCGGACGGTCTCCCCAGGAATCGAAAGATTTCTGAAGAACGACAGAGAATTTCATCTGTATATGGATGAAAATCCACAGTACAAGTATGATGAAGTTCTCGGAGCAGTAGAAGGAATTGTAAGTGACATCTTTACGATGATTTATAATTTCTTCAAACGACTCACCATGGGTCTTTGGGATTTCATCAGAAAGACCTTTGGTCTCACCAAGAATGTACGCGCCACCAACGAAGGTAATCTCAGAAAACTTCGTCCTCTCTTCGATAAACATCGAGGAGATCTTGACAAGATCAAAATTTCGGAAACAGTACCTGCGAGAAGAGATGTCGAACATGTCCTCAACATGATCGACTCGACCATGCAGAAGCTGCTGAAATTCGACGTATCGAAACTCGATCGTCAAGTCAGCGAAATTCTCGATGGCGGAAATACCAAAGTCGAAATGAAGCTCGACTATGCATCTATCCTTGGAGAGAAGTATACTGATGACCTTAAGGTCATTGGAATTTCCTTTGAGGAAGATCTCCCAATCTTCGAATCTGTATTCACCAACACCAAGACGTCATCTACTATTGGTGAACTCGGATACGACTATACGGAGATTCTCGATCTTCTCCGAATCATGGAAAAGCATATCGCTCCTTTCAAAGGACAGATGGAGAAGATGACGAGGTCACTTGACAAAGTGACAAATGACATCACCAAACTCAAACAGAAATTCAAAGACGATGACGCACAGAAAGAACAGTACCAGGAAGTTCTTGAGAATCTTCCGAAAGAAGTTTCCCAGCTTGTAGGACTGTTCCACAAACTCTCAACTGCGATACTCGCTTATTCCTACAAAATCGCAGATATCGTAAAGTGCGTTTACGAAGCTCTGAAACTCCAACCCACGAAATAATGAAAATTCCATTTGAAGATGAGGAGCCTAAATGGCTCCTCATCTCGGTATATGTGTAAAATTTATGTACTACCAATGATATGCTTTTACCCCTGATAAGGAGTTTGATCATGCCGATATCCACTTTCACGATTTGTCCGGGTGGAGACAATCTTCCTCCTGAAGATGTAGCGTCCCAACTCGTACTCGAAAGAGCTCGTGCACATCTGCATGGAGTATACGTTACCGGACTTTGCAATCTTTCCATCAGTCTTAAGACGATGGAGAAATACAAGTATCTTTCGGAACCCACGACAGACCCTGTGAAGCTTGCGATGATCGCTGCTGTTCACAGTACTGATCCAGATCCTGAACTTGGACTCGAGTCCATTGGCGGATTTATCCAGGTTATCAGTAATACACTTTCTGCTGTGACTGTATTCATTTCCGAACTCCTGAAGAAATTGACTGAGTTCTTTGGTCGTCTCTATGATCGAACCAAACTGAACAGCCAAGTTACTCAAGGAAACATTCGTCTTATGGAACAGACTATTTCGAAGTCTCCTGAACTCAGAAAGAAATTCAGTGTGATCGAAATAGAACCCGCATGTGATTTTTCCTTCTATGACACTTTTGCAAAGAACACGATGTATCTCTGCAAGAACGTCAATAAGTTCACGAATATTGACACTGTACAAGCTACTGCGCAGGCTATCCTGACTCAGTTGGATAGACCTACACAGCAAGTCACATCATCAAAGATTGACGCATCTACTGCATTCAAAGATCCGATATTCTTGGAAGCAGCAGAAGCAATTGGACTTAAGTTTCCGAATATCAATCAACACGATCCAGATCCTGAAAAGGCTTTGCATGGCGTGGTATTTGGAAGTACTTTCAAAGACAAACTCAGTGTTACCAATAAGGCAACACTTGAGAATCTTGGGTACAGTCCTGAGGCATTGACGACAATCTGTAATGAGTATGTCATTCCTCTGGAAAAACTGGCGAATGACACAGCATCCAGACTCGATGCTCTTTCTGGGATTCAGAAGATGTGCGAAATCAAGCTCACACAGCTTCGCAAAAATCCCAAGTTTATGGAGAATCTCCAATCAGGAGATCACATATACGAACAAGTTCGACAGCTTACCGTAATGGTATCGAACATCAGTTCGTATATGGTACTGCAGACAAAACTTGCAGTAGCTGTAGACGAAATCATCGCGTACCACAAGATTCTGACAACCGCCGTGAAACTCGGAGTGTAATCGATCATGAACAGCACTTTCGTTCAGCTGCTGAAAGATCCTGGTGCATCATTTCTAGATGCAGGAGATGGTGTCTGTGAGATGCTCGGATCTCTCGACGACGAACTCATCATGCTCCGAAAAATGAATACAGTCCATCAGTACTACAGATTCGGTACACACGCTATTTCTCATGGTACTGAGGAATTGCACGATATCCTGACTGAAGGGTACGGGATAGAATCTACCGAAGTCACGCAGATGATCACGAGTTTCATCAAGAGACTCTTTTCTTCTGTGTACAATCTCATCGGAAAGATCGTTTCGACGATTACGAATATCTTCGTGAAGATTTTCCATATCGATCGGAGAATTCGAGATAATGCAGAGGCATGTTACGAAGACTTCAATGAGCTTTTCCGGAAAAGCTCATCTGATCAGAAGAAAGAAGCCACTGCGTTCTTCAGAAGTCAACTCATCTCTCAGATGTGTACTCGTACGGAATTTCGTGCCATCATTGATGCGTATGATAGATCCACGAAACTTCTGTTGACACAAGCTCATTCGGAGATCAAGCGAAGAATCCGTGAACTGACCACACACCAGACTTCCGAGAATCCATGGATGACCAGTGCAGTAACTACTGATCTTTCCATACTCGGAATCACAATCAAAAAGACTTCTTCGGCGTATGCTTCTCCGTTTCAAAAGAATGAAGAAACTACGTTGGATGCACTTCAGTTTCATTCTCTCGATGATATTGGTGACATCAACAGGATGTATGATGCTGCCATGTGGGGAAGATACAGAGACCTGAAGAAACTCGTCGACAATCTCGGAGAATACCAAAAGGATCTTAAGAGATCCGAACAGGAACTTCTTCGTGATGGAAGTATCAATAAGGAAATAGTGGTCACGAATATCACAGATATCCAGGACCAGATCGCAATGGTTCTTGCTATATTTGCTGGTCTTCGTCAAATCAACACTACTGTCAACTTCAGAAGAAAGAGAATCACGGAAATTGGAGTTAAAGCGCTTCGCCACGCTAAATCCGAATCCGGTAAAGGAGCATAGTCATGTTCCTGCGTGCACTCGAAGCGATTCACTTTCAATCTGAGTCATCTCTTTTGAAAGCTCTGGCTACGGTATTTCAGGATGCAATAGATTACCGTGACGGACTCAGAGCAAAAGGTGATACTGGAAGAAACTCACTGATCGTAGCAATGTACAAGTATGTACAAACGACTACTCTTCCAAAGTTCGTCGCAGTAATCAAAAAAGAAACGAACATCGATGTTACCAAAGTGGTAATGACAGGTACTCGTCGCATCACTGGTCTCTTTGCGATTAATCTGTCTCTCGACAATTATCGTAACGCTGAGACTATCGTGACAATGCAGACAGGACAGAGAACTCCTCCAAAGACTCCCAACGAATCTTTGAAGGAAATGATGGAGCTTCATAACCTCCTCAACATCTCAACTGGAAAACTTTCGAAGAGTACTTTCGGAAAGAGCAACAATCGTCCGATCTCTTGCGCATTGTACATGGATCCCATGTTCGCATTTCTTCTCCACGAGTTCATTCCAGAGAAGATCTGTGAAGAACCTACTGCACAAGAATTAGCGGCAATCTATCTCCACGAAATCGGACATCTCTTAACGATGGTGGAGCGAAGTGGAGATTGGTTTGCCGTAACTGAACGACTCACCACACATATCCCTGACGTTGTCAAGAGTCTCGATCCTAAGGTGATTGTGGCTGAATTCAATAAGTCAGGTGCACCATACCTTAACGAAATGGCGAAGAAAGGCGCTATCAGTAAAGAGATGGTGAATGTAATAACTCAAGCGGTACAGACAGTAGAACATTTGTCGAGTATCGATCTCGATTCATATGGAAGTGCTGTTGCTTCTCTGATTGGTCACGTGATCGAAACAATCCTGACAATTGTACTGTCGGTAATACTCAATGTTGCGATTGTGTACCACATTGGATTTTTGGCAAATGGACTAGCCACGGAATTTACACTCATGTCTGATTCATCTGGCAAATCCAGCGATCAGATGAAAACGCATCATAACCTGTATATGCAGGAGAGATTGGCAGATGAGTTTGTTTCCAGACATGGTGCTGGTGGACATCTCTCATCTGTTCTGAATAAGCTCGAAAAAGCATTCGGAATTATCTCAGTTACAACTGGAGTGATCGAAAGTACTCGACTTCGTAAGTCGACTATGTTCACACTCTATCTCGAATTTTGCGTCGGTGTCTATGCGTGGCTCGGAGGATTTGCTCTTGCTCCCGTAGATTACGAAGAGCAATACAACAGAATCCAAAGACTCATTCAAAACGCCAACGTAATGTTCAAGAATGAACTCAAAAATACTGACGTACTGAATCATTATCTTGCGGACTATGCTAAGCTCGAAAAAGAACTCGAGAAAGCAAAAGGTTCGTATGGTGATAGAATCAGACGGACGATATACGACTATCTCGTGCAGTACGCTAATCCCACCACGGTACTGGCTATGCTGCTCACAGGTAGATTGTCAGCAGACTACGAGAAACAACAGAAACTCGTGGAAGCTCTCATCAATAACGATCTCTACGCACTCTCAGCGAAACTGCGTCACCGCGCAATAGCGTAACAAAAGGAGGTAGGGCTTACCGGCCCACCTCCTATAGATTAGTGTACAAATATATAGTCGTGATGACCTCTACACGACAAACCAATATCACTACTTAACTTCAGTATAGTTTATCTACATAATGAGTATATTGTACTGTTCTGATCGTTATGTCAAAGATATATTACTTATGTAATGTAACCAATTTAACCAAGGATCTTCCATGTCAACACTCACAGTCATCAAACTTGAAGATCATAAGCATACCAAGTACTGGAACATCCTCTATAGAAACTATCTACAGTGGAGTATCGAATTCGGCGAAGCCGTTACTCGTCTCAACAATCCTGGACCTAAAGAAGAATCTGAACTCAACAATTGGACACCTGAAGCAATAAAGAACTATCTAGATAACACCCGCAAAATCAAAACATTCTTTTTGGCAATGGCCGACGAAGAACCAGTCGGTTATGCCGTGTGTTTTCCTGTTAAAACCTATACCGAATCTGTTGTGTGGCTAAGTGAATTTTTCATCAGAAAAATTCATCGAAAGAAAGGATACGGAAAACTCTTTCTTTCGGAAATCGAGAGATATGCCAAAAAAGAGAGATTTGACTATCTTTTATTGGGAGTACTCGAAAAGAACATTGCAGCGAAAATGCTATACAAAAAAGCCAGATTCGTTACTGTCAGTTCTACTATGGCAAAGAAACTTTAGGGGTGGACAATGTTCAAAGCTCTTGAGAGATTCACTCTCGAAAAAGATGGTACAGTAAAAACAGCGGTAGATACTGTCGAATATATTTACCATCTGTCTCCTACAAAAGGAATAGATGTTCTTAAACCACGTACCAATCAGAATTCTGAACGTGGTGGAAAGAAAGAAAACAATCGTGTGTGTTTTGGTGATGGTGTTCACTGCTGTGTTCAAGCGATGTTTCTCCCTGGATGGATCAGAAACTTCTCTTACTCCGGTGATGACAGTATGATCCATCTCAACAACGCAAGGATCGAACCTCGTACTTTTCGGTTCCACGTTTATCGTGCGAAAGTGTCAAGTCTCGATCCATCGAAAGTTGTAGCATACGAACTCGATAAAGTTCGTTCATTCACAAAAGTATTTGATCAGCTTCTTACTGGTGAAGTAGGATATGCTGGACCAGTACCTGTCGAGTATGTGGGAGCAGTCGATATTCACATGCTCACTCGTCCAGATCACATGAAGATGAGGAAATATCCATTTCTTTATTACTGGATCAATCCTCTGAGTGCGCTTCAGCATCCTGAACTTTTTCACCACTTTGTAGTGAAATGTGCTGGTCCTGGGAAAGAGTACACACTCAATGAAGTTGACCTCAGTCATCACGAAGATACGCTGGAAAAACGGGGTGAAATCATTCGTCACGAACTCCAGAAGAAAACCAGAGAGATTTCAGAGAAAGTTGCACTGTACTACAATACTGGTGTTCCTGTGAATCCGGTATAATGCGAAGAGGCTCCCGAAAGGGACGCCTCTTCAAAAAATGTCGATCATAAATTCATTAACCATATATTACAAATCGAGGAACCAAAATGATTAAGTGTTTTAAGGATCTCCTGATCTTCCTCATCGCCATCATGATTCATTTCCATCTCAATCCTGACCTAGTGGCTGCGGATGAAGATCCATCACGCTACCACCAATCCATTCCGCTAGTCTACATGTCGGAATCTGGTAATGTCGGATGGGTTGAGATGGATCAAGTAGTGAGAGTGCATCTCAAAGATGTATCTCTTCCTGCCGAGGTTTCGTACAACTTCCCCGATGGGAAGAAGTATATCTTCTACACGACGAACGATCCCTACAAAGATGGGTGGGTCGTGTTCTTCATTCCTTCTAAGCTTTTCGAGGAAAGATTCAGGAATCTACTTCGAGAAGATTAGGTAAACGTGCGGAGGCGCGTTATGCACGGCTGGATCATCATTTTCTTCTAGGGTGGATACCCTACGCCGTCAGCCCCATCTACAAGAGGAATTCATCATGTTCATCCGCTTCATTCTGACCAGTCTTATGGTGGTGGCACTTGGTATTCCCTGCATGGCGCAGGAACCTTCTGCGGAAGGCTACAAACTTCAGCTGTCAAGCAAACACGGCGGGGACGCCGAACTTGACATCCATGTGCAGACGAGGGAGGATGGATCGCAATTCTCCCTTCTTCATCTGTACGTGAAACGTCCCTACCATGCACCTGCTGAGACGCATACCGTCGTCATTACTGTAGGTAGTGGTAAGGAAATGGCATTCCCGCTGACCGAATATCCGTTTGAAGGAAAGCCGCACACTGAAATGGTGTGTGAGCTCCCATCTGACCGTGAAGCGGAAGCCATCGTGCAGTTCATCAGGGAATCCTACGTCGTCAGAGTTGCTCTGTACTCCGATGATGATGGCTCCAGGATCTGGTTCGTCGAAAATCCCACCATGACCAAATACCAAAACTGAAGGGGAACTTCAAATGGATATGGAAATCCTCCAAAACCGGCTCGACCGGCTGGAACGTGAAAACGAACAGCTTCGGGTGGAAACCGGTAAGATGCATGAAGATCTGCGGCACGTCGTCGCGGCGGCAGCGAACCACAACACGCTGATCGTCAACATCACCACGTTGATCGACAAGATCAGCGACGCACTCGAAGATCACGCCAACAATGACAAGAGCCGTGACAAACGCGGCTTCATTGTCGAGCATGTTCTCGCGGAACTGCTCCGCACGGTCGACGAAGTGGTGGTCAATTTCGAAGCGCTGATCAAGCGCTACGGCGACGACTTCATCGCGCAGCCTCTGCGCGACATTTCGTCGAAACTCAGTGGTCTCGAATCCCTGATATCTCCCGGGTTCACGCTGAATGATCGGTTTCGCATGGCCAACGGCGAAACCATTTCCCGCGAAGAGCTGGGAAGAAACGCCAGACGCGGGGAGATCCGGAGTCTCGGGGAAATCTTCAAAGCTTTCGAACAAGCGTACCCTGAGCAATTCAACAATACCGAAACCACGGCGGAACACCTCGTCCAGCGAATGCAAGAAGAAGTCGACCGCAAGAAAACCCAGCAGGAAGAACCGCAAGAAAAGTCTGCGGATGTTCCTGCTGGCTTCAATCTCGGCGACCTGCTGAAGCAGAAGCTCGAAGAAGATGGCGAAGAACCCTCCGACCAGGAATACGCGGCAGCATCCACCATGTTCGATGGATTGACCGTCCACGACATCTCTAATCTTCCGGATCCTGATCCGGATTCGGATACGCATGATGTCTGCTGCCCCAACTGCAAGTCAATCAACGTGGTCTTCCTGACCAAGAACCCGGTTTCCGTCGAACCTCTCGGTGACGGGAACTGGGGGCTGACCGGCGAACTGTACGATGACGATATCGATCGTACTGCCGGCGAATGCAAGAACTGCGGCAAGCACATCACGTTCTAACACCACTACCGAGGAGAGGATCCAATTGGATCCTCTCCTCAAAAGGAATACCCGATGAGTTACTTTGTCATAATTCCCAGGTGTGATGAGGTTGTGGATCTTCACGCGATCGACATCGCGAAAACCTTCGCAATCGAATCGGTTGAATTCAGCCGAATGGAGTTCGACGAAGAGTCCCACGAAATCATCGCGATCATGAAGGTCGGTGAACCGGTACGAAACTGGTACCCTGCTGAGGCATTCGAGAAGTTGCGGGACCATTACTACTACAAGCTCCATCAGATCGCGACCAATGATCCATCTTTTACCGGAGTGATTCGACTTGACATCATTCTTCAAGAGGCTATTGATCAGGCATAGTCGTAGACTTTCGCAGTTTTCGTCCGAAAAAGGAGCAGTTCAAATTCCGGATATATGCAAACACAAATACACCCCCGACCATCACAGGGGAGAGACTGAAGGTGGGTGGTGTTTCCATTTCGTCGAGCGTCAGGATCATGAGCAATGGAAGGATGTCAAACATCCGTGTCCGTTCGCGCATTTCGTAGGGAACAGCAAAGGTGGCCTCATGGGCTACGGCTGTGACAACCACGAGGTTCTGGCTGCCGACGATAAGGTAAATCGGTTCGGCATGATCTACGAGTTTTCGCCGAAGGCATACAGCGAAGACTACGATGAAACGATACGTCGCCCGGTGAACGCCAAACGGCCCGAGGATACCTACCAAAAATAGGAGGATCTGAATGATAGCTGGACTCGTGCACAATGTACAGAATGTTCGTCGGCGATTGGACGAATTCGGTCAGCTTGTACATCTCGCTGAAAAAATTTCTCAGTCGCCGACTCCGGATACCACACAATTCTCGCAGATTACGGAAAGGCTCATAGCACTGAAGGAGTCGATGGACATAGAGCTCGACCTTGCGTGCAAAATCGTCAAAAATCAAGACACCAAATTCCAAAAATAGTGACGAAATACGAGGAGGATCCCCGCAAAGGGATCCTCCTCGTGGCTACCTCTTCATGGTGTTCATTTTTTTATCCTTCTCTAGAGTTTGACTGTTTGGTATCCGTGAGACTTCAGAAGATTGAGAATCTCCTGAGCTTCATCGGATGTACGATCGTAGATCCGGAAATCGAGATAATTCGCGAGCTCGAGCTTGATGAGACTCGAGGGAATTATCCATTCCTTCGCTACCACTCTGGTAGAAGTTCGGTTATTTTGAAAGACACTGAGTACGAAGAACTCAAGCTCCTCGATCGGAGCCATATCTCTGTACTCGTTCTTGATGGATTGATAGTACGGAATGAGGTCTCCCTGCAAATTCTGTACTACTCCCCATGCGCAGATACCAGTCACTTTACCTTGGTAAGTTACAGCATCGTGCGGGTTCTTTGTCTGGTAGGATATCGTGTCGCCTACCTTGATGTCATCGACACTGACGATCATTGTTACTCCTTGTCAGACACCCACGCACCACCAGGTACGATAAACATCTCGACCATCCCTGCACGCATGGCGACTTCAGAGATACGACCAAGAAGTTCACTCGTCATTCTGGCTGCTTGAGTGGGAGGATATCCTTGAGTTTCCCATTCGGAAAGAACCTGTTCCCGAATTTCTTTTCTCGGATCAATGATCCCAGAAAATGCGCCGACAGACGACCGAAGTTCCATGGATCCCTGGTTCATAAGATTGACCAGGTCGACATACGTGAATTTGTCCGAATATGCCGAGTCCATCAGCTCATTATACGTTTTCCACTCATCGTGGTGTTCTTGTACGGACATCGTTCCGACGAGAGTGCCTTCCACCATCGCGAATGTACGTTCAAGGAGTTCCCAGATGAGTAGATGCAACTCTGACTTATGTTTCGTGGACGGGTCAGTTCTTGCGATTCTGCATTCCCTAACCACACGAGAAATTGCGTTAGTGATCACACCACTTGTGGCTACAGCTTGAGCTGATCCAGCAGCATCTTCAATTACTGCCAGAAGAGCTTTCTGATCGTGCGTACGTCCACCAAGGTAGAGAGCCATGCCGCGTTTCGCAGAAAGATTCGCAAAAGCCTTCTCGACTTCTTCACGTTCTTCCACTACTTCTCGGTGTGCATCTTTCACGAGTTCTCGTTCACGCAAAATACGATTGTACGTATCGGTGAAATGAGGATAATCGTCAGGATACAAAATACCTGGATGCGTGAGATCCTCATCAGGTACACGATCATCCTTCGGTACCAAGTTGTTGAACTTGATGTATTTGTAGGATATGAGTACTTCTACGCCCTTGATGACACATTTTTCGATGTCTTCTTTCTCGTCGTAGAGCGGAACGTTCGCTTTCCCAGTGATTGCAAGAGCAGCCCACGGAGAATTGAATCGGTTGTTCAGTACCGAGTACGTCACGACGAGAATTTGCGTCTTGTATTGTTCGGAGATTGCGTTGAGTCGTTCAATGCACCCTGACGAATAGTGGTTGTCAAGTGCAGGAACCATGATGATGAGCGGAGTCAGATTTCCAGAATCAACCCGACTGGTGATATACTGGAAAAGATCTTCAGTTGCGATCGATGCATCATTGAGACCTTGATACATCACGAGCACGTCCGCATTGTCCGATTTGTAGAACTTACGGTAATCGTGATTGTTGTGCTGTATCGTGATGTTCATTGCATCGATTTCAAGTTCGTATTCCAGACGAACTGGTTTGCACCGAAATTCATTGGTCTCTACTGTCGATGATCTCCACGGGATGGATTCTCCCCACACTGCGGCAGGAAGAGTGGAGAAATATTCCGATACTGCAGTAGCAACATCGACGTCACCACCAGTCGCAGTGTACACGTGAATGAAAGTCAGTGCACCGAGAGCTTGTTTGTGAGAGCACCCGGTACTCGACATGACGTCTTCGACAGTGATGACGTGTTTCTTCATTCTTTCGGCGAGTTCATCGCAGACTTCCGCAGTCGCTTTTTCGATCTTGAACAGCGGAGTGGAACGAAGTGCTTTTTTCAGAGCAATCGCCTGAATGATTGCGGAGCATGTCGCAATCATTGACGTAGTCGTTCCGTCTTTGCACGACTTGTCAACTCGAGTACCCACATAGTGGATGAGCGACTTGAGGTATTGCTGTACAGGACTCACACATTCAGTCGCACTGATGATGTGCGCACCATCACGCATGAAGTACCTGTTGTCATTCGCAGTACTCAGCTGGTTCGAGGGAATCCCATGTTCCTGCTGAAGAACCAGAGCATTCCTCGAGAAGGGACCGCAGATGAGTTTGAGCTGATCGATGAACATGTACAAGGTCTCCGTCATGACCTTGTCGAGTTCTGCAGTTTTCGCGAGGTTCGTGACGTCGTGATGAGCTCGCAGATTGATACGTTCCTGACTCATTTCTTAAATCCTTTCTCCAGTTCTTTTTTGAGCTGAAGAGCTTGATCGCTCTCTTTTGGTCGATGATCGATTATCGCCTTCTTGATCTTGTCGTAAATACCCACATCCATGTTCATGAGTTCAAGGAAAGTGATTCCGAGAGACTCATGAACATTGGACGTAAGCATGAAGTCCAGAACCTCGTCGATGTATGTTTTCTTTTCCACGGACTGACTGTCCGTACCTGAGAACAAAAACCCTGTAGGTTTTTTGATGTCAGGAACATACAAAGTTTTGTACCGAGTTTGGAGATACGACTCATTGAAGATTCTGGTCGAGAATTCCTTGACTCTAGAATCACTAGCCACGGCTAATGAACGAATCCAATCGTTGTAGCTATTACAGTATTCTGCAATGCAATCATCCGACGGATCCGTAAAACTCGACCAGATATCTTTTCCCGACGGTGCTAGGCGATGTACACCATCGAATGGGTAAAAAAACTGAGAAGCATGTCGATCGGAATGATCCCATTGACCGACACTTCAGGAGTAACCCCACACTTCGGACAAGCTGAGTAACTGTAACCGAAATGCGAGATCTTCTTCTCGAGAATGTACTTGTGCATGGTCTTACGAAGACCAACTCCATCATCCTTGAGTTCGAGCGTATCGAGGACGTCAGGAATGATTGTGGGGTCAACGAAATTCACCCACTTACCTGACGACTCGTGTTTGTAAGATACTTTCTCGATGAACGGAACGAAGATACGATAGTACTTGTTCTTGACCATTCGATTGACGTCGAGAAGGTCTTTCATCGACATGACCGCAGCAAGATCTGCCACGTAAGCCAGACCGACTTCGATGTATCTTGCGATAGAAGGCACATGCACATCGACGAAGAATCCAGCACCGAGCGTCAGATTTTCGCAGTCCTTGAGGATTTCCTTATGGTAATGCTCAAGATCTTCCGGAGTGCGAACTTCCTTGGAGCAAGTATACTTCACACCTTCGGCAGAAATACGACTGTAGTCGTTGCACCGCAGTTTCGCAGGATCTACCATGGTCTCATCGGCATGTCCGCAATTTTCTTTGTTGCAGAGCATGGTAGCAGGAATACCTGCAGGATACATGAGAGTCAGCAGACTCCAGAGACATGTCGGAAGATCGAGATAGGAAATATGCTTTGCCAGAGTACCAGGTACATTCCAATCCTTCAGATTCGAGCTCACTGCGCACTGCTGGATAAGGTCCATAGCAGCTTGTACAACTTCGACGTTGGACGGCAGATAGCTGAGCTCACCAAAAATTCGACCGAATTCGGCCTGATTGGTTCTACTCTTCATCACGTATTCGTAGAGTTCAGACTTCTTCGGAGGACGGAAAGTCACACTGATCCCGCTGTTGTAGAGACGGGTCTTGCGAATACCACTGACGAGCGCCATGGCAAGATGCAGTGCAGCTTTACCAGAAACGTTCTTGGATGCTTCAGTCTGTTTGAATGCTTTCTCGTCGGTGACTTCGTCGAAGTATCGCTTATCCCCGATTTTGATTGCCGGGCCAATTTTCGGACTGAGTCCTTCGAAAGCTTCGATAGCCTCATCAGTCGAATTATTTTTCGAATAGTGAGTCGTCCCACGAAGAAGAGTGTGTGCGAAAGAATTGGGATTGTCGAGTGCATCTTTCTTGATTTGCGCACGATGCTCGGAATCAAGATCCGAGTCAGGTGCAATCGCCCGAAGCTGAGAATCGACAAGAGACGTATGCAGAGGAATTGTTGCATAGTCTTCTCTGGTGGAAACAGTACCCCAGGTAGGAATCACTGCGTCAGCTTCTTTTTCGTACAGTTCACGCACTTCGTCGAGTGTAGCATTTTCGAGATCGATGGTCTCGATGCTTTCAGTATTTACCGAATCTTCGGTACTCTCGGAAGATACAGACTGATCTTGTTCAGATACTGCCATGACGACATCCGTGGACACTGGAGTAGAAGATGGAACTTCCGACATGATGTCATCTATTTCTTCGAGTACCACCGAAGACGAAGTTTCTTCTTGTTCCGTATCACGCAGAACTTCTGCGAAGAGTTCCTCTGCAGAATCGGTGTCGGTGTACGCAGTCGCTTCGAGTTGTGCACCATGTTCCAAAACGTCATCGACGTATTCCACTTGTGCCGGAGTAGGCGTACTCGGAGTATCTTCAGGATTTCGTTCACTGAGAATCTTGTAAACATCCGTACCAGGTTCGCGAGGCTTCTCTGATGGAACAAGTCCAAGATTTTCCGCCATATCAGTTACCAGAGTAGTGGCTCCTTCATTGACGAATGCGGTCTCTTCTGGGGTGAGGGGAGGAACTACCTCATCTACCGTGAATCCACGCTCACGCATGAGTTCCACAATAGACTTCTGTTCAGAACCTTCAGATGTCGAAACTTTCGTTTCTACCATGTCAGATACTTGATCAGTCGATTCCATACCTGGTTTCAGTTCAGGATCGATCGGTTCTTTATCACTTGAAACTGAAGATTCATGATCATCTTCGGGAGTGTATGTGATATCCCCAAGACCGTATTTGATATCGAGAGGATCGACAGGCTGAATTTCGACATCCTGCGACAGATCGATGGGGGTGTCGTTATTTTCGACAGGCATTGAACTTTCCTCCATGGAAACAGAAAGATTTGCTGGTTCTTCGAACAATACGGAGTAATCTGGAATTGTTGGTGGCGTATCTTTTGTCGTAAGTACGACTTCAGCATCAATAGGAACTGCAGCGGTCTCTACGACTGCTACATTCATGAGCCTACGTCTTAACTCTTTCGGGGATATCTCTTCAATCTCTACGGAAAGCAGAGGTTGCCGTACAGTTTGTTCGCTTTCGATTTTTACTGTAGATCTTGTATTTAGCAGGGTAGTCGTTGACATGTTAGTCTCCTGCTTCTGAAGTCTTTGTACGGATAGGCAAGACTTCAGTGAATGGACGCATCGAGAAAATAGAGAGCTCTTCGTCATGGTAGGACGCCATATGTTGGATAGTTCCTCCATCCTTGACCCACAAATGCAGACAAATTTGACCTGACCTTCTCTTTGCGAATTCTTTCATCGACGGTACATCCATACCGTCAACTAGAACCACATAAAGATCTTTTGCTATTTCTTCGGAATAGTAGGGATTTCCTACCCCATCCTTAAATTCAGTCAAATTTATGTGGACTCGAAAATAGTTCGAAGTAAAGTAGTTCACTTCGTCTCGTTCAAGTATCTTCGTTACGTGAGGTATTTCAGTATCACCGAAATTCTCTCCGAGTTTCACGATACGATCTACTGTATTCTCAAGAATCACTAACGCATGGTGATCATTCATTGGCTGACCACATACATCAAGTGAATCGAATGTGATAACTTCTATTTTTGATGTATCTGCAAATGGATTTTCTTCGAGATCGACGACTTCCTCTTCTTCCTCGTCGTCATCGTCGTCATCGCTTTCTTTATCTGCAAGGACAATTGTATCTTTAAGAACCAATCGCATCTTACGTGATGTATCGTAAGATACTTTAAGATCAGTGAAGTCGTTTTCCCGCAGAGCCTTCAGAAATTGCGGCATCCGAATTACGTAAGGATCGCTCGTCGATAACCCGAGGAAATCGAGGAACTTCTGATAGAATTCAGAATCCTTAAAACGCACAGCGTGAATGGAAAGAGTAACGGGAACATATGACGTCAGAAGTTCATAGTCCCCGTTACTGATAACCATCGTATTCGGATCTTCGGCGACATTGAGATACAAATACTGCGCCCCACGTGCAGTGAGCGAAGAGAAATACACCTTCAATGTCTTGACGAAGTCTGCAGGTTTTGGTGACTTTTTCTTAGGCGGATTCGCCATTACCTGTCTCAGCAAGAATCACTTCAGCAGCTTCGGACGAAAGCAGACCTTCGACAAATTCATGCTCGGCTGGTTCTTCAGGAGTAACGGTGCGATTGGCTTCCATTTCCTCACGAAGAAGAAGGATACTCTTTGCATCTTCATCACCAGAAGCAGCCATCTCCGAAAGTTCAACACGCACGATTTGCGCCATACGCTCGAAGGTGTGGCCATATTCCATCATGAGATCGCTGAGTCTGTACAGATTCTCTGCAACGCTCCCACTGAGAATCTGCTGCATCATCATCGGATTGTTCTTGACCTTATTGGCCATCGACAGAAGATTCTTCATTTTGGGAAGAATCTGATCGAGTTCTTCACTGACCCTGATGGTAGAATACACTTCATTGACCAGTAAGCGCTGATTATCGGTGAGTTTCTTCAGATCATCAGTAGAAGGAACAGTCCCGTAATTGGGAATGCACTTCCGACCAAGAACAAGCATGTGTGCCTTGAGAGATTCATAGCTCTTCGCGAGATCATCGACGAGCTTAATCGAACCATCAAGATCCATACCCAGCTTTTCTTCCACGATTCGAATATTTTTGAGGTCACGCTTCATGCGATTGAGCTTGCGATCCTTGACTTTCTTTTCGCGAGACTTCTTGTACTTGATCTTTTTTTGCGGAGAAGACATAGATAACTCCTTTAACGAGTGTGAATTTCATCATCCCAACATGAAATACCGATACATAGTACATTAGTACACGCTGGGAATTCCCAGCGTGTACTTTTGACCCTTTACAGGGTAACTTTTCTGACAAAATCTTCAGGAAGAATTCCAGAGTTCTTCATCTTCTGAACTGCTTCGTGGAAGTAGTCAGAATAGGTCGCAACGAGATACTTCGCACCACGAGCATCGGCACTTTCTTCGCGCAGAGTATTCGCGATACATTCTTCGGCAACTTGAAGACCGAACTTCTCCATGGCTTTACCGATAGATTTATCGGCAAACTTTGAAATTCCAGATTTTGCGCGATCAACTCCACTGAATCGACGGAATACTCGATCCTGGAAAGAATCACGCTCAGAGAACATCTTGGTCATTTGTTCTCCAAGAACATCACCGAAAGATGTCGGGACGTAGTTCGTATCCTTGAACGTATCACCGAGCGTCATGATTTCCGTACGAACATCAGACGGAGACTTTCCGTCATCAAGAAGATTTCTTGCGTATTCGACCAGAATGCTTGCACACATCGCTGCACGAATATTGAGTTCGGCAGGAATGGGAAGATCCTTACGCATCGCTGCAGCGTCCTTTGAAATCGAAGGATCTGCAGACAGCTTCATCAGTTGTCTGAACATTCGGTCACCTCTATGCGTTAATGTTGACATCGCATCACCATGTCATAGACTGGTGTTGATGTTTAAAAATCTCATAAAATGAGGTTCCTGTATATGAGCTATGGTGTGGAACGTCCGAGTATTCTTGGATCATATCTCGATAGTCAGATTGCATATCTGAAGACTATTTACCCAGAAAAGTCGGAAAGAGATCTGGAAGATTTCGTTAAACGAGTCATGCGAGATAAACTCGTACGACCACGAGCCAAAATCATCCATCACCCATCTCCAGGAAATTCTGAACTCATAGAGGTTGATCTTCTATCCCACATCAAAGAAAACAGTCGTCGTATCATCACCCCTGGTGGAACTATCTATAAGTCCACTGATGAACAAGTCGCATTCGATAAACAGTTTATCGATATGTTGCGCAACAACCGAGATAAAGCAAAGAAGCAGATGCTTCAATATGCTGCAGAAGGTAGAAATCAAGAAAAGGCACTTGAAGACTACAAACAATCTCTTTGTAAGATTCTTGTCAACTCCATTATCGGTAGTAATGGAAATGACAAGAATGCCATGTACGATCTTGAGTCGTTCAATGGTGTCACATCAATGGCTCGCCATGGCGTTATCATGGCGTATGCATATACTGAGAGATTTCTTACTTCAAATTTCTACTTCCCTAATCGCGAACATGCGATAAATTACATTATCACGACAAAGAAATTTGCACCATCGAAAGACTACATGAATCACCTGACTAGTAAGTACAGTCTAGCGAATCCATTCGCAGGTGAAGTAGCAGAATGTCTTTGTGCTAGCTTGAATCAGTATACTTCAAGTCACGAAAAGAATCTTCGAGTACTCACTGAAATACTCGAAGGTATGCCACAGCATGAAGTAACATTTATCTATTATTCACGAAATCTTTACAATCTATTTACCACGAATACTGAATTCTGGAAAATGTGGATGAATGACTTCTTTAATACTCACAAAGAAGTTACAGAAGAAGAAATCAGGTATGCTGATCCAGGTAGCATCAGAAAGATCGATGGCGACCTACTGCAGGTAATGGCAACTGTTCACTCCGATATGCTCAATGGTGTACAAATCAAAAAGGTCGGAGACTCCAACGAACAGCTTGCAAAATTACTCGTGGTCACTGGTCAGAAAATGCAGCAGAAGCTCGAGCTCATTGATGACTTACTCACCACGTTTCTACATAACGGAACATTCATCAGTCATATCCACTCACAACGAAATATCATCAGAAAGTGTGTGGGTATCTCTGACACTGACTCAGTCATTTTTACCACCAAACATCTAGTTACGTGGTATCTTGGTGGTAAGTATTCATTTTGTCAGGATACGTATAACAGCAATGCACTGATTGTGTACCTGCTGACCAAATCAATAGCATCGCTCATCAGACATATGTCTATCTCTCGTGGCGCAACTGGAGATAACATTGAAATGATTGAGATGAAGAACGAATATTTCTATCCTGTTCTCATCAAAACAGGTATAGGTAAACATTACGCAGGGAACATTACGATTCAGGAAGGTAACGTATTGCCTACCCCTGAGACAGACATCAAGGGTGTGGCATTCATGTCATCCAACCTTCCAAAAATCACCCACGACTTTACAAAAAAGATCATTGCGAACATTCAAAAAGATATGATGGAAAATTGTGAGATAAGACTCACTGATTTTATCATCGATACATTCGATTACGAACAAGCGATTTTCAAATCACTGAAAAGTGGTGAATTCACATATTTCCCGAACATAGCAATTCGTGCTAAAGAAGAGTACAAGAAACCAGAATCGTCAGTCTATGTAAACTACGAACTCTGGCAAGCTGTATTTGCTGAGAAGTATGGCGACATTAACATTCCCACGAAGGTTCCTATCATTCCCATCAATGAGAAAGCATTTCGTGATCCTCAATATCTCAATTGGCTTAACATGAAAAATCCATCCATTCACGATAAGCTCGTGAAATACATGGATGCATTACCAAAGAAAAAGAAGATCGGGAGAATCCCCCTCGCAAACAGTTTGACGACTGTTCCAGAAGAAATTATTCCCATAATCAAGATGCGTCCGATCGTGTTTAAGAACTTGCAGCCAACTCAGCTTGCTCTTAAATCTATTGGTCTGAATCTTGGTAACGCAAAGAAATGTCCATTGGTATCTGATTACTATTCAGAGCTAGTGGTTCCAGGCTAGACGATGATTGGGGATCCTATGGGTCCCCTTCATCTCACTACAAATCAAGGATTTTACTCATGGATTTTCGCCCAGCATTCGGAGTATTCGATGTGAATGTCGATCGCTTAAGTTGTACACTTTCCGGGCAACTCTGTGTACGACCAGTCGAAAAGGTGGATTGGATTCCTCTCGAGACTCGAGTGCAAACTCGTTACCTAGAAACCAAATATGTAGGAGAATACGAATGCGTGAGATTCCCCACGGGGTTCATGTTCGCAATAGTCCCGACAGACGAGATACCCGGCCATCCTCAGTAAGATTCGAGTATGGCTTAACTGGATGGAATCGGTGGCCTGACGGATCTGTCTCTGGTCATCTCTGTCGAAGAATAGTTGCACCAAAAGATCCCAAAAACAACAACAATTCTTCTCGTTGGGAAAGCCTTCTTCAAACAACGATCGTTGAACCGCCGATCGATTGGATAGAAGGAAGAGAACAAAAAATTCGGGATATCGATGGAAAGATCTATATCCTCATTGGGTAACATGCAGACATAAACTCTAGATGGAGGCCTGATGGCCTCCATCTAGATCTTCATTCGTATCGATCTATTTCTTAAGCTGCTGAACAGCACATTCTGCTAAGTCATCCGCAGCTTCATTTCCGGTTGTTCCATTATGTCCTTTCACCCATTTGAACTCCACAGACTTATGTCTGGAGATTTCTTGGTTGAGATCTTCCCAATGTTCTCTATTTTTGACAGGTGCACCAGAAGAAGATTTCCAGCCTCGCTTTTGCCAGTTTTTCATCCATCCATCGGTAAATGCTTTTACCACATACTGACTATCTGAATGAATCACCACGTGCTGCCCAGGATCGAGACTTGCTAGACCTCTAGCTACAGCGGTAATCTCCATTTGGTTATTGGTAGTATTTTCGGCATTACCGCATACCACGTGACCATCTGGAGAAATAGCAGCATATCCACCTCTTCCATCAGGATAACAACTTCCATCAGTATAGAGGGTAGTAGGATTCTTTTTCTTCACGAATGTTCCTCCAGTATCACAGGGTATCACTGAGCATCACGTAATATCACTAAGCATCATTTTTGATTACAATAAGTCTGACAAAATGACGAAAATACATATAGGCGTAGGGGACCCCTTTCGGGATACCCCTACGCGTTATTTGGGGAGCAGTGGTCGCACGTAATTGACATACAGCTGCCAGATACTGATTGCCGCAGTGATCAGGGCACCCAAAACCACCCACGACGATTTGGTGAATGCAATTATTGCTTTGACTGCAGTATTCCTAGCTTTCACCTTATCCAGTTCTTCCTGGATTACGGTGTGAAGCTTCTCGGCTGCATCCATACGTTCTTTCAATTGAGTGAATGCCGTCTCGACCGAACTGAGTGTGAGTGTGATGGCGGTAAGTCGATCAGTGATCGCAGAAAATTTCACAGGACAATCTTCACGATCATCATCGATGTCTTTCACCTTGAACTTAAGTTCCGTGACGTCCATGACGATTGTATCGACTTTACCACTCAATGCTTTTGCAAACTTCTGGATGTCCCGCACTGCATTCGTATATGCACGAAATTTGTCCTGCAAAGACGAAATGCTAGCACTCATCGCAGTGGATTTTTGTGACAGTTCTTTGAGTTCTGCTTCCGATCGTGTCTGGAGTTCTCTCAAGATCGCACAATCCCGAGCGATTCCAATCACTAGTGAATTTGCGTCGGTTGCTCTATCTGACATAACCTAAACCTTGTTGTGTTGTGCAGGAAGGGTACAACACGAAATAGAGTAACATAGCTACCTCCCTTTGCACCAGATAGTCGTTTTTTCAACTTCTTCTGGAGGCGACTCCGTCACTTCGGATGTCCACGCAAAGATATACTTACACTCGTGTCCTATCTCGGCTGCTAGTGTGTCTGCCGCAGCAGTGATTCCGACATAGGTTGTATTCAACGCTATGACTGATTGCAACTGATGTTCCGCGGAACGAATACAGTTTGCCAGTATAGCGCGAACACGTGTAAGATTCTCAACGGACAATTCGTGTGGGATTGTTGGCATGGTCATGGTAGGACCTCCGCACATTGCGTCTATCTACCATGGTCGGGTAGATAATGGGTGTTTACCCCCCGAATCAGTTAGTCTGATCATCTCGAGAATCTGACGCTCTGCGTTTCTGTGTATATGCATTCACTGCGGTAGTAACTGCACCACCGAAGAAAAACCCTACCAAGATCAGCTTTACGTTGCTGTTGGTACTGATTATTTGGTTGAGGTATTGACTCTTGTCTGCCGGAAATTCGACAAACAAAACTAATGATTCAAATACATAACTGAGAAGAGTGATGATCAGTGCGTAAAAGTAAATGAAGTTGGCAGAAAACCACGCTTGACGAATAGCGTACGCGTTCCCTGTCTTCGTTACTTCTTTTGCGGTTGTCAATGCATCTCGTTGCATATCACGTGCATCTGATGCATCCCCAGCAATAATCTCCATCTTTCGAACAAGAAGCTGTTCGAGTTCAAGATGATTATCTTCAATTGTTTCTGCGATCTTCTTGAGTTGTTCGTCCGTAAGAGTCTCTACTGTGGATTGACCGGCCCCATCAACAAGAGGAATACCAGTCTTCGTTTCGATGAATTCTTTGGTTTTCGATATCCCTTCATCGGTAGCTCCAACGATGAGATCTTTCAAAAACCCGAATCCTTTTGCAGCCAAAATTCCCACTAATGGGGTAATTATTGGATCCATGTTGACCTCGTAGTGTGAATTTACTACTCGTAGACATACTATTTTTCATTTATAATAACTTTTTTGGAGGTGCTACCCTTTCGGGTAGACACCATCCAGGCTATACATGCAGCTGCACGATCGATCCGTCTTCGTTGTAGTGATTGAATCTGTCCATATGAAACCACGAAATTGGTTTGCCATCCATGGTGGATTCCACTCGGTGAATATTCTTGAAACATTCAAATCCCTTAGTGGGATCGAATCTGAATCCTGGTTTGAAACATCCACCTTTTCGCATATCTTCACGAACTTCTTCTGCTGTCGCATTTTTGAAGTTCATGTCAAATGCACGTGCGAACTTATGCGCACTCAATACTGCTCCAGTACCAGTATTCATTTCTCTGAGACCGCGTTCTTTAAGACTACCACCATTGAACCAGTTGTTGATGGTGGCGGTACCATATCTTTCACGCAAGAGATCTGCAGTAATGAGAAGATAGGTATCGAAAATCCCAAAAGCTTTCTGCTCAAGCTTTTGCTTTGTTACCAAAGCGTAGAATTCCGGCCCTACCAACTCATAGAGTTTGAAATACTTCGGGATATACATGATTAGATTCCTTTCAATAGAGCTGCTGCATTGAGCGGCTGAATCACGATGTTGTTCTGATAAGGATCAGTCAGACATGGTACCCAGTCGGTAGCAGTAGCGCTCTCTTCGATTTTCATCCGAGACAGAGTAGCAGTATGTGCTTCATCTGTTGCCAGATATTCGATGCAAAGATATCCTGCGTACGTCCCAACTGGGGGTGTGAAGGATGCCTCTACACGTGCGGTTCCGTTTGGGAAATTTTGTTCAAAAAGTATTACAGAACCGATAGTTTTTGAGAAATCGTTGACTCCAGTTTGATCTTGGAAAAACATGGAGATTCTGAGAATATCCTCCGATACGAAAGTTCCGCTGAACGTATGTACAACTCCTTCCTTCAGAGGAAGTGATTGACATGAGAATCCGGACCCTTCAGTGTTCCCAGTCAGAAGGAAATAGGAAAAATCATCGATGATGAATTCATCTCGGTAGTTGATGACTTTGGTGGTGTTTATCCATCCACCAAGATTCATCATACCGGTTGAGTTGTAGAGAAGATTGGGATGTATGATCTTTGGAACAGTAGCATCATGCATGTCACTTCCATGTACACGCATTTCCCCACCACCACTCGATCCATCACCTATTCCTCCACCATCCGAAGCCCAGTTCGTGAGGACCCAAGTCATGACTATTTCCTCCTACACGAAGAGCGCGTGAATGACGATCGGGTTCTTACCTGCATCAGTATTGACGACTTCGATCCAGACATATCTGCAGATAGGAACAGAAATCACTTTATGAAATTTTTCGTTAGGAGTAGGAACGAAGGCTTCTCCAGCTTTGAATGCCAGAATGTTCTTACCCTTTTCGATTCCGTATGGGTTGCAGTTAGCGAAATCGTGGTCATCACTGATCGGGTCTGCCCAATTCGAATAGTAGATATTGATCTCACACACACCTTTGGCAATACCCTGAATAGATATCGCACCAGTGGTGGTGTTTGAAACCTGAAGGTCGATCTTGGTAACTTCTTTTGCACCTGGATCAAGAATGGACAATCCATTCGTATCAGGAGCTCCATCAAAGAATCGTGCTGACGTACCAGGGCTGCTTATGAAAAAACTCATGGAACACTCCTTATTTTTGGAATAAATTGCATAACATTAAAAGGAGCAGAGGCCCCGAAGGACCTCTGCTCGCTTCGTTCGAACGTAGACGGTATCGCTGGAATTACACCACGGTGTAGCCAGCGAGTTCCGACGCGGAGGGACCCTGGATCCACAGGGTATCCGAGAAACGGATCGCGTCAGTCTTCAGGTCGGCCAGGTCGGCGCGTTCCTGAGCGGTCATGACGACCTTGGTGGTACCATCGACCAGCACGTCCACGGTATCCGACACCTTGTGGTACGGAGCCAGCATGGTGGTGAAGTCGATGTCCATCGATTCTTCTTCAGCGACCTTGTCCCAGCCTTCGCCGTTCCAGGTGTACTGAGCAGAACCAGCGGCAACCGAGGTATCTCCGGTGGCGTTCAGCACGAAGATCAGACCATTGCGCTGATCGCCGACCAGAGCATCACGGGCGGCGATGTCGGCCACGTACTTGATGGCGCCGGACACGACACCGCTGGGCAGAGCGGACATGGGCAGCTTGCCGGTACCATCCAGCAGGGCCACACCGTCAGCAGCGCCGGCGGCATCCAGCAGGGCCTTCTGGGCCTGGGTCAGGACGGCATCGATCTTCGCGGGCAGTTCCGACCACTTCAGAACGCCATCACCGACCTTGATGATGCCGGTCGTGGTATCGATACCCTGCATACCGTTCAGCAGCACCGGATCGGATGCAGCCCAGCCAGCAGTGGTGTCGGTGGCCATACCGACAGCGGCATTGACGATTTTCACATCGGGATTCATCGGCATTTGAGAAACTCCTTTCGTACTGGTGTATTGCAGTGCACTCAAATTAGAACACCTAACTGAGTCACTTGCTAGCATAGAATTATGCTTTTCTATACGACATCCGGATACACATAAACCACATCAATCTGTTCGATTTCTTCGATCGTCGTGGCTATCCTTAACTGATCCTCGAAATTCTGTTGTTGTCCGAGTATGTCTCCGGTTATTATCGTACTAAGTCGCACGTTCTCCAAAACTCTCGATACTAACTCACCAAGAGTGATTCCTCTTCGAATAGCAATCGACGTAAGCATCGGGATAGGTGGCTGTGTTATCGTTCGAGTACGCGACTGCTTCATCCTCTTGCTTAGGCCATGACAATGCCAAACAGGCAGCGCAGCGCTTCGCCAGCCATGCGGACATGGACGCCGCCGACTGCACGGTGGACGCCCCGCTGACGTGTGCCCTGTCCTTGCCGATGCGCTGCACATGCGCTGCGATGGTGTACGGGTCGCCGTAGCTCGCGTGGTGGGGGCCACAGCGCAGGGTGTAGGCAGTGGGTGTTAGCGTGGCGGTCATTGCGGCAGCCCCGCAAGTTCGGCGCGCAGCGTCTGTGCCTGCGCCTCAAGTGACGCCAGCCGCGTCTCGTCCTCTGCCGTCGCCGTGCCAGCGAGCTTCGCCCGCACGGGCCGCACCGATTGCAGGTCTATGGCGTCGAGTTCGCGCTGGATCGCGGCGCAGCGGTCAGCCTTGGTAAGCTGGAGGTATGCAGCATCCAGTTGCGACTGCGTAGGCTGCGGATCTGGAAGGTTCCACTGGGTGATGGCAATCTCGAAGTTGGTGCGTGGCCCCTGTTCCAGATTCCACGCGGTGCGAGGGTCGGCAGCAGGAAAAAGAAGGCAAAGAGCCTCGTGTATTCTTGCATTTTTCATTTCGTTCTCCTCCTAGCGCAGCCTTGTTATTGTGGCCCGACCATAAGCGCTGTGGATAATCCCTGTCGCATTAATTAGCCGCACCTTAAAAACCACATCGTCTCCGGCATTGAACTCGTACACACTGGTTGTCTTTAGCGATACCCACGCAGAGCCAACAGGCATGCCATCGATGCTGTAGTATAGTTCCACTTCCTCCCCATACCGCACACGTGAGACAGACAGTACGGCGTCAGTTGGTGCGCTGGGGAAAACAGGGAGTTCTAGCTCTAATCTGTATACGCCGGACTCCTGAATGCGCCAGCATGCTTGTCCGCTCAAATGCGAAACGTTAAGAGGGCCAGTAGCCGTTGAGGTCGTAAGTACTGTGGCTGCTACATTGTTTGCTAGGGGCTGCCCCGTGGCGTGTGTTATCTGTACTGAACTGTGCTTCCCTACGTTCGGACTTGGTGCTTCTATCGCACTCCGCACCGCCTCCGCCGTAGTTTTTCCTGCGAGTACATGTCCTGTGGACAGGTCTGCAGCTTCGGCCACTTTAGCATACTGAAGAAGACTAGGAGTAACTGCAGTAGTACCGTCCGTACCAGCTTCGACGAGCTCTTGAGTAGACGTCTTGATAAGTCCACTTACAGTAGTACTCGACATCGGTACTGATTGATCAAGATAGTACGGAAGTTCATCCCACTCATGTCGACCATCACCGATTTTCATGTAAACAGGATACAGTGATGGAGTAGATGCTGCAAGGAAGTCATCGAGTGACATTCCCTGGGGAGTCTCTATTTCGAGTCCGAGTTGCCCTACTTTCAGGACAAGATCGCCATGGAGATTCCACTGTTCTGTGGTATCGATGGCACAACCCATGATACCATTGATGGGCTTCACTTCAGTGGTCATTGGTTTCCGCCTTAAATATTTTCGGCACACGAACAACAAACGTCCATGACCTAGTTACTATAGAACATCTGATTGCATAAGATTGGGTTTAAGGTCTGGGGGGAGAGATGTCCCCGAAAGGGACATCTCTTCCCTATGCAAAACGAGCTTCACTTGCTCTATTTGCCACAGACCTTAATTTACGTGACCATCTTCGGTCACGGGCTCCTTGGCAGTCAACGCACGTCTGAGTTCCAGGAACTGGGGGTGCGCGCACATGTGCTTGCCTTCAGGACATTTACCGAGATGGATGCACTTGGCACCAGAATCGGCAAAAATCACGGGATAGTGATGCTGGCAGATGTCAAGCATCTGCGAAGCAAGATTTCGTATTTCCCATTGCGCCCTGTTACAGCAGCGAAGTGAAAATAGATTGCGAAGCGACCGGAAATTCATGGAAATAGTGATCGCTGACGTTGCTGCTTGCGGAGTAACATAGCGAGCATCTTCGGGTTTGATACCCTGCGATATCGCGAATGAATAGTAGTCTTCGATTTGATTGATGAGATTGGTAAAGCGCGAAAGTACTTCCGGATTTTCATGATTCTCGATAGATGGAGGAATGATGACCTCGAGGTCGTCCATCTTTACGTATCGTTGGCTTTGTTGGCCATACGACGCTAGACGATGACGAACCTGCTGATGAGTCAGTGCCCTCGATACACCACTCACGTGAAATGTGAGTGTCCCATGCTCGAGTTCTGCCTCATGACCGGAGGCTACACAATCGGCTATCAGCTTCTCCATTTTCGATACGGACATGTGAACTGCTTCGACTTCTGTCGGGGTATGTCCAACAAGCTCAATGTGCCGTTCACCACATCCTACCATCTTCAATGGATCAGTGTCTTTTGAGTAACACGTCCGATAGCCTAGGTAAACCTTCAGTAGGTTAAGCCTGGCAATTGCCACCGCAGGTAAGTCGACGATTTCGTCAACCAAGGTGACTTTTAGTTGCCCTTTATGCATGATTCAATTTCCTCCAAACCTTAGCCGCTGCGAGTGAAAGTCAAGAATCGAAATTACCTAACTTCACTCTGGTTACACGAGAACGAGACGTTTCATATCAACCTCCGTTGTTGTAAGTTTGGATATGACATAGCTCAAAAGGAAACACATCCTTTTTTGCATAAAATCATCACGACTAAAAGTCGTGTTAATGTAATTATATTCAAACATATATTACCGAAGTAAGATCAACTGTTTAATCCACACAACTTCATAAGGAGCCTACCATGTCCAAGTCCGTCATCATCGCGTCCGATGGTCAGCCCTACTCCATGTACCGGCTTCACAAGATCGCAAGTGGGATCGTTTCGAAACGTGTCCCTGTTCGTGTCTTCAATAAGAATTTCAACAAGATCATCACCGAAGCCCTGACGGTCAATACCGCGGCAAAGTTCATGCGTACCGTCATGAGCGAAGATCTGCGCGGGAAGATCCTCATCGACCCGAACGGCTACGTCCTCGGTGGTGAGATGGCGCTCATCAAAGCCCTGTTCAAGGGAACTGCTGCTGTTCGCGTGGTGAAGTTCGCCAACTGGGAAGACATCGAAATGGCGTGCGTTCCTGATCATAAGCGTACACCTGGCCACGCCACCGTCAAGTGCGATGCTCACGCAATCCAATAGAAAAGGAAACAAATTCCATGGACTATACCAAATCATTCCCTGAAGACTCGCCAATCAAGTGGGTAGAAGCGGGCGATGACCACGTATTGAGCATTGTGACTGAGTCGATATTCGATCCAGTGACAAACCAATCTTCGGAACAGGTGACTGCATTCGTGGTCGAATTACATAAAGACGCGAATGACACCATCTCTGGAGAACGTATTCCAGAAAATCAGGTCAGATATTTTTCGTACGACGAGGATGACCGAATGATCGTGGCTACTATATCGAGTACGATCTACTGGTTTAAGAAGTCTACTGAAAATACACGACCCCTGAATAAACTGATCGCGAGTCCGGTATTTTCGGCCTTCGTTCAGTTGGCATGCCCTCTCCCAAGATTGCTTTGGATACTCAGAGATGAGCATCATCCAGAGCTCAACGAGTTGACCAGTTACATACGAAAGAAAGATAGCTCAAAATGATTTACAGGGAGACTTCTTTAATCGGGGGTCTCCATGTAAATCGTTTAAACTGGCAATTGCCATCGCGTAGCACCCAGAAAGGGAGGGATCTCTACCAAGGGAGATCCCTCCCATAAAACTCAATTTCGCAAAGATTTTTCTTTTTACTTTTAATAGGAGATTCCCTAATGGGAATCTCCTTTGATCGTTATTCTTATCTTCTTATCTAAAGTCAAAATAAGGATGTTATCAACATTACTTCTAATACAAAATAAGGAAGTGTCTCACAGATATGCAGACTTCGTCTGCCTCCCTTCTCAAAAGAGAAGAAATGTTTCACATGTAATTATAGTACATATATTTTTTTACAAGAATATACTAAAATCTCCAGTATATTGATAGTTTTAAATGAGATTGCGAATAGTATGCATTACAATCCTGATTAAGGAGATTCCCATGCTGGATATCAACGAGAAACTCAATACCCTCAGATCAGTATCTGATGGGGTGGATCACTACATAGCGAGTGGAGTATACCTCGGGAACTATCCTGAGATGGATAGACAAGCAGAAATAGCCATTCTAGTGGACTGTTATCGAGTTATTCTGAAGGAACTTAGAGAACTCGGTATCTTTCCTACTATTGACGACGATGAACTTCTTTCATCTTTCTATCACGCAGATGCACTCGTCGCTATCCGAAAGATCTTCGATAAGGACAATCTCAAAAATTCTATCACTGTAAAACGTGAATGGATTGATGAGCTCGACATGATCTTTGAAGGAGACGAAGATACTTTCTTCCATGAACTTCTGGAAAGTTACTCTCGTAATTTTCCTAACAGAGTAGAAGACGTTGAGACCGCAATACGCGTCGAGAACTTCATGACGAGTAACGTCATGTTGTCAAGACATGTACAGGCGATCATTGCTCTCTCTGTACCAAAAGCTACACTCACCGAAGACTCAGCTGCAGTCAGAAAAGAATATTTGGAAAAGATCAATTGGGGTCGAGTGTTTTTTAAACATGCAGTTGAGACTATCATCAATATCGCAAAGCAAAAAAACTTCCTTGCAGATCCAGCTGCAGTAGAACATGATCCTACTAAGCTGAGACTCGACATACTTGAACATGCGATCAAGATGTACGACATCGATAAGATCACTGGTGCCCACGTCAATGAACTTGTATGGGCAGTGATGACGAATCCCAATGAGTTGCATCCAGAAATGAAGAAGAAACAGGATGCGATCATACTCGAACACAAATCAAATACTACCCACCACATCGAATACTATCTTTCGAGAGGACAACGTCCCACTCTCGAGAATTGTGTCGAACTGATTTGTCACATGGTGGAGCCAGGTACTTCTTCGAAAGAATTCTACTACAACGAAGTGAGCGATTTACTCAATTCATATTTTCCGAAACACTTCGAAGGTGCTGAGCAAGAACCTGTATTTTCGCCAGAACAAATCTCATTTCTTTTGTGGATACGGGATAGATTGAGTGAAGAATTCTATTTTGCCGTACCGACATACGGTAGAGCACTCATTCGTGCGTACGAAGAATATGAGCACACAAAAATATTTTCTATTCCCACGGGAGTAACTGATGTATAGCGATCACGCCATATCGTGGTTCACTTCGGAAGACAGAAGAGCAGGTCTTACGAAACGTGCGACTCTTTTGGATCTTTTCACAATCACTGACAGAAACAGCTCAGATATTGCAGAAGAGTTCTTGAAAATCGTACCATCGCTCGGTGAAACGAGTTTCGGTTATCACGGATTCGCAGAAATCACTGACGACATGTACACTCACTGCCGAGGATCGTATATTGTCATAGACATCAAAAATGAACAATACGCAATAGAACCTATTCTGTATTCTGAAGAAGAAAAGAAAGCAGAAGTTCGATTCATTCGTCTTGGAAGAAAAGCAGATGAAGTTCCACTTGACATATACGCAGAGTTTAAACTAAAGTCCGGAATGATCGAGAACTACGTCGGTGAAGAAGAAACTACCATTGGTCGGTATCTTCTCAATTACGTAGTACTTGCATCTATCTTTGGAAACAAAGTTCCGTACATCAATGGGATCTTTGATGCAAAAAAAGTAGAAGCAGTTATCGGACAGAAAGCTTTGGGTGGTGAAATCACTGCCGAACAGATTGGGACTTATCTCAATCAAGCATTCTTTCTTGGATCGATGACTGAACTGTATGTTCCGGTATTTTCTAAGAAAGCGCTTACTCCTCCACCGGACATCGGTAAAGTGAAAGCTGAGCTTCTCAAAAAGTATGCCGATAATCTGGATAATCCAGTTATTTGTGCAGAAATCGAAGATGAGCTTATCAAACACGATAAGAACTATCTGAAAGGCGATCCAGCGATGGGGTTCTATGGATCAGCCAGCAAGAAATTCAATGTCCACCGAAAGAGACAATATCTTGCAGTAGGTCTCATGGAAGAGTTTAAACAAAATCAAGGAGATTATTCATTCATCGAAGGTGCACTTATCGATGGATGGGAAAAAAGTGCAATACCAACATTCTGCAATGATATCCGTAAGGGTTCGTATAACCGAGGGATTGAAACTGCAGAGGGTGGTGTTCAGACCAAAAAGCTTATGCGTCTTCTTCAGAACCTCAGAATCACTGAAGAAGATTGTAATACATCTCGTGGACTCATGGTCGCAATCACACAACAGAATGTGAGCGCTTTCTACGGACGAAATGTCTTTGTAGGACCTACGAAACTCGAGACCATTACACCAGCAAACCAGACGAAATTTATTGGTAACACATGGAAGATGCGTAGTTTCATGTATTGCCAGACCACAGGCGGATTCTGTTATACTTGTGGTGGAGAATCTTTCCGTACCTTGGACATGGATAGCATCGGGTCCTTGGCACTGGAACTTGGTTCGGCATTTTTGCTCATGTCCATGAAAGCCATGCATGGAACAAAGATGTCGAGTTTTGTCGTGGAGAATCTGGACGAGTACCTCGTCTAGTTTTATTGATGCTATAGACCAGAAACTTTACCGGAGAGGTATCTCAACATGTCCAACAAGACGCCTGCCCAGACTGTATCTCCTGCTGAACTCGCGAAAATCGTGGAAAGCAAAGCAGCTGAACAGACTGCCACAGAAACGCCTGTCGAAGCTACTCCCGAAGTCAAGGAAGCTGTCGCGGAAACTCCTGTACCTGTGGCCGAAGAAACTCCTGCTGCAGAACCGAAAAAGATCGAGACTCCCACCACGCAGAAAACGGAAACGCCAAAACCTGGTGTGGTCAAGCCGGAAGCTGCTCAAGCCAAGACTGTCACGAGTTCGGAAAAGATGATCATCGGCATGATTGAAAACTACGAAGAACTCCGTAAGACGAAGGCTCTGACGGATATCTCCGAAGTTCGCGCATCGCTGCATCGCATCATCAGGTACGCAGTTGATCAGCAGGATCGTACGGAAGTACTCGAACGATTCCTTACGTTCATCGCCGACATGGGTGCTTCACGTCCCACGCTCGATACGGTACTCATCGGAGTGAATCAGTTCAGCAGATCGGTTCGTGATCGAATCAGTGTCGCGTACATGCTCGTTTACGAACTGCTGTCTGATCGCAAGCCGAAGATCGACTACGAGTACTGCAAGAAGGTTCTCGGTGGCGATCATTTCGTGCGGTTCATTCAGGCACGGATGCGCAAGTAATCGTTCAATTACAATACGCAGCATAACGAATACCCTAGAGGAGACCCAGCTGGGTCTCCTCTAGGATACTGGGATGATGGAAACCACAACGGCGTGCCACTGGTTCGGGCCAGTGCTCATTCGCGGGTGCTGGGTTGCAGGGGAGTACCAGCTTGTGGGCTATGAGCGAGACACTTCGTCTATACAATTAGGATATACCCGTATTTTCCGACAATAGTCTTACGTCAAATCGAACGCATCTGTACGCAAGACTGTATCAGAAACTTCAATAGACGCTGCCAGTGATTCGAGTTCTTTGAGATCCTCGGCAGGAATATCCTTAGGACCATCAGCACCCTGAAACTGCTTTCGAGGATCGATAGTCTTGAGAAGTTCGACGACGACCTTACCGAGGTTCTCGGTGGAATCGGCCTGCTTCACCTTGAGTCGCTGATTGACTCTACGTTCTGCAGTCTTTTCTCGTGATTCGAGAATATCGGTATACATCTTTACTGCCGCAAGTTTCTTTTCGACATCTCGCGGAGAATCGGTATTGAAATCGAACGTGATTGAATCAACCGCAGATTCAATCTTCTCCATGAGTTTATGACGACGAGTCGAGACATCGTTTGCTACGATGTCTGCATGATCGAGATATTTCTCTACCGGCTTGATATTTTCTGGATCAATATCGACGATGTCGATAGTCGGAGTAGAGTGGTGCTGAGGTTCCAATATCTTTTCTTCCATGATGACAAACTCCCACGAAATAAGTGTATTCGCATATGATGAAAAAGAAGACACGTATATATTACAAATTTGGACTTGAATCGATGTTATCTTGAACATCGGTAGCATATCGTATACAAATCGCATGCGGAGGTTACTGTGAGCGAAATCGAATTGAGTTACGGTGACGACGACATTCAGAATCTGTCAGACAAAGACTGGATTCTGCTTCGTCCGGAGAACCATATCCGGACGATTGACCATGAAGGTCAGATGCACTGTGTCAATGAAATTTTCGACAACTCCATCGACGAAACTGAAATCCGTCCAGGTGGTTCCATTGACATTCTGCTGTTTCTTGACAAGCGCAAGAACACGTGGCAGGTCATCATCAGTGACAATGGTCGAGGAGTACCTCTCGGGAAACTCGAACAATCATTTACCAGCCTCAAGACCTCTGGCAAATACACCAAGAATGCGTATCAGACTTCGGGTGGTCTGAATGGTATCGGTGGCAAAGTTGCCATGGTTCTCTCTGAAAATTTCAAAGTCATCACAAAGCGTGAAAACAAGATCGGGCATCTTGTCTTCCATCGTGGGGATCTCATATCCTCGTCCATCGATGATTATCCCGACGACATGACGGGTACCATGGTCGCGATGTGTCCGAGAGAAAAGTTCTTCACTGATGTCGATACATTCACTGAAGTTCACTATGAACAACTCGTAAAGCGAGCTTTGCTCATTGGGATGTTCAGCCAAAACACGCACATCGTCTGCCGTGCGGTATATGAAAGCATTCCGGATTACTTCTGGACAATGAACGCGCATGAGGCGCTTAAGTTCATCGATACGGAGTATCGTGACAAAGCTATCGTTCTTGCTGATGGTGAGGACAATGATACTGTCATGGCTAACCTGCGTGAAATGTGGGAAGTCACCGATACTTCGTTTATCTGGGAATTCAAACACATCTCAAGTGGTCCATTCCCAGAACTCGAATACGAAACGATGACTCTCTCTGATCCTGCCAGAGGAGAAACATGGGAAGAGAAGGTCCAGCTCAGTTTCGACATCAATCTGTACCTTCCCAAGATCTATCGTGGGACTCACGTTACCTCCATCGTGAACAACATTCCGATGCGTGACATGACGTCATCTCACATCGTGGGTCTTCTCACAGCACTCAAGATGAAGCTTGCAGGATACATCGAAGATCCTGACCACAAGAAGTTCTTCGTTGACATCTATCGCATTCCTCTCTGTGCTGCGCTATCCGTCAAATATGGTAACATCAGGTTCACTGGTCTTGCCAAAGACGGATTCAAGCAAGCGGCATTCGAACGCCGGTATATCGCGATGCTTGAAAAAGCATTCGAATTCTCCGGAGAAACCATGTGGCTTGAACTGTACAATCATCTGGCCGACGACATCGTTGGTAAGTATTGTGAGTACTTCAACAAGCCCATCTCCAAGAAAGACCAGCGTAGACAATCGATCAACATCGAAAAGTTCTACGAATGCAGTACGTCAAATCGTGCAGACGCAGAACTCTTCATCGTCGAAGGTGTGTCTGCCGACCACTTGCGTATGGCAAGAGATGCTGCATTTCAGGCTGTGTTCATGATCAAGGGTGTACCGATCAACGTTACAAAGACGTCTGCCGGGCGAAGAGATCCTTTGACCAGAATCAATAGCTTTCCTGCGTACAAAGAACTCATCGAAATCATCGGCATTCGGCCTGGACAGACTGATTTGTCCACGGCAAGATATGGGAAAATTATCCTGTGTCAGGATGCCGATATTGATGGTGGACATATCCGGGCATTGCACATTGGTGCACTTTACCAGATCAATCCACTCATCATTACGACAGGGATGGTATACATCGCGAACCCTCCATTGTACGAAGTGACTTTCGATGATCGCGATAAGCGAAAGCTGTTCATCCGATCCAAGCGGGAACTTACGAGCTTCCGTATCAAGTGCTTGTACTCTCCAGTACTCAGCATCTCCATCGGGGTCTCCAAAGAATCGAAACTTTCTGAGATTATCAAGTCGGCGTCAGTTCTCGACGATGAGCATTTCTACGAGTTTTGCCAAATCGTCGTATCCATCGGAGAAATCTACGATGAACTCTCTCGTCGCCTAGGTATTCCGGAGATCATTCTTGAGAAGCTTACCTATCTGACAAAATTCATCCAGCCTGGCCGGGTGGATAAGTATACGCTCTCTGACGTATTTGGTCGTGGTACGCGCTACGACGAACGTCTGAACATCCTGACTCTTTCCGATGGTCCTAAGGACATCTCATTCTCTCTGGAAGGAGTCGTCGATGCTCTTTACGAAGAGCTTATGCCTATCCTGTTCAATCTGCGGTGGAAGGATCTGGAGATTCGTGCTACGACCAAAATGACAGATAGCATGAAGTCTACCAAACTGACAATTGTGCAGCTCTATCAGATATTCGAGAATCTCAATAAGCGACTGCTGACTTCCCGTAACAAGGGGCTCGGTGGTATGACCAAAGAGGTACTTGAACTTACCTGCACTGATCCGACCACGAGACAGCTTCACCGGATCACGAGTCTTGGCGACGCCGACAAGATCATAGATATGCTTGGCGACGACTCAACCACTCGCAAGATGATCCTTGAAGAACTTGGCCTACTGGAATCGTAATGTACCCTGGGCCTGGAGGATTTCGGGATTCTCCAGGCTCATTACCTGTCAGAGGTAATCGATGGAAACCACGGATCAAGATTTGGTTCACGAAGAGGCTACTCCGAAACTTTCGGACAGAGCTAGATTTGCAGCCATGTTTGCTGCGTCTGCCAATAAGTTCGAAAATAAGGTAAATGCTCCAATTACGAAAGTAGCGACAGGAAAACCGATCTTCTATCCAGAAGACATCGCTACAGTAATCAATCCTATCGCGAAATTGATCAGAATGATCTTCGTTGATAAGGGTATCACGGAAGAAGAGCTCAAAGAGCGATACAATCGATATTACGCAAAACAAGGCTGGCATCCTCGTGCAGTGAGTACTCCTATGCACAACAATCTGAAGACCATCAGAAAAACGAAAGTTACGATATCTGCATTCGAGCAGGTAATTGCAGCTCTCAATTTCCATATCACGGATATTGCATTCACTTTGCGAGATCCTGAGACAGGTGAAGAAACCACCTACAAGTACAGCGACGCAATCAAATTCATCGATCACGATGATGCAGATACTATCGAGGATCCAAACATTCGCCCCTTCATTGTGGAGAGTGAGGATTCTCGTATCAGTCAATAAATTCCATTTTGGTTGATGGTGGTAAAACCATTAGGTCCAGACAGTTGGACTGATTCTTCTTTGAGGAATCCCACCAAATCTAAACATGTGTGGTGTGTAATAACTAATACGCATCCCTTATGTAATGCGGAGATCTCAGGTACAAGCGACATAGGACCTCCTAGCAGCCTCTCCCCTCGGCAGCACCACGGTGATCCTGGCTTAGAGGTCTCCGCATCTTTTGTCCACACTCGAGTCAAGCTCATCCGCAGAGCGCTACATGACTCGAATTCGGCTCGGGTATTTGCCCGGATACCCGAGCCAACATATCAACGGACTGTAGTGGTTATACTCCCACAAACCGGCGGCCTTACCATCCGTCTAATCAACAACATAGGGAGCAGATGTCGAGCATCGCCACAAGGTTCGCAGTAGGGAGAAGTTCTGTCGAACTTTTCCGGTCTAAACCACAGCTGATTGACATGGAGGTTCCTTGATCTTTGTCGATTTCCGGAAAGGCTCGGAAATGGGATTGTTGCTTTATTGGCGACAATCTTTTGCTCAACCGGAAGAATTAATTGACGAAGAAACAATACCGAGAAGTGCCAGGTGTGGGACCAAAAGGTAGACAGGTAAGGAGAGGCCTCTCGACTCGAAAGAGCGATGCCTCTCCAACCTGAACCTTTATGCTGCATTCTTTTTTCGAAGTCGTGAGGGTTCCTCCACAAGGAGGAATCCTTACTTGTTATATGTGCTGGAACCATCCACAGAATTGGTGTTTTCTAGTATATATAGCAAGTATGTTATACCGAATGAAATTTAGCTCTTCGACACTGGAGGAAGAGAATGTCTGACTTGGATTTTCAAAGCAAAGACTATACCGCCGAAAACATCATCATTGAAACCATGACTGATTTCGGTATCGCAGTTGCCGCAGACAAAGTCGCGTCATACATCGATGGACTCAAAGCAGGGTATCGTCGAATCTTGTGGGCCGCCAGAGATCAGCTCACATATACGGTACTTAGCCAGTTCTATGGTAAAGTACTCGAAAATCATCCAGTCGGCGATAAGAGCATCACTGATGCATGCATTCGTTCCATGCAGGACTATTCCATCGGGATGGCTCTTCTTGATGGGCATGGAAATGCTGGTAGCTACGACTCTGATGATGCAGGTGCTCCGAGATACCTTAAGGTGAAACTTGGTGCATTTGCCAAAGATGTATATTTCGAAGGAGTCAACCTCAAGACGATTCCTGTGCGAGAAACTGAAAACTTCATGGGTATTGAACCGGTACATCTCATTCCGAGATTGCCGATGTCTCTCATTCTTTATTCGCATACACTCGGAACTGGTTTCAAAACTGAATCATTTCCCAGAAACCTCGAAAATGTGTGCATCTTAGTCGAGAAGTTTCTTGATGCCAAATCCCAAGGAAAACCATTCGAGATCGAAAAATACGCACAGCTGCTACTTCCAGATTTCCCCATCATGAATACCATTCGAGATGCTGAACAGGTGGTAGCGGAATATCGGAAAGGTAAGCATTCTCCCCCGATGACTGTGGAAGGAAGGTATGATCTTACCCCTACCACTATGGTCATTCGTACATCTCCATTTTGTCGACCATTCCCGAGAGTAACTGATCGACTGATCAGCATGCTCAAAGACAAGAAGAGTTGGCTCTATGATCTCGTAACAGGATACGAGAACTTGAGTAGTACTGATACAGAAGGTGCGCTTAGCATCACGATCAAACGTACCGCAGACATTTTCGATGTGGCGTATCGGCTTGCCAGAGAATTGGAACTCACCAAAGTGATGCGTGAACGTCCCATGTTCGTCGCAAGAAATGGTGGTCTTGCAATGCTGTCACCACAAAGACTGATCGATCTCTGGTACAAGATCAGAAGAGAATCTGTCATTTCCGGTATCCGGTATGACCAAATTGCTCTGACACAACAAATCATCGAACGTAGAACAAAACTTCTTGTCGCGGACAGGTGGGAAGAAGTACAGCGAATTGTCAGAGATCGTTCTCTTGGATATGAGGGAATTATCTCTACTCTCATGGATACATTCGATTTGTCCCAGATGCAATCAAAAATTCTCGCCAATACTCCGATCATTGCCGGTAACGTACAAACACGTGCAGCGATTCAGGATGAAATTGAAGCTGCGGAACTCAAAGCAGTTCAGTTGAAGAATTCTCACCAGGATACCGAATCTGTCATTTTCCGGGATATCGAATACTTCAGAAAGAAGTACCGTAGACCAAGGAGAACCAGAATCGACCCTTACATGGGGTACGTGTGTATCAAGGAAAAGGACATTCATCAGTTCGAATCTATCGACGAATGCAAAACCATTCTGAAGAATTTTCCTGATTCTCAGGTTCACATGTATCTTGATCCAGACAAGCTGCATCCTCGGACGTATGTGGCGAATGGTAGTGTAAGCAAGACACGTGATACTGTTCTTCCTAGAATCTTTCGAGGAGAAAGAGTTCTCGAACTTCCGGTGAACTCGAAAGTGTTTACTGTGTGCATAACTGACGAAAATGCCAGCATTGCCAATGAAATTGTTCTTCCCAAAGATGGTGTAGGAATGATCGTTGGGGATAAGTTCACTGGTATCTTCTCGGATGGTACAGTAGACCGAATGACTTATCGTGATCTTGTTCAGCGTAGAGGATCCGGTAAACGTGGTACAAGATCCGATTTGTCGTACGTTATCCCTGCACAAATTGGGGATTGCGTTCTGTTTCACATGAACAAGCTCGATGAAACCTCACTCAACGTGAGTCTCATCAATGCAGATACCAAAAAGATCCCAATGTCGCTCATGGAGAGAACTGAGTTTCTCGGAATAGTACCTCTTCGAGCAAAAACGCAGTGGCTTCTGAATCTTCCTAAATGGTCGACCGGAAGTTACAAGTTTGTCGTCATCGAAAACATTTCCAAAGTTATCGGTGATAAAACAAATGTCGTGATAAAGCTCGGACGCAAGATGTCGAGAGACTACGATCTCGGGACTGCCATTGTTCTTTAGTTGAACACATACGCCTAGGGGAGCATCGGCTCCCCTAGGTATGTTAGATTCTATGACTCAACTATGAGGGAGATTCTACATGAACAAAGCACGTACACTTGCTACAGACCATATCTTGAAAACTATCAAGCTTATGGATCCTAGCGGATTCAACAATAAGCGATACGAAAAATTTTTTTCTGACATGAGTGATGCGCAATTTGATGCGTACATGAAACAGCTTAAAGCAAAGAAAGTGAAGCTTGTCATATATGCACCAAATCTCAAGGTATTCCTTAAGAACAAAGATCTTCTTGCGGCTGCAGATCATCTCAAGCTCAAACTATTCGAACGACTTCGTATGGTCGATGAATCTACAGGAAAACCATACATGACGAGACACGAATATCTCGTATTACGACTTCCTGTACGTCGTGCTAGACAATTTCTCATGCACAAACTTTCTGTCGCAGAAAGTGACAAGAAGATTGATGCGCTCACTGGCCAAGTTACGAAACCTGACCAGGCATCATCGATTTCATTTGTCGAGACACAACTTCTCGGTGCACGTGGCCTCGATAAGACACTTCTGGAATTCGTGAAAGTTCGTGGTGGTGACGTGCACAGTTTTGCGTCATTCAAACAGCAACTCGAAGACAACGGAGAAGCTATTCTCGGTTCTCTTGATCCGTCATCAGTACCCCGTAGTGCTGTAGTGATGGGTGTTATCTTGAGATGCATGTTCCTCGATAACAATCTGGTGGAGGGACTCTAAATGGGTCTTGATAGTCTGCTTCAGCAAATTACCACGTCAATGAGAAGTAAGACTTCTCCGACAGACCTGCTGAATAATTCACCACTGGATATAGGGAATAAACTCGGAAGTACTTCACAGGAATTTACTGGATCGAGTGCAAAAGATCAAACTCTGGGCGGTACTGCGTCCGAAGTCTCTGCAAAATCTGCAGGAGCTGATGCATCGTACACGACGACACAACAAGGGGTAACTGGTCAACAGAAGTTTGCTGCATTTAAACCCCAAGTTTCATTTGTCACATCTACAGATCAAAAATCCATTGACAACCCTGAGTTAGCAGCAGTGGAGAAATCCATTGATGTAAAAGCCTTTTCCAGTGCGGAAATGGCTAAGCTTAAGAGTGTCACTGGAGAAGAATCTCCTACCAAGGATAGTACGTACAATTGGTTTGGAGATGTTCAGAAGATGAATGGGACCTATATAGGTCCTGCTGAAGATGGTCTCAAAAGTGAAGATGGTACTCTTTTGTCTGGAGCAAAAAGTCTCGGGACAAAAACAATTGATACTGTCTCGACTTTGTCGAGTCCGCAAAAAATGAATCAACTGACTCAAGATAACCTAGATATGCTTCCACCGAACGTTCGTTCGACTGTGGGTGGTATAGTAGGTAGAACTTCTGGTCAGTTAGCTGTACGTACTCAGATGGTTACTGGCAAAGCCAGTGCGGTTTATAACGTCGGAAAAGGTGTATCCGATCTTCTTGGGATGGGTGAATACTATCCTGAAGCAGTCGGATCAGATGGAAGACCCATTAAGGGGTTCTCCGGTAAAGATGCAGATTTCAAGACCATCGATGGTTTGTACAGGGATGCACGAGCTCTCTGTTCAAATGTCGATGGAAACTATAGTGAATTTGGTGCAAGCAAAGATGCGTATGATCTTTTGTTGAGATCCGCATCTGAATCTGGATGCGCAAAGCTTCTTGATCAAATAGCTAACTGTGATAAATACTACGATCAACGATCTGGTAATATCGCATATACAGGATCAAAGCTTGGCGCATATCGAGGAGATCCATATACAGTAAACGCAACTCAGCGTATGACTGGAAGGAACGGTACGTACAATCCGAGATATCTCGGAAGAACTACTGCTGCAAATATGGATTACGATAACGATGGAGATGAGTTCGACACTTATCTTAGCAACAATGGAATGACCCGTAAGAGTCTGTTCCAGGATGAATACGGTCCGGATGATACTTACGATGCCAGACACATTAGTGCAATATCTGCGAATAACAAAAAATTTGCAGATGACTCAATAGGCTCGGATACTTCGAACATCGGTGTCAAGCTCTTGAGTCTTTTTGGATAATGGAAAATTCAGATGGAGGGATGGGGAAACCCATCCTTCCATCTTAGCTTTAAGTATATATTACATTTCAGATAAGCCTTACGGATTTGCTATTGGGATTTAAGCGTCATTATACCCGAAGCTTCATTAACCTCATTTGGCGGTCAATAGTCACCACAAAGGAGAAACGTATGCCGATAGCCATTGGCAGAGCACGTAGGATGGAGTATGCATCGCCACCCCGTAAGTGCAATTCCGAAGAAAACTCAGCAACATTCTCCGCTGTACAAGAACAGGAATGCATCCCTATTTCAGGAGATGGCCGTATTTAATTATACGACCAAGGATATCTATATGTCTGCAGCGACTGGAAGCGTCGAGGTAATCAAACCTCGTTGCGTCGGTCGTAGTGGAAGAAGCGTTCTCGTTGTGCAACTGCGTGCGTATCATGGTACCGAACGAAAGTTCGATGCTCTTGGTCATGAAGTTGCTGATAAGACCTTTGAGGTCTATGAAATCGAAATCACAGAAAGTCAACTCGATCGCTCCCCGGGATGGTTCATCCCAGCAGTATCGCTTCTTTTCTCCACAAAAGAAGAATTTGCAAGAACCAATCATCCGCATACCAGACAATCACTCGAACAGCGGTTGCGCGAATGCGTAGCCGCTGAGATAGATGCACTTAACACCGCCCCCATTATGTGCGTCTTCAATGACCCGTACGGACGAATGAATAAACTCTTCTTCTCCTACGGTGACTGTATGTTCATGGGTATTGTTAGTAACGATACTTCTCGTCCTTGCTCGTGTGATATTCGCATCCTCAACGAGTACGGCGAATACGACGTAATCACCCTCGACACGAATGAAGTCGCGACGGCAAAGCAGACCGTCGAGTATCAGGGTAAGACTATCGTAATCTCATCGAATAGGAACGAAATTTCTGCACATCTTCTTTCGACGAAAGTCGATAATGACAAGATGGTCAGTAAAGCAACCATGGAAAAATTCTGTGAACAGAAAACAGAAGAATACAAGAACATCATCTCGAGACAGAAAGTTGAGATAGATGAACTTAAGTATCAACTGAATTCTTTGCAGGCAGTACATGCAGCTTTGCAGACTCAAGTCAATGCGCAGATTCAATCTGAAGAAAATGAACGTCAGCGTGAAAATGCTAGACGATCAGAACTGGTTAAGAGAGATACAGAAAACATTAAGCTGGAGAAGGAACGAGTAGCCGCGGCGTCTTCAGATGTAGCAGCTATGAGTACTTCAGTAAAAGCGATGGCAGTCATCCTTCCAGCGATGTTCGGAATCATGGCCTATGCGGCTAAGGCCTCAGCAGCAGTAAGTGCAGTTTCATCTTCTCCTACATTGGGTGGAGTGGCTGTAGCCGTAGGTATCGGAGTGGCCGTCGTTGCGGCAGGAAAGTATCTTGTATCTGCAGCGAAGTCCATAGGAGGTGCCATCGTAGATGGAATCTCTTCTTTGTTTAGTTGGTGGTAGGGAGACGAAATGCTTGAGAGAACTCCGGAAGATGACGTATTGGATGCATGCGCAAATGCGTTGCCTCCACCGAATGAGTTTCTGCTGAAACAATATCGCCAGAACCAGGTTGCAGGCTGCATCAAGTTCATGGAGATGGCGTATGTCGAAGCCACCAGACTCTTTGGTGGTCAGGTAAAATTTCGACGAAGCAGGATTCTTTCCCCGGAAGAGCGACTCGAAGTCGCCATCACGAAACCACGGCAAGCTCCTACTGTGGACATAGCAGTTTCGGAACTCATGCCTGTGGAATTTGAGTTTGATTACAACGGAAACCCGTTCAAGATCCTACTCTATCTTCCGTATCTCAAAGACAACGCCATCATCATCAATGGCTCGAAGTATTACATCCAGTTTGCTCTGACTGACCGGGTGTTCTACCACATCGAAAAAGACAACGGACTGGGTATCAAAGTTCTGCGAGCACATTTGCGGTTCTGTCGAAGCATTCGTCATCAATTTCTCAGTTGTACTGGGAAAAGATTCTCTGATCAAATCATCCAAGTGCATGCACATATGCACAAACACAACTACACACCAGAAGATATCCGTCCTGCGCTGCTGCTCTATCCTCTAGCGCAGTATGGACTAGACGCAACACTTGAGCGATATGGCATCGATCGTGGTGCTGTCGACTTTGTGGATGCGTGGAACAAAGAAGATATTGAACACGAGTACTTCATGATCAGAAAGCGCGAAGGGAACTCGCCTGGTCTGTACATGAAAGTGCACGGGTCGCTCCTAGAAACTACAGTGGAGAATCAGTCACGTCTGTCGTCCAGAGTGATAGCATCTCTCCATTACGTCATGCAATATTTCGTGCGTTGTCCGAATACCATGTATACGGATAATGCCGATCTTATCCCGAGACTAAAGAGTGCTGACGATTTCGTCGTTTGGAAAGTCATTCTTGGTCGAGCAATTTACGGGATATCGTACGGAAATGAATCGCTTGCGTGTGGATACACGGAGCAACATCAAGAAAGCCTCAAGACTTACATCGATCCCCATACGCGACACAAACTTGCGGAAGAGGGGATCAAGTGCGATGACGTGATGGATCTCATGGATTACGTATTCATGAACATGGACACCTACGTAGTGAACCATACTCCATCGAACTTGTTTCACAAGAGAGCCAATGTGCTCGATCTGATCTTCGGTAATGTGGTTCGTAAGCTGTTCACCAAAATCTACAGTTACACGAATAGCAATAAGAAGAGCAGACGTACTCGTGTGCAGGATATCGAAGCGCTGTTTAAGATTCCTCCGAGATCATTCACTCAAATGGGATCGAACGGTGCGGTCGTTGCAATCAACCCTGCACGGTATCACGACAACTGGCTCATCACGGTCGGTGGCAGAAAAATGCGTGCTACGCATAGCGCCTCGAATACTGGTGGTGGGAAGAAGTCGAAGAATACCAACCACATGACCAGTCCGGAGCATAAGTATCATCCGAGCTGGCTTTATGTGGAGTCTTATGGTGAAGTGAGCCACACTCACCCAGA